CGCATCCTTCACACTGTTGGCAAAACTTTCTTTAATGAAAGAATGGCGATCAACAAGAATGTCTGCAACTGTACCTTTACCGTTTCCGATATTACCGACAAGTCCAATAATCATAACAAAATCTCAGTATTAGAGTGAACCGACGTAGTTAGCAACTGCTGGCATATCACCAGTAAATGCATAAGTTCCAATATGATGTGTCTTCATCCACGGGCAGAGCCAAATCTTACCGCCAATCTTACGCCACATTTGACAGAACATGTAATCTTCAGACAAGTAGCGATCTGAGCCACCACCTGTGATAGAATCAGCAGAATCAATTACAGTGTCAAAGTAAGCATGGATATAACGTGAGCCATCAAAATTAGCCTGTCCAACGTGGTCTGGCTTATAGCGAATCATCGGAAATGCCTGCTGCATCTTCGAAAAGACTTCGCGATTGATAAGCATGTATCCAGTTCCGATTTCTAGAACTTCAATAGGCTCGGCTACTGAGAATTTTTCAGTTCCTGGAGCAGGATTAAACACAAAATCGCCAGCAACTTTTTCTAGTTCTGCTGAACTGATTTCTGGATTTTTCTTAACTGCATCTTTAACTGAATTCCACTTAATTGACTTCTTAGGATATGGCGCCCCAACGACATCTTTATCCAACGCCAATAGCGCAATAACGTCCCTAGGATCAAAGTGAATATCAGCGTCCAGGAATAAAAGATGGGTAAAGTCGTCAGCACGAAGAAATTCATCTACAAGATAATTTCTTGCGCGAGTAATCAGAGACTCATTAAAAATGAATGAAAATCTAACTTGAACTCCATACTGAGTACAAGCAGACTGCAAGTCTAAACATGATTTGACGAACATTCCGTGAGACATACCGCCATACATAGGCGTAGCCACGAACAATTTCTTTTTGCGTAGATCTTCTACCTTTATTTGTAATTGCATATTAACTCCAAAGTATAAAATTCAAACCACTCTTTATATAGTCAACCGAAAAGATCTTCCAATGTACTTGTAACATTCAATCTTTGCGGAAATTTAAAGTGATCAGCCCAAACAGAATCAACTGTATCATTGAGAGATTCATCATATTTGCCTGTTTCAGTATTTGGCAAAATCTCGTTAGCAAAAGCAACATATTCTGATGCAATTTTCTTTCGATCAAATTGCTTTACGAATTCCCAGTTGTTGGCAACAATCTTACCATAATCAAATGGTTGCATCATCAAGAACTTATTACAAAGATCACCAAACTGTTTAGGTGTTGCATCCCAAGGAATCATCAAGTAGTTCTTACCTGGCTTGAGTAGACCGACTCCTTTCTCATTATCAGAGACGCCAAGATTGCGAGCAATCGGAACAACACCCATTAGCATTGCATCAATAACTACGCGATTGAAGTGTTCACCATAAGTCTTAGACCAAGAAGGATCTAATAGGAATTTACTATGACTCAAAATTTCATCACGCTTCTTTTCTGACACAAATCCAATATACTTCATACCCTTGTCTAGAGCATTTTGCCAGATCGGCTTACCAACTCTATTCTCAGATGCTTGAGGATCACGATCTAGTGTACAATAATATTCAGGCTTACATTTATCCTTTGATGACATGTAAGCACGTTCAATTCCATCACCAGCAATAATTACTTGACCGTAGATATATGGCACTGCTGCTACAAGATCATCAACACGCTTCCATCGTTTGAACGTCTGAAGCGAGAAGATTGTGTCAGTTTTCTCATCAAAAGATGTTCCTTGCTTACGAGTTATATCCTGTGGATTCAGAATCAATGCGCGAGGAATCTGCATCGCAGCAGCCTGATTGTAGGCGCTAGGATGAACGCAAGCAAGACCAGCGATATATGGACGAAGATGATGAATCCAGGGATAGTTCTTGCGCAGGTTTCCATCATGAACAATTACAACATGCTTCGCTTTTACGTCTTTGAACATACGAAGCCAAGACTGTTTACCTTCTGAATCTTGACACTTGAATCCAAAGATAGACTGCCAGATTACAATATCATATTGATTAGCAAGATTTATAAACTTGTTGACGTCATTGTCGTTGATGAACGACAAGTATTCACCTCGCCAACCTTTACCCTGATGAACAGGAATACCAGTTCCAACACCAATATCATATCCTTCTAATTCTGAATCTTCAGCGAACTTACCACCAGTTTTTGTGCTACGAAGATAGACAAATCCAGTTTCATGTCCGAGGTCTTTGAAGCCAGCAATCAATTGCTCAGTATGAGAAATGATACCACCGAAGTTATTGAAATCATGAACGACAGTCAATATTTTCATATATTACCCAAAAAGGTCTTCAAGAGTTGAAATTTTTTCAAATGCTTTAGGATGATATTTCTCAACCATCTTCTTACCACCATGCTTCTCGAGATAATCGTACCATTCTTGAGAGTCCCACATACCTTCTGAAATACCATTCCAAAGACGACGTTGCATAGGATGCTCTGGATTCTTGCGGCGAGACTCTACAAACTGGTAACGAATATCTTCGTACTGCTTACTCCCTAATTCTAGCATTTTTTCTCGCAAATAGCAAACTAAACTTATACGTTCAGCCTCATTATCATTCAAAACAATCGGTGTATTTCCATGCATTATTTCATGATTGTTCACGAGAAGCAAATCGCCTGGTCTTACGTTGACCGCGATACGGTACTCAGGGAAAACCAAATAGCCACCAGAATAGTTGCCATTATTTGAAAGTACAAGTAGGTTTGAAAGACCATCTGCGAAGTCACCTGCGTCATAGTGTGCTGCTGTTCTAAATGTTTTGTTCACCGTAATTGTAGTGAACACTGTTCCAGGAACAACAAATGCTGGATCAATTTTATCAATAGCATTCTTTTGATTCTGCCATCGCCATGGTAGAAGTTCTTTGAATCCTTTGTTTAGAGATTGAAGAAACGGGAAAGAAAGTTTAAATTTATCGAATGAATGCTGTGTATAAGAAGTTGCGCGCCCATAAGGAATGCGAGGATACCGATCAAACCAGCCAGCAATTCCAGAAAAAACAGGATTTGCGTAGGTTGTGTCTGAAATATACGTTTCAAAAACTTCATTTGCTTCATGTTTCCTTTCTGCTATAGAAAGATTTACAACTTCCTTCAACCAATTATCAAAATTGAAATTATCTTCTTTGACTTTAGCAGCCAACCAAACTAAGCCGCGAGTGCTTTGAGTATTAGAATATTTTTCTTTGATAGAATCAATTTCTTTTTGTACATCAATTTCAATTACGCTATTTTCTTCTTGCTTCTTAAAAAAGTCAAGAGCGCGAAGTTGGACTTCGTTTACCCATTCTCGACCTAAACAAGTTGAACCTTTTGGTCCTGCCGCCAATCCGCGATTTTGTGATTGTGTAGCAGCCTCACGCAGTCCGATATAGGCTTGTTCTTGTTCTTCCTTGGTGAAAAAGTTCTTACGAAAAATAAATGCAACTTTACGTTCATCTTTCGTTTTAATTTGAGTGCAGTCAGCGCAATTTTCTTGATTGCAATTAGACATCGATGTAGGATCGCAGTCTGCTTTTTGATAACAGTCAGTGTCTTCTTCGACCAAAACATCATAATGTGATTCGTCTAAAAATTGTCCAAGCAAATGCGAACAATCTAATTTTTGCCTTGCAACTATAACTTTAGTCATGAGAACACCTCTCTTTCTTGTGTTCTATTATATATGTGCATTTAGTCTCTGTCAAATAAACTGTGGGGGCAAGAACTGCCCCCACAGAAACCAGAATGGTTTACTCAGATGAATTAGCCATTCATCGAGACGCTGATAGCATCACGGTAGAGAGTCTTGCGAGCGCGAGCAACATGACCCTGATCGAGATACTTCTCGAACTGAGCCGAAGGATTGCCAATGCGATACGCAAACACCTTCTCACCACGGCTGTTCGTGATGCGATTGGTGTATACAGAGATACCCTCATTGCGAGCACGATAGACGAGGTCAGCAACGTTCTCGACCTTGAACAAAGTGCGAGCCTGGCGGCTGGTCACCTGATTGCCATCGACGAGATAGCTGACAAACGAGTTAAGAGCATTAGACATATAATATACCTTCACAAAAATACCCCTTCAATAATATCGCAAGATTGGGGCTTGCCTTGCGATATACCATTTATTATATACTAACAAACGGCAAAAGTAAACTCTTGCTTACCAAGACGACTGATATTCAAAAGACCAATCTTCAGGAAGCGCAAGAGCATTATCAATAATCCTTATTGTTTTTTCAAGATCATCGAAATAATATTCTTCGTATTCAGTACCACCGAAGAAGAAACCACTCTGAGTTGGCAAGAGTTTATCCGCTAGAGATTTATCTTCCAAAACTTGTCGACAAAGATTCTTGAGTTCTTGCAATTTTTCTCTACTGACATAATAAGATTTACAATCGTCTTCGCCTTCTTGAATGTTCTCAACAAACCATGCGTGAATTTGATTTGCCTTTCGCCAGTATCCAACTTCGGCTTTCGCCTCTTTAATCGGATTTTCTTCCGCCAAATAGGCTTTCAACTCAGGAAACGTCTTCAGCATTTCTTCTTTCTTTTGCTTGTCAGCATCCTTGTAATTCGAGAGATACCGAGTCGCATTCAAAAACATATCAAGACCCATGATGACGCTCCTCAACAGTTTGCATCCAATTCAACAAAAGATCTCTGGCTTCCTTTCGAGTCACACCAAACTCTTCAACGATGTACGGTGCAGCACCAAACATATTTGTCGAACCAGAGTCACGAAGTTCATCCAAGAAATAATTAACCTGTTCTTGCTTATTCATATCAGCCTCCATTAGAACGGGATATCGTTAGCATCTTGCTCTGCTTCACGATCAAGAACAGCAATCAAAGTCTTGGCAGCGCGATCAATAATCTGATCCATTGTCAAACCCTGATTTGCATGCTCTATAATATCAGCAGGAGTAAATGTTACTTGATTGGTCAGACCATTTTTGTAAACTTTCACAATCATATTATCACTGTTCGGATCTCGACTGGTCTCAATCTTGGCTTCATCAGATACAACTGGGGCAACAGGAGCAGTTGCCTCAGCGTCAACCTTCGTGTACAAGTCCAAGAACGCATTCTTGGTGTCTGTATCGAATCGGTTCAAGCACATTTCGATTGCCTTCAGACGATTGCCGAAGATCGAGAATGCCTTGCTGATATGCACAAGACGACGAGTCGAGATGACTTCATCAACCGCACCGTCAGCGAAGGACTTGCGGATGACCTCAGCCCACGTGATCAATCGCTCGATGAACACCGCATCGGTCAGACCCAACTCAGCAAAATTCTTTTCAAGAATCTTGCGCTCAGTCGCAGCAGGAGGATACTCTTGCTCAACCGTCACAGCGAAACGCTCAAGGAATGCTTCGTTCAGCAGATTGGTGCCGATGAATCGACCATCATCGCTGCCCTTACCCTTGGTGTTTGCCGTAGCGATAACGGTAAAGCCAGCAGCAGGGTGGACAACCTCACCAGTCTTCTTGTCGAAGTATGGCTTGCCTTCGAGAATCGGCTGAAGGCAGAGGATGTCTTCGGTGCCGAGATCGCATTCATCAAGAAGAAGAACAGCACCACGACGCATTGCGGTGATCACAGGACCTTCGCGGCGAACGGTACTGCCGTCAATCAACTCATAAGAACCAATAAGATCGGACTCATCGGTGCGCTTGGTGATGTTGACGCGAATCATTTCACGACCGAGCGAGGCGCAGACCTGTTCAATCATCATGGTCTTACCGTTACCAGACAGACCAGTGATGTAGATCGGATAGAAAATCCGCGACTTGATGATGCTCTTCAGATCGTTGAAGAAGCCGAACGGTACATAGGTCTTGTTCTTCTCAGGAACAAAAGACTCAGTGACGTTCTCTGCTCGGCGCGAAGCAAGTTGAACAACCTGCGCAACCATCGCGGGAGCAGAAGCAGGAACTTCGCCACGAACAACTACAGGGGCAGCGGTCGCAGATTTAACACTCTTCGGTACGATGTTGAACGTATTGCGCGCAACCTTACGCTCGCGAAGAATGAAGTATGGAAAATTCTCCACACCGTTCTTCTTGTCATCGCAGTAGGAATTGAGTTCCTTCAGCGTAATTGTTTCTGTGTTGAAATGCGCCTGAATCTTCTCAAGAAAATTCATCTGCGAATCAATACTACTATAGAACGACTTTCTCACATTAAACTCCATTCGTTTACCATATACATATTATCGCCTAAACTATAGAAAATATCAACCATAAAAACTCTAATAGAATCAATAACTTACGCAACCGCCAATTCTTCAGCCAACTTAGTTAAAAGTAGGCGATTGGTGCGTTTGCTGGTCAGCGTATTCGAGAACACCTTCGCCATCTTACTCTTGTTCATTTCTTGAGTAATTTGAAGAGCCTCATCCTTCACGTTATCAGAAGGCAGACCGACATAGAAATACTTTTCATAACCAAGAGTTGCGCAAGAGAAGAAGTTGTTTTCGCGAATCGACTTCTTGGCAGTTTCAATTTCTTGAAAGGAACCATTCGGCAAATAGTCACGAACTGCTCGACTCAACTCTTTGCGATGCATAATGTAGAAACCGATATGCTTACAGCCAGTGACGTCGGCGACCAACTGCGTCAGCCGAGTCTGCATTTCTTGGGCAGGGTATCGAGTTTCAAACTTGATCTTCTTCTGCGTTTTCTTATCTACAATGTAGACAACCGCATCAGAAATATCACTGCGGAGAAAACCGTGATTCGATTCGATCTCCGAATTTTGCGGAAAGCGAACACGATCCTGATTGCCCATACCATCAGTCAGATAGACGACGTTACAAACTTCAAGTTGATGCAACTTTTGAAACTTGGTGATTATTTCACGTGAAGCCAAAAGTGTTTCAGAGAACGGAGTGCCGTGCAAACCGAAACCAGAATCCATCCAATTATCAAAGTCACCATCTTTAGGAGCAGAAAAGTAACTGGTACGACGAGCAGGATATTCAGCAGCAACAACGCAAAGCATATTGAAAGCCTTGCGATACTGCAGCGGAGGCAGCGAGGTGCCGATCAGATGCTTCAGATGAAACCAATCTTCGCTAACATACATTTCATTCTTTCTGTCTGATGCGAAAGACTTCATTGACTTCATTTCGCGCAATTTATTGTTGTTATAATAATCATCGCTGAAACCATATGCCTCGAAAGGAACCTTGGCAAGTTTACAGAATGACGCAAGAATCAACAATTGATCAATCGTGTTGCGAAGAAGATCGCACATCGAACCAGACATGTCAACAAACAGAATATAACCGTGATTTTTGCCCTTCGGCACAACGGTGATTTTGCGGAAAAGATCATTGCTGAACTTGTACTTGTGCAGCACGTTCATGTTCAACTCACCAGTCCGAGCAGTCTGAGCACGAGCATACTGACTGGCAACCTTGCGCATCTCGAATTCCTTCAAGATATGCATGATAACCTTCTTGTTTTCAGCATTAAAACGACGCACAGACTTCTGTACAACGGTCTCATAAGAAACCTTGGCGCGACCGTATGGCTTGTGCGGCTCAGCAATCTGTTTCTTGAAGTATTGTTCAAGATCATTCACCACTTCAGTATTCGGAAGGATGATACGGTCAAGGTCAGCATCAGGCAAGTTGTACATGAAGACTTTGCCAGAAGCATTCACCAATTCTTGCTCGCGCTGACGGAAGATGCGGTCAGTGACTGACTGCGGCTCATCGTCATTTTCATCTTCTGAATCGCCAGCACCGCCAGCATAACTGCCGTCAGCCTCAGTTTCTTCGTCTGACTCTTCATCATCAGAAGAATCAGCGTCGGAATCATCTGAATCATCGCCGCGTGATTCACCGTCAAGACCCGACTCGGCATCTTCTGAATCTTCATCAGTTTCTTCGCTGTCGTCAGAATCATCAAGATCATCAAGATCATCATCTTCTTCTGAATCCATGTCACCAGAATCTTGGGACATTTGCTCAGAAAAAGCATCGCTCAAGTCTTGCGAATTTTGAACCTTCTCAGGCTCATTTTCTTTGACGTATTCGTAAACACGCTTCGCAATTTCAACAACTTGATCCCAGGTCTCAGCGTTCTCAACGTCACGCACGATATCGCGCTCAGCGTCATTGAAAGTAACAACAACGTGCGCGCCCATCTTGAACCGCAGATTGATACGGTCAATCAGATTGAGTTTGTTGAGGTCACCGAGTTTCTTGACGCCGAAGAAATCGCGATCATATAATGATGCGTAAGCATTGGCGAAGGACTTGGAAAGTCCAGGGAACTTGCGCTTGATGAGTTTCTCGATGCGAGCATCTTCGACAACGTTCAAGAAGTCTTTGAACTTCTTGCTGGTCGTGGAAACTTCATTATGCCAACCTTCGGCTGGCGTATACAGAGCATGACCGACTTCATGACCCGTCAGAAGATCATAAAGGTTGCCGTCCATTTCCTTCCACACAGGAAGAACCATGGTTCGACTCTTAAGATCGAAGTATGCGGTCTTGACGCTTTGGTGCGAGACCGTAATATTTTCCGTCGCGAGCAATTTCGCGAGGATCGATTTAGATTCTTGTATTGCCATTTCTTTACCTCAAGCCTTATAGCGCAATTATGGGCTATTTTTCGCTAAAAGTAAAGGGTAAAAACCCTAATAGAATCAATAACTTACGCAGCCGTTACTTTTGCTATCTTTTTTAGAGTCTTTTTTACCTTTCTCTTGGCTTGCTCTAGTTTAATTGGGCTGATGCGATCAGTGTATACGATTCCATCTAGGTGATCCAATTCATGCTGAACGCAAACAGAAGTCAATCCGCTGAACTCATGCTCAACAAATTCACCACCGATTGCTTGGAATCTTACTTTGACTGTGTTTGGTCTTTGCAATTTTAAGTATAGCCCAGGATAGGATAAGCACCCTTCACCGAATTCTGATTTATCCTCAGACTTTTCAACAATATAGGGGTTAAACATTACCCATGCCTTATCACCCATGTTGATAACACAAACACGATCTTTTAATCCAACCTGATTAGCTGATAAACCCAATCCTTTATTTTTCTCTAAAGTTTCGGTCAGAGAATATGCAATGTACTGCGCTTCTTTGTATGTTCTTGCGCTAAAATCAAATGGAGTGGTTGGCTGCCTCAAAATAGCATCATAAAAATCTACCAACTTAAAAACTTCACATTCAATCAAGTCGCCTTTAATATATTTTAGTATTTTACTCATATCAATTCACCATCTGAGAAAAGTTTTTTACTTTTGCAAATTTAACTACATGTTTGAATTTGTCGACCATTTGATCAGACTTATGAGAGATTACAAATATGTTCGTCCCATCAGCGAACATATTTATCAATTTCATAAATTCTTCAATACCATTTACGTCTAGTGAACCATCAAACACTTCATCGAAGATGAGAAGATTTGTATTGGCGCTGTTCTTTAGTTTGGCTACTGCTCGCCAAGTAAACAACAACGCAAGGTCAATACGCTTCTTCTCACCCTCGCTGAAGTTTTCATAACTAAAATCATCGCGATGACGAGACTTGATGGACTCTTTGAACTCCTCATCGATGGTGAAGTTGACAAAGAAGTCCATCGAAGCCAGGTACTTATTGACTAACTTGTTTATGATCGGTATGTACTGTTTGATAATTTTTGACTTGATTCCACCGTCTTTCAATAATTGTGCAACTATATCGTACTGTACTGTTTGTTCTGATACTGTTTTTCTTTTTTCGTTTTGCGCTTGTAGATCGTTCAGTAATGTTTTGCTTTGTGCTTTGAACGTGTCGCTCATTGCTGGCTTGCTTTCTATTTCTGTAATCTCATCTTCAAGTTTCTTAATGTACTTTCTAATTTGGCTACGAGAAGTATTAATGCGGACAAGTTCTTGTTCAAGATCTTTGAGTTGTTTTTGTGTTGCTTTGATGGTGTTGATTCGGTGTAAAACGGCATCGCTTTCTTCCTTCAGTTTGCTTAGACCTTCAGTCAGTTCTGTAATTTTACTATTGCACGTATGTACTTTTTCTTCTTTGTTGTTGATAGCCTGATCGCAGGTTGGACAAGTCGAATTTACAGAATAAAACTCGATGTCTTTTTCGAGTTTCTGAATATTCCCTTCGATCTTGGCTTCAAGGTTGTTTAACTTTTGAAATCGCTTCGTGTTTGTGTCTTCATCGGTTACTTGTTTGACTAGTTCATCGATTTGAAATTGAACAACTGCACCTTCTTCAACTAGAGCATCCCATGAATCGTAGTTTTGTTTTACTTCTAGTTTCTTTGCGTCAATAAGTTCCTTTGTATTTTTCTTCAGTTCTTCTAAGTGCTTCTTGTGTAGTTCGATTTTATCTTTAGTGTTGTCGATCTGTATTTTGAGTTGCGCGCTTTCATCCTTTAGTGTGTGTAGTTTGCTCTTTACAATCACATTCATGGCAGAGAAGATCTGAATGTCGAGCAAGTCTTCAATGACAGCGCGACGATCCGACGCTGACAACTGCATGAATGGAGTAAAGTTTGTCGATCCTAGGATAACGATTTGCGTGAATGATTTGTAGTTCATCTTGAGAATTGTTTTCTCGAGGAACTCTTGATAGTCTTTGGACTTTGCGTCTTGGTTTACTAGCGTTGCGTCTTGATAGATTTCAAATACGTTTGGTTTGATTCCACGAACTATTCTATATTCTTTTTTACCAATAGAAAACTCAACCTCAACTACGCAATCTTTTTCGTTGATAGAATTGACTAGTTGCGGCTTATTGATGTTACGGAATGGCTTGCCGAACAATGAGAATGTGATAGCGTCTAGGAAAGTAGATTTCCCAGCGCCATTCTCACCAACAATCAACGTCGTTGGATTCTCATTCAGATTGATTTCTGTAAATACATTTCCTGTTGATAGGAAATTTTTGTATCTAACAGTCTTGAATAGGATCACGCTGACTCCATAGCCATTGCTTCATTGTACACTTCGCGCAACACATTTTTTATCTTATCTGATTCTACTGGTAAAGTCAAGCCATCAACATACTTATTTAGAATTGTAATTGTATCTTCAGCCTGATCAATGTCAACATCAACGTTGTTAGTAATCTCAGAGAAGTCTTCAACTACTGATACTTCTATTGGTGTTACTTTTGTAATCTGATCAATCAGCGTATCAAATAAAAATGTATTAGTTCTTTTTTCAATTACAATTTTCAAATATTTGTTAGCAAGGTAAGAGTAATCCGTTTCTATAATATCATTGTAGAATAGTTTGTCATCGTTATAGTTTATCTTGTAGAACATCTTCTCAGGGTTAGGTATGAACGTCAACTCGCGAGTTTCAGTATCAAGAATATGAAAGCCACGTTCATCATTGTAATCAGCCCAAGTATGTTCTGATGGAGTTCCAACGTATACAATACTTCCGTTAGTGCTCTTGTGATGAAAATGACCTGATAGAACTAGATCATACTTGCTGAGTGCGCTTGCGTCCATACCCTCATGACAGATATTGCCGCGATCCATTTCGAAGCCAGCAAGTTCAAAGTGACCAAAACACACTTCGTTTGTACTGCGCTTGATGAAGTCCATGATCTCCAATTCGTTGTCTTTGCAGATCCAAGGAATCACGTCTACGCTCTGCCATTGAGTTGGCTTATCGTACAAAAACACATGGTCTTTGTAATCGCGCAAAAGAAGATCAGGCGAGTTTACCTCAAGAGTGTTCTTGAAGAAAATGTCATGATTGCCAAGCAATACATGACACTGTATATCGTGTTTGACTAACTGATCAAAAAAGTAACGACGGCAAAGAGCAAGAGACTGAAAAGAGATATACTTCCGACGATCAAATAAGTCACCCAACTGAAAGATGGTGGTAATTCCATTTTGCACCAAATAAGGGAAAAAAGTTTCCAAATAAAATTTACGATAATGATTGTGAAAGGCAATTGAATCTCCTCTCACACCGAAGTGACAATCACCCAGAATTGCTATTTTCATCTACAAATTTCTCCAAACCTGCTTTCTTGGCTTTCTTCTCTTTTCTTGCGTTCTCATAGTTTACAATGAACTCAGAGATGTTTTCATACAATTCAAATTGTCTGAATGTACCATCCTCGTTTTCATTCAACTCAAACTCATCAAGAGTTCCTGCCGTTTCAGTAGCCTTGTACTTGACATACAACTGCTTCTTTTCTTTCTGAATGCGACGTAAGAATGCATAATACGTTATTTGAGTGAAATAGGCAAATGGATTGCTAGATTTACTCGGGTCAAAATTGTCAACGTACATCACGCAGTTCTCGATTGCGTCAGCAACCATTTCATCACGGAAAGTATATGACAGGAAGTTTGGTTTGTGTGAAAGATTCTCAGCAATTTTCATGAAGCACTCACCGACGTATCGCGGGATTTGCGGTTTCGGTGCACCACTTCTCTTTGCTTTGCGGATCGCTTGCCTATAAGCAATCATTTCCTTGAGAAAATCTTTGTTATTGATATAGTGATTCTTTGCCATAATTAATGTACTGGTTTGTCCTTTTTGTTTGCCATTGCTTCAAGAATAGAAACGACCTTTGTCACTTCTTCTTGCGTTTCTTCTTGCGTTTTCTTTGGCATAAGTGGGTTTCTGATTTTGCTTTCGTTATTGTAAAAGAAATCGCGAACGTATTCGTACTGCTCAATAAATTGTTCTTTGACTGGCGTCACGAACATGATATCAGCCAGAGGCAATTCTATTTCTCTAATCTCAATAACTGTTTGCGGGAGATATTCTTGCATGCATAGAATCTGTCGACCTTCTTCAAAAAAGGTTTCAACTTCAATTTTCAATGGAGTTTCAATTACTATGCATTCGTCTTTATACGTTACATATCCTATTAGATCTTCTGGTAAACTGCGAAGTCTAACAAACTTCAATTGTTTTTCTTCTGTCATTAACTTATCCTTACGTTATTCGTTGTGAAAGGAAACTTTTCTTCGCTGTAGATTTTCACTCGTTCCTCATAGTGCTTCAGTGTGAAGTTTGTATAAGGACCATAACGTAAATCATCAGCGATATCGTAAAGTGTAGCAGCGTCTTTGTTTTCACCTAAACGCAGCACACGTCCAATAGACTGAAGAGCGCGGATCTTACTCTTGGTTGGTGAAGAGAATATAATATTATGTAGGTTACGAATATTTACTCCTGTCGAGAACGTTCCGTAACTGGCTACAATGATCGCGTCGTTTTCTTGCTCAGTAATGTGCCTTACTGCTTCGCGATCTTCAGCCTCAACCCCACCATGAATAAAAAACACTTTCCTGCCTTTGCAGTTTTGTTCAATCCATTCATATAGTAGTTTACCGTGTTTCTCGACGTAAGTAAATAAAACTAGTGAGTTTCCTTTCAAATTGAGAGCAAGATCAACAATAAATTTATTTCGCTCTGCGTTTTGCGTGAGGAAATGCATTTCGTCTTGGTAAGTAAACCCTTTGACTGCTTTACATACAGTCTCAGGGTATTTGAGAACGATGCACTTGATGCTGAAATTAGCCAACTGTTTGCGTTCAATGAGTTGCTTGGTAGAAATAACTTTGAATACAGGACCGAACAGCCCCTCAAGAACTAACTTGTTGACCTTGCTGTCGTCAAGCGTTCCAGTCGTACCAATGCGCACGTCGCAGTTAATAAGTTTAGTCATGATGCTTGTGAGCGACTTGGCTTTGAACGTATGGGCTTCGTCACCGATAATGAAATCAAACTGTGAAAAGTATTTCTTTGGCATATCATAGATCGACTGCCAAGTAGAAATTATTAGATCGCTATCAGGGATCTTGCTCTCACCACCAAAAATTTTCTGACAGTGTTTGTCAACTTCCCATCCGTTGTTGCTGGAATAATTTTTGAAATCACTGTGCATCTGAGTGACAAGATTGATCGTAGGAACAATCAGCAATCCGCGCTTCTTACCTGTGTTCAACAGGTGGCGGATGATCATATAAATGATTAGCGATTTTCCTGATGCGGTAGGTGAAATGAGTACAGTTCTTTTCTTTGTAAGCCCGATGCTAGATGCCAGATACTGATAATCTCTTGGCTCCATTGGAAGCGAGAGAGCAGACGCAAGGTTCTTGGTATCGACTGGGTAGAATTCCTTTTCTTCTTCGTATTCATAACTATATCCCTGTAGTTTTGCGAACTCCCTTATATATTTCTCAAGACCCAAATAAATTTGCTTTGTCTTCAAATTTAACAGTCTAATTTTGCCATCCCAGTAGCGATTCTTGAAGGCAGGTGAATACTGCGCGCCTGGAGTCGAAAAGGTGAAGAAGTCCGACATTTCTTGTAGAATGGAATCTTCGGCTTCAACCTTGACGTAAATGTTATTAGATTTTTCGACTCGAATGTCACACATCAACGAGCACCCTGAATAAAGCGTTCCCAGTCCATATAGGCTTTCAGTTGATACGTCCTAGAGTTCAATTCCTTCATGACGTTCTCGCAAAACTTTGCGCATTCTTCGTGATATGATTTCTTGCGCTTGAGTTTATTCAAATCATCATCACCGTCAAGGTAAACGCTGATATCAGACTTTAGCGTAAATCTAAAAGGTTCCCAACCAAGTTTATCCAATTCTTCTTGGTCAAGTTTGCCTGTGTAATACATCCACTTGAGTTTCTTCATACGATCGAACTCAATGGCTGCTTTCTTGGCGGATAGATTGTGCAATGACAAGTATTTGTTATACTTGTTGTGCAGCAAAGGAATGCGAATGATCTCTTTGCCAGGCTCAGTCGAATCAACGTCTGAGTCCTTTTCCCATTGCTCAATAATTGCTTCTAGAGGAGGAGTTTGTATAGTCATTCACGAAGTATACTATTCTTTCAAATACAAAGCAACTATTTACAATGATTACAATAGTTTGACATATTTGACAAATCACATATAATAGACTATGTCGTAGATGATAAGGGTATCTTTAAGAATACTTTATACTCTTTCATACTCAAAATAAGAAAATCTAAACGTAGCGTCTGCAGTGATAATATTCTCCGCAGTGTCGCTTGCGCTAAACAATAGAGAACCCACTGTAGTTGGAAACATATCCACCAATTTCACTCTGAAATTTGGATTATTTTTGTTTGTATAGATGCTTAGAATGCCAAGAGAATACGGTGCTGGTTTCTTTTGGTAATTTGAGCGAATATTTGCACCAACTGATGACTTAGCAAGGTTTGCATATTCTTTAAAGTCTGTTGGGAATGTGATTCCACGAATCCAATCATGAAGTTCTGTCCAAGCACGAAGATCTTCATCTACTAGAAATGTAATATTGAATGTATCATATACAGCCTTTTCGCCTGGTAGATACAAATCTACGAATGGCGTTGGCATAGGAATTTCTGTCAAAGAAATACCTGGAAGGTTTGCACTCTGACAAAAATAAGTGATTCCTGGCAATCTGTCAAATGTTACTCTAAATTTTGTACTTTGGAGTAGATCTGTGTTTGCAGGATTTCTATTTAAAACTGACATGAATTTAATCCGTTAGTTTGTGGGCTACAACTATTTATTCCAATAAAAAAGGGGGAGTGTTTCCACTCCCCCTCTAGTTGCTTTGCCTTATTATTTTTAGTAAGTTGGCAAAAAGTTTTCACATCAATTATTGGTTGATGTTTAGAACTTGGAACTTGCGGTAGTATAGATTTGAATCTGTTACTAGGTTGCCGTTTCCTGCTGGTGTTGCAAATGGATTTGCTACGAGACCATAACGTGTCTTGAATCCAACCTTTGGCTGGTAAGTTGTTGGGTCGATAGCACGTACCATCTGTAGAGGAACGTATGGGCAATAGAACAAACCAGCGTCATAAGGAGTTGTACCCTTATAACCAACTACAACATAGTCTGAACCAGTTACAGAATATGGATCAACATAGACCTTGATACGTCCGAAGAGTGTACCAGCGAATGTGTTGCCTGTATCGTCAACTGCTAGATTGGTGTTGTTGCTTAGTGCTGAGTTGTAGTCAAGTAGACCAGTCATTGCTAGGGCTGATGCAACGTCGGTTGAGACGATGACCATGTTGCCCTTGCCGCGACGAGTGTCCTTGGCAATCTTGTTGCTTGCGCGCTCGATTGCGAACAATAGGCTCTTGTACTTTTCAACCTGCCAACGACCGCTTGTGTCTGCTGCTGCAGATAGGTTGAAGGCTGCTGTTGCAAGACCAGTGATACCTACGTTAGCAGTTGCATAGACTGTACGGACAACTTCGCGGTTGATTTCAGCAAGAATTTCAGTTGACAAGATGTTTGTCAATTCTGTTTCTGCGTCTAGACCGTGAATTGCCTTTAGATCTTGTGCAAGTTCTAGCGTGTAGGCTGCTTGTAGACCGCGTGTTCTTGCTGTTACAGCAACGCGATCGATCTGGAAGCCCATGTAGTTCATGGTTAGATCTTCTGCGGCAGCGGTTGTTACGCCAGTACCTGTGTTTGCAAGAGTCATTGCAGCAACGTTCTGGCTTAGTGATACGATTGCGTTTGCAACTGTACCATTGCCGTTTGTGCCAGCAAATACGGTGTTTGCTTCGTTGTAAAGAGCCTCACCGACAGATGCTGTTGCGTTAGCATAGACTGAACGCATTGCGAAGATCAAACCTGTTGGACCTGTCATTGGCTGAACGCCGCAGATGTCATAAGCCATTAGGTTTGGAAGTGCACGACGTACAAGTCCGATTAGGATTGGATCGAAGCCAGCAACTGCTGCGCCCGATGCTGATGCAAGACCGTTGACGCCTGAACCCATGGAAGGCTGTGGGGCTTCCCATAGATTTTGCATTGAACGGGCTTCTTCTGCTAGAGCACGCTCTTGATTTTCTAGAACTAGGGCTGTGACAGCACGCTTGTACTGGTCACCAATTGCTGGGAGTTCTGGATGATCAAGAACTGGTGCCCACTTCTTTGTATATGCTTCATTTAGATACATTTAGTGATACCTCAGTTTAAATTAGGCTTTTGGAGCCGTTTTGGAAATTGCCTTTACATAATGTGCCATAATACCGTTAACTGTTTCTACTTCTGAATCTTCAGATAGTGTTTCCACCTTCTGAATTTCCTTTACCTCACTAGTCACGCTTACTTTACTTGGGAAGTAGTTCTCGCGAATTACTGCGAGTTTATGCTCAAAATCACCCTCTGTGGTGAACTCCACGCCCTCTGCGAGCGACTTCAATTTGCCTGCTTGAACAGCTGTTAGACCTTCGCATGCAAGTGAAATTAGTTTATCTTTCTTACCTAGATTTAGTTCCTTAGCGATTGCTTGCTTTTCTTCAGCAATAGCAACTAGGTTTTCTTCTAGTTCAGCAACCTTCTGAGCAAGTTCTTCCGTTAGGTCGACCTTCTCTTCAGGAATTTCGATATAGTGTTCTGTGAATAGATTCTTTAGACCATTGATAAAGTCTTCAGCGAGTTCAGCACGTAGACCTGTCTCAATAGCAACTTGATTCTCGTTTACCCACTCTTCAACAACATAGTTGAGATACTCATCAACTTGTTCTGAGAGTTCAGACTTGATTTCTTCGACTGTCTGAGCAAGAAGTTCGTCGTTTTCTGCTAGAACTTCTTCAACAATCTTTTCGACGCGTGAAGATACAGCGGCTTCGAAAATTAGAGTTGCCTTAACGCGGAAATCTTCAGAAAGTGATTCGCCATTGAATAGCGCATCTACGTCTTCTTTCATAGAACCCTTGTACTTAGCAACCATACCTTTCATATGGGCTTTCTTGGCTTCAGCAAGATCTTCTTCAGAAATTTCTTCAACTTCTTCTGCTTCTTCTTTCATCGCGCCAATCTTTTCGCCTGGCTTGAGGATTTTCTTAGCAGCAAGTGCTTTATCTGCACCATCAATTGGCTGTTCTGCATCAGCAACTGCATCGGTTTCTTCTTCAGCAGCACCCTTTGATGGTTCTGCTGGAGCGCCTGGCATTCCTGGTTTTGGTGCCATTTGCGCTGAAGCGGCTGCTTTAACACCAACACTGGAGTCAAAGTCTTTTTCGCCGTGTCCTGGACCACCTGAGTAGTCGTCTTGTGGCGTTGCTCCACCAAGATCTACCATTGGTGCATTGAGTGACTGCATTGGTTCCTTGCCTGCATTCATTGATGCCTTTAGAATTTCTGCAGCGGATTCTGATAATGTTTTGCTCATTTTTATACTCCTGAAGAGGTAATATTATTTATAAATTTTATAATTTTGACAAGAAGTTCTCAAAGATCTTTAGAGAAATCTCATCGATTTGTTTTTGCTTTGCGCCCTTGATTTGATTATAGTAAGCATTGACATCAAACTCTTTGACAACACCGTTGTCCCAAACCCACTCTTTGCCTTCCATAATGCCTTGAACGAAAGCCCCTGGTGCGGATGGATCCGCTACAATATCAGCCGCTGTGGCTAGATAATAATCATCTTGAACCACGTTAACACCGTTCACTTCTTTAAGTGAACCCATGCCGCGTGATGATACGCCAAGAGTTGCACCGCCTTCCATTAAGGACTTGGCGATTTTACCCATTGGTGTTTCAAGAATTTTTGCTTTACCAATCCATACAGAACCTTCCTGCTTTAGACTGGTAATGAGATGAGAAACGCGATCTAGATTAATTGATGGTGAATCTGGATGACCGAGTTCACCGAATGCGCGGTTCTTAGTAACGTATTCTTCGTTGTAGCGATTTACTTCTTTCGCAAGAGTTTCTTCCTTATACATACGTCTATTTTTGTTTGCTTTTTCAGCAACAAGGAATGGACCTTGAATGTATAGAGTCTTTACACCGTTCTTTTCTTCGGTAATGACTTTAACTTCTTCGACTGTTTCAGTAATCAGTTTCATGGTTATAACCCCAATGCTTTTCGTTTTCTTAGAGATCTTTTGCGCTTGATCAATGCTCTTGCTGCTTTCGCCTTTCTCTTAATTTTTGCTTTACGCTGAGAAATTTTTCTTTTGATTCTTTCAGACGAAGGCATACGTGTCAACTTACCACCACGAATTGTATAACCCTTTACTGCAGAAACTTTTTTGCGACGCTGTACTTTGCCGCCACGAACTCTGGCGCGAACAATTTTTGTTCTTCCCATTTTTTGCACATTACTGGCTTCTTCTAGGCTCACCAACTCAATTTCTTCTTGAACGCCTGAGATAGATTGAACCAAACCATTAGCATCATATGGAAGCATAAATGTTAAACCAGTTTTATCGTTAACATATAATGCTGCTCTTTTTCCATCAGGGAAAAGGCGAACACCTTTACGTTTTAGAATTAACATCATAGGAGGATCTATAGTTTCAACTAATAGATCATCAGAGTCTTCTTCTAATTCACAACTCTCTTTCATTGGTTTAGGTCTAGATGTTTTTAACTTTTGTAATGCACCAGCATACATTGCAGTAGGCGCATTCATAATATCAGATGGAACAGCAGACTGAAAGTCAACATAATGTTGTCTTAATGATAAAGGTAGTCTGTTTAATAACTGATTGTATGGTAATTTGGCAAATTTATTCGCAATATTATTGGCTGCAACAACAGCAGCAACATTTAGGTTTTTTAATCCCAACACATTCTTAGCAGTTCGAACTTTATTTGCAAAATCATTAGACTGTGACTGAGCAGACGAAGGGGTTTTCACCTTCGCTGCTTCAACCAAATTTTGTCTAAAGTCTTGAAATCTCATCAATTACTTTTTCGCTAAAATTGTTCTATATGCTTTCTTTGCAGCAGATGGACGATCGCGAACCATAGCAGTTGCTACTGCGAAAGGACCGCCCTTTGATGCGTCACCAACGCCCTTTTTCTTAAACTCTTTACCGATTGTATGAGCCATTACTGTTTTTTTTTAGAAAACTTTGCTTCATCAACCTGCTCGACTTCTTCTTTGGCTAGGATACCTGGGTTCTGTGCAACAAAATTGCGTGCTTTTGCTCCAGATACTCTGCTAAGTTGTGCTTGTATGTCACGTTTGTCTAGTGCCTTTTGGAATCTTCCTGCTTGCGCTGCATGAATTTTCCACTCAACATCTTTCCCCTGTTCATCAGCATCCGCTGCTTTTTTCCTTGCTATCATTCGCGATTTTTTAATTAAATTTGTTGATATTTCATCAATCTGCTCGGCTTCTTCTTTCATATTTTCACTATCTTCACTATCTTCATCTTCCTCTTCATCTTCGTCATCCATTTTACCCTTTGACTCGTCAAGGTCAACTTCTTCCTCGACAGCAACTTCTGGAGTGATGAGAGTTGAAGCGATTTCAACCTTTTTGACTTCTAGAGCATCAGTCACCTTTGCGGCAATTGCAGCCTGAAATGCTGCCATGAATGACTCTTTGTTTCCGTCTAGGATTGAATCTACGATTTCTTCTGATAGTGGCTTTTCCATTAGTAAATCCTCTAAAAAGGTTATTTGTTATTTAGTTTTTTACGCTTGCGGAGTAGTTGGTATTGATTGGTCAGTTGGTTGTGGAGCCATCGCTAACTGCTCTGCATTTTCTTCTGATTCTACGTCCAATTCACCTTGCATTCTCTTGATGCCTTCTTCATCAAATCGAAGCACATGTTTCTTGACCCATTCCTTGGAGAAATATACGCCAACGTATGGATCAATTAATTGCATAGTTTGTAGTCTTGTCATGAGCATTTCAGATTCTTTGAGTTCATCGAAATTATTATCTTTCAAGAAGTCATAATGAATCTTTTCTCTTATTTCTTGCCATTCTTCAATTGAACAGATTCCTCTGAGAGCCAATTGTCTTTGCATTAGTTCATCGAACATAATGCTGAATCTTGATCTGAGTTTTTGAATAAATTTGCTGAATTTAAGTTCGTCACGTGTAATTTCAGTAGAACGACCTAGCGTAAATCCAGTTTGTGGGATTAGACGACTTACAGGAACATTCAATGACTTATAAAGTTTTTGTTCAAAATAATTAACATCTGCAAGTTCACCAAGATTTTCGCCTGCAGGAAGGGTTGTAATTTCTGTTGACTTGCCTTCGCCACGGCGTGGAATCCAGAAGTCTTCCATCATTGACATAAATTTACGATCGTCTTTGACTTCGCCTGTAGAACTATCATAAACAACTTTATTTCTAAATTTGGTCATAATATCGCGAAGGTACTGATCAGCCTTAGACTTTGGTAGATTACCAACATCAATGTAGAACACACGACGTTCTGGTGCTCTTGATAGACGATAGATGACGATGGCATCTTCAACCATGCGCAATTGATTCAAAGGCTTGATTGCTTTGTGTAGGTACGACAAAACAGTATTTCTTTTTGGATCAAGTAAACCTGAGTTGATGTTTACTATTGCGTCGGTCGCAATTTTAACAGCCGAGTCGCTAATAGAAGTGACGATAGTCTGACCTTGAGTTGAGGATTTATCGTTATAGACATAGAACTCTTTGGTTCCAGTCACAACTTCAATTCCTGTTCTTGGGTCTTTTTTCTTTTCTACTGCTCTGACTTTCTTGATCTTTCTCGGATCAATATAAACCAGTTCTTGAATACCTAAACCTGGCTGTTTTTCGTCAATTAGAACTTGATAGAAGATGCGACCATCAATATACCAGTTTCTAAAAATATCAGATCCATAATTTGAAAAGTCCATTAATTTTAGAACCTTATCAAATTCTTCACGGATCATTTCTTTGACGTTATCTGGTTGCTCTAAATCGTCAAGAATAATTGAAACAGATTTACCTGTCACATCATGTACAATTGCTTCGTTCACAATATCATCAATCGCAGTTTCCAATTCAGGCTGCATAGCCATTTCGCGATAGCGAGTGACTAGATCAGCCTCATTTTTGAAACTTGCTTCAAGGTCTAGATAAGTCCCGAAGTATCCGCCAGATGTCACATAAATTGCACCATCATCATTTGTAGGTGCAGTGATTGCTGGCTGAATATTTGTTAATTCAGGTTGTTTGCGACCGATTTCAAATCCGAATAAGGATATTGCCATAATATTTCTAGCCTTTGTTCACGTAATAATAAATTAGAATACGCCTTCGGCGACTGCTTCCCACCACTGATACGAAAATGTCACTGTGTATTCTTCTATAGTATCGTTATTGCCCCAATCTAGATCAATTGGAGAAACATCAACTGGGAAAAGCCCAATGAACTTGTAAGATTTTAGTACCTTACCAGTTTTGCCGTAGTGTTTTACTATAGCATCAACGCCATAGGACGTTGGACCACCTGCAGCGGCTGCTCTTACGTTGGTTCTGTGAGAGTTTACGCCATTCAACCATCTTTCGAAGGCATTACGGACAGAAAAATCTTCATCATTGATGATATTTACTGTCCAGTCGGCGAATGTTCTGTTACCAGCAAACTTAACTTCACGACCAAAGTATTGAACTGGAACAGCATTGACTGTTGTTCCAGGTAATTGAGCACTCTTACATTGAAATTGCATCTTTTTTGATGCATTAGCAGGGAGCGCGAAAGACGGGAAATTCATTTCCACGTCAAATAGATTCGCACGTGCTCCGTCGAACTGCATTTGAGAACGAAATTCAGATACATTAAAAGCCATTGTTTTCTCCTGACTTTACTCTAGTCTATTTATTAGAAGCGTCCAACGATTTCATCAAACGAAACGCCACCACGAACAGCCACAAAGTTCAACTGAATAAAGTTTACGCTTCTTGCTGGCTTGATATAAATGTCACCAACAAATTCGTTGCGATCAATGACTGCTGGAGTATTGTTTGTTTCATCGCAAACAACACGGAAGTCATAGATACCGCGACGACCCTGTACGTCTCTCAAGAATGGCTCAACAAGGGCAACAAACTGTGCTCTTGTAAACTCATCGTTGAACTCAAATAGGCTAGAGCGTGCTGCTCTAGAAATTGCCTTTTCAAGAACGATAAACAAGCGACGTACATTGATGCGATCAAATGCACTTGGGCGACCCTGTAGAGTCTTGTCTCCGAAGAGAATAGTTCCTTCTCCTGGGAATGAAACAACTGGATTTACGTCCTTCTTGTAAAGAGAATCACGTTCAGCCTGATTTGGGTTGAACGACAACTTGACAAGATTACGGATTTGACCACGATTTAGACCTGCAGGTGAGAACCATGGGTCTCTTTCGAGATCGGTGCGTACGCAAAGACCAGCGATATCAGCATTGAGTGGAATCCAACGATAGACGTCATTGTATTTGTCATACTGATACTTCCAACCACTGTCCATTACGCCGTATGAGGATACGCCAGATAGACCGTTACGGAATGCAATTACTGAATCAGACTTAGTTGTTGATGTAACTGCGTTTGCATAAGTTGGCGAAATGAACGCTACGCAGTCTTTTCTTCCATATGCAACATCTAGATACTTGTTAGCAATAGTGTGCGGGTTGATTGAGGCATTTGCACTCAAACCATAGTCGCCAGCAAATAGCAACGAGATATCGTAGGCTTCTTTGTTTGTAAACTTATCTACGGCATCAATAATTCCTGCAGTTTCAGGAGTTCCGTCAGCGCCATTTCCTAGTGTGTAGGTTGTTGTGCTGTGAGAAGGCGAGTGGAAAACGTCACCAGAAACAACTGCTGCGTTTGCAGTAGCAATTGTTTGACCCCAAGCATTTGCAGCACCAGCACCAGCGGCATGACCCATCCAGTGAACATAACGCGACTCGCGGAAAATTACTTCCTTGTAGTAAATTGAAGATCCGTCATCACTCTTGGCATCTGAAGCCTTAGATAGATTTGAGAATCTTTCTAGAACTGTATTTGCTACGCCACTAAATTCGCCTGTATTGTCAACAACAACCATATGCAATTCGTCCTTAACTTCGCGGTTAGCAATGTTAAGAGCATATGGTGAGGTTGTTGGAGCAGCATCGAAGAACTGAGCATATGGCCAAGTTGAGAATGCTGCGGTGTTAGCACAAACAGAAACTTTTAGAGAATTTCCTAGTTTACCTGCAAAACGTGCTGCCCATGCAATATTTGCATTTGATGCAGAGTATTGATTATTGAAATAATCCTCATCGTTTAGAATCAATGAGAAATTATTTCTAGTGACACTAGATGGAGCAACAGTAATTGCTTGACCATTATTGGTAAAGTTTGTTGTTACCGTAAATACGTTTGCGCTAGATACAGAAAGAACAATTTTTGACTCGCCATTTACAGTTACTGTATCTCCAGCAGTCAACAAATGATATCCAGCGTTAACTGTTGGACCTAAGTTGGTTAAAACAGTTGTATTTGCTTCCACTAAACCAGAACTACTTGAGACGTTTGCCACGCCATTGAACGATAGTGTAACTGATCTTGTTGCAGGACCAACCGCATTATTTGATCTATCTGCACCAGCGGTTGTATTGACAACTCTGACTACTCGTAAATCATTTCCGTAAGATAAAAAATTGGCAGCAGACAAAAATGACACTGCAGTAGCGTCGTCTGGCTTATAGAAATACTCTACTAGATTATTTTCAGTAGAAACTTGAATAGGAGTGTTTGCTGGACCCCAACGGAAAAATCCTACTGTTGCGCCAGTTGATGTACCAACCGCAGGTATTGATGTTGTAAGGTCGATTTCAGAAGTATTCACCCCTGGAGAAACTAAAAATGCCATGTTTTTACTCCTGTATTTGGAGAAATAGAAAATTCTACTGATTATTTAGTAAATTGGGGGTTCTATTGATTTTTCTCGACTACACTCCAAACTGATCCATCAGAAATAAACTGCTGATTTGGATTGTCGACTTCAATATGCCCAGCCAAAAAAGTTGGCAGTTGCTCTTCCTCGATGCTTTTCATCTGTTCGCTGTAAAGTTTCTGTCGAATATCAACCTTGCTTAGATCAGAAAAGAACTGTTGATTGGTAGCCCAAGAAAATAGAACCAAACACATGACTAGATCGTCGTGGTTTCCGTCGTCAGCCTCAAAACTTGTTCCTTTGCTTACAAAAGTTGATAATTCTGCAATGATATCGAAGTCTTGAATGATTAGTTTTTGATTTTCAATCAGAGTTTTGAGAATCGAGCATCCTAATCTCTTAACAGATTTGGTTGTTCTGATTCCACGACTAGATTTGTTGCCGTAACCCCACGTCAGAGCCATTTTTTGTTTGATTTCTACAGTCGAAAGGATATTCTCATACTCATAGTCGTCGAATAGACTATCGACAATCTGTTGTCCATTATCGTTTATTTCTACGAGAGCATAGGCTTGATTGTAATAGTCGCCTATGCGCTTTATAATTGATGGGTAAACTAGTGGACTAATCTCATTGTCCTTATAGGTCGCAACAACTCTGTATGGAACTTCTGTTACATCAATTGCAACACAGGCTGAATAGTCCAGACCTTTACCACGAGAAGTATCTACGACCACAATGTAGTTATGGTCTTTGATCGGCTGCTGATAGATCTTGATCCCATTTTCTGAGAGATGCATTGGCTTCACGAAGGCTAGAGATTTTAATGCAGCGGCTGATAGAAGCGTTCCAGCCGACCCCATAAACTCGCATTCCATTTCTTGTAGGAACTTTTCTTCGCCAAGGATACGTCTTTGATCATCAGCCCAAGCCTGATCGCGACCAGGAACCTGACGCCAGTTGGCTTCGATGTGCGTAAATCCGTTTTGCCCTTCGACAGCCTCGGTCCACATACGATAATAGTGATTCATGCCATTTGGTGTTGAGGAGATGAGAATCTTAGACTGTGTACCAGAAGAAATGGTAGGGTAAACGGAAGTGAAGAACTCGTCGGCGATATTACTTGGAACGAATGCAAACTCGTCAAGATATAGTAATGAAATAGAGTAACCACGAATCGCGCTAGAGGCAGTTGACGTTGCCATTACACGACAGTTATTCTCAAGTTCAATATCACCTTTGTTCCAAACGCGCACGCCCTGCTGTAACCATAATGGCAATGATTCATATGCCACTTTGATTCTATTCAAAATTTCACGCGCTGTTGGTGCCTTGTTAGCAAGAATCGCAACAAACTTATCTTCATTGAATAGAATGTACCAGAGGATATATCCTACAACCATGGTGGTCTTACCGACCTGACGACCTGCCTTTACAATTACTCGGCGATTGTCGTTGATGTCAGTAACCGCTTGCTTTTGAAACGGATAGAGTTTGATCTGTACGAAACCCTTATCTAGCGTAATAATCTTGACATAGTTTTCGATAAAATACACTGGATCTTTGGAGCAACGAATAAACTCACGGATCTGATCTTCCGTAAGTTGCATTGGCATGTTAACACGTTTTAACTTGGGATTAGCCAAGTAGTGTTTTATTTTAGTCGGCAGATTCATATTAACCGATAGGTTCTAGATGATGAACTATGTGTGTTTGATCAAAGTTTTCACTTTTGTGTTCAGTCTTTTTTAGATACCTAAATTTCTGCCCTCTAGCCAAGAGAAACTCTTCTTCATCAGGGTTTTGTGTGACGTGTTCAATATGTCGCCCCTTAGAATATCCCTTTGGAAGATGAAACTGTATAAAAGGTCTTTTCGCACCTATTTTATCTGCTCCATGCGCAAACGATTCGGCGACACCTCTGTCTAATGTTGTTGATATGTATGATGGAGAAGATACTGTTTTACCTGGTTTTACTGTCGATAATTTTTTGTGGAAGGCGGCACTAATGCCCGAGTATGCGACGACACTAGATTTGAGTTTGTTTTTAGGGTGATTAGTAATTTTGTCTAACTGTTTTATGTGTTTTTTGTGACTTGCTGATGAAGAGCCTTTCACTAATCCTTTATTTAAAGAGCCTGACCCTTTATCAGTGTAGTGGTCTAATGAATCTTGTTCTTCATCACTCAGAGGGATCATTTCGTGATGGCTTACTGCCTTTAGATTTGAATTAAATACTTTCATATCATTTTTGTAAGAATCACTGACACCTTCATCAATGTTGTGCTTTTTGTCATGCTGACTCTTAAAATGAGCAAAGAACTCAGTCGGTTTATTTTTTCCTTTTTCGGTTTGCTCGATGTTGTGATTTGGGTCATGCGCGCTCTTGAAGTGAGCGAAAAACTGGACCTCTTTTTCCGACTTCTTTGGTTCTTCGAACAAAAATTCTTTAAATGATTTCATGTGATTATTCTCTTTTTGTTTCTGTAAATTATTTTAGTCGACAGATTCATTCTTTAGTTTCTTCAATAGTTCAGCCGTAGAGCCAACGAACACAGCCTTGTCTACGTTAATATTAGTTGGTGCTGCTGCTTCTTTTGGTTTCAGATCCTGTTGTTGCTTTTGCAAAATCATCAATTTTTCTGTAACGTCAGAAAGATTCTTGATCATATTCGCGGCAACTTCATATGCTCTTGGATGTTGGGACTCTTTTGCAACCTCAAGAATTCCTTCAAGGGCTTCGTTGCCTTTTTCGATTAGATTGTAATAGTTTGATCTTGAATAATCGACATCAGGTTGAACTGAATCAGTCTGATGTACTGTAATTGGTCTATCTTCTTGCTTGTGTTCAACTGGAAGATAGTCAGTGTTCAAAATATCACTAAGGTTTTCGCTTACTTTACTCATAAAATATTATCAAGGCTCAAGTGGTGGTTCTGGTGGTGGTTCTGGCGGAACATATCCAACTATTGGATATTCTATCCATGCTTTGTTTTCATGATTCCACTTCCAAACAAATCCAGGATTATTTATTGGTCTTGGATCTCGAATGATCCATTCCCAATTTTCCCACGTTAATTCTTTACCCTCAGGAATTTCTGATGGAGGATCTGGCACTAAAGCCCACCCTGGAGTATTATCCATATGTGGCACAGGATAAGAACCATTTTTGGTGTATTTCATCTGTTACCTCGTATAATAAATTGTTAGAGGTGTGAAGTTTGCAGTATAGCGAGCAATACCTTTTGTGAAACGAAGATTTTCGATATATCCGTTAAGAGGATATGCTGGTGTTCCATATTCTGAACCAACTCCTCGATCGCCGATAACCATCGTTGAGTTATTGCTTAAATTTGTAGAGTTTGTTGCTGTAACAGATGAAACGCCATCACGATACATTGTATAGTTGTTTCCATCTCTAACAATAGCATAATGAATCCATGTGCCAGCAGAACCAGTTCCAGTTTCAGTTAAAATTGCAGCGCCTCCAATATAAAAAATTAATCTACCGTTTCCGTTTCCAGTTTGTATTGCATATGCATTGGCGCCAGTATAACCTTTATGAATTATAGTTTGATAGCCTGAGATGTTATTAAATCTTACCCAAAACTCTAATGTAAAATTACCGCTATCTGGTCTGAGCATAGGATTATCTTGTAGAAGCAAAGTGTCGCCAGTGCCATCAAATGAAACACTGCAAGTTTCATTTTTTCTTATAGTTGTACTGTTTTGAACATCTCCATTTGTAGAAATATTATTTCTTTGAGTTGCATCAAAAATATTATAGTTTGTTGAAGAAAGCAGTAGAATAGTATTAGAATTGGCTGTTAATCTTGATGTCGGTGGAGTAAATGCTGATGTGTATAATGCGATATTACTTACCCTTATGTCTGACATGTATCCCTGCCAAGTTGATGACAATGAATTCCATGCGCCAATTCTGTTAAAACTCCATGCGCCAGTTGAACTTCCTGCTGTTTGAAGTAAAACACCATTCCTGTAAATAGTAACTGTACTGCCAGAACGAACTAAAGCAAAATGAGACCAAGCATTTTTTACTGATAAACGATTTCCACCATAACCATATGAAGTAACACCAATATATGCATCACCATCCGCGATATAATCAGCAGAACCATTAACACCCATAATATAATTCGCAGCATCTACAGTTCTATATAACCAACCTTCAAATGTAAAATCTGTGTTTATTCCTACACCAAAACCAGGTGATGTTTGAAAATAATCTACGTTTCCGTCAAAAAATATACTTCCACCGAAATCATATGCATTATAGAAATTTTTACTTGTAAATGGAGAAAATGAATCTATTCTAGAATCACCATTTACAGTAATGGTAAATGCATTGGTGCTAGAATCCATAAATCTATTTTGTCTGCAAGTTAATAACGAAGTATTAGTAATTGCAGTTAAAAAAGATGTTGGTGGCGTAAACGCTGATGTGTAAACTGCTGTTCCTTTGACTAAACGCAAATTGCTAATATAACCAGTAAACGCATTTCCTAGAGTGCCATATTCACCTATGGTCACAGCCTGATTACCATAGTTATGTCCGTCTGTTGCACTAGCAGATAAAACACCATTTTTATACAAATATGTGGTGCCTGAAGATCTAACTGCAGCAATGTGAGTCCATTGAAATGCTGTTACTGCACCAAATCCAGTTGTGTACAATACTGAGCCTGTGCCTGTAGTTGCATTATAATACGTTAATTTATTTCCATTATAACTTAATGTTCCACCGTTGCTTCCATGATCTAGTATGTAGATATTGCTTGAAGTCCAAGTAGCAGAAGTTGGAAATATCCAACACTCCCAAGTAAAATCTCCAGTGCCATAAGCAAATTGAGCGCTGCTAGCAACAGTTAAATAGTCGCCAGTACCGTCAAAATGAACGCTCCAATTATTTGCATAAGGCGAAAACGAACCATGATTAATATCGCCATTTCTAGTTAAAGTTATAGTATTTAAAGAACTATCTAAAATTGTATTATTTCTTCCACCGTTTAATGCGGTAGACTTAATTAATAGTGTTGTATTATTAAAATATGGATCTTGAGCATCTGTGCCTATAATGTAATCATAATGCCTCATTTGATTCATGTCATACATTTTCCAAACGCCTGCAGTGTTTGCAGGTTCTGGACCTTTTAAATTTCTTTTTCCAATGAATATTTGCGGCTGTGCCATTTTATTATCTCAAAGGTAATGCTCTAGTAGGTGGTGTAAATGTGCTAGTGTATCTAGCATATCCTTTAGTAATTCTTAAATCATCAACATGACCATAAAAATTATTTACACCAGTATCTCCGCCACCAATAGTTAATGGATAGGCTGAGGCGCTAACTAAACTAGAAGAATTTGAAAATGAACTGACTTGTGCCCCATTAAAAAAAGTTCTAAAAGTATTTCCAGATCTGGTTATTGCAATGTGATTCCATGTGTCAGTTGTTGGCGAATTTTTAATTACTACTTGGTTGGCAATATCCCAAGAAGATCCGTTAGAAGAAGAATAAAATGCGATTCTATTGTTAGTGACGTCAGTATAAATTAAAAATGGACCAAGAGCAGTTGGCCAACCTTTAGAAACAATGGCTTTACCATCAGCAAAAGACTTTAATAGCAACCATAGTTCTATAGTAAAATCTCCATTTCCAAATTCAAAATCGTTATTATGTACCATTCTTAGATAATCGTTTGTTCCATCAAAAAACACACTAGAGGTGCCATATTTAAATACAGCAGTATTTACTCTTGCATTATCACCAGTCAGTATAGTGTTTTTTCCTGTGTAGTCAACCACACTAGAATTTGTAAAATTTGCTAGAATGTGAGTGCTTCCGCTCGCAGTTAAACGCGATGTTGGCACAGTACAAGTGGTTTGTGTTGGGTCATATATTGCGACATTAGAAATTCTAACATCAGAAATATAGCCTCTAGTCTCATAACCAGCAGGACAAAAACCGCCACTACCAACATGACTTATTCTCAATTCAGTAAATGTTGATGATGTTGCTATTCTAGAACCATTAACAAATAATGCAACGTTTCCTGAACTATCTCTTACGCTAACGAGATGATTCCATTGATTTTTTATGACTGCAGTTCCAGTTGGATTAATAGTATTTCCGACGCCTGTTGCCGCATTTAAGAGAAAAGCAACAGCGCCAGAATTATTCACATAAAATTGACAATTATCTAAACCACCAGCATTCACATTAGGACCACCAAATACTGTATGGTATGTAGTGACGTTGGTGTCATCTCTATAAAACCAGCATTCAAGAGTAAAAGCGCCAGTTGTAGAAAAAGTTGTAAAAGTGAAAAAATCTCCAGTACCATCAAAATATCCACTTCCTGTCATAGTTGAACCATTATATGGAGCAGTAGGATTAAATGGTACGAATGGTCTTACTTTTGGATTTCCATTTACAGTGACTGTAAATGCATTGGTGCTTAAATCTAATGCTCTGTTCGCTTTACAGGTCAATAAACTTGTATTTGTAATAGCAGTCAACGGAGAAGATGGCGGTGTAAATGCTGACGTATAAACAGCGGTGCCTTTGATGACTCTAAAATTTGAGATATAACAAGCACTTATAGCATTAGTTCCATCGCCGTTTGCGCCGACAGCAAATGCTGCAGCATTGTTTGGTATTGATCCAGTGTTAGATCCTGAAGCAGCAGATACGCCGTTGATGTATAGTGTAAATGTATTACCATTACGAACTATAGCGAAATGATTCCAGAAACAATTAGTAAATGCGATGGTTGAAGATAAAGTTAGAGCCCAAGAACCACCAATATCAACCTGAACTCTTGGTGTTAGTCCAGCACTAGAAAAATCAAATAAAACGCCACCGACAGTAGAACTATTTGCTCTTTTAGAAAAAATAACAGCAGAACTAGAAGCATTTCCTATTGGAAAATAAAACCCTTCAATGGTAAAGTTTGATCCTTCCATATCAAGAGCAGAATTATCTGCAACTGATAAGTAATCACCTGTGCCATCAAAATATGTGCTAAAATTCCCCTGACCTATTTCATTATATGGACTAAATGAACCTTGATTTAATTCACCGCTTCTGGTCAAAGTTCTGTTATTGGTTGAACTGTCTAATAGAGTATTATTTTGACCATTGTTCGTTCCATCTCCATTGAGCAACAATACATTATAGCCAAAATATGGATCGGCGTCATCAGACTGTATAAAATTATAATGTCTAAAGGTTGTAATGTCCTCTAGATCCCATGTACCAACTTGATCAGCAGGTAATGGACCATATAAATTTCTTTTTCCGATAAAATAATCTTCGAAACTCATATTATGGTGTTATCTGTAAAACGCTCACAGTAATATCAATATGATTATTGACGCTGGCATTCGCTGTAATATAATCGCCTGCTTCTAATACAAGTTTACCAGTTAAAAATGTTGTTGCTGCGTCAGCAGGAACTGGAACAGTGCGAACTAGCCATTTTGTGCTAGTGTTTCCGCTGTCTGTTGAAGAAATTGAAACGTCTGCACTATTTGCACCATCAATATTCGCCACTTGCCCTAAAATGACAATTGACGTTGTGTTTGCTGGCGACAAATATACGTTTGCCAATGCTGTTGTCAAAGTTTGATTATACATTCTAAATGTCTCTGGCATTTTATTCTCCTATTATGATAACGCCAACACTAATCCAAGTGATGGTTTTGAATTTGCTGCAGCATATGCTAGGTTTGCTTGGTTATATGCAGCAGAAGCACTTCCAGTTGCAGAAAGTGCAACATTCGCATTACCTGAAGCGCCTGATGTCACACTTACTGTAATTGTTGACGTATTTACAAAGTTGATTCCACTGACTGCGATCGTTGAACCAGAGTTCGCGCTTGCAAGTATTGTTGAAGATGCGCCTTGCGGACCAACTATACCCTGAGTTCCGAATGGACCTTGAACACCCTGCGTTCCTTGAGAACCAGTTGCGCCCTGTCCAGCAAACAATCCATCTAGACCCTGAACGCCTTGAATTCCTTGCGTTCCTTGAGTTCCAAATAGACCTTGTGTACCTTGAACACCCTGTCCAGCAAATGATCCAGCAAGACCTTGTGCACCAAATTCACCTTGGATACCTTCGTATCCTTGAATACCCATGTCTCCTTGAACGCCTTGAGTACCTTGAATACCAAGTAAACCCTGAGTTCCTTGCGTTCCTTGTCTACCTTGGATACCTTGTCCCGCGAATGCGCCATCAAGACCTTGTGGACCTTGTAGACCTTGTAATCCTTGAGTTCCTTGGGTTCCCTGTATTCCTTGCGTTCCTTGAACACCTTGAATACCTAAGAGACCTTGAGTTCCTTGAGAACCTTGCGATCCAGTCGCACCTTGACCAGCGTACAAACCGTCTAGACCTTGAGTTCCTTGACGTCCTTGTAATCCTTGTGTACCTTGTGTGCCTTGAGAACCAGTAGCACCTTGACCAGCATACAAACCATCTAGACCTTGAACGCCCTGAGTTCCCTGCGTTCCCTGCGTTCCCTGTCGCCCTTGAGTTCCTTGTGGACCGAATACTCCTTGAGTTCCTTGCGGACCTTGGAAGCCGATAGTTCCTTGTACACCTTGTCCTGCGAATGCGCCGTCAAGACCTTGAGTTCCTTGAGTACCTTGCGTTCCTTGACGACCTGTTGGACCTTGTGTACCTTGAATACCTTGTCCCGCGAATGCTCCATCAAGACCTTGTGGTCCTAGTACACCCTGAGTTCCTTGCGTTCCAAGATTTCCTTGAACACCTTGTGGACCTATTGCGCCTTGAGTTCCTTGAACACCGAATGCACCTTGAGTTCCAGTTGGTCCCTGGTTGCCTGTTCTACCTTGAACGCCGCTTCCGCCTTGACGACCTTGTAATCCTTGTGTACCTTGTGCGCCCTGTCCTGCGAATGCGCCATCAGTTCCTTGCGCGCCTAAACCCTGAGCGCCTTGAGAACCAGTTGCACCCTGCACGCCTTGACCAGCAAAAGTTCCGCTTATACCTTGTAGTCCTTGTACTGATTCTCCCATAGGACCATATGCTAAATCTGTCACAGACAAAGTATCTGTATTAACAAGGACAGATAGATACATAGAGTTTCCAATCGGACGACTGGTAGATCTAAATACTGATCCATTTCTTGCATAATTGACGTTCAATCCATCATAGAAGATATAGAATTGGTCGCCAAAAATGTGCGCAGATTGAGAGCCAACCTGAGTCCCATTTTCGAATGCATAATAATTTCCTGACGCAAATCCGATTGCATATTCTAATTCAGATGGCGTCAAAGTTGGCGTTGTTGTAAGAGATAAGTATGCGCTACTTGAAACCGAATTAGAAGAAAGTCTAGTAGTTGCAAAAACGCCTCTAGAGAAACTCTGATTAGAGTAGATAACGGCATTCCATCCGCTAGGACCATTTTTAGTAAATGTACTTGAAGAAGTATTACTCTGGAAAATTAATCCAACAGTCAAAGGAAGCCAGTTGTCTGCTCCTCTAATGCCTCTATTTCCTTGTACACCCTGTAAACCAATTAATCCTTGAGTTCCCTGAGGACCAGTCAATCCAATAAATCCTTGTATGCCAAATGAACCTTGTGCGCCGACGTCGCCTTGAAATCCAGTTTCACCTTGTATGCCTTGAGATCCCTCAAATCCGATTGCGCCCTGTGCACCAAATGTTCCTTGCGATCCAATAAATCCTTCAAAACCTCTAAGACCTTGAACGCCTTGATTTCCTTGTACTCCAAGATCTCCCTGAGTTCCTTGAGGTCCCTGTAACCCTTGAGTACCTTGAGTGCCTTGAGTACCTTGTACACCAAACGAACCCTGAGTGCCAGTTAATCCTTGAGTACCTTGAGGACCTATAAATCCTTGAGCAGCAGCCTGACCTTCTAGACCTTGAAAACCTATTAATCCTTGAGTTCCTTGAGACCCCTGCGATCCAGTTGCACCTTGTCCAGCAAACAATCCATCTAGACCTTGAGTTCCTTGTAATCCTTGAGTTCCTTGTGTACCTTGTGTGCCTTGTAACCCCTGAGTGCCTTGAGTGCCTTGAAAACCTAGCAGACCTTGAGTGCCTTGCGAACCTTGAGTTCCAGTTGTACCTTGAGCACCAATTTCACCTTGTATGCCCAATAACCCTTGAGTTCCTTGAGACCCTTGTGTTCCAGTTAATCCTTGTGGACCTATTTCACCCTGAGTGCCTTGAATTCCTAGGAATCCTTGAGTTCCTTGAACACCTTGACCTGCAAACAGACCATTAGTTCCTTGGGCGCCAATTCCAGAGAAGTTTCCAAAAATAACTTTGTTTAGACCAAATCCTTGGTCGTAGATCATTCCCTCAAAGTGTAATCCAGCGCCAACTGATCTGCTAACTTGTCTTAGCAAGAAATCATCTCTATAGTACTCTACATTCTCTCCATTGAATAGAATATAGAATGTTTGTGTTGCAACAAACGAACCGTGATTTAATCCACTGGTGTTATTGACATACGTCCAAACATTTCCAGTTCCATCTGAATAGATAGAGTAATCAAGAGCAGCAGGATTTACACCACCTGGATCTGAGTTAAGTGCGATATATGCGCGACCAGTATTAGCCTCGAAGCGAGCAGAAGCATATGCTGCACGAACATATTCTTGATCTGAGTAGAAAGCAGCATTCCATGCATTTCCACCGCTTGGTTTTGTAAATCTTCCAGCATCTGTCACATCTTGTTGAATATTTGCAACTACAGTGTGAGTCCAGTTACTTGAACCGAATGAACCAAGATTTCCTTGAACACCTTGAGTGCCTTGAGTGCCCTGAGTTCCCTGAACGCCTTGGGTTCCTTGAGTTCCTTGAGGACCCTGCAATCCTTGTGTGCCTTGAGTGCCTTGTGTTCCTTGTACACCGAAGAATCCTTGAGTGCCAGTTAATCCTTGAGCACCTTGTATACCTTGATCGCCCTTATCACCAGTACGAACAAATGTTATTGACAATGGTAATGCATTAGGGAAAGCAGCGCCACCGATTGTACTCGACAATCCAGAAATAGGAACTTCAAAGTATGAGTTGCCAACGCTGTGATAATTGTGATTACCAACAATGCTGAAGTATAAAAATTCTAAAGTGTTAGCGACGTTGGCAACTTTGAAGTGACCTTTGACTGCTGAAGTTGAGTCGTCAATCGTTAACAAATAATTCGTGACATTTTGACCATCGGCATCATTAGTGTCGATGTACATGAACGTTGAGTTAATTGTAGAAGCATTATTGAACTTCACGAAGCCAGAAGTTGGATCAGTGTTTGCTGTATTGGTGCTGAAATTATATTCAAATGTAGCACCACCGAAAGATCCTATTGGTCCTTGTAGACCAGTAAATCCTTGAGTACCAGTTGTACCCTGTATGCTGATACCTTGAGTTCCTTGAGTTCCTACTAAACCCTGTGCGCCATCAAATCCTTGAGAACCAATAGTTCCTTGAGCGCCGTTACCAATTAATCCTTGTGCTCCTTGGGCTGGCGATTCTCCCATAGGACCAAATGCAACAGTGTTTATAGCCTTTGATGTAGTAAATATTACGCAATCAAAAAATAATTGACCAGTAATGAATCTTGCTACAGTTCTAAGTAGAGTTCCATTTTGATAGTATCTTACGTTGACACCATCATATGTGACATAGAATGCATCATTAACAACAAAACTTCCACCAGTATATACGCTAACTCCATTTTCAAAAATAGAAACAGCACCATTATCAAGATAAAATGCATAATCTATTGTTGTGTAATTAGTTCCAGTCGTAGGATCAGAATTTAGACCGAATGCTACAACGCCTGATGTTGTACTAGTTTTAGCCGAACAATAAGCGCCTCTTTGATATCCTTGTGAAGAATATATTTTAGCATCCCATGTATTGTTGGCTCCGCCAGTTTTAGTAAATGTCCCAGAGTCACTGATTGACTGTGAAACATTAGTTAAGAATGGAGTCCAATCAGATGCACCGCGAACGCCTTGCGTACCGATCAAACCTTGTGAGCCTATAGTGCCCTGAGAACCAGTTGTTCCTTGTGATCCTGTTTGACCTTGAGTTCCACTTAATCCTTGAGTTCCAGTTTGACCCTGCGAACCAGTAGTTCCTTGAAGACCTGTTGATCCTTGAGTGCCAGATAAACCTTGAGAACCTGTTTGTCCTTGAGTTCCATTTTGACCTTGCGATCCAGTTGTTCCTTGTGTGCCTTGTGTGCCTTGAACGCCCTGAGTTCCTTGAGTTCCAACAAATCCTTGTGTTCCAGCCAGTCCCTGAGTTCCAATTAGACCTTGAGAACCAATAGTTCCTTGAGATCCCTGAGTTCCTTGTACACCAAATGATCCTTGCGTTCCTGCTAATCCTTGAGTTCCGATTAGACCTTGAGAACCAATAGTTCCTTGATTACCAGTTAATCCAGTAAAACCGAATGATCCCTGCGCACCAATAGTTCCTTGTGTGCCTTGATTTCCGATAGAACCCTGAGTTCCTGATGCTCCTTGTGTTCCAGCGAATCCCTGAGTTCCGATAGAACCTTGTAATCCAAATCCTAGCGAACCTTGTACGCCCTGAGCACCTTGCGTTCCATTAGGACCTTGTAAATTACTTCCTGGACCTTGTACACCTTGAAGTCCTAGTGAACCTTGCAATCCAGTTAAACCAGTAGAACCTATAGATCCTTGCGAACCTATTTGCCCTTGTACGCCTTGATTTCCAAGATCACCTTGTGCGCCTTGGATTCCGTTTAATCCTTGAGATCCAATTTGACCTTGAACGCCTTGAGAACCTGTAAATCCAGTAAATCCTATAGAGCCTTGAGTTCCTAAATCGCCTTGAATGCCTTGCGAACCGATTGTGCCTTGTCTACCTTGTATGCCTTGCGCAGCAAATGCACCATTTAGACCTTGAGTACCAATTAAACCTTGTGGTCCAAATCCACCTTGAATGCCTTGACCCGCAAATGATCCAGCGAGACCTTGTAAACCTTGAGTTCCTTGCGGTCCTTGATCAGTACCAGCAGCACCTTGAGCGCCGATACCGCCAGCGCCAGCATATAGATCGGTAAAGTTTTGATTGATTTTGACAAATGCTTCTCTTAACGGATCGCCTGTTCCGTCATTAGCAACTGTACCAATATTAATAAATTGTTGAGTCATTTTTACTCTTTACCTTTATCCGTTATCGTCGTCGTCAGAGGTAGTATTATCATTATCAGTAAATATGACAGTTGCGTCGGCAGTGTCATCGCCGAAGAAGTCAAATTCTTGTAGAGCCTCAATGTATCTATAATCATCGTTGGCATTCGCATTATAAGGTTTAGGATAAACCTCAAGATTAAATACCTGTCTTTCTATTGTTTCAGCAGTATCGATGGTCCATGTAGAACCAGTTACCACTCCTCTTACCTTGTTGTTCGACAAAAAAACTCCTGACACATCGTTAATAATCATATTGTTCGTACTAGTATTCCAGTATTTAACGAATGCAGTGGCAGTGGCTTCTTCTAATTTTCTTCCCTGGAAAATTAATTCTCCAGATTTATATGTTCCCCAGCCACCAGAATACATGACTAATCTTCTATCAGGCTCAACTGAAGATTGCTCTATAAAAGTATTTCCCACTGCTTTTCTGATTAACTTGGCGCCGCTGCCAGAATTAATAGGACCATACAAATAGGCTTTGGCAGTAAATGTTAAAGTCCAAACTATCATTCTCTCAGTATCACCAGAACCAGTATCATTGGTTAAATCTGATGCAACTGTTTCTAGAATAATAGGGACGTCAACTGGATTTCCTACATTGGCGAGATTCATCGTTAGCGTGTAATCTGGATTGAAATATGGTAGTATTTGCTCAACGATTTGAGTGCCATCTTCAACGTTGCGAACGTAGATGTACAAATTAAATGTAAAGTTGTATGGCGCTTGGTATGCGCTCTTCATACTATTTTTGGTGTCTGGGCTGAATTGACTCTGATATGAAGAAACCTTACGCAAAGGATCATATGTGATAGAAGTTAATTCAAAAGACATTCTCGGTAGAGTGATCTGAACTTGCTGGGCTAGATTTGGATCTTGAGTGATACGAGAGTAAAACTTCTCTTTTCCAGAATATGATAGAGGAACAGTAACTCTTTCAATCTCAATATTTCCAGCCTTGTTGTAACGAACAAGACGAATGTTGTTGAACATCGTGCCGAAACCGACAACTAATTTTCTAGTAATTCTATGATAAAAGTGTTGTTTGTTTAGCATTATTCGTTAGGCATTCCGAATGGATTTAGTTCACTCCAGTCTATAATTGTATCTGATTCATCTTCAATTCTAATGTTATCATCGTATAGATCATTAGCATCTTCCTGAGCGTTTCCACTGACAAGAACCCATTGAGAATTGCTTGTAACTCCTTTAACAAGAGTATTGCTCTTAAATTCGCCTTTGATATTGCGAAGAATAATTTTCCCAGATGGCTTATTCCAGTTGGAAACGATAGCCCTAGCATTTGCATTGGCGAGGTCAGTTCCTTGGTAAACAATCTCATTCTTAGAGTATGTTCCAGAACCTGTTTGTTGTAGCAAATACTCCACACCGAACCCTCTGTCGTTTGATATGCTATCAATAGTGACGATTCCAGTTGAGAATAGTTCGCCATTGTATTTAAACACTTCTAGTGATAATCCATACATATATGGATCTGATCTGCCTAATTGAAAGAAGTTTTTTTCTTCTTCAACAAATTTAATTTCTAGAATTTTTTGCTGAACTGGTAGATAAACTAGATCGCCTTCTTTAGGATGATTTCTTAAAGACAGCGGTATATGTTTATGAAATGTTCTTTTCGCGATCGTTACTCGCGCTGCTTTTTGTATTTCTAGACCAAATTTACTGAAGAATTCTTGATTGCCTTCGAAATCATTTGAAGACTCAAGGTACATCTCTATAGGAAAAGCCTTGCTGTATGATTTTACTGGATCATCACCAAACAATTCATCCAGTTCAGAGCGAGACTCTCTAGGGAGATAGTAAATATCTATCCCATGATTCTTGATTGTTTCAATAATCATGTCCTCAAGAAGCAATTGTTCTCGACTAGCACTCTGATTATTAAAATATACACTTGTTGGCATTGTAGTAACCTATTATCCAACTAGCATAGCAGGAGGCAGTTCAAATGTGTCTCTCAGTTCTTCTTCTAAAGATTCAATAGCAGCCTCAGCATCAGCATAAATTTTATCGCCGTTTATAATCAAACCGCCAGGAAGCGTATAGTTGGCGTATTTTGTTAGATTAGTTCCCCATTGTCTTTTAATTAGAGCAGTGGTATACTTTTTGATCCAAGAATCAGAATAAATCTTTTCGTAGCATTCTGGGTCTACGATTCTAAGTGCCTCGAAAACGATGTAATCATTCTCTGAAACTCTACCGTTCCAGTCCATAAAAACGTCAATTCTTGAGGTTTTCTTATTGAAGTTGAATGGAATTTCACCAGTTACAATCATATCCAACATAGCCAAATGTTGTCTGGCGATTACATAGTACGAATATGACGAAGAAGTTAGATTATAGAAGTCGTTTAGACGAATTTGATAGTTAATATCAAAAATGTTAAACCCTTGAGTGCTGCTAGAACTAATGCTACCAGCACTGACAGGTAAAAGGCGAGTTACACCTATAATTGAGTCTGGAACCTCAAGATATTTGTTTTTTATGCTACCCTTGGTAACTTTATGAGCCAAATAGATCTGTTCAGTTCCGTCGAAATGATACTCTCTGTACTTTTGCAGAGCATCATCTATTCGGTCTTCAACCTGATCATCGTCGACGTTTATGTCTATGACTGGAAAGCCTAGACTACGGAGACAATATTCTTTAAGTTCCGTGCGCGAAGTTGGTACTGCCATTGAAGACCCTCTGGTTTATCATGTATTTATTTATCAGAGTGTCCTACCATACCACTTCTACCAGTTGATAAATCGCCAACATAGGTACAGAATGTCTCAGAAGAAAAAGGAAATGAGTCCATTCTTCTCATTTTATAGTAGATATTAGGAGTTCCCACATTAAAAAATGGGTTTAGGTTATTTGTTGTTGGCGATGGTTCTCCCAGAGAACCGCCACCTAAAACAGCCATAGTTTCTCCAGAAGAACATGCTATGTAATTATGTTCTGATATATGAGCAGTAAATTCAGCAGGAGATCCTGAATAAGGGAAAGATGGACCTAATACCACAGTACTGTTATTTTGAGTAAATCTATTAATTATAGTAGAAGGATGCGCCCCATAAAGATAACCAGCAACATTAATAGTTATTTCGCTTGCAAAAGGAAATTTAGATAATCTAGTAGTAGAACCACCCAAATATGGCGTTTGCGGATGCGTATAATTTGAAAAGAGGCAATAGTTAACAAAATATCCAGAATCAGGTGCTGATGCTCCAGTCATTACAGTTGGTAAATTTCCTGCAAATGTAGGTATTAGTGAAACAGCAGCATCATTTGCAAATGGAAATTTTCCATTTTTAATTTGCGGTGCATCAGTAGTTGTAAAACTCAACATACGATTTCTAGCATCAATTCTAGACATATAATAACCATTAATACTAGAAGAAATACCTGCTCTTCCAAACCCAGAAGTTTGTAAATTTGATGTATCTTGCGCACCATTATCTGTTGAAAATGGATATTTACTAATAGTAGAAATGTATGTGTTAAAACCGCTGATTCCGCCAGTGCTATACCCATGACTCTGAGAAGATTGACCAGAAGATAATGTTCTGTTGGTACTTAAAGATCCTATACTTTTTGCATTTAAATCATTATAAAAAGCAAATCTGTCTATAGTGCTCACAGCGCCGCTGGTTGGATTTGCTGGATTTAATAGAGGAGTAACTGTTCCAGCAGTACCGCCAAAAACATAACCGCTAGTTCTAGAAGATGCAGCAGCCGAATATGCTCTAGATTGAAATAAGTTAGAAACTGATCTAGCCAAAGAAATAGTAGAAAATGGAAATTTATCTATTCCTGCCCAAGAATTACTTAGAGGATTTATGACTCCTCCGCTAAAAGTTCCACGAGTGGCTTGTGAGTCTGTACTGTAAATAGAAGTTACAGACAAAGTTCCATTAAAAGTTAGAGAACCTTTAATTTTATCTGCAGCAAATTTTCTCATACCGATGATCCCGCCAGAAGATTCAGTCAGCGTGTAATTGCCTATTTCTATTTTATCTGAAGATATTTTAATTGCCATTAGTATTGGAATCCTGCTGAGCCATTTTTTGATCTTGTCATATCGCCGACTTCAATCCCATTTACATCTGCAGCAAAAGGGAACCTTTCAATTAATTGTTGTCCAGCATAACCTGTAGGATTAGATCTTCCGCCAACTACTATTCCATGTGCAATAGAAGAAATGCCAGTGCAACTTCCTTTACGATAAATTAAATTACCAATTAAAGTTACTGTAGAGTGACTAGAAAAAGAAAATTTTCTTATATCTCTTACTGGATCATCAGGACCATATGGATTAATAGTTCCTGGAGTTCCTCCAGTGTTTAAATTTCCGCCTATGCCTGTAGCCCCGAAACTCACTGGAACTCCAAGTGAACCGCCTGCAATGTACCCATGAGTGGTAGATGAAAGAGCCGCACTTAAATCATAAGTTCCTGGAAGCACATTCGGAGCAAACGACACACTAGACTCAGATGCATACGGAAATTTATTGTTATTGTTTCTAGTAACAGAAAATCCATCAGTCGAAGAAGAGCAACCAGCGGCAAACATTCTTTCGCCCAAATCAACACCCTGTAAATTACCAACTATAGTGCCGTTAGAATCTGCAGCAAAAGAAAATTTTCTAATTGATGTTGTTCCACTTACAGTAAAAACTGGATTTCCTGGTATTGCATAACTTACTCTACCGCCAGAGACATATCCATGTGTGGAACTAGAGTGACCAGCAGCATAATCAAATGCGCCATCGTCAAAAGTACCACCTTCTGTTGTATTATAATCTGAACTAAATGATAATCTACTTTTTCCGCTACGAACGCTAGTATACTCAATAGGTTTTGCTGGACTTGATGGTGCAGTTGGCCAAGAAAAAGTATTGTAGAGGCTGCCACAAGTATATCCGCTAATTGCAGATTTATTACCAGTGAGTCCATGCCCTTGCTGATCAGTTAAATTTGAAACTTGAGAAAGTAAACCACCAGCAACAACTAAAGGAAACTTTAAAATTTGCTGAGTTTCTTCTAATCCTAATCCAGATGGTGATGGTCCACCGAAAGTAGAAGGAATAGAATACCCACCTGAAATGTAACCGAATTGACTGCCCTGAAAAGAATATGTGCTCTGTAAAATAGAAGCCGCTTTTAACTCAGCCAAAATTGATGAACTATTTTTTTCATTAACGCTTAATCCTCTGTTAGAAAGCGTTAATGAAAAATTATCAAATTCTATTTTGTCTTCTAAAATTTTAATAGTCATTTTATTGCTGATGTGCTCCGCCGCTAGAATCTTGATTTAAACCGTCGGTTAAGGAAACCATCGTAGCCTCGGAAGAAAAAGAAAAAGATTTTCTAAAACCACCAGCAATTTGAAATATAAAAGGAACACCGACATTATTAACTGGAGAAAAAGCATCGCTAGTTACAATGCTAGTGAATTGACGATTGCTAACTTGGAAAGGAACTGATAATGGTGGTAGTGCATTTTCTACATATCCGTTTAACAAATAACCCTTGGTCTCACTAGAACTTCCTGAATATGCAAAACCAACTTCTGGGGTGTGAGAGATTACTGATATTACATCAGTAGCAAAAGGAAATTTATGAGTTTTATTACTAGAAGTTTGACTTCTAAATAACTGAGTAGGCGAGATTGGCGGTGATGTCGGAGTAAGTATTAGACTACCGTTTAAAGCCTCTGGTTGACCGCTGACCCAATATCCTGCTGTTGGACCAGTAATACCTGTCATATATTGCTCAGACTGTTCTGTTGGATTAGTAGAAAGCGTCCCTATGTTAAACAATTGCGATTCAGTGATAAATGGAAATTTTCTGTAGAATGTGGCAGGTATTGAACCTTGTGGAGTGACTGTTACACTTTTAGAATTTATAAAATAGCCATAATTTTCGTTACTTAGACTAGTGCCGAGCCAATTAGGAGTAGCAACTGCTGAATCTATATTTGGCGCTGTAGGCACAGATGGTAATCTAGTATCTTCCTGAAATAAAACTGCTTTATTACTTGAATCGCTGAAAGAAAATTTAACTAATCCAATTCTAGTTGAAATTAATCCTAAAACTGGGGAGAAAAAACCAGGAAAATAACCGCTGCCGACATAACCATTTTCTTTAGAAGAAAATCCTATAAAAGATGGAACACTAACCATATGATTAGTTGCAGAATTAAAAGGATTTAAAGTTTGAGAAAGAGCACCGATATCTTCGCTGCCTGCGAAAGAACTAAACGAATATCTCGTAATTGGCTGCAGACCATTAGAAGAAGCAGGATGCCACGAGGAAAACCCATTAAAATAATTAGCCCTGCCAGCAGTCGCGACACTACCTATTGCTGCTCCTTTAGTAGTATACCCATGAGTTTCGCTAGAATGATATGTTCCTCTAGAAACATTGTTAATAGGAACTAGATTAAAGGAACTGACGTCTTGTATTATTTGATCAGAAACAAATGGAAATCTATAAGAAGAAACAGTCACAGGTGATGCTGTAAAAGAACTTGGTCCAACCCAACTGTTTATTGCTCCGTGTTTATATGCAAAAGACTTTCCCTGACCTACAGTAAAATTATTGCCTAATTTAGAAACAGCAATACTACCATTAAACGAAGCACCTGTTGGTGTTGCCGTTAATGTATAGTTTCCTAATTCTATTCTGTCTCTGTAAACTTTAATGGTCATTTTTTATTATGTTTGCTGAGAATTTCTAGAAACATAATCATCATACCAAAAATTTGCAAGGTCAATCACTTCTTGATCTGTCAACTGAACACTAACTTCTGGATTATTAGGATCAAGTTTTTCTTGAGGATTAGCGTGATGCATTTCGACTGCTCGTGCAGCAAATTGTTCTTTAGTCAAAAAAGATAGTGTGTCAGGAACATAGAAATCTCTGACATCATCGACCCAGCCAATAAAAGTGTTATCGGCTGGGTTTCTCCAATGACCGCAATCTGATAGAAAAGAAGGTACAACTCTTCTGCTGCCTTCCTTATAAACCATATATTCTACTACTGCCATTTTGTTTTCTCTTTACTTGTCTTTGTTTAACAATGCAACCTTCTCAGTGTATGAGAAATTCTCGATTGGATTTTCGCTAAATCCCTGCATTCTCATTCTTACAACATCAACCTTATAAACATCAACCAACTCTTCTGTGAGTTTATCAACGAACTCATATAGACCGCTGACATCCCAAGAATCAGAATTTTCTTCTGCTTGGACATATTTACGCATAAGGTTCTGCAACTTCATTGGATTAATTCCAATCTGCTCAATATATTCTTGCTCACCCTTAGAAATTGAACCGAACTGGCGAACGTCGCGAATACATTGAACGAGCGCTCTCTTGAGGTGTGACTTTGTCTCTACCTTCTCAATATCATATTCTGAGAAGTCAGAAACCTTTTCTTTCAACTGCTCATAAAGTTCATTCAACACTAGAACATCCTTCATGGCGCCTTCAATATAGGTCACGCCTTCTGATAGACTCTCTTTAATTCTGACCAACTCAATCTTGAGCCTGACTTCAGTCCAATACTCAAGATTTTCTTTTGCCAATTGTTCTTCAATTTGACGTAGGCGCAACTCGGCTTCTACGTGTTTCCACTTAGCATCATTCAGCGCAGATCTTTTTGCTGCAATTTCTGCGCAAATCTGGCGCATATTCTTATGTGGAGAATGATAACTGAGATTCAAATGCCTCCAAATCCACTGCGTGTGGCTATGGTTCCAAATATTCTGCAACTCACTCATATTTTGCAAGGCTTTATCAACTTTCTCAGCGTTAGCCTGAATTGATGTTCCACCAAAACTTTGCAAATTGGCAAGTTGACCCTTACCAAAAACATAATTCAATGGCACCTTCACTTCGGAAGAAACTGCCAAATCCTTACGAATTTCTTCAAAAATTGCTACCTGTTTGTTGGTAACATTTTCTGGCTGCTTCAATTCCAATGTTTGTGTATCACTTTGAACTTCACTCATTTAAATCTCCTTGATCCATGAATCCAAATAACCAATGCATATCGAGTACCCTTTTCAATAGGGTCTACCTTGTGAACCATATAACTCGGGAACATATGAACGGAACCGCGTTCTTTTGTGCCTTCTACAATAGAACCATGATTATTTATAAACAAACCGCAACCCTCATAGTCTGATGGGTCGCTTAATTGTACAGTAACCGAGATCTTTCTAAGAGCAGAAGGACCAGGACCTGAGTCTGTATGCCACTCATAGTGTCCTTTAACGCTTTCAGTCGAAACATACTCGATCAATTGTAGCGAATGCGTAATCCCTGCAATATCATAATCGAAGTGATATTTGTTTACTAGGGATACGATAGAAGCCATCTTCCCGAAAATCCATCTGTTTTCCTCAGTATTATCTACATTGTAGATTTCTGCAGATCGAATCTTTCTTTCTATCATTCCTCCGTTTCCGCCGCCGATAGAGGCTGGAGCAGCGTAGTTTTCTTTTGCAATTTTAATAATCTTATCGCATTCTTCTTTAGTAAACATCAATTCCTTTAGATTATTACTGTCTATGCAAAAATACCCTGGGAATTTTTCATCAGCATGAGGGATAATAACGGAATTAAACAAAGGTAGCGGGAACGACAATTGGTCATCATTTTTTTGTTGTTGAGCAGTCGTCTTGTCTACTCCAAATTGTTTTCTTCGATCTTTGTATTCTTCTTTGTATGGACCATCTGCGTCTACATAATGAAAGAACACTTGTACTTGCCACTTACCTTTGAATGCTGGTCTCCAGTGAGTAATATCACAGCCTTTGTACAGTGCTAATTCTCCAATTTCAAGATCAACTGCAATTTCTTTTTCTTCGTCAAAGAATATTGGCCAAACCTTTAGACCATCATATCCAAGAGTAATTGTTGCGCTGATCTCGCACGCTGGTCGGTCTTTATGTCTTTTTAAGACCTCGCCGTTTCGATAAATTCTTGCATAAGTATAGGTCGGAAGTAGATTTTTTCCAACGTGATCGCCCAAAGGTTTTGCATATTTTTGCAAAAGATCATCAAAAATTGGATCACCGTAGACGGAATCACTTAATGGACATTGTTCATCTTTAATTAATTTACCTTCATCAAATAACTTGAACATATGTTCTGTTAATTGTTTACATACGTCCTTTGGTAGTGCTTCTTTTAGAATAACATAACCAAATTTATCAAAATAATCTTTAGGGCTTGGTAATTTGTCCATAACTTAAACTCCATAATTTACAATAATATTAATCTTGGAAACTACAATTCAAACTGAGTCTAGCCTCAGAAATGTCTCCGATATAGGAAGAGTTGTTATCAGTCGCAAAAGGAAATCTTTCAATTCTTGTAGTTCCGCCAGGCACATTAGTTGCTCCAGCAATGGAATAACCATTAGTGGATGAAGAAAGTCCTGCATTAGTGCTGGTTGCTTGTGTCAATCCACCTATTATAGCTGAAAATCCACCAGAAGCAAATGGATACTTCTGTATTCCAGTTAAATGGACTCCAGATTCAAAATAACCTGCAATATAACCGAAACCTGGTCCAGGAGCAGATATCCCTGCTCGATATAGATTTCCTATAGCATCACCAATATCAGTAGAAGTCACACTAGTGCTGAACGGAAATCTGTCAATTCTTACTTCTCCTGGTCTAGAAACAATTGTTCTTACAAATGGCGCATTAGAGTTTTGACAGCTAAATCCATGCGTTTCGTTTGACTGAGTTGCAGTTTCATAACTTTCTACTCCTAAATCTCCAACATATGAAGAAATAACACTACCAGTAGAAAACGGAAATGATTCTATTGAGGTTAATGGAACTAATAGTAGGCTTGGTAAATGCGCTCCACCAGAAACAAATCCTGATGTTGGTGAAGAATGACCGCCTGCCAAATGTCGCGTGGCTGATAGATTGCCGACAAAAGTGCAAACATTTATTGCTGAGAATGGAATTTTGTCTATAGATTTTAAAAAATGTCGATCGATATAAACAGGCTGACCAGGAGTAAGATTTCCAGTGCTAGGAGCAATTTGTGTATAACCAGCAACTGTATATCCATCAGTTGTAGAACTGTGTCCAGTGCTGCTGATAGTACCGACTTTTAGTGATGAATACAAAAAAACATTAGACTCATTAGAAAACGGAAAACTCTCAACTTTGTTAAGTGCTGAATCAAATTGATATCCATAATTTGTTGATCCACCTGCAACCAAACCCTTTACTGTTCCCTGCATAGGTGAAGCGAGAGGACCACCGCCACCTCCACCAACAGTGTTAACTTCTAAAACACCAGTAGTTGGCATAGCAACATTTGTTAATGATGCTTTTCTGTCATTATCAATTCTAGTTGTATCGTTAGTTTTAAACGCCATTTTTATCCACCACTAAATCCTACAGCGCCAGCAATACCAAAATCAACAAAACCGCCGTTATCTGCAGCATCAGAATCGCTAGCAAATGGGAATTTCATTCTCTGTCTTACGACAGTGTCTCTTGCAAAAGAAGGAGTCACTGGCGTCATTCTTCTCAAGTCTATGTATCCAGATGCGTCTGAAGACTGCGTGGCAAATCTAGTATACAATTCTTCTGATAAATTTGCAACAGATAATATTGTGTTATCAGATGCAAATGCAAATTTTCTTCTTCTGATAGAATATGTAGTGGCTTCATCAGGAGTAACAACGTCGTTAATCCCACCGCTGCTGTAACCATGAGTAGGTGATTGGTGAGTGTGTTGATATGCTCTAGAATCTCCTAATGGAAGGCTAGAGTTAGTAACAGTATAAGTCTCAGTAGCAAATGGAAATTTTATCATTGAGGTTAAAAGCGAAAATGGTATATTTGGATTATACTGTATAGTACCATACAGTCTATGTCCGCCAAATATATACCCACTTTCTGCGCTGTTTACATTAGATCCAAATGAAGTCCCTGATGGAGAAGAAATTCCTGTTAAAGAAATAACCTCAGTAGAAAATGGAAATCTAGACATATCACTACTAGAAAGGACAGTAACAGAAGGTGGATTGAATGCAGAAGGAAGTTGTGGTACACCACCAAATGTATATCCTCTAGTCTGACTTTGATAACCCATCATTCCAAATTTAGTGAGTGGTGTGTTTGTACTGCTAATTAATGAACCACTAATATCTGAAGAAAAAGTAAATTTTTGAAAAATTCCTTGTACAGTAGATATATTTACTCTATCTACAAATCCTTGTAAATAGTTTGGTAAATGGTGATATGCGTTAACAGGACTAGTAAAACTAGGAAAATCTCTAAGTGTTGACATCAAACCATCAAAATCTAGAAGACTAGTACCAGCAAATGTATATGCCGTTGTTTCTGATGATGTTCCTGATGCAAATGCAGCAGGAACTTCTAGTGAATTAATTAAACTGTTATTAGACTCATTAGAAAATGGGAATTTATTTACTGAAGAAGAAGTACTGAGACTAAAAAGTTCGGTAGTTGCTGTTCTATTAGGCACAAAAACAGGAGCACCACTAAAATTAATAGGAAATCTGTTAATGAATGCAAAATGGTGATCGCCGACAGCAAAATTGCTTGCTAATCCACCAAAAGGAAACTGACCTGAATTAACTCCAATACCAACCCCGCCAGCAGCATATCCTGAACTCTTAGAAGAACCAACTATTGCAAAATTACTAGGCGAAGCAGCGTCTATTATTACTTTTGAATGTACGCCTCTACCTGAAGTATCGATGTTAGTTTGCGAATTTAATTTGTATCCAACTGTATTTCTAGTTGGATTGACGTCTGGTAAAAATATTGATCCACCCGTTACTGTTAACTGGGTAAACTTAGCATCGCCATTGTCTTCTATGACTGTTGTATTATTAATCTTATAAGTCATTTCGTAACCTGTGGCGTAACAGTCGCGACTCCCTCATAAATTCTACTTACAACGCCGTTAGCAGTATTTGCCATCTTAACATCGTACAAATATCTACCAGCAGCAATAGTAGCAGTGTTGGCTGCAGTAAGAGTCAAATTGATTTTTCCATTTGCAGAATCAATTACATTGATAGTTAAATTTGCAGTTTGTTTTCTAGAATAATATGATTTACGGATTTGACCTGTGAATACACAGTTAGTCAAATTCAAACTTGTGCCATCTTGCTGTTTTAAATTGATCTCGTAATTAAATGTTGATCCTTGATCAATTGTAAGTTCTGTGTAACTCATTTTACTTCGCCTACTATTTGTTTTCCAGAACTTTTATTCTTTCATTCAATTCTTTAACAGCCTCTAGTAAAACTGGGATAAGTTTATCATAACTAACTGCTAGATATCCACCAAGATCAACGCTTACAGCAGAAGGTATAACGCTCTCAACTTCTTGTGCAATAAGACCTACGTGTGTCGTTGCATCAGTTTGATTTATCCACTTAAATGTAACACCATTTAATTTATTGATTATCTGTAGAGGATTTTCAATGTTTTTAATATTGGTTTTTAACTTTTTATCTGACGTTGAATTGTAGTCAACTGATGTAACTGTACCAGTAGTGTTGTTAAATGTAAATGTTGGATAACCTGTAATCGTAGTAGGAGAACTGAAAACAGCGACTCTACCAGCAACAGAAGGTGTTGGTATTATGTCTCCGACATTACCACCAGTTGTATCTCCTTTTGGTCCTTGTAAACCTTGAATGCCTTGGATACCTTGAATGCCTTGAATGCCTTGTAAACCCTGGCTCGCTGTTCCAGTTCCACCCTGCGAACCAATTAGCCCTTGAATACCTTGAATACCTTGAATACCTTGGATGCCTTGTAAACCTTGGGTGCCATTAATTGCAGTTCCTGTGGAACCTTGTGAACCTATTAACCCCTGAATACCTTGGATACCTTGAATACCTTGAAGACCCTGCACTGTTGGGGGTGATACCCCTGAGGTTCCTTGAGAGCCAACTAGCCCCTGAATACCTTGAATACCTTGAATACCTTGGATGCCTTGGATACTTGGTGGATTTACACCAGAAGTACCTTGAGAGCCAACTAGCCCTTGAATACCTTGAATACCTTGAATACCTTGGATGCCTTGTAGACCCTGAATGCCTTGAATACCTTGGATTCCTTGACCACCAGTTGTTCCTTGAGTTCCTTGAACAGCAGGAACTACCCATTTTCTGTGACCAGGAGCACTGGGATCATATGACAGAACATATCCAACAGTGCTTATTCCAAGATTAGGTTCAACTAAACTTAAATCTACGAAATCATGACGAGTTGTTACGTCCTGTGCTGCGACTGGACCTACTGTTTTCTTTTTACCACTAATAAGTTTTGTCATTTTTAAAATCTTCTTTAAGCGTTGGCGGTTTCAAGATATGAAAAAATAAATTTAAATTTATTTAGATCACTTGCACTAATGAGGATTTGATCGCCTTCTTCTAAAACTAATCTACCTGTTAAAACAGTTCCAGCATCATTTCCTGGAATTGCAAAATCTTTGATAAGTTCTGTCGGAGTTCCGCTCTTTACAATTTTAGCAGTTACAGTCCCCGAGGATGAAGTAATGTTTACAAACTGAGAAAGAAGAACAACTGTTGAAACTCCTATTGGAGCCGTATATGCAATTTGATCTACGTTAGTCACTGTCTTCGTTAAAGACTTAAATGTATTTAGTGGTACTAGTACTGCCATTTTTTTATCCTATTTTCTATTAAGAGTCTAGAGCAAGAACGAACGGTGTGATTTGAGCGAACAATGATCTAGTGAATGTTCTACCAGACAAAGTTCCTGTATTGAAGTTAATAACCAAATCCTCACCAATTCTAAAGTTACCGAATTGGTCAGTAGAGGTGAAGTATACTATACCACCATTACTTGACACGGTTTCATTTGCTTGAATAATGTCGCCGCCGTTTCTAGGAAGTGCTGTAGCAACAGATGTTCCAGAACCAACGAATTCAAATGTTTGACCTGAAGCAGAAAGAGCAGACTTCTGATAGAACTTCACATTAGTGCCTTTAGGTAGTCCGTTTGGATAAGCAACACCATTAATTGTTAATGCACCAGTTATTCGTTCATCCAACTCAAGCGTAGTTATATCACCTGAAGTTTCAGCAGCAAGAATAGTTCTGTATTTTGGAATTACAAGACTTGTATCCAATCCTGGAATTGATATTGTGCCAGTAACTGGGAGAGTAATATTTTGCGTGAATCTTCCTGGTTTTCCATTAGGAGCAGTTTGCCCATTAATGATTGTATTCCAGTTGGAGTATGTGCCTGATCCTGTCGTACTTGAAATTGATATCGTAGCAGTTTCAGTTACAGTATCCCAAGCAATAACTGTTCCGACGAAGAAGTTCGAAGCATCATATGAAACCTTAATTACATCGCCGACAGTATATCCTGGTCCTAATTGAATATCAAGGGTTGTTTCACCTTCAATTTGCATTACAAGACCGAGATATGGTTTCGTGTCTGGTGTAATATTGAATCGAATATCAGTTACAGGAACAATATTACTTACTCTGATCGTAAATCCTGTCTGATTATTGCCACCAAATACTGTGTTTAGATAAGCAGTAGTTTCAGCAGCAATGAAATCTCTATTCAACTTTAACAATCTAGCAGCGTTTTGAACATTAGGATCGCTGCTTCTAGTCAAAGGAATAGGTGTAAACAAGTTAGAAGGAACAACGGATGGACCGTTCTGAATAATATTGGTGATCCAAGTCAAATTAGTGTTAGAAGTTGCTGCTTGAGTTGATGTTCCGCCTGAACCAGTTAGGTCTTGTGCAACTGCTGATTGATATTTTAGATCTGCTGGAACAGCGGTGTCCATAGCAACATATGCTGCAAGAGCCTTAATTCTTTCATAAGCAGCAACAGTTTGAGGAATTTCATCACCAACTGCACTCACTGACGTGTAACCATAATAGTACACACCAGCCTGAATGGTTTGTTTATTTGATGGTGCAGCGTAAGTTGGATCTGCATTGTACAAAAGATCGAATGAAACGCAGTCAACGATATATCCTAAGTCAGTTGCGCAGCGATCCATAATTGCAGAATCTGCATACAATGCTGGATAGTTAGCCTGAATCCAGTCTAGAGTTAATTTGATGATACTTCCAGCAGTTGTCTTGCTTCCCTTATTAGTTTGCAAGGCTGAATATGCAGCAGTCACAGCGCCAACTGTGCTAGCATCTAAAGTGTTTGGTACTATTTGATCTGTTAATCTTGCTGTTCCGTATCGAATGATATCTACAATTTTATTGCATGCGGCAGTAACGAAATTCTTTTCTGCAGTAGTTGCAACAAAAGTTGCTGCTATAATACCAGCCTGTTGAATTGCTTGGTATGTGGCAGTTATCTGAGAAGCAGGAACTTCGAGGGAACCTGGTGTGTAAATAGACCAACTAGCATATGTTCCGCTACCAACTACGTGAGTAATGTTTAGTGTAAGAGTTGATCCAACATATGATGTAATTGTACCATACATCATATTATCTTCATCGTAAACTACCTTGACATACTCACCAGCATCTAAACTTGCAACTCCAGTTCCGACATTGAATGCTTTTGAACCTGTTCCGATTGCAATTGAAGATGCGCTGGTTGCTGTAAGTGGATCTTGGTTCCAATATTGAATACCAGCAAATGTTGACTGAGACTGACCACCGAACAACAAGTCTTGAGCGACTGCATCAACAATTAATTTTGTGTCTCTTGAGCATTTTGTTTCATTATACACGAAGCCAGATTTGCCTGTCATTAGCAATGGACCAACGCCATTTGCCACTAGACCGCGATTACCGAAGTTGACGTTACAGTTACCCATTGATGCTGTGCCGCCAGATTCTGCTCTAAATGCAACATCACAGCAAATACCATAAATGGAAACCAACTGAGCATAGCCCATGTTCTTAATGACGACGCCTTCACCACCAGAGTTAAACTGCGTAAACTGCGCAGATACGAATGAGCGAAGTCCAGCCGCTTTAAATCCATCGATCTCCATCCCTGAACCAGTTGTAGTTACTGATGCAAGATTGTAGAGATATGGAGAGGCTGTAATGTGTTGGCTGTATCTTTTTGTAACTGGAAGATTTGGAACAGCAGGAATTTCAATATCTATCTTGTAGACTGATGTTGAATTGATTGCTGTAGTCCAGTTAGCATCTAGATACGCTGTTCTAGTTTCTGTGCTATACGAAAGAACATTTCTAGTTTGTCCTGCGCCAGTTCCACTGGTGATTTGTAATCTCATCTCGCGATAATAATCATCTAAACCGTCTCCAGTGACGGCATGTCTTCTATCTAGAACAATTGTATTAGCGCCAGGACCAGGACCTTCTGCTGTTCCAGTTTCAACAACGTCTGGGAATGCTACAGCAAATGATGGACTTAAATGACCTCTCATTGCTAGACCAGCAATGTAGCAAGAATTATTTACCCAGAAAATATCTCTTAAAGAAATTGCATTAATAGTGGTAGGTGATGCGATAGTATGAGAAGTGCTGATAGTATAGACGCCAACAAATCCCATCACATCACCAGAAACAAAATCAGTAATTTTTGTTCCTGTTGTAATTCCAGTTCCACTTAATTGCATGCCAATTTTTAGGCGACCTTTTGTGACTGCTGTTACAGTCATTGTTGTCCCTGAAATTGTTGCAGTAAATGTTGCACTTAATGGTCTAACTGTTGTAATACGCTGATCGATGCCGTGAATCGTTGTAAATTGTGGCATAATCAAAGGAGTATCTTCTTCAAAAACTCCAGCAGAAATATCAATAGTTGTAAATGGAGTAGCAGCATTCAATGCTGCTTTGATTGTTCTTTTAGCAGCAGCGGGTTCTTTACCGTTATTATTATCATTACCACCCAAAGAAACATAAATTGTATTATTAGATTCAGGCAAACCTGTTAGATCAGTAACAGAACCATCTAACAGTTTAGTGAACAAACGACCATCGGCGTAATTAACAGCCAGTTCGCCGAATACTAATTGATCGGCGGTCGGAACTTCTTGAGAAGTTCCAGATCTTTTATGAATAATTCTATCGTCTGCCATTAAATTCTGCCTATGTTAGTATTTACTTATTCGCTTATATACCACTCAAAAATAATTCTTCCTGCTGCGCCGCGACCACCTGCGTCATCTTGTCCGCCTGCGCCACCACCACCAGGAGCAGCACCAGCGCCTGCGGAACCAGTTCCACCTGCTCCTCCGCCATATGCAGCATTTCCACCATTACCACCAAATACTGCATCTAAACCATTGTTACCTGAGATATTTAGATCACCGCCAGTTGCTGATCCACCTAGACCACCTAAAGCAGGATTACCATATCCACTACCACCACCACCAGCAAACAATGTTACTGCTCCTGTTACTTCAGAATAATAGCCGCTTGCTGGATTTTGATTTCCATATGCTGTTAATGCTGTTTGAGCAGCAACTGAATATGTAAATGCTGTAACACCTGCTGTGACTGCCATAGTTTTTTGACAATACGCACCACCACCGCCGCCTGCACCATAACCATTAGCAATTGAGGAACCAGCACCACCACCACCCCAAAGTTTAATAACAACGCTAAATGAGTTAGGAGGAGCAATAATATTTTGAGATACACCAGAGTTAAAAATATCTGGAGTGATAGTTATTGATGATTCTTTCCACTGACCATCTTTCCAAAATTTAGTTTTTGTGTATGCCCACTGTGAACCGTTCCATATTCTGGTTTTATTAAAATATGGTTTGACCCAAGTGGTCCCGTTCCACACTCTTAATAAAGCCATGAATTGATTTCCTTTGATTCATCAATCATTTATTTAGTATCCAAGAACCATCCAATGAAATCCTCTATAGCCAGTTCCAGCACCGAAATTGAGTGCTTTAGCCCATACTTGCATACCCCATCTGGCTTCTGTTCCATAATTAATCATAGTAAAACCTGACAAAGAACTTGGCCATTTTGCTATAGCAGTAGCAGTAGCATAAAGGCAAGCATTAGGGAATACAACTGGGAAATCTATATTCCACCAATCATCGTAAAACGTAATATCTGGCCACAGTGCTGGGTTTAATCCAGCACTCCCCCACTGCATTATTAAACCATTAGGAAGAGTTACCCAGCCATTATTGTAAGGTATTGGTTCATAGTAGGGACTTCCGCCGCCAACAAAACCAGAAGGTCCTGTCGGTCCCGTTGGTCCCGTTGGTCCAGTTGGACCTGTAGGTCCCAGTGGTCCTGTCGGTCCTAGTGGTCCAGTCGGTCCGATTGGTCCTGTCGGTCCGATTGGTCCTGTTAGTCCTGTCGGTCCTGTCGGTCCCGTTGGTCCTGTAGGTCCTGTCGGTCCGAGTGGTCCAGTTAAACCTGTAGGTCCTGTCGGTCCGAGTGGACCTGTCGGTCCTGTAGGTCCTGTTAGTCCTGTAGGTCCTGTTGGTCCCGTTGGTCCCGTTGGTCCTACAGGTCCTAGGGGTCCTAATGGTCCTAGTGGTCCTGTCGGTCCCGTTGGTCCTGTAGGTCCTGTCGGTCCTGTAGGACCTAGTGGTCCAGTTGGTCCTGTAGGTCCAGTTGGACCCAATGGTCCTATAGAACCTTGAGATCCTATACCAATTAGTCCTTGGGTTCCTGTTGTTCCTTGTCTGCCTTGAATTCCTTGAGTTCCAAATGTTCCTTGAGAACCTTGCGATCCTATACCAATTAAACCTTGACTTCCAGTTGTTCCCTGTGAACCTGTGGTGCCTTGCGGACCAGTTGATCCTTGAGAACCTTGCGATCCTATACCAATTAATCCTTGGGTTCCAGTAGTTCCTTGTGGACCTGTTCTACCTTGAGAACCTTGTAATCCTTGAGTTCCTTGAGATCCAACTCCAATTAATCCTTGAGTTCCAAATGTTCCTTGAGATCCTGTTAGACCTTGAGTGCCATTTATTCCCTGAGATCCCGTTGTTCCTTGCGAACCAGTTGAGCCCTGAGAGCCTGTAGTCCCTTGTCTACCTTGGAGACCTTGCAGACCCTGCGAGCCTTGAGAACCAATGCCGATTAAGCCTTGAGTTCCTAATGTTCCCTGCACTCCTTGAGTTCCTTGAGTACCTTGAGTGCCTACAAATCCTTGAGTTCCAAAAGTTCCCTGTGAACCTGTGGTTCCTTGAGTTCCTATTGTTCCCTGTGGACCAGTTGATCCTTGAGAACCTTGAGATCCTATACCAATTAATCCTTGGGTTCCAGTAGTTCCTTGTGGACCAGTTGATCCTTGTGATCCCTGGGATCCTATACCAATTAAACCTTGAGTTCCAAATGTTCCTTGAGATCCTATAGTTCCTTGTCTACCTTGAAGCCCTTGTAATCCTTGAGTTCCTTGCGGACCTTGTAATCCTTGAGTTCCTTGAGTGCCTTGAGTTCCTACAAATCCTTGAGTTCCTTGAGAACCTTGCGAACCAATACCAATTAGTCCTTGAGTTCCTGTTGTTCCCTGTGGACCAGTTGATCCCTGAGAGCCTTGCGATCCAATACCAATCAAACCTTGAGTTCCAGTTAATCCTTGGGAACCTGTAGTTCCTTGTAGACCTTGAAGACCTTGTGATCCTTGAGTTCCTTGAGTTCCTATTAATCCTTGAGTTCCGATTAGACCTTGCGCGCCAATAGTTCCTTGAGTTCCTTGAGTTCCTTGTGATCCCTGTGATCCTATTCCAATTAAACCTTGAGTTCCAAATGTTCCTTGAGTTCCAGTTAATCCTTGGACGCCTTGACCTGCAAATATACCCTGTATTCCTTGAGATCCAACAGAACCTTGTGTTCCGGAAAGTCCCTGCGTTCCTTGAGTTCCCTGGACGCCTTGACCTGCAAATATACCTTGAATGCCTTGTGCACCTATAGAACCTTGAGTTCCAAATGTTCCTTGAGTTCCATTAGTACCTTGTGATCCAGTTGTTCCTTGCGTTCCAATTAATCCTTGAGATCCTGTCTGACCTTGAGATCCAATTGTTCCTTGAGACCCTGTAGTTCCCTGAGTTCCATTAGTACCTTGTGCCCCAGTTGATCCCTGAGAGCCTGTTGATCCCTGAGAACCTTGCGAACCAATACCTATCAAACCTTGAGTTCCAGTAGTTCCTTGTGGACCAGTTGATCCTTGAGAACCTTGAGACCCAATTCCAATTAATCCTTGAGTTCCAAATGTTCCTTGAAGACCTGTTGATCCTTGAGTACCAGATAATCCTTGAGAACCTGTAGTTCCTTGAATTCCTTGAACGCCTATTAAACCTTGACTTCCTTCTGAACCTTGAGAACCTGCTAAACCTTGAGAACCTTGAGATCCAACTCCAACTAAACCTTGAGTTCCTGTTGTTCCTTGTGGACCAGTTGATCCTTGAGAACCTTGCGATCCAACACCGAGTAATCCTTGAGTTCCTGTTGTCCCCTGTGGACCAGTTGTTCCTTGAGTACCAGATAATCCCTGAGAACTTATGATTCCTTGAATTCCTTGGACACCTAGTAAGCCTTGTGTTCCAAAAAATCCTTGAGTGCCAGATAATCCTTGAGAGCCAGTTTGACCTTGAGAACCTGTTGTGCCTTGAGCGCCAGTAAATCCTTGAGTGCCAGATAATCCTTGAGAGCCTATAGTTCCCTGTGTTCCCTGAGATCCTACACCAGCTAATCCTTGAGTTCCTAAATCGCCTTGAGTTCCACTTAATCCTTGAGTTCCAGTTTGACCCTGCGAACCAGTAGTTCCTTGAAGACCTGTTGATCCTTGAGTGCCAGATAAACCTTGAGTTCCTGTTGTTCCTTGTGGACCAGTTGATCCTTGAGAACCTTGCGATCCAACTCCAACTAAACCTTGTGTTCCTGTGGCTCCTTGAGGTCCAGTTGACCCCTGCGAACCTTGAGGACCGAGGAATCCTTGAGTACCAATCAATCCTTGCGACCCAATAGTTCCTTGTACTCCTTGGGTGCCCTGAAAACCTGTTGTTCCCTGTGAGCCTTGCGTGCCAATTAATCCTTGCGACCCAATGGTTCCTTGCACTCCTTGAGTTCCTTGAGTGCCTGTAAATCCCTGTGTTCCAAGAGTTCCTTGTATCCCTTGCGACCCAATGGTTCCTTGCACTCCTTGAGTTCCTTGAGTGCCAGTGAATCCTTGAGTTCCAGTTATTCCTTGTATTCCTTGAACACCTTGTCCAGCAAATAAACCTTGTACACCCTGTGCACCAATAGAACCTTGCGTGCCTGTTAGCCCTTGGACTCCTTGTGTTCCTTGGACGCCTTGCCCTGCAAATAAACCTTGTATTCCTTGAGGACCCTGTAAACCTTGCAGTCCCTGTAGTCCTTGTAGACCTTGTAGACCTTGGATTCCTTGAATTCCTTGAAGTCCCTGTAAACCTTGCAGTCCCTGTAGTCCTTGTAGACCTTGTAGACCTTGGATTCCTTGTAGTCCTTGAATTCCTTGAATTCCTTGTAAACCATCAAAACCTTGAGAGCCAATTAAACCTTGTATTCCTTGTAAACCCTGGATGCCCTGAATGCCTTGTAAACCCTGGATGCCCTGAATGCCTTGTAAACCCTGCGCTGCAGCCAATCCATCTGTACCCTGAGAACCTATTAGTCCTTGAAGACCTTGAATTCCTTGTATACCTTGAGCGCCTTCTTCTCCTTGTAAGGTTGCAGGAATCCATTCTCTATTTGAACCGCTTGGGTCATTAGAGTTGTATGCAAGAATGTACCCTTCGACTGGCGAAGAGCCAACATAATTATCTACGAATGGTACAGGATATTGACTGATGGGCATTTAAATTATCAACTGCCAAATTAAAATTTAATTTGGTTTTTGCGGAAATACAACTTCATCTGGAGTAGAGAATGTGATTGTAATATCTCTCAGTTGTAAACGATATGCTGCCCAAGCCTCTTTGTCGCCAGAAAAATCTGGTAACTGAGTATAATCAGATTCAGCCAACAAATAATTACGCTGGATTCTGATTTGTTCCCAAGTTTTAGCTGGAGCAGGTCTTTCCTTTAGTTGAATTGCACCATCAACCACAACAATAACTTTATTATTGCTATTAATTTCTTTAAGGAGTGCGTAGTGTTGTTCTGGTGTTACTTCAATAATATCATCAGGAAGACTTGCGTAGTTCAGAGTTGTATCGTAGAAACCTCTACCAGTGCTGCTATAATAAATTGTCATATTAATATCCTATTGCTGTCCAATAAAAGCCCTTAGTTGCTGCACCTGCGCGAGTAGTCTGTAACCTTACAGTCATGCCTGTAGTAGTTGGCGTTTGCCAAGTTACTTCCGCCCAGCAGTCTGAATTTCCATCTACTCCTATCGCAGTAGCAGTTGCATTTAAAAATGCAGTTGGGAATGTTGTAGGGAATACTATTGCTTGCTCGCCTACAAAAGTTGATGTAGATTCCCAATAACCCCATTGCATAATTAATCCATTCGGAAGTTTCGTATATCCATTGGAAGTAAGAATTTGATCGAACCCTTCAGTACCAGCAGTATCAATCCAAATGTCGCCTTGAGTATTTCCTGCTGGTGGTGCAGAAGAACGAACATGAACTTTTCCGCTGCTGGTGTAACCACTGGTTACATGATGAAGATATTGAGTTCCTGCAATACCTGTTGGTCCTTGTATTCCTTGAATGCCCTGTAACCCTTGTAGACCTTGAACACTTTGAGGACCTTGTATACCCTGAAGACCTTGTGGTCCTTGTATTCCTTGTATTCCTTGGCGACCTTGTAATCCTTGTGGTCCTTGTATTCCTTGTATTCCTTGAATGCCTTGGAGACCTTGAATACCTTGTGAACCACCTGCACTTGGAATGTTTACAGTAACAGCATTTCCAACAGCAGATGCTGTGACGCCTGTGCCTGTGAAATCTATACTAGAAAGAGTTGTAGTTAAATTTGTTCCTTCATCTTTTACTGTGATCGCTGGAGAAATATTTGTGGCTGTAAATGCAATATTTGCATTACCAGCAGCAGCACCTGCGCCATCAGTAATACTTACTGTAACAGTAGCGGTATTAACAAAATTTAATCCTCTTAGCGAAAGAGTAGACAGACCGTTTGCTGAAACTCTGGTTGTATTTGCTGCAGCGCCAGCAGTATCATATGCTAATTTTACTGAATTCGGCGCAGCAGCATTTGCAGTACTAGTTGATGTGACTGAATCTATTACGTTTGCAGTTGTTAAAATTGTTTTATACGTTTGAGTTGATGTATCATAGTTAGTCTGCCAGACTTCTGCTGTATTATTGAAATATATCTCAGCATTTTTAGTTGGCAATCCTCTGTTTACTCTAAGAGTTCCAGTCCCATCAGTAGATGAAGTTGCTCTTAATACAATTTTATCAGAATCATTTACAACATCGCCTAGATTAGTTTGTCTGCCTGTGACAGTCAAATTACCTATAGTTGCATTCTGACGAACAGTTAAATTGCCTGTGCTAACGTCACCACCAATGTAAGCATTGGCATAACCCAATAGTGTTAAGAGAGTTCCATTGGTGGATCTAGCAAGAGTAATTGCACCATTAGCCAGTATAAAATCAGACTCATCCTTCACATAAGCATGATTTCTGAGAATGTTTCTGTCTTGAATTAGGACATTTGTGGCTGTACGCCATTCATCAAACGTATTAACTAAATTTACAATTGAAATATTTGCGTTTGCCATTTTATCCTCTGTCAATCAATTCTTTTAACATAGTTTTAATTTGGGACATCTCTTGTTTTAGCATATTTATTTCTTCATCCCTACGCTGATTTTGATAGTGAGACATTAAATCTCTTTTGTACTTTTCAGCAATGGAATTATCTGTACACAGTACAGCCATATTAGTCAAATCTCGACTGTATTGTGTTCCTTCAATTTGAACTTTCATATTACACAGTACCTGCGTACAAGCCGCCGTCGACATCCTTCTTGAGAGGTATTTCGCCTGGAACTGCGATTACCTTTAGAGACTCAACCATAGGAACAACAGTAGGATCTTGAGCAGTCATTCTGATTTTGATTGCAAAATATTTAAATGTTCCACCTAGAGGATATGACTTGCCGCCTTCAAAGTATTCTATTTGTCCGTTATCTAATGATTGTCTAAACTCAATAGGAACTTTTGTTACTTGATCTGGAGAGTATTTAGATGGGTTAGTAGTTTCTCTCATTCTTTGCCACTTCTTGACTGTGATAGATTCGTTATCTAGAGCAGATAGAACCTTGAAATACACAGCAATTTCAGTGCCAGAAGGTTTAATTGCTTCCATTTTAACAACTAGATCACCAGAATCAAATCCATCTGCTAAAGTCACAATTTTTGTTTGATACTTGGCAAGAATATTACCACCAGAAGAATCAGTCTCACCGTTTACCACAGCAGTAGCATTGGATGACGATCCAACTTCAGTAATTTTAATTGTTGGTGTTGAGAAATATCCAGAACCTGGATTTATAATATTTATTCCAAGAACCTTACCAGAACTGAATAGAGCAGGTGTTACATTAGCAGTTGCTCTATTTCCACCAAAATCAGGTTCGCTAATTTCAACATTAATATTTGCTGGATTGATATGAGTTCCAGAACTTGTAATAGAAATCAAGTTATTAGAGATACCAGCATTATTAATAATGTTTTGAATTGTAAATAATCCAAATCTTTCTCTATTGATGATTGGGGAAACAGTAGAGTCTGTTGTAGACATAGTAACCTTTACGTTTAGTGAGGTCACATTTGCAACAGGAATTAATCTTCTTCTCTTAGAATTTATGCTAGAGATATCTGTGTCTTTTCCAAAGTTATAGATTTCATTATTGTCTAATTTAACAAAATCCGCTACTGTTGTTCCATCAGTCAATAAAGTTTTAATTTCATATTTGATAGAAGTTGGAGCAAATTGCTGCTCTGTTGCAGAAATTTTAACAGCGTCCATAACTATATTTTTGATAGTATCAGAATCAGCAGCAACAGTAAAGTATAGTTCTTTGCTTGCTTCAAAAGATGCTCTATTTAAAACAAACATTAAATCTTTGTTTAGAATAGGATTCCAGTTAGAGGCATTTTGAGAAGTAAAGAAATTACCAACATAAGGCTGATCTGAAACTTTGCGAATATTACCACTTTCGTCAGTATAGTCAGCGCCCATTGTTGCAGTCCAAACCTCATAATCTGGAGATTCAGTAATTAATTTAATCGCATATTCAGTTGATGGTAGCAAATAGACTGGGTCAGCGAAAGAAAACTTAGTCATAGATAGCACATTACCAGTGCTAGGTTTATCTGATACTTTAATATATCCTGGTTCTAATGTTCTTTCTGCTATGATAGAATCGCTTGGTAATCCATTTTCCACTTTACAAATTGCTACAGTAAATGGCAAGTATTCATCTGGATCAGTAGGCTTAGACTTAAAGAATAGATCAATAGAACTTAAAAATATTCCATATGAATTCTTCACTTGACCATTGACTATCTCATTAGCCTTTGGCGTGAAGAAAGTTTGTGCCATGTATTTTCTGTCATTTATTTTCTGTGTTTCTTGTAAAATACTTGGAACAGCCTGTTGATTGCTTGGAGTCTGTTCTCTCAAAACAAAATTTCTGGCGTTTTCAGTGGAGTTTAATTTACCTAGAACAGTATATTTGGATATTGCTCTCATTTTATAATTGTTGTCATTATGAGTTGCAGTATCTGTGATAGTAAATACTCTTTCTCCAGTCAACCATCGAAGTTTATCTTGCGAAGGGATATGGAATATTCCATATAGACCGCCAACGTCATCTACTTTATGCATTCCAATAGAATATACTGTATTTGACGTAGAGTATGATGGTAGAGTTGCATCAACAATTGCTTCTAAACATCCTAGTGCTGTGTTAGAAACTACTTGTAAAACATTGGCTGAGAAGCCCATATTTGTACCTGAAACAATATTAATATTGTTTCCTATTAATGTAGAAAGAGCATCTCTGGATAGATTATCTGTAGAAAGTATGATTGATCTATTTGGAATATTAGCAGTATTTGCGCCAGGAACCACTGAAGAGTATGCGCTGTATGCATTCGTAGAACTCATAGTGGTAAATGGAGTTCCATTTCCAGAATAGAGTAGAGTTTCAGTTGCCTGGAATCTTTGATTTGCATTCAAACTCTTAGCGAGTTTTACTGTAGTGTAACCCCTAGACAAATTCCAGACATAATGAGAAGTCGCAGAAGTTGACTGAACATTTGCTCTACCTGTTAGCGGTTCTACAACCAGGAATCCTACATTAGGATTTGCTGGATCGTAATCCCACTTCTTTACTTTTCCTAAGAATGTAAATTCTGGCTCCAATTTACCAGTATATGTGAGTAGATCTGCAGGAGAATTTTGTGCAGTTTGATATACAAGTTCATCAAGTTTAAAATCAGTTGCACTCAATGGATCATTAATTTTTTCTATTCTAATAGTTAAAAAATTATTGTTAACATAAATTAAATTTTGAGTTGCAGTTAATGAAGTGCCTAAGACTTCACCGTAAGATTTTGATGTTAAACCATAAATTCCTTGATTAACTTTAACCGATGTAAGTGCAGAACTAGAAGCAACATTGATTATAGAGGCTCTTTGACAAAAATTATTAACTTTAATTTCGTCTAGAAAATAATTTGGGACTGCGTCTGGTTTTAAATTTCTAGCAGCAAAATTTACATCATTCTCACGAATAAAAGGCGTTAGTCCAACTTTGCTTTGAGTGTATTCTGGATCTGTTTTACTTAAAAACAAATTTTCTTGGATTCTTCTGTTCTTATTTCTTCTGGATGATCCATACTTTACTTCGTCGTAAGCCGATGCCATGTTATTTTCCTCTTAAATTTACTATTTTAAATTATATAATCCAGAATCAAACGATCCACCGAGACCAGATCCAATAGTACCAGCAGATATGTACCCATTATCAATCCAGCCAGGAGCAAATATATTTGGATTGTTGCCAATAGAATCAGCATAATTTTGTCCAGTCCATTCCTTATTTAAGAATGTTCCCACAGCAACTCCAGCGAACGAAATCTTAATTGGAGTTGTAATTGTAGGCTCATATAGATTAGGATTGGTTGTATAGTTAGGTGCATAAATTACACTTCCACCAGCACCAGCAGGTTGATTACTTCCAACTATTAATGAATTATTATAATTAAATGTATTGTACTGATTTCCACCGATGCTTTGAATGAATGCATCAGTTAGTGCTGGATCAGAAGGAACTGCGTCTTGTTTAATCTCATAGAATCTTCCGATGCTGTCAGTTACGAGTGGTTGATGCTCTTGAGAGTAGAAGTAATCGCTTTCTGGAGTTAGCGTTACAAATCCCTCAAATTTACCAATAATTGCAGTTTGTACTTTTTCAGTCCCGTCAGCAGTGTAGTTCTTTTGAGTTACTGCAGGAACTTCGCTGTATGGTAGATTAATAAATTTGTCTTTAATTGCTGGTTCAGACAAAATATAAGCATAATCTGGATCATACATTGGAATAATTTGGAAAGAATCTAATTTCTTATAGCAAGTTAGTTTACCATTTTCAATTGAACTTGCAAAATCGTTGTTTACGTCAGCAACAGTTAGATCATTAAATTCGTCTACAAGAGTTCCATAAATTGGCTTGTTAATTTGTGGAGTTGAAGGGGATTTTGGAGGATTATTAATAATATCCTTTTCAGATTCCTTCAATCGAACAAATTCTTCTAGATCATTCAATCTTTGATCTATAGCAGCAATATCCTTCATGGTATATCTTCTGTTGTCGATATACTCTAGTCCTATTGATTGTACAGATGAAGTAAATGCAGGGATATTCAATCTATAGATCGCCATGGCGTTTTCGTTTTCGATTGGCTCTTGAGGTGCCAAAGAAGGAACGCCAGTCAATACTTTAAATTCTTTATCCTTTGTAACTATAACTTTATCAATTCTAGGTAGATAATAATCATAGTCTAACTCGAATGGATCAGTTGGCTTTTGAATATATGACTCATTAAAAATTTTATTTTCAGATACAACAAATATTCCAGTATTAGTTGAGGTGGATGTAAATGCAGTCGAAACAGTTACAGCCTGACTATTATTTACATTAGAAACTTTTCTAATTTGACCATTAACTTCAATAACACTACCAGTTGTTATAGGCGGAGTAATATTATTAGATAACAATGACGTATTAGCCTGAACGATCACTCCACCTGAAACAACATTAACTCTTGGTGTTAATTGTGTTTTTGACGTTGATAAGACAGAAGTTCCTGGTAATCTTATAGGACGAAGATCAATACAATCTCTTAGATTATAGATCTTTCCACCTTCGCTCTTGTATAGAGGTATTTGTTCATTGTTGTACATTGTCTCAGCATAAGATTTGGCTGAAAGATGACCTATACCAGTGTGAGTGAAATAATCAAATAAAACTGCGGTCTGACCACTTGGTGGCTGAGCACCTGGTTTTAAAATGATAGAAGCATGATCATAATAATTATCATTTTGACCGCTATCTAAAATATAACGATCTGTAATGTCTAGTGATGCAGAAGTAGGCTCTACAGTTAAACTTCCTGAGTCATAAACTTTGCTGACTTTAATTACATCAGAAACATACAGAGATTGTTTTTCGCCTGGGAGTTTATTAATTACGTCAGATGTTTTATACCAAGCAATACCATTGGCTGAATTAACTCTTACGTTAAAGTTTCCTAGTAATGCACTTCCGCCTGCAGCAGTATCACCTGCTGTTAGTGTATTATTAGATTTAATTAAAGTCTTGGTTCTTTTTGTATTTGAGACTGATTGTAGTTTTACTGTCACATAAACATCTGCGTCAAATAGTGCACCAGAGCCACTGTTGGTGAAGATAGTAATTTGATTATTAGTATCTTTGAATACACTTCTACCTGGCGCAGTTAAATCTAGCGGTTTACCAGCATTAGATCCAGCAAGAGGTATTACAATAATATTTTCTAAAATTTCTGCTGCAGATACGTTTTGACCTTCAGTTCCAAAATCGAATATTCCTTGTTCTGGACCTGCTAGACCAAATACATAAGAACCATTTCCCCCACCAAAAGAAACTCTTCTAGTCAATCTTCTGTGTAGATTTACATTCTTATCGCTGTCGTATCTGATATAATAGTTAGGCAATTCAAAAATATTTTTGTTAAAGGTTGTATCTTGCAAGAAAGTTCTTTCAGTTTGATCAATACTTGATCGAGCAACATTAGCCTTTAGACCTGCTGCAGCAGCAAAAGTTGTTGAATTTGGTACAACTAATGACTCAGCAGAACTCATTGGTAGTGATATTGAAAACATATCGCCCTGTTGGACGACTGCTGAGAGTTTAGTGCTGAGTCCTGCAACTTGACCAGTTCCATCATAGCGAGTTATTACTGCGCTAGAACCCTTTGCGTTGCCAGTTAAAATTGTAAGTATACCATCAACATACGAGCCTGTGCTGTTAGAAAAATATAGTGGTAGATAGATTTCATCTAGATAATTAGAATTCTTTTTAGCGTGACCGATAATTGGAGTAAAATTAATATCAGTCAAATAAGTTGAGTATACGTTTGCGCTACCAGAGTAATCAAAATTTCTAATTCTAGCAGTACCAATTCTAGTTGCATAGTATGTTCTAGAATCACCATCTAAACTTACTGCATTTTTATTCGCGCAGTGAACATCTACTTGCCTTAAATCTTTGCTGAACGGAAAACCTGATGTGCCAGAATCTACGTCAGTAATATCAAGTTTATTGCCATAATAAACTGATAGATTGTATGTGTTACTTGACTTATAATCTCTGGCTCTTCTGGCAGAAATTTTAGTCGTTCCTACAGTTTCAAACTCGAACCCCTTAACATAAGCCTTTCCTGGCTCAATGTTAATCATAAATGTTTCAGTATTTTCTGGAAGTCCAGGAACATTATTTGCGCTTAGATTAATTCTAAATGGCTTAGTTGCATAGTTGCCAGATTCGTCGTATGTTCTACGTGCAAGAGTTTTTTCTAACTCAGAATAAATCGGATAACTGACTTGTTTTGTGATTACACCGTTTTCAACACGAAGCAATTCAAAAAATCTACTGTCATCTACAGAAGTTATAGTTCTTTTAGCCAAAACTAGATTAAATTTATATCTATGTGCGCCTGGGGCTTGGTAGTTGAATGATTCTTGTGCTGGATCTAATAGAGCACTATCTTCGCTTTCTGTTACTACACTATCGTCAATTTCTAATCCAATACGATATGTTGGAGTTGAACTGTAAGGGTCAAGAACTATAGTTTGTGGTGCTACGTTTACAAAGTATCCACCAACGTAGAAAATACCTTGGTTAATAGAAACTACAGATCCAGTTCCAGTAAAGTTGCTAATAGCCACATTACCAGTTTCTACATTCCCAGCAGTAAATAGAGTTTGCCCTGACCCGAAAACGCTACCTCTTAGATATTTTATCAATATGGCTCTGTCGTCACCATCAGAATAAGTCTGAATAACTCTGGCTCTTGTTCTAGGGACGAGGGAATTGAAAACAGTTAATCCATAAAAATTGTCAACATCAATATCTTTTCCATTGTATTGTTTGTCAAGTTTTACATATATTACAGACGTGTCTAAAGTTAGATGACCGCCAGTTACTGGAGAACCATCTTGAAAAATATGATTACCAAACTGTTTAATTTGATTTTGAATAATAGACTGTATCTGAGTTAATTCGCGAGCCTGAACTGCATATCCAGGACGAAAAAGGATACGCATATAGTTCTTCTCTAGCGCACCATTGGTCGCCTCAAAATCATCCCAATATGGCTCTGCATTAAAATCTGTCATTTAGTTTACCTTTAAAATTCCAGAACAAGTTTTACGGAATCTGTTTGATTTGCCATTCTTATTACTTTTTGTCTATTTTCAGCATATAATATTTCACCTGAAAAAATATTTATATCAGGTTGGGTTACTGAGAAAATTTGACCAAAAATACTTGGAGTATCCTTCTGTCTTAGCACTTCAGAGACTATTGCAGCAGAATTTCCAGAGATATTATTCACATAAACCACAGACTGAACCTCGTCAAAATATAGTACATTCGCAGTAAATGTCGCGTCAACATAGTTACCTGTACTTGACACATAAACGATCTGATCGTTGGCGAATCCAGGGGCTGCAGGAGACTCAACATATATTCTGGTATAGGTAGGTATAACTGCACTAGTTGCGACTTCGTTATTAGTCAATCTAGGGTTTCTCACCAAAGAAACTTGTCTGTATTCTGTAACTTTAGTCCCAGTTGCAGAATCTACTACAGGTAGATTCCCATTTACGCTACCTTGAAAGTCCACTGAAACCATTCTATCTGAAGAACCGAGTTCCCTCATAGAATTAGAACCATGCCCATATAGAGGGCTAATTATTGGTTTTAGAGTAGCAGCAGTCCCTGTTTGCGTTTGAATACTGTCGCTGATTACAACCGATGCCCAAGTATAATCTTGACCACCATTTGTAATGTTAACTTTAGTGATTACACCTTGAACGACATTTACTGTTGCAGTTGCGCCTGTGCCATCGCCTATAATAGTTACGATAGGGTAATTGCTCTGAGTAGAACCATTAAAATATCCAGTTCCGCCTGAAATTATGTCTATAATGTCTATTCTACCAGCCTTTCTATTAGCAAAAACTAGATTATCATTAATAACTGGCATATATTTAGAATTGAAGAATCTATTTTTCAATCCAGTTGGGATTGTGTACATGTATTTCCACTTATATCCGTCGCTAGTTTCGATAAATGGATTTTCTGGTAACTGCCCGCCAATAGTAATTTCAGGTTTTACAGTAGAAACAGCAGAATTATTATTGTATAAACACTTAAAGACTTGATCTTCTGAATTTCTAACATAGAATTTATTTGCATATTGCGGACTAGTATTTACAATTTTATAGATCGTTTGAGCCAATACGTCCTGTGATGCAGCAATGGCAAAATTGGAATTTACTTGAATGAAATCGCCTGCAGTATTAACTCTCACAACTTCCTTCAGTTCACCCTTAATTTTGATAAAATCTCCAGAGTTTATAACTGGATTGCTCGTCAAAAAGTTAATTGCATTTGCATTTACAGTATTGGCTAGACCAGTCTTTACATTAACATTTCCTCCTGCAACAGCAGTCTCGGAAACTTTAATATACAGATTTGCTGTTTCAGTGTACTGTGTGTATACAGTCCCAGAAGTCCAGTCTACTCTAGGAATAACTGCCTGAATGTCGCTCGATAATACCTTTTTGAGTATGAAGCCGTTTCTAAAAATAGTATTTTTGTAGTCTGTAGTATCATATGGAGCCTCAGGAGAATCTGGGACTCCAGCAACTGTTGGCCAAGAATTAGCCTTACCTAACAGTACATACAAAGAATCGGCAGAATCTTCGAAATTCTCTGCACACTTTATGTTAAAATCTCTAGTTATAATTGCTGCCATTTGTCAACCTGCCCCTCTAAAAGAGATAATCTCATAATCTACTACGTTTAGTTGTGGTATTTTAGCGTAAACAACATTTCCAGTTTGTGTAACTGCTGAATTAAATGTTAAATTATTTTGAGCGATTCCAAGGATAGTTCTATCAAACTGCGTTGCACCAATGTTAAATCTTATAGCGTCATTTATACTCAATATTGTGTTTATAGGATATGTGTTGTTAATCAATTGACCAACCGCAGAACCAGTATTTGTTGAAATTCTTCCATCACCGACTCCACCAATAGGAGATTCTAGGCGAAGTTCATCGTTATTAATAATTTGCGAAACGACTCTAGAATACTTTAATCCATCATATTGGGCACCACTATTTATGATTAGAATATCACCAACATTGACTGTGGTGAGCCAGTTGGAACCATTACCATATACGACATTGCTAGCAAAACTTGTGTTAGCGTTTGTGGATGCATTGGTGTTAACTGTAAAGACGTTTGAGGTTGCGACTCTGATTGTTTCATTCAAATCACCTTTAATCAAGTATTTTGAGAGTAGTTGCATACCAGCGGGGTGTGCTACTCTGTACATTGTTTCTTTATAATCTGATAGAGGAACTTCAGACTGAATTTCATATGAGTAATTGTGATAATAGTCTTTGTTTTGTATTTTTTTATCTGAACTTATATGTCCATCAGTATTCAAATAGAATCCATTGTATTTGATCAATCCACTTAAAAATTCTGCATTGGCTTTAGCCTTACCATTACCATAAATGTATGGATATGCTCTAGGTTTGGCTTCATTTATTCCCTTGTAAGAAATAGATTCAGTTGCAGTAGAAATAGTCGCTGTAATATTTTGCGATGCAGTATTGATTTTAATTGTTCCTGGAGCCAGCAGAGTGCCATTGTAGTCAAACACTCTAATAATAGTGTTAGATACATCTCTGTGTGCGCCATCAACTACTCCACTGAATATAGCATCAGCATTAGTTGAACCTGGACCTTGCCAGACGCTATCTCCGCTCATAATAGTTGCGTCAGGAAGTAGTCCTTGGACTGCTATATCAATAATCTTTAATGATACTTGAGGGTTAGATTCATAATCAAATCCTCTATTTTTAATATCGAAAGATTGGATTGCGCCAATATCGTTTACAGTTGCTGTAAATAGTTCTCCGTCGCTCAACGTGTAAATATTAAAAGTGGCTCCAGATCCAGTAGATTGACCGCCAGTAGAATTAGTGATTGTTATTGATGGTGGTTTAAAATAACCTTCGCCTCGGTTAGTTATATTGACCGCAGTTATTTTTCCGTTTTGTATAACTGGAGTTGCAGTTCCACCATAACCAGTTCCGATAAATTGAATTTTATCTGTTGATGAATAGTTAGAACCTTGATTCAAAACTTCAACTGCGCCAATTTTACCAGTACCTCTAACATCTGGTCTAAAATCTATCAACAGAGTCATGTTTAAAATTGTCGCTGCGTCTATGTTACTGTCAAATAGTCTGTCCAAATACAATGTTTTAGTCATAGTTGGTAAGTTTGGATCTTGAACCACATAATCAATAATATTAGCATAATGTGCAGTCTTACCTACGTCAACGAATAATCTTGCACCAGTATAATATCCGCTTTGTGTGCTGTAACTTGGATTATTAGGATTCAACTTTATAGTTTTATTTGTTTTGTTGTATTCTAAAAATTGTCCAGAAGGAATAGTAAAGAAACCAGAATCTATAGAATAGTCTGACTCATATACTGATATTGCATCAAATGTAGGAGGAGAATTAAAAAATGATCCTCTTTCTGGAAGAGTGATAAAACGGATAGTTCCAAGCCTCATAGTCTCGAATGATAATGCTCTACCGATTTGAGTGTTGGCGTTAGCAAATAATCTAAGTTGACTAGTTCCTGATGGTGTTACTCCCAATGGAGATTCTAATGTTGCTATTTTAGTAGTTCCATTATAACTAGAAATTACTGCAGAATTAGGAGATGCAGCAGCACCTGTACCACCAATAACCTTTAGTACAAATGACTGATAGTAATTATCTATAGAACTTGGATTATATGTTGTGCTGTATAGATTTACTGTACTTACAGTATGTCCAGAACCAGTTGTAAAATTAATATCAGTTGCAACATTTTCGAATGAATATCCGCTAATGGAATCATTCAGTAAAGTATTGCGTTTATAAAACAAGGCATCAGTATTAAATGTAAACAACTCAGAATTGCCAGTAGTTTCCCAAATAGCATCAATTAAAACATTAGCGCCAATACCTGTTGTTGAACTTACGTTTACAATTGAATTAGGAGAATCTCTGAAAAGATAACCACCCTTAACTAAGGTAACATATTCAATATCACCGATACTCACTTCTTTTACAGTAGCAACTGCTGAAACGGCATCAGGAGAATCTTCATTCAATCCCTTATAGAAAACAACTGGGTCTCCAATATTATAACTCTTTCCTGATTGAACTTGACCAAATCTATTTCTAGATAGAGTCAAGTTAGAAATTAGAGAAACAATTTTAGATTTAAATGTTTTCTCAGTCCCATTGTCGACATACTTTACAATAATATTTTCGTTTGTGGTAAATGGTTTCTTAACATTCGAGACATATAATTCTACGAATTCTCTACCAGTATCTTTATCTACAGTCTTAACTGCATTTTCTATGACGCATGTGGTTTTAGAGGTTTCGCCTACACCTAATCTTCTTTCTAATAGATTAAAGTCTAAAGAATCATATTCATTTAATTCTACTTTATAGATACTAAAAGAATTAAATATTTGAGTTGGTTCTGAGTTAGCGTTAATAAATGGGACTTCAGTGTTAGCGAAATCTCCAAGGCTGTTTACAGTCAAAACTTTTCTCTTTTGACCGCCAATTCTAATATATGAATTGGCAACCACACCAGAACTAATTAAATTAAATCCATTTGCTCTTACCGTATTTGCTGTTGATACAAATACGTTTACATTCGCAGAAGGGATTAGAGTAATTTTATCAGTTAGTGCAATTCTAAGAGCCTGTGGCAATTTCCACTTACCATCTGAGGCTCTTAAAATATCTTCTTTAGGAAAATAGACATCAATATCCTCACCATACAAAACTCTAAAGAGAAATTTAAAAGAATCAGCAGTTCCTTTTTTAGCATAAAATTCTCTTGCTGATTTAATTATCTTTTCTTTAGATAATTCGGATTTTTCTGGAAAATCTGGTATTATTTTTTGTTTAAAATATGTTAGTAGATCTGCTCTAGTAGTATCTAAGTCAGCATAATCATACAAATTTCTATTTGTATATACTGCTTTATCTTCCTGTTCTAGATACTCATAATATTTCTTTATAAATGTCACGAATTCAGGGTGATCTGCTCTGATAAAATCAGGCAGTTGAGCCTCAACAATTGCTGTAATATTATTATTTGCAAACATTATTCGATTGCTTGAACTTCGATGTTAATAGAAACTGTATCTGTATCATCTATTGTTAGAATTCTATTTCTAGATGAACTAAAATAATTAGTTGCTGGTTTAGCAGTAACTGTTAAAGCCTTTGATGTATCCAAAACATCAACTGGATTTAATTGCGACAAAGTTATCTTGCCATCAAAATAATCAACTGTTCCTACTTTAGGATTAAATATGGTTTTAATATTATTCTCATCAAAATAGTAACTTCTTAAAATACCATATCTGCCTTGAACTGAAACAGAGAACGTTGCAGAAGTTTGTAATTCATCTTGATAGTACAAATATGCCGTTGCTGATTTATAGTTAATTCCAGGATTATCTACAACAACTGATGTAAGTTTTCCGTTTACTAATACTGGATAAGCATTTGCTCCTACGCCATCTCCAGATATTACTATGGAAGGACTAGACTCATAAATTTTAGTAGATGATAGAATTGAAATTTTTTCAATTCCAGAAGATGATCCAGGAGTTTCTTCAATAAAACAAGTTCTTAGAACACCTTGTGCATCATATTGAGTGTATCCTGGAGATGAGAAAATTCTATATTTTGGATCTTCTCTTGAAATAGGAACGCCGAAATTGAAGGTGTAGTTTCTTTCTGTATTTAATTGAGGAACTATTCTCTTTTGAATGGTGCATTGTGCATCGCTATATCCGATAGAAATTTCGCAGTCATCAATATTTCTTAGTAACTTTGAGATTTTAAATTTACTATTAAAATCATTCAATTCATTATTTCTGTATGTTATAATTGCATTTCTAACTAAAGTTTTTATAGCATCTTCAGATCTTGTTGTTTTTGTTGGATCGTAGTATACTGTTGCGAAAACATTTAAGAAATTATAGTCAACATCAGCAAACTCTGGAATTACAGTTGCCACACAGAGAGGTTTAATGATGTTGTTGATAACATTTAATTTTTCTGATTCAGTTATTTCATATCCAATAGTTGGTTTAGCAGCGACAAATACTTTACCATAAACTGGCGGATCATTTTGTTCTCCACCCCAAACATTTACTGATTCAAAATATGGATATTTTGCATTAATGAGAGAAATAATATCGCCAGTAGTTACGCCACGATTACCTGATACGAAAACTTTTGGTGCAATAGTTCTAACTCTATCGACTGATTCTTGAGATGCACCACCACTGGCTGCCTCCAAAGGATAAATGATGTGCGTACTTAGACCATTTACGCTTTCAATCAAAGTAAATGCATTGGCTTTGTTTGCAGAAGCGCCATTGGTCTTTAGATAAGTTGCAGTAACTAAATTTCCATTAGTTAATCCTTTACCTATCACATTATCGCCGAAATAGATTTTGTACTTTCCATTTCTGCTTTCGTCTATGTAAAAAACAGGGGAAGTAGTTGTGACGGTAGTTGCATCAGTTGACAGTGTAAACTTTTCTGACTTTAAACTTGTTGCAGATTCTTGAACTACAACTTCTAGAGTGCTAGTATCTATTCCAGTATCAGGAAGTTCAAATGTTTGAGCAGGATTATTAGTTGCATTAAATGCAAACGTATAAGATAGTGGCTGACCTTGTTTGATGTAGAGATCATCGAAACAAAATCTTCCACAGGCAGGATCATATTTACCTACAGTTGCTTCTGTATTGACAAAAGTATATGAAATTGAGTCAATAGGAGAAGATTGGAATTTGGTGAATTTAGGCAGAGTTAGCGAGATTTCTGAATTATTAATTGGTCTGGTGATCTGTAGATCAATTTTTGCTCTGGCTGCTGTGCTAGAGACTGGCGTATAGCCTAATAGTTTAGCGTGAGAAACAACTGAATCTCTTAGAACCGCTGTATCCAAAAACATTTCATTAGCAATCATATTGTTGTAATATGACATGTAGTGAGTATTATATGCTAGAATATCCAATAGCACATTTATGCCAGCAGCCTCGAAGTCAAAGTCAGTAAATTCTGACTGATCGCGCAAAAAGTTCTTGAGATTATTCTTAATATCAGAGAAGTCTAACTCTGTTATAACCAGTTTTTGGTCTGTATTTGCCATCAGCGGACCTTTTCTAGGAATAGATTAATAGTTACGGGTGCTTCTAAATTATTAGTGTAGAAACTCAAAGAAACAACATATCTGTTTTCTTCAGGCTGAGCCTCAACTTTTAATGACTGTATGGTAACACGAGGTTCATAATTAGTTATTGTATTTTCTATTTCGGTTCTAAGTACATTTGCAATAATAAATGAAACATCTTCGAATAATAAACTTCTAACCCTTGACCCATAGTTAGGCTGGAACGGTTTTTCAAATCTATTAGTGAGTAGAAGGTTTCTAATTGCACCTATAATGGCTGAATTGCCAGTTCTTTTCACCAAATCTTTTGTGACTGGGTGAGCCTGGAAGTTCAAATTTAGGTCTTTATACTCTCTAACTTCTAACGACATTTAATATTCCCATTTTCGTAGTATTTAGCAAGGTTTCGCGCAAGGATCAACGACTTCAGGAGGATCAGTTGGCTCTGGACCGATAATAATATCGCCATCATTTCCAGTTGATCTTTCTTGTTCTTCTTCAAAGTCTGGGTATGGATCGTCATTTTCGACTGTTCTTCCACCGCCATCGTCTACGAATGGCTCAAACTCGCGATCTGGAATATCTGGAGTCTTAAAATCGGCATCTATCTGGTCAAAAGTCTGGATTAAATTGCTCTTTGTGGCGGCGCAACCATCTGGGTGTGTTTTTGGATCTGGAGCCAATATGAGGTCTAGATAGTCGTCTGAGGTTGTATTTCCAGTCGAGGATTTCTTCTTAGAGCAAGAGATATTGAACATTTTCAATAGACCATTCAATAGACCCTTAACGGCATTAAATGCTTTGAGGTCATCTTCTATGATCGTGTTTACCTGTTTTATAGTATCATCAACCAAAGTGGTCTTTTCGTCTAGATATACAGCGAGTTGACTATCCGTAAATGATCTAATTGCGTCGTCTTGTAGATCTTCCACTAGATCTTTAACAAGTTTATTCACATTACTGATAAGTTTGCTCTGTGTCAACGATTTAGTAACGTCTGATGGGTTTCTGGCTTGTACAACTCTGACCTCTCCAGTTGGAGCAAGATATCTTGTACTCAAATCCTCAGTTAAATTTCCACCCATATTCCCTGTAAGTTGGTCTAGGGCATCAAATGTACTTAAAATGTCATCAACGTTCATTCCTTCGTTAAGTCTAATGAAGGATGACTCAGACATAATCTTTTTAATTGGTTTGTTATTGAGTAATGTTAACGGCGCATCAACTTCAATTTTATCTTGTTGGACTGAAACAACGTAAAATTCTTTCTCGTCATACAAAACCTTATCATTAACAGCCAGCACACCCGTAAAATCTACGCCGATTCCAGATATAAAGGTATCCAAACAGAGACTACTTGCAATAAATTCTGATTTGACGTTTACAGTTAAATCTTTTTGAGCCTCAAGCGTTGATGGGAACTGAGTATTAGTTAAGATGGCATACTCTTTACCCAATTCAACTGACTGAGCAGAAGATCTGAATGGCGTCTCGACTACTAAAAACTGTCCAGCAGGGTCAATTTCAGATACTCTTTTTGGCTCGCCATTAACTCTAATGTGCATACCAGGATAAATGGATAGATTGGATAGGTTTAGAGTAGAAACTGAGTCGCTCAAGACCTTTACAGAGTTGGCTGAGACGTCTACGCTGACCGTTCCGGTGGAAATAGTATTGTATAATTTGCCTATAACAGTTGCTTCTTTCCATCCAACAACCAAAACATCGCCAACACCTACAGACGGATACACTTCTTTGGATGTATTCGGTAATATGAGTCTGCTGGAAACATTTACAGTAGCCCCTGAAATCGCAACATTGCCATAAATTGGAACTGTTACGAATGTTTTATCTTCTGGAGCAACACCAGATAGTTGATCGGTGTGATTTTTAAACGATTGAACTGAGTCATATAGCGTGTCGCCTAGAACACTCAGTTCAGACATTGAAAAACCTAGGAATTTTTGGTTTGCTGCGCCTTGAGCATTACCAATTTTTTCCATCAATTTAGTTCTAGCCTGAGAAACTATAGAACTATTATTTGTGAAGAGGGCTGGCAGAGAATTTTTAAATCCTTCAAACCCATTATCAGTCCATTTACGCAAACTAGCACTTAAATCATCTAGCGCAGGAGTTATAGGGTTTTTGAAATGGTCTTTTTGAGCATTTACCCAACTTTTACCAGCCTTAATATTTTCTTTAATAGTTTTTATTAGATCCTGTAAGCCCTTTGGAGGAAAATTAGTCTTTCCGAATGGGATAGGCGATCCCGTGAAGGTGATGGAAAGCGTCTGCAGAAGCGGAATTCCGCCAATCAGACATAAAATCCATTTTATGACTTTACTTAAACTTAAGAAAGCACGTTCTCCTCGGTCTTAACCTTTAATTTTTCTACAGGATAATCCAAAGAGAGACAAAAATCATATTCTTCTTTGGTAATTGGGATATTTTTGACAATTTTTTCAAAAATTGGACGAAACTTATTTACATCTTGCGCTGAACAACACATTTATTTATTAGCCCGAGGTAAGAGCAACTGACGTATTAGCATTAGCGAAAACATCAGTAAACTCTTTACGATTAGATGAGGTTGTTTTTACAAGATTATTAGCCACTGCTCTATTATAGCGTGATGCTGGTTGCGCAGCCTCAGGTGAATTTGGCAATACAACCACAGGAGGAAGAACATTGGTGATTACAGTATCAATCATACTAGTCAAGCCTACAGTAAATACTGTTGCTGCTGAAATTTTAACACTTTCTGTTGCCTGTACAACTGCTCTGGTAGAACTTGAAAGAGCAGCGCCACCCAAACCGCCAAATGCGCCAAATTTAGTTTCACCTCTCAAGTCCATTTGTTTAATTGCAGTTCCTCTGATATTGTTATCAGCATGCAGATTTATATCCTGTAGCGAGGTTGCATTTATATTCTTGCCCTTCAACTTTAAATCTGAAGTAGAAATAAATTCAATGGAATCTGCTTCGATTACTAGTTTACCATTGACTCGTATGTAAGAATCGCCTTGCACAGTTTCACTTTTATCACCATTGACGTATTCTTTACTGTTACCCATGGTTACGTCATATTTGTGATTAAATGTTTTCTGCTTGACTGAACCTGTTGGAAGAAATTCTAGCGTTGAGCCAGTTCTATGGGAAATTTGCACTCTTTCGAATCCAGCAGTATCGTCTATTTCTATGGTATGACCAGATTCTCCATAGATCACATAATTGTATGGATACTTTGCATTGTAACTAGGGAATGGCTCATTCCAGAAAGTTCCATTTGAGGTTTTAATACCAGAGACTCTGTTTTTTCTCTGAAAACTAATCGGAGTTTCTTCAATAGAACTTGCTCTAATACCCAAATAATTCTCGCCTTCATCTGCTCGGCTCGGTCTGGCAAGTCTGTGAGTGGTTGGCTCATTTAAGTGTTTAGTCGGGTATCTGGCTGGAGTTTTAGTTGTTACATTAGGTCCAGATGCATTGGTTGTAATTCTAGAATTAGCAACAGCGCGAGGGAATCCTGCTTCGGCTTTTTGTTCTTCAGTGTATGGATCGGAGAATCCAGTATTTGATTCTTCAAATTCTTCAGGTATTCCTGGAACAGTTCCTAGAAGTATGGGAAACTTGCCATTTTTACCATCAGCCATGAAACCAAAAACGTGTTCGCCTTCTGCTGGTGGCTTTACTGTGTTAGATCCAAATGGAACAACTGGGTGAGCCCATTCTAAATCTTCCGTAGCAATCTCATTTTTATTTGCTGAGTGTGCGCCGAAGAAACGAATCTTACATCTGCCCAAATGCAATGGATCATCTCGGCTTTCGACTACACCGAACCACCAAACGAAACTACCCATACCCATGTAAGAATTTTCAATATCACTCATAGACTTCTAGCCTTTATGAAATTTTCAGAAGAAGAATCGCTGAACCCGACAGAAGTTTTTAGCGAGTTCTTGGCTAAAGAAAGAATTGTTTGGTGTCCTCCAGAAGGAACTATTACATGTCTGACGTTTGTTATTAGATAGTTGCCTGACAGATATGGGTCAAGTTCTCTATTTGACTGAGAGTTTACTGTAAATCCTGGTAAATCTAACTCGACAACATACCCAACTGAGAATGCCATGTTACCTGGCACCGTACAAGAGTCGATAAAAATGTTATTTAATAGATTTAACTGACTTTCGCGTTGTAGCAATACTCTTTCTACGTTTGTATCTGTTTCTCTATAGACTGTGTTTCTATAGTTTATTTGTGAGTGATCTTTGTTTGTCAAAGAAAAATAGTAGTTAGAGTCATAAACATCATACACACTTTTATTATCTCTGTTTTTAGAATTCCCAACAGGTAAATTTGCTTTGTCTATAAAGTTGTTTTTATTTAAATTGGCAGCAGTATACTCATATTCTGTATATTTTTGTCTGACTAAATCTAATGTTGACAATTTACCAGAATATGTTAATTTTTTAGTTGTTTCCCAAAGGTCTATAGACTTCTTAATATTGAAATCTAATATGGTTGTTGAATTAACATATGGAGAATTTTTCTCCACTGCCATTTTAGCGCCATCATAAGTTAGTTTTGTTACAGCACCTCTAGCAAATAATCTGCTCAGAGAGGCAAAATTATATCCGTCTTTATTTTCAAAAAATAGATATGGCGATTCAGTATCATTGTATGCTTTTTTCTCCATCAATTTTATTGCATCGAATGGAGATATTCTAGGAACGATTACTTTTTGAATTCCGCTGGATGGCTCAAATTCTCCAAGTTTATTTTCTTGAATTTTTAAGTTTTCTCTACAAATACTCAAGATATAATCAGTTACAGTTTTTCCTGTGTATGCCTTTGATATGTTTATTTGATTTGAGAAGATTTGCTCTTCAGAACAAAAATGCAAAACGTAAGTCTGATCTTGAGATTTAGTAGGTTGTCGATTTGAAACTTTGTAGATTCTGTAGATTTTATCAAATTTAATTGAATCTACAGGTTCTCTTGGGCGCTGAAAACTGATTCTAATGAACTCATTTCCTCTAAATTGTAACTTAGAGATTAAATTTATTCCGTCAAATATTTGTATTGTTCCAGTTATGCAACTCTTAAAGATATCTTCATATATGTTCAATACGTTATAAATCGGTGGGCTGGAGATATCTATGACTTCTCCGCGTGCTGTGATAATCGAGATAGTATTAACTATAACATCTCGAGTCGAAGTATTGTTCTGCGAAGTAAGAGCAGATTTTTCGCTATTAACTTCAGCCATTTAAAATATTTTCCAGTTCCATACTCATTGCTTGCGCATATTCGGGTTTCAATATTTTAATTTGTCTTTTAGACTCATTAACTTCAGTTTCATAATCAAAAATAGAAACTGGTATGTATGTTGATTTTATTGATAGAGTTGAGGATATAGGTGAATTAGGGTCTGAGTTATTCTGTCTAAACACAATTGTTTCTGTGGTTGGTGAATTTGTTATTTTATTGACTAGTGAATTCGAAATATGATTGTATTGTTCTAGTGTCACTATGCATTCTTCTGTAGTTGTTGATGTTATACCGTTTACTTCAGAAAGAGTCTTTTCAATTTTTAAAACGTGATGGTGCGGCGGATTTATAGAAAACGATTCTTCTATAGTATTTAAATTGTATTTTTTTAGGATATAGTTTTCTAAAGATTGTGCTGATAGAGGAAAATCAAACTGTGGATCTATCAGATCATTAGTCAAGCAAATTATCCAGTGTAACTTTGGGTCGCCATAATGTTTGTAAGCCACTATCTCTGGAGTATCGCCATCTTCTATTTGATACTTGTTAAATGCAAAAGCATTAGTTAAGACTGAACTCTTAACTTTAAACCTTGAAAAAATGTTTGTTATGACTTTAGGGCTTTGATTTTTAAAATCAAATGAGTACAGTGTTTTAGGTATTGATCGAAAGAATTGCATCTTAGTATCCTGCTAATACGTCAAATTTATCCAGAATGACTGTTTCCTTAAACTGTAGTTGCAATCTAGTTTCAACTGGAGCACCATCATAAAAAGATGCATATCCATTTGGAGAATAGTCGACAGATATATCGGTTAAAACGCATTTCTTAGTTTTAAACAAATATGGATTTGAGGAGTCTGTTTTATCATTATAGAATTCTATCTCAAACCGAGATGGAGGAATAAAGTATCTTCCAGTCGTTCCTGATGGAATCTCAGGTGAAGAATGATGTTTTAGCAGATTAATAATTCCAACTATAGTCGCAGCCTCTGATTGGTTTCTAGGAACGAGTCTAAAGTCGAAGGTAAAAGTTCTAAGGTTAGGAGATTTGTATAGCATCTCAAGTTGAGGATTTATAGCCTTGCCAGTTGTAGCAAATACTAACGCATTGGTCAGTTCTGGCGAAACTTGCAAGACGTTTCCTGCCAAAGATGCTGCCCCTTCAACTATAAATGCGTCTCTAGTGGCTGCACTACCAGTCTTAGAACCTAAAGCCTGAAGGAACAATCCTGCCCCACCCAAGGTTGAAGTTAGACTCAATTCATCATATGAATGGCTATAGTTTGTTGATATTCCATCTGGCATAAAAAGCGCAATGGCTGCAGCCAATTGGTCAGCATTTCTATTCAAAGAGAAGTTGCTAAAACTTTTCTTAACGTCTGCAACTATATCTTCGCTGCCTATAATAGATTCTCCGCCTTTTTGCACCAGACCTGTCACGCCGCTTTTAAGTTTATCTACACCATATGTCGCAGCATTAACTGCAGCAGCGCCTAAAGATCCGCTAGATTCAACGGCATTTAACCCCTGTCGACCTAACTCGGCAGCCTTATTTGCTACTTCTGAGAATTTTTCCCCAACTACTCCTATCCCAGCCCCGATACTGGTTTGCGTAGGATTTTGATTTTGAGACTCAACTTCTCCTGTTACTGTTGGAAAAATCTTAAACAGAACATGAGGCATATCTTTTTGGTTTAAATCTAGAGGAAAAGTCAAAACATTTAATTGACTTTTTTTGTATCTGATAGCCTCTCTTAATTTTTCTTGCGTTTGTTTAGTAGAAGATACGCCTACTTCTGGGACCCCGTCTTCGCCTATAGTACCGCCGCCCTCAATAAACTCTGGAAGAACTTCATAGGATACAGGCTTCTCATCTAAGGTTATCTTCATCTATGATTTCTCTATAAATAGTTGATGGCGTACAGCGGAAAATTTAGTCCTAAAAACCCTAATAAATATTTAGGCGACCCTACGAACATATGGTATAGAAGTTTGTGGGAGCGTCGAGTCATGGTGCATCTGGACTGTGACCAAAACGTGTTACATTGGTCTAGTGAAGAAATAATCATACCATATTTATCCCCAGTTGACAATCGTTGGCATCGTTATTTCCCAGATTTTCTAGTGAAGGTTAAAAACAGGGCTGGAGTGGTCGAAACCATAATTATAGAGATTAAACCCTCCAAACAAACAGTTGCACCTCAAACTAAAAAACGAGTAACCAGACAATATATCAAAGAAGTCGCAACTTATGGTATAAATGAGGCTAAATGGAAAGCCGCTGACGAGTACTGTAAAGACCGAAATTGGACATTTAAACTTGTAACTGAAAAGGAATTAGGTATCTAATGCCATCTCTATTTGATAAATTGAGTAAAGAAATGACAGCCGCTGGGATTCGCCCAAGAACCCAAGCCGCTAGAAATTGGCTAGGAGAGAAACTCTATAGTCTTAAAATGCCATCCAATAGATCGAACGTCCTAAATGACGCCAAGAGAGTTACGTCTAAGATGTTTATCGGTAGAATGTATTTCTACCACTATGACCCAAAATACAAAGAAACTCTACCAGTTTGGGATAAATTCCCGCTAGTCATACCAGTCAACACCTATGACAATGGATTTCTAGGTCTGAATCTCCATTATTTGGATCCATACACCAGATTGGTTTTGCTGGACAGGCTCCATGACTTCATAAACAATACCAAATACGACGATACAACCAAGTTTAATCTATCCTATGACCTTTTGTCGAAGTCCAGAAGATACAATATGATAGAACAGTGTACAAAAAGATACTTATTCCAGCACATCAGGTCTTCAATTATCTACGTTGAACCAGACCAATGGGAGTCAGCCATATTCCTTCCAACAGAAAAGTTTATCTATAATTAACTCAATAAATATAGATTAGCCTTCGGAGATTCAAGTTAAATGGAAACACCTTCACTGCAAAAGTTTATGTCGCAGGACTTCTTGAAGTCTTCGCAATTTTTAGTGAGAATACCAGTCGTTCCATTTATCGAGCAAGGAACTTTTGATATGAGAGAGTTTATGACTCTATGCGAATCTGTAGAGTTTCCTGGAAAAACAGTACAGACGGTAGACTATAAAATACCAGGCAGAAATAAAATCAGAGTTGGTTATTCCAGAGAAGATAATGAAATAACCACAACATTTGTCCATAATACTAATATCCCAGTCTATGACTTTTTTAATTCTTGGGTAGAAACGTGTTTTGGTGGAGGTTCTGCAGGACTTCCAACTACAAGAAACTGGTACTTTGACGAGACTGTTGCTGATATAGAATTGCTACAATTTTCAGATATTCCATACGGAAGAAATAAAATTTTCGGCGGACTATCTGCATTTTTAAATAGTGTTGACAAAATTAATGCTAAACTGTTTGAATCTTCTAAAGTATTCAAAGCAGTAGACTTAGGACAAACTTTTGTCAACAGAGTTAATTCTTTAGCCAATACAAATGAAAAACGAAATGTTTACTATTCGGTAAAACTAGAAAATGCATATCCAGTAAATGTTACTTCTATGCAATCAAACTGGAGTGATGATGGATTCCATAGAGTTACAGTTGTTTGGGCTTATGAACATTTTAAAATTAATGATGGTAGATATACTACTGCTCCTTCTAGATCTGCAGTTGATGAATCTACTGAGTCGATAATAGATATGATTTGGAATAACACTGCTGGATTGGGATAACTTGAGGTTATTATATGCCATTACCTAAAATTGATTTACCTATATTTGAATTGAAACTTGTTTCCCACGAAACTCCTATTAAATTCAGACCATTTCTCGTCAAAGAAGAAAAACTTCTTTTGATGGCACTACAGTCTGGTAAAGAAGAAGATATTTTAAAAACAATCAAACAAGTAGTCAATAATTGTATTATCGACGAGATGGATATTGATAAGATTCCAATCTTCGATATTGAGTATTTGTTTTTAAACATAAGAGCAAGATCTATAGGCGAAAAAGTAGAAACATACTTTGTTTGCAGAAACGTAGTTGGAAAAAAGACTAACGAGGAAGGCGTTGAAGAAGATGACTACTGTATGCACATGATGCCAGTCAGCGTAAATCTTCTGGAAATCAAACCAGCCATTGAAAATCTACCAACCAGAATTTATCTAACTAAAGACATAGGAATTCAACTAAAATTCCCAAATCTATCCAATTATAAATCTATCGAAAGCATGATTTTATCAGACGGCAATAAGGAAGTTTTTGACCTCATTTATGATTGCACTGAATATATTTTTGATGCTAAAGAAGTGTATTATAAAAACGAAACGCCTGTTGAAGAATTCTATACGTTCTTTGAAAGTTTAACTCAAGAACAATTTTTAAAGATCACAGAATTTTTTGAGAGCCTTCCAACTATATCATATGACAAAGAACATGATTGTCAGAAATGCGGATTTAAACATCAATTGCATCTGGAGGGACTCAACGATTTTTTTACCTAACCTTCCGTGATGGTTCTTTAAAGAATTATTACGGAAACATGTTTACTCTAGTTCATCAGTACAAATACACATTGACTGAATTAGAAAATATGATTCCATGGGAACGAGATACGTACATTGGAATGGTGAACAGTTGGGTTAAAGAAGAGTCTGAGAAAGTTAAACAGAAGCGAATGGAACAAGAATCTAAAATGAATGCCCTAATTTCTAAAACCAAAACTAAAAGAAAAAGATAAATGGCTTTAAGAGACGTAGCAGTTAATTTGATGATGATGCAGTCTATGCGCGGTGCATCAATCACCAGATTGATGAGAGAATCAGTCAAACAGAATGTCATGGCAAGATTTTCTGTTTTGGGCATGGCTGCAACTTTAACTCGATCTCAGACGCTAAAGCAAATAGCCTTGATGAGATATGCAAATAAAGTTGATCAAGAAAGACAGATGAAAAGTGACATGGCTATTGAGGCTCAAAATGAGAAATTCAAAAGTTACGTCACTGGCTCTATTAAAACATTGTCTAATCAAGTAACAATTTTAACTGCTGTTTCAGAAAAAAATACAGCCCTGATTAATACAATTATGAGCGATCTTGGATATTTCAAAGGGCAAAGAAAGTTCAATGTATTAACTCAAAGCGGAAAAATAACAGCCCCTAGAGCACCTCTATCATCAAGATCAGTCAAAGGTAGAATTGAAGCAATAAACAAAGAAATTGAAATGCTCAAATCTATGAAGGCTCCTGCAGATCCATATTATGTTGACCCAAGAATAAAAGAAGCCAAAGAAAGAAGAGAAAAAGAAAACGAAAAACTCAAAAAAATGGTTAAATCCATAGTTGCAGTTTCGTTAGCTGGAGCAGGTTTGACTGCCGTAGGCGCAGGAGTGATGGGCGGAAACAAACTGTTAGCTGCTGGTGGTGCAGCAGCAACTGCCGCTGGCGCGATTTCTGCTGAAGTAACTAGAAAAGTTATAAAGTCTGCAATTCCTATTCTAGGAAAAGCGTTTACCGTAGGTCTATTAATAGAACCTGCAAAATCGTTGGCTGGAAGAATTGGTAGAAGAATGGAGGGCGGGGTAGGATTTGAATTAGAAGACAAAGATCAATATAAAAATAAAGAAATCGTTGGCACGCAGGAATACTATTTAAGACAGCAGCAAATAGAATTTAAAAAGTCAGTAAATTATCTGATTGAAACTCCACTCAAAGAAATAGATGAAGTATTGGCAGGATTGGTAGCATACACTGCTATTTCTAGTGCTGGAAAATTTGCCGTTTTTGCTGGGAGAAATAGATATCTCAGAAAATTGTTACCTAAAGTATTGGGTTCTATTCCTGGTGGTGGTGCTCTTGCATCTCAAGTAAGACTTCCACCTTTAGCAGCAACTGCAGTTCGCCCAGAGGCAGTACCAGCCGCTGCAGCGCCTGGTGCATCAATGACTGGTATTGCTAATAATGCTACTTTAAGTGGTACTATAATCGGCGGTAGAGTTTGGGACGCTAAAAGAAAAATGTGGATAACTCCAGTTTTTGATCCTATTTCCCAAAGATTCAAAGATCCGATAAGCGGAAAGTTTGTAAAGTCGCCCAAAGGGCAAACCCCTATTGGCGCTGCGCCTAAAGCAACAACAACTGGTTCTACTTACAAATTCACTCAAAGAGTTGTGCCTTTGAAAGTTACTAAGGCATTAATACAATTAGAACTATTTGTAAAAAGAAATCGATTTATGGGATATACTAAAACGGCTGCAGTTGGCGGATTGCTTTTAGTTCCTGCCATAATCAGCATGAGCACTGCAATCGAACAATACAAAAATGGTGTAATTAGCCCTACTCAATACAAAGAAACAATGATAAGTGGAATAAACACTTTCGTTCAAACAATAGGAGTTAGTGGGTTGGCTGCAGCCGTAGGTGGTGTGTTTGGTGGTCCTGCTGGATTTTTTGCTGGACTTGGCGGCGGTACTATAGCAAGTTTATTTTTAAACGATGAATCCATGGCTGTATCTGAAAAAATATTCGGATGGATGAGTGGGATTGTATTACCACCAGAACCAACCCAAGAAGAATTGTCGAAAGAATTTGACCCATTTGCAACAAATTATAATCTAACAAAAGAGCAAATAGCCACTATTAGTGCTAGAACAACCGATAAAGAAAGGGTGAACAAGGTTCTAGGTGAAGATTCTGCTTTTGCTAGTGAAGTTATGCGAGTTTCTGAGAAATTCATGATTGATCCTGCTGATTTATTAAAGGTTATGTACAAAGAAAGCGCAATTGATCCTAAAGCAGAAAATAATGTCACTGGTGCTACTGGATTGATTCAGTTTATGCCAATTACTGCAGCAGATTTAGGTGTTCCTGGAGCAATAGGAAAACCAAAAGATAAAGGCGGTTCAACTGGAGTTTTAGGCAGTTTATCTGCAGCAGAGCAAATGAAATGGGTTGAAAAGTATTTTGATAAATGGGGTCTTCCAGTGGGATCAGATTTAGGAACTATCTACGCATATGTTTTACAGCCTGCGGCTGCTCAAAAAGGTTCCAATGTTCTAATATCCTCAGGAACTAAGGCTTATGAATTAAATGATAAATTAGATTTAGATGGGGATGGAAACATAACAGTAGATGAACTAGCAGCAAGAGCAAATGATGTAAAAGTGCAACCTTCTATGTTTGCTGATGCATTCGGTCAAACAGCAGATTTTAATAGATCATATATTGAAAAGGCTTTAGGAGTTATGTCAACTTTACCTAGAGAATCTACAGTAATGTCTAAACAAGAAGAATCTATTGCACTAGGTGAAGACAGCGTTTCTCAATTAAATGTTGATAATGCTCAAAAAACAGCATTGGCTGCTTTGATGGTTGGTCAAAATATTGATAAAAGAGTTAACTTTTTAACTAGACAAGTTATAGAGTTAAGAGAAAATCAAATTAATCAAATAGAAAAACCTTCTGCGTCAGATCCAACTTTAGCATATGGATGAAAAAAGGGGGACCGAAGTCCCCCCGAAAACAATTTAGTTTTCTGAATCGAATTACTCTGCAGCCAACTTCTCAAAGAAAGCCATATCGTCATCATCAGAGACGCTGACTTCTTCAGCAGTGACCTTCTTGGCAGGAGCAGAACGAACGACAGGAGCAGCAACCTGTTCATCGTCAATTCGCTTTGCGCTTGCAGCGGCACTTCCGCCAGCACCAAGAACCTTATCCAACTTCGCCTTGAGTTCATCATAAGACTTGAAGTTCTCAGGCTTCAAAAATTCCTTGAGTGAAAAGGCAGACTTCCAGACCTTTTCGATCTGAGCGTCGTCACCGTTGAACAAAGCAGAAGGAGCCTCAAACTCCGACTTATCATAGTTACGATAACCTTCGTAGTTGCGAATCTTCAACTTGAAGTTTGCACCCTTCCAGAAATCGAACGGATTCATCGGTGTCTCATCCTGAAACTCTGGTTCGAGTTGCGCCTTGAGTTTCTCGAAGATCTTCTTTCCAAACTTGAAGAGGAAAACCTTACCTTCGTTTTGCGGACGCTTCGGATCAGAGACAACAAGAATGTTGCTGATGTAGGACAATCGACGTTTCTGCTTGCGAGCGATTTCCTTGTTGGCTTCAATGCCACTATTCCAAAGAACTGAATTGTACTCAGACACTGGATCGTTCTTACCGATGGTGGTCAAAGAATTCTCGATGTACCAACCGCCTGGTCCCTGGAAACCATGATTCCAAATCTGGATCCAAGGAAGACCATCTTCACCATCAACTGCTGGGGTATCGAGGAAACGGATAACTGCGTATCCATTGCCAGACGCATCAACTTCTGGGGACCAAAAGCGATCATCTGCGCTTGACTTATTATTGCCACCTGATGAAGACTGCTCGACTGCCTTCTTCAACTTATCAAGGGATGAACCCTTCTTTAGACTTGCTAGACTCATATGTATATCTCCGTATTGCGATGTATAAATTGTATAAACGACTTGTCCACTTTTTGCATTACCATATTATTATATAGTATTTTCGCCACCAAGTAAAGTATTTTTATGTCAATTTTATTTTTTTGTATTCAATTCAACTTACTGTGCTAAAGTTGTATATTGATGCATTTTTCGGAGTCAAGTAACCCTTGATCAAGGTATAATTCATATAAGATTCTAATAAGTTACTATCGTTATTATTATAATACACGAAATCTTTTAAGTAAAATTGAACATCAAATTTTGAAGTAAGATCGTGTATAGTAAAATTACTCCTGTGAATTTCATAAGGATTATTGCCATAGTCATCTTGAGGCATATTATTTGGCCATATAACTATTACCCACTTACATTTGTATAAAATATAGTCGATATAATCAATCACTTGACTGCGAAATAAATGTTCTAGCACGTCTCCAAATATAACTAGATCATAATTAAATTTGTAAAGGCTATCAATAAATTGCGATATGTTGTAGGGATAGACTGTATTATAGATAGATGTTAAATTGTATTCAGATATATAATTGTTAGTTGGCTCTAAGCAATCTAGTTGGTAATCATAACCAGTTTGACGCACAAGTTTACCGTTTTTGCCTGCACCAGCGCCAACATCTAATATTGATATAGGCTTTAAACGCATTACATGTTCTTGTAGAATATGATCAAAAGTATTTGCAGAATATGGCATAATAATTGTTATGGTTTAGTTAGAATGTTGCGACACATTAATCTCATCTCCAAGTAAAATCTTTTTTGTCAAGAGTTTGTACTTGTCGACGTTTACATTTAAAAACGCACCATATTTGCGAACCTTTCTTGAAATCTTGGGATAAACGATGTCATCAGAAATCTTCTTGTCCCAGATACGAATGAAGTCGAAGATGTTATTGAGAATCACAAGAGTCTCAATCGTTACTTCTTTTTGGAGAAAAGCAACTAACAGTTTTGGATGCTGTCCATCTTCAACTTCAAATAACTTATTGAATTCTTTTGAATCAGGGCAAACGCGAGTTAGATCTTCTTCATAGATCTTACTCATCGAATCCGTGGTTCTTCTCCAATCCCTGTATACTTGATCAGCATCTTCTTCAAGTAGACTTTTGGTCCAATGATTGTCACTGTATACAAAATTAGCAACCAAAAATGGCACCATGTCAGCGTCGCTGTACTTGCGCGCGAGACGGTGGAATAGAAACTTGTCTTTTCTTTTTTGGAATGCATCTATTGATACTCTTGTCTTGCCATCATATTGAAAGAAGTTATATTTGTCAGAAGTGAAATGTAATTTGATGGCTTGATAGAGACCGTACAAATCGTAACCATTCATATCGGAAGTCTGCTTCCTCTTGGCAAATAACGCAACTCCATTGCTTCGCCTTCAATGATGCTCTTCAGCGAGTCATTGATCAAACTTGCTGCAACCTCAATCTCAAGATTGTTACGTTCGCAGTATGAAGTGATTGCATCCATATGATCAATCTTTTCTTCAATTGCCATATTCATGATCATCATGGAGAAGTTATTTTTTTCTTCGCGAGTTGCCATATTAGATCTCATAATTACTCAAGGAATTATTCAGTTGCTGAGTGACGCGAACAAATGTTGCACGCTTACTCAATTCCTTCAACTCACTTGCTCCAACATAAGTACATGCCGAACGCAGACCACCAAGAATATCTTGTAGTGTTCTGCTCACCTCACCACGATATGGAATCTTTACATGTTTGCCTTCGCTGGCGCGATAATTGGCAACTCCGCCACTGTGAAGATCCATCGCTGACTTTGAACTCATACCATAGAAATCAACTAGTGACTTGCCCTCAGTAGTATCTTTATATTCAGATGGCAATCCTTCTTTATGCCCAGCAAGCATACCTCCGATCATCACAAAATCGGCACCCGCAGCAAATGCTTTCACGACGTCTCCAGGAACGGAACACCCTCCATCCGCTATAATATGACCCTTGAGACCATGAGCAGCGTCAGCGCATTCTATAACTGCACTCAACTGCGGGTAGCCGATGCCTGTCATCTTGCGTGTAGTGCAAACTGAACCAGGACCAATACCGACTTTCACAATATCAACACCAGCAAGAATAAGTTCTTCTGTCATTTCTGGCGTGACAACATTACCAGCCATCAATACAATATTCGGATACTTGTCGCGAAATCGTTTGATAAAATCAACAAAACTTTGCGTGTATCCATTGGCAACGTCAACGCAAACTCTCATGTATGGATTCTGCGCAACGCTATAAACGAACTGAAACTTTTGCAAATCAGTATCAGAAATGCCCAAAGAATAAATGCTGCTAGACATCTTTTTCTTGAAGTGCTCGCCCAACACTTCGCTGTCGTAATGCTTAGTGACAGCAACTAAACAATTATGTTCACTGAACTGCTGATCCATCTCAAGAGTTCCGACTCCATCCATATTAGCAGCAATAATTGGTACGCCTGACCAACTGTTACTGCTACGAAATACAAATGCTCTATCTAACTTTACTTGGCTTCGAGAAGAAAGAGTTGACCGTTTAGGAACAATCAAAACATCTTTGTAATCCAACTTCACGTCATATTCTATTCGCATAAAGCCTCAATGATAAAAGATATGCTGACCAATTTGCATCACGATTTGCTTTTCAGCAGCCCAAGTCGGTTCAACGTAGTCTGCGTGGAAATACTTAGCAGATCCAATTATACCGTATCGCTTCTTCAAAATCAAAATATTTTCAGCAATCTTGTATGATTCATTCCAAGTGTGATTGGATCGAATTGCCATTTTATTCTGACAGACCCAAGAGAACTGGCAAGTCTTACCATGACGCTGATACACTACACCGCAAACAGTCTTCGGGAATTGCTTACTGCGAACGCGATTCATCGTCACTTCAGCAACAGCAATTTTACCTGCGCGTGGTTCTGATCCTGCCTCGAAGTAAATGTTCTTTGCTAGACATTCGACTTCAGTGCGAACTCGCTTTTGCTTTTCATAGGATAGATTGAGAAACTCTACCTGTGTACTCATGTCACGGACTTGCGAAGTTAGAATACTGTTTGCTTGTTCCTGTGCTCTAATCTCCGCAGACAATTTTGTGATCATTTGATGTGGAACAAACAATCCAAAAAAGAATACCGAAAATAAAAAACCAAATTTCAAAAACAAATTATGATTGCGATCAAAGTAGTTCTCAATGCGATTTAGAGTGTTTACTAGATTTAGGTTGCTCATTTTTATATATCCTTGAAAAATTATTGATACTTTCAATCATTCCATCAGCCTTTAAAACTTCATATGATATAGTTTTTTGATAATGAAATTTTCTAAGAGTCTCTGCAAACTTCTCGTGTCTATCAAAATTGGTTAGTAAACCTAAATTAACTTCAGATACATGGATATGATCAATTTTGTCCATGTATTCGATAAAATCTTCGTGCTCGTTTCTATTCTCTAATAAAACATTGTGTAAGTCAAGCATTGTGCTAATATTGCAATACTTGTCGCCTAAAAATTGTACAATTTCTTTAACATTGAACCAATAATTGCCACCATAATTTCTGGCATTAGGTTCTAAGAGTAACTTTATTCTTGTTCCATCCAACAATGAATCTATTGCATTAAGAGTTTCTCTGACATCCTCTGACGCGCCTTTTCTCATTTTAGGTGAACCGAAAACCAAATAATCTAATCCGATAATTTTAGAATAATTTATCAGTTTGTCAAAGTGGTTTTTTATTTGTTCTTTATCAGTTAATTCTATATTAGTTCCAAAAAATATAGATTGCGCTGATATAGCCTTTAATCCATGATAGTCTAATTTTTGTCTATACCTCAAAACGTCTTCTTCAGTTAAACTATCCCATGGTTTTATTTTATTAAATACTATCTCTACTTGGGATATATTTGATTTTTCAAAGAAATCAAACATTTGCCTTTCGTTAGATTGATCCCACGCCAGACTACTTACTGCGAGATTCACTTATAAAATCCTTAATTTGATTTAATGATTCTTCTTTAGAATGAAGATACGTGTTAAACACAGTGGTATAATCGTATTCAACTCTTTTAGAGTTAGTAAATTTACTATACTCTGGAAATAATTTAATTATTTCTGCAGTCTCGACTGGTTCTGGGAATAGATTGAACACAGTACGATAATTATACCCATTGCTAAAAAAGTCAATATCTTTGTGTAGATTATTTAGGTTGTACCATTGATATGCAGAGTTGATATTTATTTGTTCAACATTGTTATTATTTAATAGATCGAACAGTATATTTTTTTTGATGAATCTATTAAATAATGCGGGTAATCTAAAAATGCATAATCTGTCGGTTTTTATAAATTCAGTAATTAACAATTCAAAAAAGTATCTATTTTCGCCATAACTTAATTTTTTTATGTTAGGGCTATATTCCTCATTTACTCTAAGAGGAGAACTATTGTATACGTCTATGGTTGAAAACAATGTGACCTTAGAATAGTTTTTAGTAGCGATTATTTGAATAATTTTATTAATATTCTCGATATCTTTTCGAAGATTTTGATTGATAAGCCATTTAGTTGCAGGTAAACAGGATAGATAAATCTCTGAATTATTCTGAACTTTTGATTCGAACTCATGGATATTAGAACTATTAAAACATAAGTCGAAGTCTATAGAATTGACTAATGTTTTTCCAATTAATCCAGTGTTTCCTACTAAAATTTTCATATTATTCCATGTACATTTGAACTTTTCTAGATTCTGGTAGCATGTAATCTTTGAGTAAAGTTGTTAATATTCTTTCTGGGAATGAACAGTTTACATAGTATAATGCTTGTACGTGATCGGTCACCATGTAAACATTATTTCTGAATACAGTTTTTAGATCATCGTTTTCTTTTAAAATCTTTAGATTTTTTTCAGAATATTCTTGATTAATTCTATCGTAGTGCTCGAACATAGAACAATATTCTTTCATAGAACTCATGCTACCATAAGCAAATAGATCACATACAACATTAGTGTGGTCAAAAACGTGCGGATATTTAAATTTATGTTTGTAATACATTTTATCACAAGCCCAGCAACTAGTTCCATGATCTGGGTGAGTGTGCGAAATGTCTGAGTTTGGGACAAAAATTATTTTCTTTTTTATATCTTCTAATAATTCTAAATCAACTATAAAAGAAGAAAACTTTAAATCCATTCTAGCCTTAATGACTAGGTCATATTGTTTATTTTCTTTTTTAGCATGTTCTTCCATCAGTTTATATGACTGTTGAATAGCATACAACTGAGATTTAATGAATACTTCTGGGGAAGAATGATTAAAATATGTAATTTTTTCGCTGTAATTATTCTCAACAAAATCTGCATTGTTCTCTATTTTGTATGCAGTCAAATTAGGTATTTCTTGCAATTTAAGTTCTATTAGTTTTCTTTGAGTATTCTTACTGACATCTTTTTCTGTTCCTTTCATCCCAATCTGATCCCAAGCAAACACAAAAATATCAACGTCATGCGCCTCTACTATTTTGCGCAGAATACCATTTACTATATTTAAATTTCTGACATGACCAGATAAAAGAATAGCAATAGAAAACGGACGACCGTCTCCATGTTTATGTTTATCCAAAAGAAGTGTTCTCTCGGAACAATTTTTTATTTCCTCAATAAAATCTTCCACCCGAATATTTCTATTCAAATGATAAACGTATTCGTTCTCTTCTGGTTCTCTGCGTAAATATTGTAAAAATATTTTTTTTAAGGTTTCTTCGTTCATGATATAATTCTAGTTATAAAATTTTCTATAGGATAGATTCCTTGTATTTTTCCAGTAAAACACGAAATAACATTTTCGTTTTGTTGAATCACAGGATATCTGTTAGCTGAACTATTAACAGTTTTAGACTTAGTTGATAGAAAAAATCCATGGTATCTAAAATGACTATTAAATTCTGGATAATAATATTTTACCTTGGATTCCATTAGATTTTTCTTTTCGTCTAACATTTCTGTTGTAAATTCAAACGAATGCAATTCTTCAATTGAACTGAAAACTTTTAAGGGTGTATGTTCTACATCAGTTAAGGTATATTTGTTTTTTTGATAAGGGTAGATTGAGAAAAAGTCTCCATCAACTAAAGTTATAGAATCAAAAGTTGACGACTTTATTCTATCGTATATCAAAGTGAGAGTCAACTCATAATAACTATTTTTAGATGGACTCAAAAAATTATTGGTACAATTCAAAACTAAATCAAAACTGTTAGACAAATCGCTAGAATTGTCTATGTTTTCTTGGACGAATATGTCTTTTAAGGTTTTATTGAAATGCTGGTGAATTGCATAAAAATCAATATGCCTTTCTTTTGTGTTTATGGCGCCTTCAATATTTAACAAACCACTATTGACAATGTAAACATCATGATCAAAAATTTGCAGATACGTCTCAAAGTCTATGTTAGAATTTTCTGGAACACAATAATAATTTCTATCAATGTGATTGGTAAATTGCCCATAGTCCCTCAGAAACTTATCATATGTTTCTTTACACAACTGTCTAGTTTTAAAATTTCTAGGATAGTGATAACCTAGATGTAATCTATTTTGATTGTTATATGAAGTCTGAGTAAACAGTTTATCTTTTTGCTCAAAAATTTTTACGCTGTGATTGGACATCAATTTAGATGCTAGGTGACAACCAATCCAACCTCCGCCTATAATTGCAATTTTCATTTTTAAAGATCGCGAATATACTCTTCTGGTTTTTTAAGGACCCAGTTAGATTTATTTTTATAAAGATCCATAGATCTGAAATATTCAGTTCTTCTGGTGACGTTAGTTCCATACCAATTATTATAGTCTACAACTACGAAGTCTTGACCATGCGGTCGCAATAGTTCTGGACTATAGTACTGCGCTGGCGGGGCAGTTTTATGCAGAATGTAATCCTCTGCATCAACTCCCCAGAATTTCCAGTCAGTCATAGATTTTTCAGAATAGTCTGTATTCTTTATAGCCAAAAGTTTGTTTTTAACTTCATCAGTCATCAAATAATCATATCTATACGATCCTATAGACATAGATGGAGTTACAGTTAGAGCAAGTTTTTCAGGTTTACTTTCTGGTATTGAATATACAATAGATTTAAATCTAGGACCTACTTGGCAAGTATCATGTATAAGAAACCAATATTCTGATTCTAATTGTCTTTCAACAATTGTAATAAGTGGACTGTACTCGAAAGAGTTATGATCTAGTTTGTGATAATGACAATATTTTGTGCTAATGTATTCATACTGCTCATAGCCAGCAGAAAATACATGGATTAAATCTGATTCAATGCCATTATTAATAAGTGAAGTCAAAATCACTGGGACGGTTAAATTCTCAAATTTTTTATTTGTCGCTATAGCAAAATTAATCTTCATAAATTTATTCTCCAAAAAAAGGGTGGGTGTTACCCCACCCTCCTGACCTTTCTGTTACCAAGTGGTCAACTCTGGTATTCTTATACTGCTATTAAGCAGCAAGAGCCATGTCGTAAACATCATCGTTTGCGTTTACTAGTTTTGCGCTGATTAAGTCAGTCGCCTCACTGGTTGCTGTCGGTTTATTACTTGCCCCGTCGAAGCCATTTCTTCCCCATCAGGAGCATACTACTTGCAACTATCTCATCTCCTAGGAAGACTTTGCGAGACCATCGTAGAGGGATGGCGAGTATGCTTTTGGTGGAGAAGGTGGGAGTCGAACCCACGTCCGAAACACCTTTAGTCGTCAGTTTACAACCATTAGTTCTTATTTATTCAAAGTGTCTTCAAATGTTCTGACCTCAAATAAGTCAAAATATTCTCAGGCGAAGTCTCACCATACGGATCAGTCGCACAGTTATGCTCCTTGCCTGGCTCAACGAACCACTTCTCAATGGTGCCGTTGTTGGCAACAACCGCATAACGCCATGAACGGAATCCAAACCCAAGGTTGTCCTTATCAACAAGCATGCGCATCGCACGTGTGAATTTCTCACTACCGTCAGGAATGACCTTTACGTTCTGAATGTTCTGAGCCTTCGCCCAAGCATTCATCACAAATGCATCGTTCACTGACACGCAGTAGATTTCATCAATTCCAAACATACGAAACACGTCATACTTTTCTTCAAAGCCAGGAAGTTGCATTGTCGAACAAGTCGGTGTGAATGCACCAGGAAGTGAAAAAATTACAACACGCTTGCCACCGAAATAGTCATACGATGATACATCCTGCCATCGGTATGGGTTCGGTCCGCCAACAGACTCATCGCGCACTCGTGTCTTGAACACAACTGCTGGGAGAACTGTCGGTAACGCTACATCATCCATATCAAAATAATCCATATAATAAAACTCCTTTATCAATCAACCAAAAACTGTGGCTTTGTTTGCTCATTCAAACTCTTCATTTGTTCTTGAAGATACTTCTGATATTGTTCATTCGTCATTGAGTGCATTCCATTACAGGTGCCTGTTGGACTGCGACCGCAGCGACATTGTGCTTGATTTGTTTGTGACATTTTGTTCTCCTTAAAAGGTATCTATAGAATTAATGTTAAATCCAGTCAGCGTAGTTTTCTCTGGGTATACAGTTTCCCAATAGTTATGAACATCATATTCAATGGTCACACGATATGCATAATTACTGAAATCTCTGCTGTCTACAAATACAAAAGAAACTTCCATTCGACATTTTGTGATGTTATCTGCGCCTTTAGTGTTCGAGTGCTTACTCAAAACACGTCCTAATTGTGTCATTGTTCTATCATATTCCATAAAACCGAGAGGAGCAACTTCAGCCTTAAAGTCCTCAGTCAATGGATCAACGATAATACTCACAACTTTATTGTCGTTGCAGTGAGTTTCCTGCATATCGCCAACTTCGCTGTTATACTTTTGATTGGCTTCCTTAAAGTCATCAATGGGATTGATTTCATCTGTTGCTATCTTTTTGCTAGTTGAAAATGTTTCTTCAACTGCTGCAGAATAAGAGCCATAACGTTCCTTGTTGTTCACATATACATTATAGATTCCTAGAAAGAATGCAATAATGCATACACCAATAAAAATTAGAGTCCCTTTCATTAGGCTACAATCCCATATTCTTCACGAAGGATTCTCTTGTATGGCTTTCCTTCTTCAGCCAAGCGACACACAAGTTTCAAACGATCAGCAAGTTCAAGATTATCACCCTTGACCTCTAGAGCGACAACCACTTCACGAAGTTCATCAACATTAATTGGCAGATCCATATTATACTCTCCTATCAAACCAAAGACAAGTTATTCTTGTGATATTTATCAATGTAACTCTGTAGCAATTCTTCGTGATGCCCAAAGTCTTCTTTCTTGATCACCAGCGTTTGGCAAAAGTCTGCCATATCAACGCCGATGAGAATGACAATTTTATTGATCTCTAGATCTGTCATTTCACTAAACATCTTTGCGTAAGCAACACCCTGCATAAAGTATCCACCGATGTTCTCTTTCTTCTTGAGACGAATGGAAGTCTTGAAGTCAATGACTGAAAGAACGCCGTCATGTTCAGCCACACAGTCAACCGTTCCAGCAAGTTTTAGATTGTGAGAAAACAATTTCTCTTCCAAGCAGTGAATATTGTTAACTCTACCATCAAGTTCTTTCTTCATACGATAGAATAGAGACTTGACATTGGGCATCATTTCAAGTTGAGAGATATCTTCGTTCTTTAGATAAGTCTCAATGGCTTTGTGAACACCAGTGCCGCGAGTGGTAGCCTGACGAGAAATCTTATTGGCATTCTCTTCACCAACTCTCTTGCGCCATTCAAGAATTGCTTCCTTGCCATGTTCAGCAAGAACAGTAGTCACTGACGGATACTTTTCTCCAGTCGGTGTAACATAAACTCGAGTACCATCCAAGTTTTCTTGAATCAGTTTCGGGAAGTCATGGTGTATATGATTAAACATAGAATTACTCATTACAAAGGCACATAGTTATTATAACGTATTGTCAAGCAAAAGTCAAGTATTATTTTCTGACAATTTTTCGTATCTCTCAACCGCAATCAAGAAGTCTTTTACAATACTTGAGCGCACAATATCATCCGTTGTAAACTCAATATTGGTGAACGACTGCATCATTTTAGCAATTTCATGGAACTTTTTGAGTCCACTCTTATCCTTGTTATTTCTGTATAGATCCGTTTGCTTGTAATCACCACAGAAAATAATCTTGGAACGATAGCCAACTCTTGTCATAATTGTAGACAATTCTTCGAACGTCATGTTTTGACATTCGTCTACAATAATAACGGCATCGTCGAAACTCATACCGCGAATGAAACTTGTAGAAATGAATTCAATACGACCGCATTCTTTCAGTGCTTCATAGGCGTCACGACGACCGAATAGCGTGTGACAAATTTGCATGTATGGTTGTTCATAGAGACTCATCTTTTCTTCAACCGATCCAGGTGTGAAGCCAAGATCTCTTGACTGCACTGCGGAGCGTACAATGACAACTCTGTGAAAGGATGATGATTTATCTAGAACTTCTTCTAGTGCTTTGTATGTTGCAATGAATGACTTACCAGTTCCCGCTGAACCGCAAAGCATTACGAAATAGTCACCACGTTTGTAGGCTTCGAAAAATTTAGATTGATTCTCTGTTAGAGGATCAAACTTCTTTAGTTCTGCTGCCTTGATTCGAGCAGGTTTCTTTTCTGTAGTTTCTGTAAATTCTATTACAGTGTTAGAACCTTTTTTCTTGCTCAAAAGTGCCTCTCTTCCACCTATTTGGCGGCTTTCTTCTTGATGTGTTTTTCTAAAACTTGATCAGTCTTGACACGCTTTGTATCTTTTCTCAAGACTTTATCTGCAAGTGGGCTTCTTGGATTTTGCTCAGCGATCTTATGCATCATTTCTTTCCAGCCGCCATCGGTTTTCTTACCACTGAAGTCTCCAGTTCCTGAATAACTGAGTGCTGGCGCGTCGCTGTAATATCTTTCTAGGTGAGGATTGTCTGCCTTGAATTGATCATAGGCATTGATAGACATAACATGTTCTTCGATCTTCTTAGTTTTCGTATTCACAAATTCATATGTTGGCACAAGTTTATCCTCTATATCGTTTTGCCTTTCCGTCTGGCTTCACATGATGTGCATTAAAATTAATATGCGGGAATTCTTTCTTCAACTGTAGAAAATGATTCAAATTCTGTTCGCTATCGTCATACAAAGATACGTTTCTGTATGCACCTTTATTTAGTTGGTTGCGTATGATTGACGCTTTCTTTTCAGCAACGCTCTCTGGTCCTTCTATGTTTCCTGCTCTATGGACGTGAATGTTATCAATATCCACGCCATGATTTCTGAAGGCATTTAGAAAACGCTCTTTGTTATCGAAGTCTGCTCTTGCAGTATTGATCATGACGTTGCCACCTTTACCGTGGAGGCTTTTCATCTTCGTCATGATTCTCTGAATTGGTTTTGATTCACTTGCAAACTTCTCAGCGTCTCTGAACTCTGAGAAGTCATAGTGGTGACCAGGAGGCAGAGTATGTGTATTGTATTCTGAGTTGGAAAGAGAGGCGACTTCCTTCTTCCCTTTCATCACCCTGACTCTGGCTGTTGTGTGAAACAGAGTATCATCTACATCGAAAAAGTGCAGATGCTGAGAGGCTGATTCTGTTATAAAGTCTAGGAACTTCTTCATTCCTTTATTTATACCAGTCAGGTGCACTCCGATTCTTCCAGTTAGCAAACGCTGCCTTATGGACTTTATAGTAGTTGCGATAGGCTTGAATACTATCCCCAGGAACCTTTACGGTATCGGGCATGGCTTGGGGTGGCTCCTGGAATATTCCATTTCGCGGGATATTGTTCGGAGCGAAACTGAGATTCTGAATCACAATAGAAGTCTTGTGTTGCTTATCTGTTGCACCACCGTACCGATGCCGATACTCTTGACAAAGTTCAGAGGCAAGATTCCAAAGCCACTGATAGTGAGAAAGATCTTGCCGAACCCAGATCGCCGATGGGTGATTGATATGACTGGCTTTGTATAGAATGGGTTCGCGATAGTCATCTAACTTCCATCGCTTAATTTTATGACCATTCGCAGTCAAATCGAAATACATATTCCCATCTAACAACCGATGCGCAGTTGACATCAACTGAGCATACTCGATGATCATCTTGACGACGTGTTTGTCGACATGATACTCAGCGGCAATTTTAGGATCTTGGTGCAGATAAAAGATGTTCATGGTGTACGTCGAATGTTCTATCCTTTTCGTCCCAGTATTCAACAACTGCTGCTTTAGCAAACTCCAGCGAGATATACTGACCAAGGATTAGTTCTTCGGTAGATGACACTGGAATCTTTGCGCCCCAGATAGAAGTGTAAGCCATGCTATACACTTGCCCTATGATCAAACCATTGTGTACTTGATAGTAGTATTGTGTGCCTTTATCAATATCTCGCCATTCACGTGTCATCAGTGCAATGACCCAACAGCGTCAGCAGGAAGAGTCTGAACACGATCTCGATTGTTAGAAATCATATCAACCATGAGATTGTATTCTTCTGTTGACATTGAAGTCTTATAGATTTGCAAAGCCACCAGAGTGAACATAGCGGCAATAGCATACGGCGAATATCCTTTTTCTACCATCTCTGTTGAGAACTTGTAGATATCAGAAATCGGCAATTCCTTTACATCGTCATTCATTTGTTCTTCCTCAGATTCAGAATCATACGATACTCGTCAAGAGTTGTCGTACCCATATCGCGGTTGTGAGTCTTGCGTATCACAGCACCATCCATCAACTCACCACCGTGAGCCCAAGCAGTATCGTGACCCCATACAGAGTCCTCAAGACGCAGCGGCTCACCGTCGATAGCACACTTGAAGCCCTGAAGCGCAAGTTTCTGATCGCGCTCAGAAGTCGTCAGGCTTCTCTTGGCATCACGGAAGATCACACCAATGTCATCTCCCATTTCTTCAAGAATTAGTTCTGCGCACTTCTTTTGTACTGGTCCGTTCGAGAAGTTAGTAATATTTTTGCGAACGAATTCCTTGATCAAATAAACTTCTCCATCATACTTGATTGTTTTGTTATTATAACTCGTATCGGCAGTTCCTGTCAAGATAGAATAACCAGCCAAGAATGACTCATAGAACTTCTGATAGTCATCGATCTTGAAGTTCTTGTTCTTCTCATACAGAGCAAACCAAACTAACTGAAGAGCAGCGAACACATCGGTGTTCAACTTGTATGGCTTACGCTCATAAGCAAAGCCAAGAACGTCGTCGAGGAAACGCTCAACGTTCTTTAGAACTGTTTTCGTGGCAATGTTGTTTCCCTTGTACTCTTGATCAACAGCATCGTAGAAAATTGGAATACCAGCATCGACGTTGCCGTTGCCATGAGACTTGATCAACGCAAGGAAAACATATTCGTCCCACTTACGACGATGGTTCGGTGCCATGTCAAAGAACTTGGACTTCTCAACACCATGTTTATCAAACGCAGTCTCGAACAACTCATGCGAATCGTTCTTGTACTCAGCATAGTAGCGAGTGAGCGAACGAACAGCACGACAGATCTCTGACTGGTCATCGCACATCAGCATCTCCATCGGATTTACTGGCGTGGTTTGATTCAGATTACGAAACTTCTCAATTGCTTCTTGTGAAGTGCAAGTTGTAATGTCTAGAGCAATCTGAAAGTCATTCAGATCAATATCTAGATCCTTCAACTTCTTCTTGTTTACAGCAAACTTGTTCTGATAGAACTTCACTAGCGCACGAATACGGTGACCACCGTCAATGACAAGATAGTGCACGCCAGGATAAATCTTTTGCATTTCTTCATCTTGAGAGATATCGCGCAATGTGATCATGCCGATACCAACACCAGAGAGCAAAGACTTGACGATTTCTTCGTACTTCGCATGACCCTGCGAAGTTGGCGGACGTTGACCGATCGGATCAGGATTTAACTTTCCTGTGATAGCCAACTGAATAATCTCAAAAGCAGACTTCTGCGTATATACAACTTTCATATTTTCTCCTCGGTCACACAATGGTGACACATATTTGCGTCTCACAATGGAGACAAGTAAAAGAGGGGAGTGTTACCTCCCCTCTACAGCAGGGATCTTACTCCGAATAAGAACCCGAAAGACCCAACTCAGCCTTCAACGAAGCAAGTTCTGCATCGCTGTCAATCTCCTCAACCACAAGAGTGGGAGTTTCGTCAGCAACGACAGGCTTGCTCTTGCGAGCAATAGTGGTCTTGGTCTTAGAAACACTCACCTTCGCTGCCTTCGGCTTTGCGACCTTCGCAGCCTTGGTCGGAATCTTAACCTTATCAGCGTTCATCAACTGATAGGAAAGAACCTTACGACCATCGCGCACAGTCTCAATCTCTGCACCGAAATCATTTCGGAGAGCCGAGATCAAACACATGATAGAACCCTGCTTGACCTGGAGAGTCTTTAGCATACTCTCGACCTGCACAGGCTTACCATTCTGCATCAACGTAAACAACACTTCAACTTTCTTCATAACAAATTACCTCAATTAAATTAACAACGGACAAAAACAATTGTACTACAACCAAAAGCAAAAGTCAACTACCAAGAATTAGGGTTCAAAAGTATGCTCATTATTCATATACACATAATAATTTGGATAGAAGTTGTTATGCGAATAATACCAATCAGTGTACCTTTTATCAGAGTCATTATTCTCTAGCAATTCTAGAGTGACATCTTTCCAATTTGCATAGCCGCCCATAGGTTCAAATACTCTATGGTTAGGATGATTTAACAAATATTTCCTATAGAATTTCCTCCACTTGGCTAGGGGATCATCGGCTTTATGAATATGCCATTCACCAACAATGTATTTTACTTTCTTAGTCAAGAACTCATAATTGTCATCAGTGAAAACATCATATTCCCCACCTTCACAGTCAATTTTCATAAAATTTATGTAAGGAATTTGCCAACCTCTCAGAATAGTTTGCCAAGTCATTCCAAAAATGCAGTCTAGACCATAACCATAAACTCGATGTTCGCTTTCGCTGTTATTAGTTGGGATCATTCCATTCTTGTCAGCAACACCACATGCTAAAAGCGAATAATCGAAATCCATCCTTTGTAGATTATAATCTAATGCATGACAAATAGCCAACGAAGGTTCTATACAATAAATTTTTTTGATCCCTCTACCTTGTAGAGTGAAAGGAAAGAAACCGACATTAGCACCGATGTCAACAACTACGTCGCCTTCTTGTACATTGAAGAACTTCTCATACACTCCTTCATATACAATTTCTTCAATCATTTCTTGATTGTGTGATTGTAGATTTCCGAATGTACTGAAATGGTGCAACTTCAACATATGATTACTTCCAGAAAATTAACAATAAAAATTCTACTATAACCAAAAGCAAAAGTCAACCAGCAAGAATTAGACAACCTGAGCCTGAGCCTGCTCTCGAACCAGCCACTCACGCAGCCGAGTCCATCGAGCCTTCTTGCCATCGGTCAGACTCTTGCGAGCCAGAACCGCATCCACACGGACGAGCGCATCAGCATGAGTCGCCACGCCAGTAGAAACCAGAGTCTTGATATCGCTGACGCTCGCCAGCGCAAGGGGATTAGCAGTAGTCATTATGCGTTTACCTGTACAAACTTGAAACCTTCGGGCATATCCCAGTGATCAGGGTACTCGCCCTCTGAAACAACAACTTGCGTCGACCTCGGAGAAGTGATTCGACCGTCGTCGTCGCAAACCAGCAAATCGATATTTCCATGTTTCTCGCGAATCTTCTCGAGAATCTTAATCATCGCACCGATCTTCATTAGGCAACACCGTTCGCAGCGTTAAGAGCAGCAATCTGCTCAGGCGAGTAAACCGTCACATCGCTCGGCTTCCGATAATTCTTACGAATCTGCTTCGGAGCCGAAGCCTTCAGACGCATCGCCTCAAGCCGAGCCTCGATCTTCGCGATACGCTCAAGACGCTTCTGCGCCCGTAGCATCTGGCGCGTAGACTTCTGATACGCACGCTCAGCCGCAGCGTCAACACTCAGCACCTTGACCATGGCGCGGAGTTCCTTCGCACGCTCAAGAGTATTCTTGAGTTCCTGACGCGCATTAACCAGCGCGACTTGGGTTTGTGTCATCGACTTCATATTATCTATTATCCTATATTAGGAGAAAAAAGGCAATAGTAAAAAACCGTTAAGAATCAATAACTTACGCAGTCCCTTACGCAGCCGCCTTCAGAGCGGCGATCTTCGCTTCCATCTTCGCGATCTGAGCGGCTCGCTTTTCGGCTCGCTTCTGAGCGCGCAGGGCGCGATTATCTTCCATCACGATGCGCTTCAACTTGCGCTCTTCCGCGAGGACTTCCTGGTGCATTTTGATATTCAGACGCGACTGGTTCAGCGCACGACGAATCCGAAAAAGATCCTCGCGGAGACCCTTGATAACGTCACGCTCGACCTGAATCATTTCGCGACGCTGCTTTAAAGTGAAACCCATAATTCTATTCCTTCCTACTATCTGGGGGGAACCCGTTTCCCAACCCTATAGACATATTATGCCTAAAATGGGTCAAAATGGCAATAGTAAAAAACCTAATAGAATCAATAACTTACGAAAACCCTTGTAAAATCAATAACTTACAAGAATTTACCCAGATGGGGAATCCCTAATAGAATCAATGACTTGCACAAGGTCTGCAAAACCTCCTGCAAGCCCATTGCAGCGGGTCGGTTTTGGGGTAGGGATAGGGTAGGGATAGAGCCAAAAACGGCTGAAACTCACGCTCCGTTCGGAGATCCGAAGGTGATGTTCCATTGCTGCTGAACGGCGGTCTTAACCAGCGTTCTTTCTGACTCACCAAACTCGCGCTGGTAGACCGTTTTGCCTTTATCTGGACTTTCGTAGATTTTCGGAGAATCAACAACGATGTGTACACCATCAGGAGCAGCGCGACAGATTCCAGCCTCAGCGAATAAATCTAGTTGCTTCATAAATTTCTCAATCGTTGTTAGAATTGAAATGTCGAACAAGATCATCATAGTTGCCAATGTACTCACCATCGACAAAAATCTGTGGAACAGTTCTTGCCATTGGCACTGACTCAAGAAGTTGCTCTTTCGTCCAACCGTTGCCGATTTTGCGCTCTTCAACTTCGTAACCCTTTCCGCGCAGAAGTACACCAGCACTCACGCAATAAGGACAGTTGACTTTAGACCAAACAATTGCTTTCATAATGTTTCCTTCAAGATGGTAGCGGGTGGGCGAATTGCACGCCCGACCTGTGGATTATGAGTCCACCGTTCTGCTACTGAACTAACCCGCAATATCTTATATATTAATTCTTACACTTCTTGAACAAATACTCTTTCGCTGTTCGCATTTCGACATTCGTCAAAAAGCCATCGTTGTCCTTATCAGCCAAACTGAACAATGCCTTCATTGTGTTTGGACACTGAGCGATGAGTTCTTCGAAAGAAACCTTTGCGTCGCCATCAGTATCAAACTTGGCAACGCGATCCTGTGCGTTGACTGAAACTGAGAACAAACCAATAAACAATACTGCTAACTTCTTCATGCTTGCACTTCCTTGTCTGTTGAAAGACATCCGATAACGATCCAAATGATAAATCCAAGATAGGGAATGTAACACGCTGCAGTCCACCAAGGATTGATTCCTGCATCACGGCAACGCTTCGCAATCACTGCCATCTGCGCCCAAGCAGAAGCAACGATCGTAGCAAGGACAGCAATGATTCCAATAAACATATTAAATGCTGTTATGGCTGTTGCTGACACAATGCAGATAAAAAACAGAACGAAAAGAATAATGCTAGTAGCCCAGAACTCTGATCGCTGTACCTTTCCACTAAACTCAAAATATTTCATATACTCTCACTTTTTAGGTTGTTTCTTTTTTCCAAAAATGCGTTCCCAGTTATCATCAAACTGTTTTCGCGGAACACTCAGTGGTCTAGGCTTGCTTCCTTTCCCTGCCATTATTACTTACCATATTCCTTTAGCCACTCTTCTTCGCCGACGAAAGTTGGCGCATCCTTGAGTTGCTTTTCAATTTCCCACAAAAGTTTGTACAACTTTTTCTTTGCGTGAAACTGAGTGTAACCATCCATATAATTGTCTCGCATATCAAATCCGATATTGCGAACCTTATCAACTAGATATTCGCTCATGATAATTTTCTCCACACTCTAGAATGTTTTGGAATGCTTGCCTTCAAGAACTCCATTTGATCCGCTAATACCTTACGATTCTTCAATAGAATTCTTTCGTGCACTGTTGGCGCATAAGGAACGTATAGCAAATGCATCTTTGCTTCTTCTGGAGTTTTCCAACCCTTACGATGATTGCAAGGACGACACGCAGTTACGCAATTTGTCCAGTGGTTTGTGCCACCACGCGACTTTGGGTGCACGTGATCGATCGTCAAAGAACTGGTTGAAAACTCATCGCCACAGTAAGCGCAAATATGTTGATCGCGAGCGTACAGCGTCATGCGATCCGCAAATACTGTTTGAGTGTTGTAGAATTTGTCACCAAGGATCGGACCTGATACGCCGATGATTGATGAAATTTCAATTCTTGATTGCTCGCCGTATTGATTGTGTCCGCCGAGCATGGTCTTGATCTTTGTTCCAAGTTCCCATAGCACTTTCTCGCGAGCATAGTAACATGCTGCGATTTCATGATTTGCCCAATCTTTAGGTGTACCACCCTTATCAACAATCAGTACGAGAGACATATCTTCCTCATCACTCTACGCATAATAAAATATTTATTAGAGAATCACCAATGTATTGCAAGAACCACTAGATCTTTTTTAGTTTTATCCTCACCAACATACAAACTTTCTGGATGATTCCAATTCACAACTGCTGATTGAATATCATGCTCTTTAAGAAATTGAACTAACTCGTCTACTCTTTCTTTTTCGATAGACACATATGCATCAGAAAGATGAACATTATCAATCGAATCAACAAGATTCAGAACATTTGTAAAATGCATATCAATCATTAGAATCATTTCCCCGAATACGATCCCAAAGTTGCGGAACGATGCAACTAAGAACCGCAATTGTAATTGCGAATGCACCGATTAAATTTGCTGCGATAAATTCCATTTTATTCACCTATTGCTATAATTTGTCGAACAGATACTATTGTACTCTTTTCGGACATAAAAGTCAAGGGCTGATACAATCTTACCAATTCTATGCGATTGATTGTTTTTAGCAAGATCAAGGGTTTCGTTCGCAAGAGTATGAAGCATCATCTCAAGATCATATCCTGTAATGGACTTTGATCTTACCTTAGACAAAAGATTGCGATACGCTTTCGCTTGCGGATAGACTGCTTCGTTGGGAATGCCAGAGGAAGATGCTCCGCGATTTTCTAATGCATCGCAGAGCATATCCACGTGTGGCTGTAGATCATCAAATGTAAATTTCTTCATAACGAAAATTATACCTTAAACTAGTGCAGGAATCAAACCGCTATTAGTCTTGACATCATTTGCGTTCTTGCCCATCGTTCCTGCTGTTGTGTATTGGTTTGACTCAGCAGTCCAAACAGCATCAGCAAGATTCTTTGGACTCAATTCAGTGAACGGTGTAACGGCGCCAATTATATTACCAATACCTGCGAGTGTACCAGAAGTTGTAACTGCAAATGTGGTATTTCCATTTCCTGCTAGAGGAGAGCCAACAGCCAATGACAAACTCATTACTGTTCTGGTTTCTTCGTAAGCAGAAATAGAACCAGTCGATTGAGGGATAACCCAAGAACTGGGTTCAGTATGACCGTTTGGGATACCTGCCTTATTGTTTTCTAATCCGTCTCCCGCATACATGTTACGGAGTTCGGTTCTGCTGTAAAAATATCTTTGCAGTCCGTAAGTAGTTCCAAACTGTCTTGCACAAAGACCAGTGGCATTGTTGAAATTATATCTTAACATTTTATGCCCATCCGAGATCTAAATTGCCGTGCATATTAGAACTAGCAGCAGTTGCTGCATGTGTATAAAACATCCACGTCAAACATGCACCATCTTTGATTTCTGGTAAACTTGGTAGCATGCTGATACAGTCTCTCTCAGTCAACAAAAATCCTGTTGTGAGAGGTATTGTCAATAACGGTTTTGCTAACACTAGCGCACCAGAACCAGCACCAGAAGAGGCTGAGAATGTAACTGATGCAACATTTTGAACACCAGTGTCGCCAGCAGCCAGCGGAAGAAATGGACCAATATTACCTGCTGCAGTTCCTGAATGTGAGATGTGATTGACGATTGCAGATGCAGTCATCGACACTGTTCTACCGAGTGCTTGTCCTGGAGTTCCTGCAGTATTTGTATACGACAAAGCAATGTTGTGTGGAGTGGCACCAGCAGCAACAGTTTGCACCCAATACAATCTGCAACCAGCGCCATTTGTGTAACGTAATGATGGTGTGCCTGTTAATGTTTGTGCTGATGCAGAAGCAGTTGAAATGCCTGGCCAATAACCTTGCATGTCTATTAGTTGCAGCACACCCAATGCCGTCGAGGTGCCACTCCCCCCTGTAGCAGTTATCACATGCTTTGTTGCAGTGCTTACGTTGCCACCATGAGGCATTCCAAAAATCTGAGTTCCATTTCCAGTAGACTCATCGCACGTGCGCCATGCCAAGGAAGTACCCGCCCAAGCATTGGCTGGTTGGCTACGCATTGTAGAACTTAGATCGTACCATCTAGATGCGGTAAGTGTAGCAGGGATAACAGCAGACCAATCCCAGCGATAAAAGTTACCGCCAGAAACTTTTTGAATCATATGATCAAGTGCTTGAAATGCCATTACTTATCCCCAAACAAATTCGAGTGAGCCATAGAAATTACTATTAATAACAGTAGCAGCACCAGGATAAAACAACCAAGTTAAACATGCGTTGTTCATAATTCTAGGTAAACTGGTAAATTGATTTACGAAATCTCTTTCAACCATATTACTGACAGTTGCAACTGGTACAGTTAAAATTGGTTTCGCCAAACACAAAGCAATCGCTCCTGTAGTTGCTGCAGACATCTGGACCGTTGCTACGTTTTGAACTCCAGTATCACCGCCAGCAAGTGGTAAAAATGGAGCCCACAAATTAGCATAAAGTGATCCGATTGGAGAAGATGCAACGCAAGTGACAGTTTGACCCAATGCGCGCCCCGAAGTTCCCGCTTGGTTTGTATAAGATAGTGATATGTTTGGTGTACCAGTGCTTGTTGTGGCTGTCACAACGGGGTATAATTTCAACCCTTCGCCATTAGTATAACGTAATGATGGTGTGCCAGATAATGTTTGTAGCAACGTAGTGGCAGTATTGATACCTGGCCAATAACCTTGTAGATCAACCAATACAAACATACCTGGAACACCTGCTGGGGCAGCAGTTAAAGCACTTGCAAAAATGCAGTGTTTAGTCATCCCAGATCCAGCGATGGTATCAGGACCTGTTGGAATTGCGAATGCAGTGGAAGAATTACAATCTACCCATGTCAGTGATGTTCCAGGATAAAGATTTGGTGATGGGTAAATCCCATTTCTAGACATATCTTGCCAACGACCAGCAGCAAAAGCAATGTTAGTTGTTAACATCCAGTCAGCACTGAACAAAGAGCCGTCAGTGGTTTTTCTCATCAAATGGTCTAGTGAATTAATTGGCATTGATTAGCCCCACACGTATTCAAGAGAACCATAGAAGTTTGTGGCTGCAGCAGTTGCTGCACCAGCATAGTACAACCAAACTAAACATGCGCCATCGAGAACTCTTGGTAGTGATGGCAACTGATTCAGTAGGTCTCTTTCGTTTGCAACAGCAGCAGTGACCAATGGAATGGTCAACAGAGGACGAGCCAAACATAATGCGCCAGTACCAGCACCCGATGCTGCTGAGAATGTAACGGTCGCTACGTTTTGAACGCCAGTGTCACCATTAGCAAGAGGCAAGAAAGGACCATAATTCAATGCTGCAGTTCCTGAATGAGAAATGTGTCCAGCGATCGCTGAAGCGGTCATACCAACTGTTGAGGGAAATGCTCTTGAACCTGTTCCTGCTTGATTGGTATATGATATCGACATATTATGAGCAGTGGCGCCAGAAGCAACCGTCGCTACAAAAAACAATCTACAACCAGCACCGTTAGCATAACGTAATGATGGAGTTCCCACTAGAGTTTGAGCCGAAGCAGAGTTCGTTGAAATACCTGGCCAGTACCCTTGAAGATCGACAAGCATCAACTGTCCAGGAACACCAGTTGCAACTGCAGTGGTTGCCATAACGTTGATAATGTGTTTTGTATCTGTGCTTACGTTGCCAAAATGCGGGATGCCAAAAATCTGAGTACCGTTACCAGTGCTTTCATCGCACGTTTTCCAGTTCAATGCTGTGCCAGCCCATGCGTTAGCGATTGGTGAACCACCAACAGAACTAAAGTCATACCAACGACCTGCAGTATATGCAGCAGCACCAGTAACTTTGTTCCATTCGTATCTGTTTGTCTTTCCGTTAGCCATCTCGGAAATTAGATCATCCATTGAGGAAAAACTCATGTTATGTTCTCCAAAAACTGTTTATTTGAATTATTTATCACTAGCCCCAGGCAACCTGTATTTCACCATAAAAGTTTGTACCTGCCGCGACCGTCGAACTAGTACCACCAGTACCACTAAAGTAAAGCCATGTCAAACATGCTCCATCTTTAATTTCTGGCATGCTTGGTGTTTGGTATACGAATTCTTTTTCGTTCGCAACATGCGCCGCTGTAACTAATGGAATGTGAATAAGTGGTCTTGCTAAACACAAGGCTGAAACTCCAGCAGTAGATGCTGCAGACATAGTCACGTTGGCAGCATTTTGAACTCCAGTATCACCATCTACTAGTGGAAAATATAGAGATGGAGCAGCGCCTGGTAAACAACTATTAATTTGACCAACAACAGAAGAAACTCTTGCAGCAACAAGACCTGTATTTGCTAGGTTATTGCCTTGATCGTAATAATTTATACGAATATTATGCGCAGTTGCACCAAGTCCAGTTGTCGTAACCATGTACAATCTACATCCATCACCATTTGCATAACGCAATGATGGTGTGCCAACAAGTGTTTGTGTTGTTGTAGTTGTGTGAGAAATGCCTGGCCAATAACCCTGTAAATCCACTAGAACGAGATTACCACCAACGACTGGAGGTCCTGCAGGGTGGACAGTAATTGCACTAATTAAATGTTTTTTATCGGGGGAAACGTTGCCGCCATGTGGAATGCCAAATATTTGCGTACCATTGCCAGCAGACTCATTACACGTAACCCAGTTTAGCGCAGTTCCTGGGAATGCATTTGGTGCGCCGTACTGACCAGGAGACGATCCCAGATCTAAACCGACAGAGATACTAACTGTAGTGGGTGCAAATTGATTGTGGTACTGCCAATCCGCTCTAAAGATTTTTTCATTAGAAATTTCAGAAACTAAATCATCTACGCCTGTGAATGCCATATTAACCCCAAACAAATGTCAGTGATGATCTAAGCACGCCAGGAGCAGCCCCGCCCGTTCCACTATTAGTCATCAAGAAGTGAAGGAATGCTCCATCGTATATCATTGGTGCTCTGCCAGTTCTGCTAAAGAATGTTTTTTCTACTTGAGTGACGTTAGTGAATTGCGGAATAGATGCCAAAGAGTAGCACAACACAAATGCACAAACGCCACCAATTGGAGTTGTGACAGTTACGTTTTGAATTGATCTGATTCCTTTATCACCAGTCGCTAATGGAACAAATGGGCTGCATTGAGTTGTTGTCGCTGCAGTTGCATTGCTACCTGCGCAAACCAACACTCCTGTCACTGGCGTGCCTATTAGTGCAAATGTCGTTGTTCTTCCCGTAACTCCATCAGAGTTTGTATATTCCATTGTACACACACTGTTGAAGTTTGCTCCCAACATACCACCTTGGCTAACAACAAAACACTGAACACCCTCTCCTGTTGTGTATCTTGGAAGAGTTGCCGTGTTATCCATTATTTGGAGATCTGAAGAGTCCGTGTCAATGAATGGATAGTACATCAGATAATCTGCAAGAATATACGATGATGGTACAGAGACAGCAGTTGTGTCAATTGTCAATGTGTGCAAGTGTTTTGTTTTACCAGTGCCTGGATTCGGTCCTGTATAAACACCTTTGTTGCCATTGACATTAGTTAGTGGTGTTGCAGATAGAGGCGCAGCAGCATAGAAATTAATAACAGGGTGACCTGCGCCCATACTCAAGTCTAGCCAGCGACCAACAACACCTGTTGCTGGATTACCAGTTTTGAAATAGTGCGACTGCTGCCATGCGCCTTCGCTTCTATAGTCAGCATAGTCTGCAACATTATTAAATGGCATTATTGTGGAGCCTCTTCTGACGAATCATTTTCAACATTTACATAGGCTGCTGGAGCCCAAGGGTGATCTTCGCAAAGAACTTCTTCTTCACCTTCTTTGTAAAGTTCTTTGCGGCAGTGCATGCAAATATAAACAATCATATTAGTCAACAGCCGCTGTTAGAGCACCGATAACGAACTCTGGCTGAATACCATTCGATACTGCCAAACTTGCAGTCAATGTACCTTTCATCAAAAGATTTCCTGTTGATGTCGAATCAGTACCAATTCCGAAGTGAGTAATGGTAGATGTACCACCAGTGCACTGTGGGAAAGTAATTTTGGCAGCATTGCTGATTGTTGATGCTGTTCTTGTCCAACCACCAGCGGTTCTTGCTACTGCCACACGAGCATATGATGTATATGCTGTTTCATTGGTTGTTTGATCGCCAGACTCGCCAGGATCAGCAGTGTGTAGAGAAATATAGAATGAACCAGCAGCGGCTGAGTTTTGCAACCCGCTGGCATCACCAATGTTTGCCCAATCGATGTTTAAGAATAGCAGATCAAGGAAAGCCTGTTCTGCAGCATTTGTCATTGACATGTTAGAAGACTCCTATCAATAATTCTTTAGATTATTTATATGTTATCACAGTTTTAATTATGAGTAACTGAACCCTGTTAATATTCCATTAGTATAAGTCAAAGTCTTAGTCAATTCAATTCCACCTGGTGTGCTTCCAGATAGAACTATCGACGTCAGAACACCATTAGTATAATTTAATGTTTTTGTTATTGTTCCAACGGCTGGAACTGTATATGCGATGCTGGTTAATGATCCAGAAGTATAAGTTAGTGTTGCATCATATGCTCTTAGATTCTTACTAACTGTTTCAAATGAGTTTTCAACATTACTACTGACGTTGCTATTGTATACTACAAATGATACATTAGCATTTCCAGTTTCACCTGATCCTACTGAAACTAGAATAGATGAAGTATTTATGAAGTTTAGACCATTCGCAGTTATAGTTGATCCTGAGTTTGCACTCACTGGGAAAGTGGATAGACCGCCTCCACCACCTCCACCACCAGATGGTCCCTGAATACCCTGTAATCCTTGAGAGCCTGATCCAGTTAAACCTTGTGATCCAGTTAAACCTTGAGAACCATTTAGACCTTGCGATCCAGTGAATCCTTGAGACCCAGTAAACCCTTGGCTTCCAGTAAAGCCTTGAGATCCTGTTGTACCTTGAACACCTTGAGATCCTGTTGTGCCTTGAGAGCCTGATCCACCAGTTATCGTTACAGTAACATCATTTCCAACATTTGTCGCTTGAACTCCAACCCCAACAAAATCTAAACTTGCCAAAGAAGTCGTGATCGTTGTTCCTTCGTCTTTCACTGTGATGGCTGATCCGCCACCAGTACCAGAAGGACCTTGAATACCTTGAGAACCTGAACCAGTTAAACCCTGTGAGCCAGTTAAACCCTGCGAACCAAGTAGACCCTGAGTTCCTTGCGAACCAGTCTGACCTTGAGATCCAGTAAACCCTTGGCTTCCTGTGAAACCCTGAGAGCCTGTTGTTCCTTGAGATCCAGTTGTTCCCTGAGTTCCCTGCGAGCCAAGTAAACCTTGAGACCCAGTAAACCCTTGGCTTCCTGTGAAACCCTGAGAGCCTATTTCTCCTTGGACTCCTTGAATACCTAACAATCCTTGAGTGCCCTGAGTACCAGTAAATCCTTGAGAACCTATTTCTCCTTGGACTCCTTGCGTTCCCTGCGAGCCAACAGATCCTTGAGTTCCAAAAAATCCTTGCGTTCCTGAAAGACCTTGAGATCCTATAGTTCCTTGAACGCCAGTATCACCTTTGTTGCCTGTAACGGCGAAAGATATAATAATATCAGAGTTGTTTGCATATGGTGTTGTTGTACCATTGACATATGCAACGGGAATGTCAAAGTGATGTTGATCCTCTGTGTGAGTTCCAACGATGTGAAGTATTACGAAATTTAATGTATTCGCTTCTTCTGTAAGTTTGATTGTTCCTTTTATCGAACTCGTTGAATCGTCAACAGTTTGTAGGAAGTTAGAAATATCAGTGCTGTTTCTATCTATATCATCAATTGATAGATTTGTGGCAGATGAAAAATTTATAGCATTTAGATTTAACTTTCCTGGACCAGGATCATTGGAATCAGTTTTGGTTAAAAATTTATAATAGAAAGATGCGCCGCCGAAGTCACCACGCTCTCCTTGAAACCCTTGTGCGCCTTGAATGCCATCAAACCCTTGCGTTCCTTGCGTTCCTTGCGTTCCTTGAACACCAAATGTTCCTTGTGTTCCAGTAGTGCCTTGGACTCCTTGAATGCCTTGCGAACCAGTTGTTCCTTGTGTTCCGAATGTGCCTTGAGTTCCAACTGAGCCTTGAGTTCCAGTTGTTCCTTGGGCGCCAATAGTACCTTGCGCCCCAGTTCTACCTTGTACACCTTGAGTACCAGTAGCACCTTGACCAGCAAAGAGACCATCTAGACCTTGAGTTCCTTGTGCACCAAATACGCCCTGAGTGCCTTGCGATCCAACCTTGGCAATCAGATTCCAATTAGTTCCAGGAGGCGCGTCGTTACTGTGATTTGTAATAGCAACATATGACGAATTTTGATATTCTACAGCATCATTAATTAAATATACTGTTGAAGAGTTCCATGGACCTCTCCATGTAAAACCTGATCCACCTGTACCTTGCGAACCAGTTTCACCCTGTGTACCTTGAACACCCTGTGTACCTTGTGCGCCTTTAGGTCCACGATATCCTGAATCTTGGACAGTAACTGTGGTACCAGTTGTTGAAGCAACAACTGTTATGGTATTGCCAGTTTCAACTATAGAAGATACTTGAATTGTCATCGCGTGACTTCACCATAAACGACTGCATCGCCAAACATAAGTTTAGTGACTGTATTTGTTGAATTGTCTACTAACTCTAGATCATAGACGTATGTATTTTTAGGTGGTTTTGTTGTAGATGAAAGATCAACATAGATATTTGAAGTTCTTTCTGCAGGAAGTTCTAGATCAAGTTTACCTAGATTACCAGTTATTGTTATTTCACCATTTGCGCTTGTTAGCGATTCTGCTATTGAACCTGAATCGTAACTTGGTCGAATTTGCATTCTAGCAGAAAAGGTGTTCAAGTCTAAATTTGAGCCATCATTATCTTGCACAGTAATGGACAAATTAAACGTGGAACCTTGCCAGATTGAAATATTATATTTGTTTTGAAGCATTTAGGATATCCCTGAGTAGGTCCTGTATCAAGGTATTTATAAGAATTAATGGCTGGGATTGCAGGTGAAAAAAAACCAGCCCGAAGGCTGGTTTCATGGGTTGGAGCGGAAGATGGGATTTGAACCCACGACCTTTTGCTTGGCAAGCAAAAGCACTACCCCTGTGCTACTTCCGCGAAAATTTTATCTGATATTGAATCCTATTCCATTATTATTAGTCAAAAGAATATCCTGCTTACGCTCTGCAGTAGGTTTATCCCATCCATGCGGGAATTTTTCATTCTTAGGGAATCTGAATCCATTAAAAAATTGATGAGATTCAACCAAAGAGTCTATCATTCTATTTGGATATTTGTTCACATAATCTGCGTTTTTCAGCATAACACAAACAAAATCTGCTACATATTCTCCAGGTCCTGGGGGGCAAACATAAGACTCTAGAACCATTGAATTCATTTTATTATATCTAGCCCAAGTTTCTAGTGCCTTTCCAGCATCTGGCCAAAATCGCCAACAGTCAACTGGAAACCTATGATACATCATCCATGCTGATGGAGCATTGATGTACATGATGCCGTCGTCCTTTAAAATTCTCATTCCTTCTAGAAAAGACAGCCAAAACATTTCAGAATGTTCTAGGCAAGAGGAAGTTACAAGAATATCAAATGAATTATCTTCTAGAGGATATTTGTATGCATCAGTCAAGACTATATCGACTCCGACGCCTTCAGCAAAATCAAGACCAACATACTTCTTGACATTATTTGTAGCAACATCTCTAAGTGAACCGTTGATATTTTGAGAACCAATTTCAACTACAGTTGGTTCATTTAGTTCTGCAGCATATGTCAGAAAGAAATCTTCACCTGTTAAAAGTGCACTTGGATGCATATGGATATTCCTTTAATAGAATTGTGTGTTTTCCCACCAAAAAATCATTGTGTATCTGTGATTTTTTCTTACTGTTTTAACGCCATGGTTTATATTTTTACCATCAAATAAAATTAATCTATTAGTTTTCGGTTTTATAGTAATTCCATTTTCAGTATAAAATTCGCCACCATCAAAATTATCATTTAGATAGAGTATGCTATTATAATCTCCACGCGATCTTATTCCAGTATCATGTTTATGCAGTGATGAAAAAATTTCTACTGGCCAAGTCTGAAGTTCAAATTGATAACAGTTTAATTTAATTTTTAATTTTGATTCTAAAAAATCTTTAGTTAATTTTACAACCAAATCATCAGAATTCATCATTATGTTTCTTGTAGGATAAAAATCTGATTTATTGTAATTTTTAGAAACCATTTGCATAAAATGGTCTTCAATTTTTATTTTGAATTTTTGCAATAAATCTGGATCTAGGACTCCGTCAAATACATACATAACTTTACTCTAAAGTGGAGCGGGATATCAGAATCGAACTGATGACGAAAGTTTGGAAAACTTTAGTTTTACCATTAAACTAATCCCGCATTCTGGTGCGACTGGTCGGACTCGAACCGACATGGCATTGCCGACAGATTTTAAGTCTGTTGTGTATACCGATTCCACCACAATCGCAAAAATGGTCGGACAGAGAGGATTCGAACCTCCGACCCTCTGCTCCCAAAGCAGATGCACTACCAGGCTGTGCTACTGTCCGATTGTTATATCTTACTATATCTAGTCTCAAAAGTCAACTGGTGCGCCCACTAGGACTTGAACCTAGAATCAACAAATTATGAGTTTGCTGCATTAACCAATTATGCTATAGGCGCAAAACTTGGTGCTCCTGCTTGGACTTGAACCAAGACTAACCTCTAATCTGGAGTTCGGGATTATAAGTCCCGTCGTGCTACATTACACTACAGGAGCGTCATTCTATAATTTCTATCTCACTTTCAGTGACTACGGCAACTCTCGCGCCACAAGGCAGCAATAATTTTTCATTGCCAGAATAAACTACCTCACTGGGTCCATGAATCTTGACTCGATGACAATAGGTATTCTTCCTGCCTTCCTTGATAGTCAAGACAGGATTGTTTTCGTTGTTCTTTTTGTTTGATCGAATCACATGTTGATTCACATGAATGTATTTTTTCATAACGATCTCTAAATGGAGTTGCGGACAGGACTCGCACCTGCATAGAACAGTTTTGCAGACTGTCGCCTCACTTCTCAGCCACCGCAACAATTAATTCGATAACTTATCACAAGGCACTTCCATATATTCGCGCCCTGTAAGTTCTGCAAATTTCAATTTCTTTTCACGCATTAGACTCACAAACTGATCATCATCTGGATTGTTGCAATTATAACGGTGAAGTGTGCTGATCTGATCCGCAATGCCAATCGCTAGAATTTGTTTGACATCTTTTGAAATTGGATCAGTCGCTTGCTGAACATATTGTTTACTGGCAACCCATTCATATGCGACGATGATGATGGAAATTGCTCCAGCAATCGCAGCAAATGTTTGTAGTGTTTTTTGTAAATTCATGTTCATGCATATATTTAGTTGGCACCCCTACCAGGACTCGAACCTGGAATACGACGTTCGTAGCATCGCGTGATCTCCATTTCACTATAGGGGCAAAACAAATCCCAGTCGATCCACCATGGTTCTTCTCTCGCTTCTGGGTGCAGCGCCACTGTTAACGATAGTGGGTCGTCGCGATTGGTGCTGCCTGTTGGTATCGCACCAACCTATCGAGTTCTTCAGACTCGCACTAATCTATCTCAGTTAAAGCAGCAAATTGGTAGCAGTGGTGTGATTCGAACACACGATCTTCACCGTATGAAGGTGCCGCATTAGCCGCTATGCTACACTGCCAAAAATGGCGGAAGGTATAGGATTCGAACCTATGCGCCCATTGCTGGACGAGAGTTTAGCAAACTCTTGCAATCACCGCTCTGCCAACCTTCCAAATATGGCGACTCTTATGGGTAACGATCCCATCTGAATATCTCGCGTGACAGGCGAGCGACCACACCATGCAGTCCCAAGAGCCGAAATTGGTGCCTCATGATGGTTACGCTCCATCGTTTCATCCTTACCAAGAATGTGTTCTGCTATTGAACTAAAGAGGCTTGGCGCGCTCGGCAGGACTCGAACCTGCGTTAATCTGCTTAGAAGGCAGATGCCTCATCCTCTAGACTACGAGCGCAAGATGGGGTGACTGGTGGGGATCGAACCCACGATAATGGGATCACAACCCATGGTCTTAACCACTTGACGACAGCCACCGTAATTGGTGCCCCTTGGTGGTTACGCTCCACCGTTTCTAAATTATCAGTTTAGTGTTCTACTATTGAACTAAAGGGGCAAGATGGTGCGCGATGAGAGGATTGAACTCCCGACATTCGCCGTGTAAAGGCGCTACTCTACCGCTGAGTTAATCGCGCAAATTTGGCGGAAGTGGTAGGATTCGAACCTACGTGCCCTTGCGGACAGACAGTTTTCAAGACTGTTGGTTTACAACCACTCACCCACACTTCCAAAAATTAGTTGCTTCCCCCTGCTGGCGGTAATTGTAGTGTAATTCTACACCTTCCACCCGCTTCACACCACAGGGAGATTTTCGTATTGCCAACGCTCTTCTCTACCCAAGAGTAAGGTCCTGCGAGTCATGATCTCGCTTCTCATCGTGCGGACGCACACTATCCGATTATGAGTCGGAACGTCAGATAGCCGAAGCGTACAGCGATCCACACAGAGTGGATCGACATTGCTGCAGAGGCTTCGGGCATATTAGATTGCGTCGTGGAATCGAACCACGTCTGGGCATTTTGATGCCTACTCCATCTTGCGATGTCTCGGACTTCCTGTGCTACCATTACACTAGACGCAAATTAGGCTGTTCACCGTCACACAATTTCCAAGTTGTGCGCTGGACTTATTCGACATAAGTCTGCTATGGACATCAGGTACATTAGCATATGCTTGGTTTTTCTGCTAATCACATATGGGTTACCATACACACGTGAACAAAAAAGATTGTCATTCGCACTATCTGCTGCGTCTCACCTTCAGGTGTCTAGAACTGAAGTTTTCTTTTGGCGCAGTTACTCGGGCTTTGCGATCACCCATGGCTTACGAATAACAAAAATGGTGGAGACGGAGAGAATCGAACTCTCAATTTCTGGATGCAAACCAGAAGTTATCCCATTTAACTACATCCCCGAAATAATTTCCAAAAATGGTGCGAGAGAAGAGACTCGAACTCTTAAACCTTTCGGTACTAGTTCCTAAGACTAGCGCGTATACCGTTCCGCCACTCTCGCATTTTTAGTTTTTGGCTGAGGGACGTGGACTCGAACCACGACTCTCTGGTTCAAAGCCAGATGATCTGCCATTAATCTATCCCTCAAAAATATGGTGTGGGCTATCGTTCGCGGGAATCCCCACTACTAAATTATTCTCAATCATACCCCCACACAGCATGATCTATTCTGTTCCACCTCATATCGAATGTGTTACCCAAACAGACAAGCCATCACACATTCGGATGAACACGGTACTAGGCAGATTATTCTGCTCTTGCATGTCACCAAGTTGGCTGGCGTGGTAGGGATCGAACCTACGACAGAGTGATTAACAGTCACTTGATCTACCGCTGATCTACACGCCAAAAAAAGAGACCGTTGTTTACACGCAGTATTGGTTGGCGTGAAGGATGGGTCAAGTATTCCTGCGATCGGCTCGAGTGAAGATTGGTTACTTTTTCTCGGGTGCGCGAATTTTTTAAAATACGTGCGGTGTAAGTAACCACCGCTCCTGCATGAGAGTTCGTTATCATGCTACGCGCTCGCTTTTAAGGTCGCGAGGAACCTATGCATCTGAATTCAAAAGTGTGGTTTTGCTTTGGATGCCTACACAAGCCCATGCACAGGCTCTATCGGATACATCTCAGCACCTAAACAGAGGTGGATTTTCCCAACTTAATGATGGACTTTTTACCCCACGTGTTTTTTGCATCACGCTACACCACAAGGTCGCGCTGCTGTCTGACGCTTCACAGCGTTTCGTCCCTACGGACTCATCAGAGACAGAATGGTATCCCGATACGGACTCGAACCGCAACCAAGAGTTTTGGAGACTCGTATGCTACCATTACACCATCGAGATAAATTGGTGGGTCTAGCAGGATTCGAACCTGCATCAAACTGGTTAAGAGCCAGATATAATCACCGTTATACGATAGACCCGAACGTATGGTAGGACTGGAGGGTAACGCTCCCTCTTTTACGGATTAAAAGTCCGTTACATCACTTTAATGTTTCAGTCCCAAAATCATAACAAAAATTGGTGCGTAGTGATGGATTCGAACCACCGTAGCCCGAAGGCAACAGATTTACAGTCTGTCTGTTTTAACCACTCACACAACTACGCAAAATCTGGTGAACCCAAGGGAATTCGAATCCCTATTCCATCCGTGAAAGGGATGTGTCCTAACCGTTAGACGATGGGTCCGCAAAAAATGCTGGTTACTAATCCAGCGTCACACTATGCTTCGGGGTGACAGTCTCCGCTACTACGAACCTCTGGTAGCAGTCAGGATAACCATATTGAAACACACTAGCCAGAGTCTTAATAAGGAGCCACTCTCTTTTAATTCTAGGCATTCTCCAAGCCAGATACTAATGCGCTTCAATATGGTGCCTTCAGAGAGATTTGAACTCCCAACCTACTGATTACAAATCAGTTGCACTACCGTTGTGCTATGAAGGCAAAATTACATATATCATCAGGAGTCTTACTATGGGAGTTTTCGCCATCCCGTTCATGTTTCCTGTCCGCCCATTTGCGAGATATTATAGTGCTCTCGCGCAGTCTCGTTCCGCATCAGCACTGTGAGTCGCTTTTATCGACTACTCAATATTTCTTTCCTTACTCAACTCTATAGAACTATTATGCCCTACAAGCGTCGAAAAGTAAAGACTAAAAAACCTAATAGAATCAATAACTTACGTTCTTACACTAAAAAGGTCGCTGTTTTCGGTGCGGAGGGAAAATACTAAGGGCACCTTGGGATGCTTCATCCTACCAAAAGAATGTTTGGGCGTCGCGAATCACGCTTGGAAATTTGTTACAGTAAATATTATATAGTACAATTCCAAAAAAATCAAGGATGTTCTCTGAAGAATTTTATCAACATCCAAATTTGCCAGAACACCAAGAACGTGCACATCCAACCAACAATTGTTCCGCGATTGTACACGGCACCAAAAATAGAAATGCCAAGAAACAAAAGATCAAGCAATGGAAGAATGATCATGCATACTCCGCAATTCTATCAAGACGCTTCATCGGGAAAGCACACTTGCCTTCCTTGCGCATCTTACTCTGATATTCTACCGTACAATCGAAGCAAATGTCAAGTGTCTTGCTGTTCTTGACTTCTTGCAATTCTTGCTGATAGATCTTCCACTGAAAGTCAGTGAAGCATTGTGGCTTAGAATGGTGCATTGCTCTTCCTCATATATGAATCTCTCTTATTAAACAACACTTTCAACTCTTCGAAGAGCGCACGATCATTTGCGTAAAGATCGTTTGTAAATTGCTCAGCGAAATTGTTATGCTTGATTCGCTGCAAAGCATTAAGAAGAATAACAAGATCATGTTCGTATGCCTCCAATTCATCATCTGATAACATAATTCGATCCTCTTACTTTATTTCTGGTTGATCCCAAAACCCTTTCTTATAGGGCGTTGGTGCATTTAGCATCACAAAACTTTCTGGATTTACGCTGCGCAATCTGATTGCTCTTACACATTGTTCAATTGTGAATTTACCACTATCAGGGTATGCCAGTGTTAGAGACTCTAGCAACTGAGCGCAAGCCTCTCTTTCTCGCTCGGCAGCAAGGGCAGCGAATCGTTGAAAAATATCAACAAACCCATCATAGGTTTGCGGGGTCAGATCGCTTTTCTTCGCTCCAACTTCTTGCATCCATCCGATAATGTCGTCGCGGGTCATTGCTCCTCTCTCCGCAGTGCAACTTCCACTTCATGTTCATCTGGATATCGCCTAATGGTGCCATCGCAGAAGTATTCAAGTTTGTTTAGCACTTCCCGTAGCCGCTCAATCTCTTTGTTTTTCTCAGCCGTAGCGAGGGCGGCGAAGCGTTCAAGTGCTTCGATTTGCCCGTCAGGGGCAGGCAGCAGGATGCTGTTTCCCGTGCAGATGCCCGCCTCCCTCGCCATGCGGATAATGTCGTCGCGGATCATCACATTTGCTCTTGTCGAATCTCGTCCAAAATCTTTTGTTGTTCAACACGTTCAACATCCCTCGCCGCAGCCCCCGCAGCCCGCGCCGCATCCGCTGGGCGAGCCGTAGCCCACGCCGCATACCACGCCGCATCCCGCGCTGAAGATGCCGCCGCCCCAGCCGCATCCAACGCCGCAGCCCTCACCGCAGTCCGCGCCGCATCCCACGCCGCATTCGCCGCAGCCCACGCCGCATTCGCCGCATCCCATGCCACTTTCAATTCCTCATCCGTCGCCTGTCCGTTCGCGTGACGCTCGGCAACATCAAGTGCCGCAACGCTCCTCGGGTCAGTCATCAGATGCTGTACTCGTCTTGCACACCGCACAGCAAAAATTCTCAGTTGCTTGTCTGATAATCCTTCAAGATTTAGGTCATTCATCACTCAACTCCTGCTAACTAAACTCTCTTGAGCAGAACGAATAACCTTCTGGGTCATCCCAATCCCACTCTGGATTGAACCAGCCTTCCTTACGACCTTCTTCGTTGTGAACCTTCACCTTGCGACCTTGTGGATGATACTCATTCACAAACACATAACCTGGTCTGCCATAAATTTCTATCAATTCAACAAACTTATCAAATGAAATCTGTTCGCCATATTCATCGTAGATAATTTTGTCAACAAGATACTCTTTCCACTTTTGCCAAGTGGTCAGACCATCATACTTGTAACCTTGGAATGAGAATGCCCAACCATAGGACTTCTTGCCAATGTGATACTTTTCATCGTATCGCTTACAGCATTCGCAAACATTCTCAACAACATAATAATTAGTGCCCATCACTCAACTCCGAAATACTTGTTCAGGTGATCAAAGGCATCTTCATATCCATTGATAAACAATTCCTGCATAATATCTTCCACAATCAACTCGGCGAACTTTTCATAATCAAATGAATTGTTGTATGGTCTGTCGCCAACGCATTGTTCAGCAAGTTCTTTAATTCGTTCGTTCATCAAGCAACACTCCAATCATAATCATCTTGAGTTTTCACACTCTCAAAACCATCATACTCATCGATGCGATAGATTGTACCCTTTGGTAGTTCTTTGATTCTTAACTTCGCATAGGGACCATTTGCATCTTCGCCAAGTTCCTCGACGACCTGAACAAGAATCGGGTCAGTACGGTCAATTCCTCTATCGTACCAATTTTTGGGGCAAGGTTCGCCCTTGAGTTCCCAGTATCGGCTGATTGCCTTCTCAGACAAACCGAAACCACCATAGCAAGCACTGTATACGATTTTAGTCATTTCAGACATTTCAATATTCCTCATCAATCCAGCGTTTAGTTTGTTCGTTCATCACTCAACTCCATATTGCCGCTGAGCATGGTAAACCCACGCAGCAGCGTCTGCCGACTCTGAATCCCATTCTGCATCAGCATTATACCGACTCAACACTTGCTCAGTTGTTAAAATATCATCCAAGTATGTGCGACCGAACTGAGCAAAACGATCTTGTACATCTTCACATGCAAAATCAGAATCCCAAGAAAACTCTGATTGAAACGCATCGCAGTGGTCGCAAGAACCATATGATCCCTGCACCCAGCCACGTTGCCCTTGGTACTCGACCAAAGCAACCCATGATCCTTGCCAATCACCAAACTCCTGGAACGCGATCACTCGCGCACCAGCAGCAACTAATGATTGTTGATAATCATTCACACTCATTACTTTTTACTCACAGCACCCACATGCTTACAGTCTTTGCGGAACTCAAAACCCTTACACGTGCAAGAGAACTTTCCATTGACACGTTCAACAATGTAGAACCCATCACCCTTGCCGCTCTTGACCTTCCAGGCTTTCTTGTCAGTCGCAACTTGCGTTGCTGATCCAGTAACATACTCGATCTTTACAACGTGCAAAGATTTTGCGTTGTACTCGCTGACAGGATGATCAGGATCACCAGTCTTGACAGCGAACATGAACGGATCGCGGAAGATTGACTCAACGACAACACCCTCGCGAGTGTATGTGACATAATTGTCATACTCATTGCGATACGCATACGTGTTCGGGTACATCGTAGTCACTCGAACACGCGAACCAACTTTGGGAACTGCAACTGCCATATTATTTGCTCACCAATTTTACGCAATACCAAAAAGAATTCGTTTGACGGCATTCACCCCAAACTTCAACGTTCAACCAAATCGTTCCTACAACAACCAGAACGATAAACGTCAAAGCAGCGAAACCAGCAACATCTTGCTTACTCATTATTCCTCAAACTCCCCTTCGATTACAGACTTTGCTTCATCAACCAATTCTTGCAAGTCTTCGCTATAGTCGATGTGCTTGCCTTGCTCAACAGCAACAACAAGGCGCATCAATACATCTTCAAGATTCTTGACACGAACGTCCAACGTCTTGATGAGTTCCACGTGAAGATTTACCATTATGCAGCACTCCGAACACGAGTAACATTTTCATGATTCAAAAGCAAACGATCACGCACTTGACTATAAATTTCAATTGACTGATCAAGAACGACAGTATGCTGAACGCCACCACCATACTTTACACGACTCGATTCAACGCGACCAGAAACAGGGAATTCACCCATGTACATGCCAGTCACATGCAAACCTTCGAGATTCCAATTATTCATTAAGCACCCGTCCATGATATATTTTTGTAAGAATTAGTATCCAGAACATTCCCGCGAGCAAAATTCTTCGCGGGCTGCGCCCAAGAAGCAGCCTTCAGAATGTCACCATACTTCCACTGGTCATGTTCCTTGATGCAGATAAAAGAATGCACCGAAGGAGAATTCCAAGAAGTTTTGACAACCTTTAGAAACTTGCGACCCTTCACATAACTGATAGAGTATCCGCCAGTAGAGCCAGTGGAATTGTAATTCGCTGCGAGATGATCCGCGTACTTGTAAAGAGCCATGTCAAAATCATAATTTTCAAATAACATATCAACCCCAATTTTTGCCACTGAGATAACCATACGGGACACCGAGGCAATGCTCGAGATACTCGACATCACCACGAGTTTCGTGCGCGTCATGCATCATGCGAATGCAATCTTCGCGAGTTGAATCAACGACGATCTTCATCGTCTGTTTCACCCAACCCTCAAACTCAGCAATCGCCATATTGTGGTAACGTGCTTCCTCGAGAATCGAATCGCGAACGGCATCAATAAGTTGTTCCCAGAGATCTTGCTTGCCATCGTTGTCAAGCAAATCCCACTCGCGGAAGAAATCTCCGCTGGGACGGAACCCGTAGGCGTCCTTGTGAAGGTCGGAAAGGATGTTTTCGTCGAAGGTGTAAGTTTCGTATTTCATAGATATATTATGCGCTTTTTCGTCGAAAAAGTAAACGATAAAAACCTTAATAGAATCAATGACTTACGAGTGCCCCCAGAACGTCCTATAAACCCATTGCAGCGGGTCGGTTTTGGGGTATACCTTACCCTACCCTGAGGGTGGATGGGGCTGCAATGGGGTCTGGGAAAAGGACTTCATTCATGAATAGATTTGCCCGCTCCAAGCCGATCATGCGTTCTAATATCTGCATGGTCTTCTGGTTGTTACGCTGTTGTTGGCAATAGTAGAGTTGGCGTTCTACAACTTGTTCTTGCGCTACTTTATTTTGTTGTATTCGATTTAAATATTCAGACAGCATGGAAACTCCATACTTCAGCAATTCTTCTAGATGCGCTGAGTCACGTAATGGAATTGCTACGAATTCATCAGAGAAACAAGTTCCCCATTCTGGAATTGCTTTATTCGGTGGAACATCAAAAGGAATCCAACTTCTCCACCTATTCCAAGTTTCAACTGAAGGTGACATATCAATATATCCACCTGCTGGTTTCTTGGCACCCGTTACAACATCAAATCCATAGATCGGCGATGGATCATCTAAGTGTGGGAATACTGTAACGTGAAGAACGGATATCGCTGGACTTACAAATTCTTCAACGTGTGCTCTTCGAAATTTATTTGATCGCCAGATCTGATTTTTCCAAGGGAATTCTGGAAACTGTACAGGCTCTGAATCTTTCGCTAAAATTTCAGAAAACTGTTTTGCATAATTTTCTACTATGTCAAAACAATTCATATATTACCGTTGATCGTACTCTGGGTCTTGGAACCAATCTTCTTCGTCTGTTAACGAATCATCTTCAACGTAATCTGAGTTTGGATTAAACTTCCAGCGCGACTCATTCTTCAAACGACGCTGCTTCAATCCTTCGCTGTTCCGACTGTAATCTTTTTCGCGGAACTCATTCTTCTTCTTGCTAGACATAATTATTTACTCAAACGCTCCTCTTTAAGTTTATTACAAAAGATCTTGTACATTCCGTACTCTCTGCCATATGCTTCAACTTCCCAAGGACTGTCGAAATACTTTTCTTCATCCATGTAATGCGAAGCATCAAAGATCAAACCCTTATATCTTACATCACCATTCTTATAATCAAAAATCTCATTGCACAAATATTGCTTGACGTGAACCAATTCGTGACCAAGATCAATCATCACATTCTTGAGTCTTGTGATCGGCTTCTTACCATTCTTATTCAGACGTTTGTGATCTAGAACAACAGTGAAGAGTTTTCTGCCTTCGGCATCAGTTCCATCATAAGTGCACCAGGCTTTGTATTTCTTCAGATCAAGAAGATCAGCAGCATCTTTGATTTCTTGCTCGCCAAGAATCTTGATCGAAACACGAGACTTGTTTTGCACTCCACGACGCACCAAGCGATCCATTACAAACCTAGAATATTTGCGCACCATAGCAAGATCTTTAGCGTTCAAATAATTGCTAGTGACTGTGATCATTTGATTACTCTACTCCACTCTTAGAAGTATTGTGTCCTTGTTGATTCGACCATTCAACTCGCTGGACTTAGAATTAATCTCGCCCATGACCTTACGCAATACAATCTTGCCTCCGTCCAAAACTCGCGGAAGAACGTCTTTTGGCTTCCGTAGAGTTTTGCCGATGGACTCACCATATTTATAGTTCTCGATCGCCGAACCCTTGACACCAAGACCAGCCTGATCAGCCGCTACATAGACGCCAAGTTTACGAGTCTTGACGTTATATACCCATAACTTTTCAGCACCCATGATGCGAACAGGGTCGATTGAGACCAACTTGTTCTCTGTATCTTCCTTCTTAAATTTAAGATTCTTGACCTTCTTCTCAAAGGAGATGGGCTTCTTCTTGCGCGGCTTACGAGCAGCATTCTTGTTAGATGCCAGTTTCTCAGCATCTGTGGCAAACAACAAAAAGAGATTCGCAGCGTGGAGATATTCCTTGTGAGAACGCGGATATGATTCCTTGATGTATTCGTCAGTCTTGCGACCTTCAATAATACTCACCCATTCCTTGGCTCGCTGCCGACAATACTCAGCAATCTTCGCTGCATGCATTGGCTTGACTTCGTTCTCGATCATCCATGTATATGGATCAAAGTCCTCGGGAGAATTCTTATGCCAAAACTCATCAAACTTGGCTTCCAGTTCCATGATGAAATAATCGGTCTTGGCAGTCACACGCTCTTGAATTGAAACAACGTTGCTTGTATCCACAACAACAGTTGCAAGACCACGTTCTTGTACGATCTTATCAAGACGCGCAAGAAACTCTTTCATGCGATCGCCGAAATTGATAAGAGTATTATCAGGAACAAGTGCTCCGCGATCCAAACATCGCGCAAGCCAACCGTCAACAATATTCCAAGAGTCGTTGAGATACTGCGCTGCTTGTATTTGCAGCGGAGTGATCATCTGTTCTTTTGCAAGATATTCTAACAAATACTTTCTTGCATCTTTGTTAGTCTTGTTGTGATTGTACCATTGAAACGCTCGCACCAATTCAAACTGTGTGCAAGGACTTTTTGCGTTGGAATCCCAAGTAGGCTCGGGAACAACCTTTGGAATAAATTTTGCCATAACTTATATATTGTACCTTAACAATTTTAAAAAGTCAACTCAACAATTATTGCTGTCGAATCTCATCCAAAATCTTTTGTTGCTCGGCGAGTTCGGCAGCCAGCGCCGCATCCTTCGCAACCCACGCCGCATCCTTCGCAGCCCACGCCACATTCCGTGCCGCAACCCACGCCGCATCCGCCGCAGTCCACGCCGCATCCGCCGCAGCCCCTGCCGCAACCTGTGCTGCGCGCAACTCCTCGTCCGTCGCTTCGCCATGGGCGTAACGCTCGGCAACATCCAATGCAGCAATAGACCGTGGATCAGTCATCAGATGCTGTACTCGCCTTGCACAACGGACGGCGAATAGTCGTAGTTGCTTGTCTGATAATCCTTCAAGATTTATGTCAGTCATCGCATATTTCCTGTGCGCTGAAACACGGTAAATCCAAATACTTGAATGACAAAGGTATACTGTTCCTTGTCAAACCATTCGTAACGGCGGACTTGAACGACAGCAAATTCATTGATCATGATGGCAAAGTAGTCGTGCCACCGTATATGATTTTTGAATTCGTTGTAATTTCGCAATTTAAACATTTTGTTTTCCAATTAAGCAGCGCGGAAGCAAGTCTGCTTCGCCAACTTTTGCCAGTTGCTCTTGTCCATCTTATACAGACCAGAGATCTTGACAACCATTCGCAGCGACAACTCACGCAAACGGTCAACGTTGTTTTCGATAAACTGCATGATCAGCGTTTCGTCGATGGTGTTCAGACCACGCGACTTCAGCATACCGCCACGCACAACTTGCTTGATGCGAACAAGATAATCCATCTTGGTCTTCATCGCAAGATCCAGATAGTGCGAACGAGACACAAGAGCCTCAAAGTGCGGAGCCAACTTGTTACCCGAAGCGATGAGCGAGTCGAAGTCGTAGTTGGTGATGAAGATGATCGAACCCTCGAATTCAAACTTCTCAGGAATATTTTCGCCATCTTCATCCGACTCACGCTCGAGTGAACGCGACAACCAGTGAAGAACGCGACGATCCGTAGAATCGCAAGCACCCTTCAGAAGATTCATGCTGACGTCATCATGAAAGATGGAGTCAGAGTCATCGAACACAAGAACGCTGTTCGAGAACCGAGTTTCGTACAGCAACTTGTAGAGCGCAAGAGGACGAACGTAACCCTTGATGTATACTACGTTATGACCCTTGGACTCGAGTTCCGCCATCTTGGCTTCGACCGTGAAGGACTTACCAAGACCAGCGGGACCAGAAACGATCAGCGATCGGTTGATGCCCTTGCCCGTTGCTTCGGACATAATTTCGAGAGCCTCGAATCGATCCTTCAACTTGGCTTCGATCTCGACCACCGACTCAACCCGAACAGGCTGAACGAAGGCAGGAGAAGAAGAAACCTTGATTCCAGCAAGACGACGCTTGCGAGTGTTACGGAAACCGTTCTTAGGTACACCACGAGGCATTAGACTTTCACCTTATCATTTATCATACAACTATTATGCGCTTTTTCTTGTAAAAAGGCAATAGTAAAAACCCTAATGAAATTAATGACTTACAGTCGGCGGCTGGCTGGCGGCTGCGCCGATATACGCTGAAATCTCTACCAGAAAATCTAAAAGTTCGGCGACCGTTGCGGTCTCGGGTGCCTGCGTCGGGTAGTCGAATCCGTGCGCTATCGCGTCGGGCTTGAGTGCGTTAATGCGTTGGATAATTTGCGCTTTAACCTGCGCGTCGGTGTTTTCGTTTATCATAGAAGTATTATGCGTGATTTTACCGAAAAAGTAAAGGGTGAAAACCCTAATGAAATCAATAACTTACGCCATCCCCTAGAACCGCATTAAAAGCCCGAGGGGAGGCGCAGGGTTTACCCTTACTCAGTTATGATATCGGTGCTCCCGCCGCTCCCATAGTCTGTAATTTCCTCGACCCACCGAGTCTTTTCCTTCTCGCGGTATAGGTCGAGCGCCTTCTTACGGTTCTTGGTCGTCAGGATTTTTTTATTCCCGTTGACCCGTTCCCCCGTAATCGGGTGGTTGACTCGCGCGTTTTCGTAAACTTCGTAATATATTTTCATAGTATCAGATATTATGCGCCTTTTCGCCTAAAAAGGCAATAGTAAAAACTCTAATGAAATCAATAACTTACGAAAACCCTAATAAAATCAATAACTTACGTCAGAAATGAAAAGAGGGACCGAAGTCCCTCTTTTCAATCTCTAGTAGCAGACTAGATTAGAACGCAAAGTTCAGATCAAGTTGTAGTCGCTTATAATCGCGATCTAGAACATTCTTTCCATTGATCACAACTGGCACATCATTGTTAGTCTTATTCACCATGTAAGTGGCGTTCAACTTCCAATTCTTAGCAACCTGATAAACGCCGCGAAGTGCGTATCCGTCGCCATCTGTGTTACCAGCAGCGAAGTCTGAGTCAATCCATTGACCAAACAATGCATCCTTTTCTACCTTCTGAGAAACTACACCAACTTCCCATGAATTTGGAAGTGATGCTTTTCCGAGGGTGACTCCGTATGCAAGTGCCTTGTTGAGTTTGGCTGCTTTTGCATTTTCTGCCCAATCAACAAATACTGTTACTGGATAATCAGCAACAACTGTTGAAAGTTCAGCAAGTGCATTGCGGACTTCAAATTCATTAGCAAGGCATGTAGCAACTCCAGCAGCACATCCAGTTGTTTTGGTCGTGTTGCCAAAGAAACCACCTGCAGCACCTGACTGCACAACTGCTTGATTCTTCACTGCGCGATGGTTTGTTTGACCAACGGCAACAACATAAGCAGTTTCGTCATTGAGTTTTCCACGTAGACCAACTTGCATTGCAACTGCTGTTGAATCAACTGCTGAGCCACGCTCAACGAGATCAAACATTGCAGCATTTACAAATGCGCCTGTTGGTGCGTGATTAAACGCAAGAGCAGCACCCTCTGGATTAATATCCTTGTCAACGAAATAAGATGTCGTTGTAACAAGAGGTTGCTTCATCTTACCAAGTGTAACCTTGGATACTGCGTTTGGTGCCCACTCAACATATGCTAGATCGAGATCAAGTGCCTTTCGTGAATTGACATCACCAAGTGTTTGATTGCTTGAACGAGCATCTCCATTTTCTGTTGTAGCAAATTGAAAACCTGCTCTTACAGTTGGATTTACTTCAGCATCAAAACCAAGACGAACACGAACACGACTACGATTGCGCTCAACTGCAAGTGCTTGATCGATGTTCTCGTTTCTTACACGAAAATCACCTTTCCACTTCCAGCGAAGTGCAATGTCTTTAGCGAACGCATCTGACAAACCATCTACTGCTTGTTGAATTTCAGCAGAGTCTGCAGCATGTGTCACGCTTCCGACGAGTAATGATCCCAAAATAACTAATGATTGAATTGCTTTACGCATATCTTTCTCCTTGTTGCGCCACGAAATTATGGCTTAAAGTTTTTCATATTATTGACATCAGCACGCACTTTCGTAAGTGCTGACTTTTCAAGAGCAACAAGACCACGGTCAGTTAGATAACCTTCCTCACCGATTGCCTTATCACTCACATACTCAGCCATGAATTCTTTCAAACCAGGAATCACACCGATGTGTGCTTTCTTGACATAAACGAACAATGGTCGAGATGTAGGATATTTAGCGGAGGCGATTGTTTCGAAAGTAGGCTCAATCCCATCAATCTTCAAACCCTTTAGTTTATCTGCGTTCTCTTCCAAGAATGAGAAACCGAAAATACCAACAGCGTTTGAATTGGTTGCAAGTTTTTGCGCAATCAAATTATCATTTTCACCTGCTTCAATATAAGCACCATCTTCGCGGATAGTGTGGCAAACTCTCTTGTATCTTTTTTCATCAATATCTTTGAGTGACTTGATCCAAGAGAATTGCTGGCATCCTGCTTCCATAAACAATTCAGCAAATGAATCGCGTGTGCCAGAAGTTGGCGGTGGTCCAAGAACTTCAATCTTCATTGCTGGAAGTGCAGGATTTACATCCTTCCATGTTTTGTTTGGATTGGCAATCAATTCAGTTGGATTTGATGGATTTGGAATCTGCTTTGCGAGAGCAAGGTAAACATCCTTGCGAGTAAGCGCACTGAGTTTGCCTTTCTTTGATTCTGAAATCGTAAGACCATCGAAACCAATCTTGATCTCAATAATATCTTTCACACCATTCTGTGAGCATGTAACAAATTCACCAGCCTTCATGCGGCGTGATGCATTGACAGCATCTGGAAACTGTGGACCAACACCGTTACAGAACAACTTGATGCCACCACCTGTGCCTGTTGATTCAACTTTAGGTGACTTGAACTTTCCAGCACGACCGAACTGCTCAGCGACTGTTGTTGTAAATGGATAAACTGTTGATGATCCGACTACTGCGATTTGATCTCTGCCTTGCGCATATGATGCAACAGATAATGTTGACAATGCAATAACTGCTAATAATTTTTTCATTTCTGACTCCTTCGTTTAGATTATATTACAAAAATTTTTCAATTTTTTTACGCTTATCGATATTGTGAAGATAATTCACAATCTCCCAAGATCCATCATGATTCTCGACCAATGCTGTGCATGATTCAACCCAGTCACCATCGTTCATGTATTCAATACCATTGATTTCCTTGATTGCTGCTTTGTGAACGTGTCCGCAAATAACACCCTGTGTATTATATTTCCTGCAGTAGTCTGTGATGAGAACTTCAAAATCAGACATAAATGCAACTGCTTCTTTTGTTTTATTTTTTAGATATGCACTCAAACTCCAATATGGCATATTGAGTTTAGTGCGGAGTTTATTCAATCCATGATTGATGCTCAAAAGTATATCATAAAACCAATCGCCAACATGATACAACCAAGAAAGTTTTGTTGCAAGAGCAGCATCAAATAAATCGCCATGAATTACCATATATCTCTTGCCATTGATTGCATTATAGCGGCATTGATTGACTAGTTCGATATTACCAAAATGAATATCGTACGGCAGAAGATCGCGGAAAGAATCATCGTGATTGCCTACAACATAGATAACCTTCGTTCCATTTTTTGCTGCTTTGAGAATTTTACGAATCACATCAGTGTGTGATTGCAACCAAAAGAATTTTCTCTTGAGTCGCCAGCCATCAATAATGTCACCGACTAGGAATAGATTTTCGCAAGTATTTTCTTTTAGAAAATCAGAAAGTAATTCAGCCTTGCATCCCTTGGAGCCGAGATGGACATCGGAGATAAAGATTGATTTGTATTGCATTAGAGACTCCTGATGGAGTCATTATATAGAGAAAAGATATTACCGTTGTATTACGAAATGGGGGTCATCTTGTAAATGTACGAAAAAAGTTTTCAGCCCATCAACTTGCTGAACATAACCCCATGGTCCTGGACGTTTTGAAGAATAGTGAGAGTCCATTTTGCGAATGAGAAACCATTCGCTTCCGTACATCTGCAAGAACTGCAGTCCGTATTTTGTTTTTGGTTGTAGAATCATAAAGGTTTCGGTTCATCTATCGTCACGCACTGCGCAATGCGTCCTAGATTCCTCTTTTACAAAAGCAGCCATCGCTGTGCGACAAACACTACACCGAAAGGTTGTGCGGCTGGTTCGTTATTTAGTATTTCATCCCATTGAAATTGACTTGACGTTTTCCACTCGGAAAGAACGCCAGCCATTCGCATTTACATCCCATGCTGAAACAGTATTGCTATTGCTTTTCTTTTCAACCACAAGTTCACCCTTTTGCGTCGGAGCATTTGGAATGTGACTTGCTTGAAGTGTGCAAGTCATCACTCGCTCTTCACCATTGACCTTGGTGAACGTAACAACCACGACGTTGTTCTTGAGCATATCAACTAAACCATCACGAGTAAACATAGTCATAAGTATCACACCTGCGCTAAAATTGGTTTCAATGTTTTTTGTGGAATATCAAAATTCTTACAAGTAACTTTAATCATGTCTTTGATTGTCTTTTTTGGTATACAACCTTCCTTTACCATAAGACCATTATACCCTGCTTTCGCATAATTGTCAATAAATCTACGCACATCGCCAATATGAGCCTTCATAAACTCTGCAGTGTTTGCTGGCTCATTAGGCTTGAACGTGAAAATATTATATTTGTGTGAACCAATATCCTCATTCATTGGAGTTTCTTTGTCGTTAAACTTGTATACTGTAGTGTCACACTCAATTTCTTGTCCATCAGGGGAAAGTGTAAGTCCCCATAAAGCGCCATCTATTTCGTTTATTTCCTTTTCGGTCATAGTAACGCTCCTCTTTTATGTGTTATACTTTTTCTTTTTCCGTCTTGTCTATCATATATCTTGCAATGTACCAAGCGTCAACGATGTCAGTTGTCGGTGAGCCCAGTTTTGTCGTAGGACTTATTATACTATGTAAATCTACAAAAGTATCGTTTAAAAACGCATCATACATTTTTTCTTTCGTAGCATTACCCTTGCCAGTTGCATACTTCTTGATAACTGTTGGTGCAACTGTAAAGAATTTATATCCTTGCTTGTAAAGCATGTACTTTAGAATTCCACAATTTTCGGCAAGGTTGAAAACTCTGCCTTTGGAACCAAAAGAATAATCTTCAATCAAGACCATCACTTCTTCTTTCTTAAAATCGGCAAGAATTCCTAGAACCCAGGAAGCAATATTTTCATATCGCTCCTGGTCCGTTAGGTATTCTTCGTGTTGTTCGCCAAGAATATTGTGAAATTTTCCTAGAACTGTTTTACGATCATTCAGAAAGTAGAAGAAACTATTTGAGAATGTTTTGTCTCTGGAGATACAAACGCAAGGCGAAGTTAAACTGTAGTCTATGCCAACGTAAATCATTATTCGTTAATAATGTATACCATTAGTTGCGCGTCTTCTTTAAGTTGCGAATCGTAAAGATCCATAAAATATTCATTAAAAATATGCTCGGTTACTTCTATATTAGAATTATTGAATATGTGGAAATTTTTGTGATTTGCAAGATACAAGTCTCTGAACAATCTAAATTTTTGTGCAAATTGAGGTATGCTCGGAGCAAAATGCCATTCTCCAGCAATGTATTTAACATTGTTTAAAATAAATTCTCTGTTTTCTTCATTAAAGACTGAATATTCTCCACCTTCGCAGTCAACCTTCATAAAGTCTATGGTTTTGATATCATGCGCATCAATTATAGACTTAAAAGTTGTTGCATTATAATAATTTCCATTGTTATTATAAACAAATGTATCTCTTCCAGTTGAATCAACATTTTCTCTTTTTTCATCTTCTATAGCAGCATTTATGTAGGTTACATATTCTGATCGGGTGTTAGTCCAAAGAGAATTAATTAGAGTATTAGAAGGTTCAATTGCAAAAATTCTTTTAGGTTTCTTTTTTAAGATAGAAGCCGTAAATGCACCGACGTTTGCACCAATATCCATAACAATATCATTTTCTTTAACTTCTCTATATCTCTCATAAATCCTATCCACAAAAATTTCTTTTGTGATTAGAGTCACATCATTGATATGCATCCACCCCCAATCAAAAAATGCTGAACCACTCATAGTATAACTCCTGTATTTTTAATGTTAATGACGACGTAAATCGTCTTCATCATCTAAAGGATCTTCAAGAATGTCGTCATCATATTCACCATCATCATTAAAATCCAATTCTTCATTCTCATTATCATAGAAATCGCCGCAGAATGGGCAATGGCTAGGCGAATAACTAACTTCGTCGTTGTCATAAGACAACACGAACATAGAACCGCAATTATCACATGTTAGTTTTAGATCTGGCATACTCAACTCCTTGTTACTGCAGTAATTTTTTCTATTTGCTTATCAATTACTGGCACTCTATTTGGCCAATTTATATACGCTTTGTCTGGATTCTTTTTTAGATTTAAAAGTAGCGGCATAATTAAACCTTCTACTTCTCGCAGTTTAGACTTATATTTTTCTTCTATAGCAGCACTCATGGCTGACTGAATAACTTTTTCTTGCGAGTCTAATAGAGAGTCAATTTTAGCCTGGAGCACAGCAATTTCATCATTGCTGTTATTCTTAACTGGTGCAGATGGCAGTGTTTCTTCATCAGCAAAACTGAATCCGAAATCATAGTCATCATTCGGTAGAGTTGACATAAAAATATCTCCATACAATAGATGTAGAGGCTCGTCCTCTCGGGGTGCCGCAGTGAGCCAGTATCAGACTCCTTACCACTGAGGCGGAAATTGCCTTAGATATGCAGGGTTATTATTGTGCCCCTCCAGCTTCCTCTCAGCCACTCCGTGCGCACCACGGCAGACATCTATTTTATATAGGTATTTTTTCTGTTTATTCTTCTGTATGCTTTAGGAATAAATTTTACGGCTGCAGTGAACCCTTTCTGTTCTTTTACTATTGAGAAGTATGTGAACAGAGTTTTCAGTTTTAAAATTTTTGATTTGATAACACGAAATGGATTTTTCATGGGAATAAATTTCCATGATACGAAAACCCTATTTAGTTTTTAGTCGAAGAAAAACATTTGCCACAATCTGCAGTTATCATTATTGTATCCGAAATACTGAGAAGCAGAGTGTATGTTTCCAGCGTCAAATATAACTAATCTATTAAAGACATTCCCGATAACATCAACTTCTTCGTATGGTGTTTTATCTAGAGTTGTATGCCCTGTGAATACAGAATAAACTTCAGGGTGATCTTTGTGGCGCATTCTAGTTTTCTTGTGCGCGTGCATTGTTGTTCCTGCTTCAAATGGAGCATCTGGAGTCAAAAACAGCATAGCAGCCCATCTCTGTTCGTCGCAGTGATATACTAATGGCTCTCCAGCATAAGACAACTGGAATCTGCCATTCATTCCATGATCTTCCCATCTAGTAATCTTAACTCCCATAATTTCTTCGAAACGCTCTTTCAGACCTGGGAATAGAAACTGTAGATATGTTCTCTTACCTATGAATCCTCTACCGAATCCACCTTCCATGTACTGCTGCTTTAAAGCAAAGTCTCTTACCATGAATGGATTCACATAAAAATCTTCTACAACCCAAATTTTAGAGTTAGAGTTTTTATTAATTAGAAATGCTTCTTCTGGTTTGTCGTTGTTCATATAGATAAAAAATTGTCCGTGTTGAGTTTCTCGATACCATTCCTGGAATCTGTATAAAAAATTGTTATCAAAAATCTCAAAAGTTACATCCTTACCGTCTCTTTCCAAGACTTTAAAATTCTTATGATTTTTTAAATACAAATCTCTAAATTCTATAAACCTTTCCACAGCGTTTTTATGGTCATTGATATGCCACTCACCGACCATATGCTTTACGTTGTTAGAAATAAAATCATAATTTTCTTTAGTAAAGATGTCGTATTCGCCGCCCTCACAGTCGAATTTTAAGAAATCTATCTTTTTGATATTTGTTACAGATAATAGTTCTTTGAAAGTTATTTTATTGTATAAATTACCTTCATTATAATATACAAAAACTCCGTCATTATCTGGGATTTCAGTTGCGAGTTTATTCTCATTAGAAATAGCAGCGTTTACAATTGTAACTGGAACTGGATTCTTTTCTGAGTATTTCAGAACATTTTCTTGTATGCACTTTACCAAGACATTAGATGGCTCTACGCAATAAACATGTTTAGGTTTTTTGTGTAGAATAGAGGCTGCAAATGCGCCAACATTGGCGCCAACATCTACTACTGTATCACCTTCTCTAACCTCAAAATATTTCTCATATATTTTTTCAATTAAAATCTCAGACTTCAGTAGATTTACAAAATTTGGTTCATTAGGACCCCAATTCATTTCATCTAGTAAGTTCGGATTAATTGTTTGGGGGATAGAGTCTGTGTTTAATTGTGTAATTGCTTCATTCATATTTTAATAGCCTTCTTCAGCCCAATATTGATTGTTATGTTTTCTTTGATAACTATATTTGTATTCTGTATTTTTTCCTTCCCAATACATACTTAAACCAGTTCTTGGAAATGATTTAAAACATTTAGGCATCACATTTTTGCTAAAATGATGTGCCTCGTTCCATCTAGGAGAATTATCATAAAGATATAATTCTGGCTGCAAAACATATTTGTTAATTATCTGCTCAAATTGAGCACAATATCTTGCGCAGATATAAGTTTCAGTTCTAACAAAAAATGGATAATACTCATGAAGAATTGACTTATCTACTCTTATCTTGTCGATCAATCCATTTGTTTCTAGTGGTATATCAAATAGGTGAATCAAATCTGCAGTTTCACCCCAGAAGATATGATCACATGGATGATATAAAAGATTAGCATAAATTCCAGAAACAAATATTCTCTTATCACCAGCAACTTTAGTTTGTTTGTAGTATTGATCCATCAGTACAAGACTTTCATCTGTGTACACTTGATCGCTTCTAGTTTTAATTGTTACTTTACTAGTTGATCTCTTTATTCCTTCTATAGAAGAAACTATCTGTAGATTTCTATTATCAGTTCCTGGATTGCTTGGTTTTTGAGTTTTGACTAATTTTATGCGTGAATCTTCAATAGAAGATAAAGAGTCAGTATTATCCTCATCCCAACAAGAAACAATCACTTCTTGAATAAATGGTGCATTCAAAAACGATTTAACTACTTTGTTCGAGTATTCTTTAAACGGTCCTTGAATAACTACTGTTGCCATGTCACCCATAAATTAACCTCAAGTCAAAGCAAATTTAGGCTTCAAATACATTGATTCGTCGATTCCAAGTCTTGCCACATTATTGTTTACTGCATCTAGATGGATCTTATCCAAAACATAATTATATTTCAAATCTGTAAACAGTTGCTTGCACTCTTCAATTTTACCCCACCACCAAGCAGAAACTGCTTTCTCGAAAATTAATCCATATTTTCCTGGATAGCCAACATCAGTTCTTAGTTGAGCATCATCACTAAAATCAATAGTGTTTAATCCTATTTCAGCATACATATAAGATTCAATGTACCAATTAGTTCTCTCATTAATTCTACTCAAAAGATAATATGCTTCTGGTCTTTTAGGTAGAATATTGATAGCGTGTTTGTATGCTCCACGCACACTGTTAACTCTATTACCTTGAACTTCAAAACACAACCCCACTCTTAGCATACATTCATACGCCAAAAGTTTATTTGTTGTTCTCTCTGCACATCTCAAATAATAAGAAAGAGCGGAAGCAGTGTGCCCTATATTGTAATATTCATTTGCTAACGCATAATTACTTTCATCGTTTTCTGTATCGTTAGCAAATTGTACAACTTTTTTGGTCAAATTATTCATAGATAAAATCCTCAAAAATTTTCTTTGGAACTTGTAGAAGATATGCAGCGTTATCTTGGAACCCGAAAGAAATCAAAATATTATCTTCGAATTCTGTCATACCTGCACAAAATTCGACTTCTCCTCTCATAAAGTCAAACTGATTCCCATACTTCACCACATTCCAATCTTTATCCCAAACAATAAATGCATGTCTGTATGTGGCGTTCTTTCTTCCTGCTGCACTTTTAAACAAGTTTACTGTATGAGCAAGAGCAATTCTGTGTTCGCCATAAGGAATAACTTGACTTCCTCCTCTGTAATCGTAAGGAAGTTTTACAAACTTGCTCTCGTCCAAATAAACTGTTGTGCAAGTTTTAGTGACTGGATCAACCTTGACAACTTCAGTTGGATTAGACCACTTCACATAATGATATGGCATATCTGTGACTGGCATCCAGTTCTTTTCGCAATAACTATCATCTTTCTTTGGGGCAGGAATTCGAAATCTAGAAACTTCCTTAACTTCACCGTCAAGTATGGCAAGTTCAGACAATTCCATACGACCCTGACCATTAGTCGTCGTATCTCTTCTAACACCGCTGACGTAAAGTTTATTATCCCATCTTACTACACGGCAATCCTCTAAACCAACAAATTCCCATATTGGTTTTACGTCTAGTGCTTTAGTATTAATTGGGGAAAATGATTCAATTAAAAGTGTATCTTTATTTACAGTACAAAAGTAATTCGTTGTAGTTAGAGTGATATCATTTTCTGGATTTAAGTATACTAGAGGACCATACTCATGCTCATAGATATTTTTTTCAGAGTGATACAACGTATATTGACAGTGTCTTAGATTTAAGAGCAATGAATTTGTCGTATCATCTTTGTATATTGATGGGTTAAACAGCCCAGTCCCATTTGTAAATGTGGCTGGAATGACCAGAGGGGATATTTTACCACCATTATCTAATACATATTTTACAAAATTTTGCATAATTACCACCGAATAATATTATTTTAACCAACCAATTCGCTTTCCTGCTGCTACTCTACGATCATATTCTTCGTGACTGCCTGGATAACGCCACGCCCAAACTAACCAGAATAACATAAACAAGCCAATAGAAACTAACGCAATTGGCTTCATACTAATATATATCAGCCATGCGTAACTGGCTGCACAACAACCCAACATAATAAACTTCACGCGAGTTGGATAAATCTTTTTAGACTTCCAATCTTGCAGGTAAGGTCCAAATTTTGGATGATTGTACAGCCAGTCATGGAGTTCTGGAGAACTTTTAGCGAAACACCAAAGTGCTAATACCGCAAAAGTTGTCATTGGAATGCCAGGAACGATTGCGCCAATATAAGCACAACCTACAAATAACAGTCCAAGACTTCTCCAGAGCCATTTACGCATAAATCACCTATTACTCAGCAGCAACGGCTGGTTCTGCTGGAGTTGCTGTAGCAGAAATGCCTTCAGCAGGAACTTCTTCGGCAGGAGCCTCTACCACTGGAGCATCAGCAGCAGGTGCTTCAGCAGGTGCCGGAGCCTCTCCACCACAAGCAACAAGACCAAGAGCAATTAAACTAACTAGAATAAACTTCTTCATTTCGTATCTCCTATATTATAACCATCATTTTAGTATCATCATTTCATCAAGATTTAAACTTTTTCCTTTAGTTTTCCATTGATGACGTATTATATAGTTACTAATCATTCTACTTTCAGCAACAACCCAATTAGAATCGTTTATTCCATCTACTGGATCGTGATCAAAGTTATTTTCGAAAAGCAATGGAAAGTTGCATACAGTATTATAATTAAACATCAAACAATTTTCAACACAAGGATCATATAGCCCATCTTGAGAGGATATTTTATATTTACCAGGACCAACATACATAATGTCTAACAATTTTTTAGCGTGCGACCTTTTAATCATGAGAGAAGAACCCCACCATCTTCCCCATCTAAAGTCTAACTGTAAATCGCTTAAAGTTTTGGTGTTAATTTCAGAATGCATTCTTACTAACTGAAGGCACTCCCAATCAGAAGGTAGTTTACTATAAAATTCTTCCCAAGTAAAATTCCAATATTCTATACTCTCGAAAGAGATATCATCTTCGCAAAAAATTGCATATTCTTCGTCTGAACTATCGTACCACGCTTTTATTGCATTTATGAATGAGATAGTAGCCCCTATGTGTAGATTTGGGATTTCTAATCTTGGAGAATTAATTACAACATCAATTTTATCTTTAAAACTAGAAAACCTAGGAGTTACATAGATATGATATTTTATATTGTATTTTATAAATTGATCTAGCATGTATTTCCTTCGATCTATGCTTTCTTGTAAATTAATTGCATAGACCGATGGAAAATTTTTCAATTTATCTAAAAAATTCATGTTTGTTAGAGTTTCATCATATTTTGTATTGGAGTGTTTAATCCTGTTTCAACCCACAATTTTTTAAAATACTGATATGATTTTATGTGATAGTTATAATATTTTTGGTAAACATCGCTATTTTTTGGAGCATTATTCATATTTAAAGAAGAATCTAAAAATTGAACTGCCTCTAAAAATAAAGGAAAATTATAAATTGTACCGTGATTAGTAAATAGCATATTTTCAACAATTGGAAAAAGTCTCACGTCAGGTCTATCTGGTGGCACAATATCCATAACTAATTCGGTTCTAGAAATATAGTGTCTGTCAAGAATTTTTTTAGCGTGACTTCTTTTCATCATAAAAAATGATCCAAAGTCGTCCCATCTTTTTAGTTTTAAAGACAATGATGGAATTTCCTCTATCCCATATTTGATGTATGTATCTCCATCCCAATGATTTTCTCTTAGAAGTTGAACACATTCCCAATCTTTAGGTAAATTAGCAACAAATTCATCCCAGGTAAAAGACCAATAATCAATAGTAGAAATATCAGTATCATCATCAACGAAAATAGCATATTCTTCTTCAGCCATATCATACCAATGTTTGATTAAAGTTAAAAATGCTATATTAATTCCATGCGAACAATAATCAGAAAATCCGCTATCTGTAAACCAGCAATGAATTTTATAGTTTTGTTTAATTTTCTCATATGGTTCAGTTATTAGACAATTACTTTTAGTAAGCCCATATTTCATAAACTGATTAACCATATTGTCTCTACGAGCCTCAGATGTTTTTAGGCTCGGAAAATTTATTGATGGAAAATTCTTTAACTTTTCGCTATAGTCCATAAAGATACACCCAAAAATTAAATTTCACACCCGCCTGCAGCCGTGCAAGCAAGTTCCTTTGCTGAAGTCGTCGTATCGGTTTCTTCCATGAACTCAATCCAGTTGATGTCAACATTCTGAGTTGCAAGAAGTTCCTTATACTTCGCTTCATCAATTTCTTCGTATGGTGCTTGGCGATAAGAACCATTGTCACGTGGCAAGAATGAAACGCCAGACAACGATGCGATGTTCTTAAACACCCATGCACCAACATCCATCCACTCATCATCACCGACGTATACGGTGATCGAAGGCTTGTGTTCGCACCAGTGATCCTGATAGACCTTCCAAAGTTCCAACTGTTCAATCGCAGTCATATCGTGACGAGTGACGCAGTTCTTTGGCGCCTTCATTGGGAATGAGAACACCCAGTTGCTCTTGCTGTAGAAATCTTCTTCAGCAACGTATCCTTTGTTAATCATAAACTGAGCAAGCGGATCCTTCATGTCAGCGCGGACGCGACGAATATAGTATTGAGAATAACGAGGGTGAATGCCTGAGGCTGAATCAACCAACTGTGAAACAGTACCAGAAGGCTTGACGCAAGTGATTGAAGCAGATTGTGGAATACCAAGTTCATCAGCAAACTCCTTGTTTACAGCAACGCAATGTTCACGAATTGAATCGAGCGCGTCAGCAAGTTTCTGTGATGGCTTGTTGAGCAACTTGTTATCGCAAATGCCTGTGAGTGAAACACCAAGCAAACGCTCTTCGTCACAGTTATTCTTCCAACGCTTGTTGATGTAACGGAAGTCAGTAAGCATTGACTGAAGTGTGCCAATGATTGTGGCAAGACGTGCCTTACGCTTCAATGAATCGACATCATCTTCTGCGCGCACAACAATTTCTGAAAGATTACAGAATTCAAATGGACGCAAAATAATTTCGGAACATGGATTGGTTCCAAAGTCATGCTTTGGATCGCGACGACCGTACTTGGCAGCAACAGCCTGTGAAGCAGCGCGTGAGAAAATACCACGCTCACCTGAACGTGACATGTATAGAGCATGCCATTCGTTCATGAATGTATCCATGTCTACCTTTTTATCATACACCGCTGATATATTTGCCAACGCTCTTTGACCGTTCGCTGTCCACCATTCACCTGACTTTGCGTGACGCAAGTGGTCATCGTTGAGGTCGGTAAGAGAAATGAGAGCAGAACGGCGAACGCCACCGCAAACGACAATATCAGCAATTTTACAGACGATGTCATGACACTCCAACGTGGATAGTTTCCTACCACGTGCCTTTTGAAAGATGTTAAGGGTAAATTTGAGAAGATCGACGAGTGGCTCTGGACCACTTGCACGACCACCGAAAGTCTTGAGACGCTCACCAGCAGGACGCACTTTGCTCACATCCCACTTGGCAACTTTTCCAGAATACAAAAGCGAAATAAATTCGCGATATGCTGAAGCCCAACCAATCTTGGAGTCAGCAACGACAACAGTCGTGGCAGTATCATGAAGTTCTTCTGGCACTTCAGGAAGTTTGTTCGTGTATTTTGATTCAACAGAGAATCCAACGCCAGTGCCGCACATAAGAATGTACATGACTTCATCAAATGCCTTTGGCGTATCAATGGCAACGTAAGAGCAATTATAACCAGCAACTTGATCTTTTTCTAGAGCAGGACCAGCAGTCATCAAGCAACGCATTGATGGCATGACTTCAAGATTTAGAATTGCTGAACGCAACTCATCCCATGGAACGTTCTTATTATTGTTTGTCTTATTTTTAAAATAACTAATGTAACGATCAACGGTCTCATCCCACGTTTCGCGACGACCAAATTCATCGTTGAATCTTGCGTAACGTGAAATGTGAATAAAATCTTGATAAATGCTGGGAAGTCTGGTCGTCATCTCTTTCTCCTTATTCTTGTGCGATAAATTCGTTCGATAGCGGAAATACCTCAGCAATCACTTTCGCGCATTCTTTAGCAATTTCCATGTGTTCCAGTTGAGTGCCGTTAGCACTACGGAGTTGTATATAGTGAATCCAGGATCTTAATGTTCCGTTCATGTACATCCGAGACATAATTAATCCTTCTGGAAGAACAGCGCGTGCTTGTTCTTTTGCAATACCGTTTCTTACAGCCCAACGGTAAGTGGTTTCTGCGAGTGCAATCAGATCACGTTGACGTGCATCCCATTCATATTGCAACATGATATCAACACCATCAGCAATAGAGTTCTGTCGATTCTTCGGATCTTGTAAACGTGCTTGACGTGTTACAAATTTTAGATCGTTTGTCGGATCAGCATAACGCTGAGAAAATTCTTGAAACGAAAAACTGCGATGACGCAAAATTTGGCGAGCAATGTCGCGTGTCGTTTCAATTTCAAGAACAACGTTGCAGAGTTCAAGTGGTGACCAATGCTGATGCTTGATCAAATACTTGATGAGTTTTTCTGCGGTCTCATTATTAAATTGATTAGAGGGATTGGAAACTCTTGCGCAAAAAGCAACAAGGTCCGTTGGTGTCTCCAATCCCTCTAAAACTGGTTTAGAATACGAAATCAATTTTACTTTCATAATAAATCCTTACGTCAAAAATATTGTTGGCTTCTTATGCTGTAATTCTTTTACTGCACCTTGTGCTGCTAATGTTTGTGCTCTGACAAATGCATCATTGTATTCGGTGAACGTGCTGTCATCGAACCACCACCACTTGTCAAAAAAATATTTTGGCTTGCGCTGATACTCAACGTACCACTTACCTGCGTGAAATTGTAATCTTACTTTTAGAATAGGATGATTGACGATCTCCATTCCCAAATCTGATAGATTGTTACTCATTTCAGCACCTTCTCCAACTCGATAGCCTCAATTTGGCTACTAAACCTTTGACCGTATTTGTATCTATTATACTTTTTATTTCGTCTGAAGTAAAGCCATTCTGTATCATTTCATTGACGTCTTTTCCTTTTACACTCTCAGGAAAAAGACAAACCGCGTGACCAAGATCAACAGATTTTTCAATTTGTTTTACGATGTCACGATTTCGTGGCTCATTATCATAAACAAGAACAACATCTAACTCTGGAAGAACTGCTGCCACGCCGCCCAAATTACTATCGCCGCTGGCAACGCTATTCTCAACAAAATAAGAATCAAACTGTCCTTCCAAGACGTAGATACGTTCTTGCTTGCGCAAGCGATGCAATCCAAACACCTTCTTCTCATCTGAAACCTTTATCGTAACATACCGAATCTTGGTGTCAGACAAGGCTCTGCCAGCGACGTTTGTAATCTCACCCTTTTCGTTAGTGTAAAAGAGTACAATACGATCGTCGTTTGGGACCTCGTCTTTGCCGTGATTTGGGAATTCAGAGTCGAGAAAATCCTTGAATTTTGAAACGAAAAATATCTCGTTCCAAAACTTGCTAGGAATTCGCCTCTTTTCTATATAGGCTCTGGCGTAGTGGTCGGAGGGTAGTTTTTCTACACTATCAAGTGAAGTTTCGTTCCATTTTTTCGCCAATTTCTCAGTTGCCTCTCCACTTCTTGTGGACTGGAAGTGGCTGAACGCATTGCCTTTGAGTTCGGCAAAATCGGGCTTCTTGTAGTTGTGCTGTTTTGTTTCCCCGTTGCTGTATCTTTCGAGGGCATATTGCTTGTAGGTTGCGCCATCAATACTTTCGAGGAATTTTCCAAAAGTTGTTGACTTGCTGCAATTGTGACAGACGAAGAAATAGTCGTTGGACTTGCGATAAACATAGCCACGCGCCTTCAGTTTGTTCTTCTTGGAATCACCGCAATATGGGCAACGGAAATTATACAGGTCAGTTTGCTTTTGCTTGAACTGCTCTAATCGCGTGGATACAAAAGACAAATACTTGCGATCAATATAAACAGACATATAGATAAAATCATAATGACACCAACGGATTTATATTATACACTATTTGATAGGAAAAGGCAACCCTAATTTTGATAGGACCCAACCAACTACAACTGCACCGCCCATTACAACCCAACGCCACTTGTTTAAATCTTCTATCTTCTTCGCTTGCGCTAGATGTTGATCAGCAACTTCAGCGCGCATTGCTTTTATTTCAGTCATAATATCTGAACGCAATTCGTCCATCATATCATGAAGTTCTTTTTTATCTTCAATAGTTCTTTGATCTAACTTGTCTAAAGTTTTGTCAAACTTATCATAAATGACTGTGAAGAAAGAAACCTTCTCTTTCATTGCAGCCATATCTGATTCTATTTTCAATAGTCTTGCCTCGAAATCAATCATTTTCTTCTATCCCGTAGTGATTTTTTAGGAGATATGCTCTCGCTCTTTTATTTTTATCTTTGCAAATCTCATCACTCGCCTTTGTTTCCCAAATAAAAGGAAACAAGCCATGAACAATCAAAATGAATGCCCACTTCCACGCACGGAATAGGTGCGTGAAATAATTACAGCCGCTATTACTCAGATGCGACATTTTAGATTATGGTGAAGTAGAATTCCATGGTGCTTGTTTTGTTACTATCGGAGGATTAGTGAGCAATTCTAAACTATAATCCAAAGAAGATTTAAAATCTGCAACATTAACTTTACTTTCTGCCCAAGAAATAACTTGTTCTTCAGTTAAATTTTCAAATGCAATAAAATTTTCAGGATTAGGGTATTCTAGTGGCAACTTAGAATGCATTTCGCACTGATGAGTTCCGTTATTGGCTATCATCTTCCAACTTATAGATTTAATCAAATCAGTATATCCATTTTCTGAAGGTGCAACATCAAATGCATAAAAATCCCATTTATAAGTTGTCGCCATTTGGTTTCTCCGTAGGTTTTTCTATAATTTTCAAATCTTTCGGTGGAACCATCAATTCTGCTGGCGGTTCCAATTTTTCAAGTTTTGGCATCAATCTCGTGAGTTGTTTTGCACAACCAGCGAGGCTGAATGAAAGTAAAATCACTAGAAGGTATTTCATCATCCCTCCTTCTTCTTCCATGGTAAATCAGGAAGTTTAATATTTATTCCGCGCTTTTCGTTCTCTTCGTCAATCTTATTATTTACTTCGATGATATACTTCTGAAGTGAAGTTAATTGCTGCGCGTTTTGTAAGCAAATTGCATAGTTTTGCGTTACAGTTATAAGTGCTGAGTTGTCTCTTACAAATGAACTGCTTGCATCAGCGGCAAGATTTAGATCAAGTTCAAGCGATGGTGATGCTGCTGCGTTATGCGTGTGAACCCAACCGTTCGACAAGTCATACTGTCCAGGAACGGTGTCGGTTGCTGCTTCGATGATCTTCGTTTCTTTTTCTTTTATCTTCGTGATGCGGTCGACGTATTCGACCTTGACAACTTCACGAATCATTGCTTGCTCTTTCTTTAGAGCGATAGAAAGTTCTTCTGCTTCGTTTGCCGCTCTTTGAATTTCCACTTCACCTTGAGCAATGCCTTTTTTGTATCCAGCGGCAAATGCGCCGCCAACGATAAGAACGACTGCGAGGATCTTATAAGGTAATGGAATCAACATAGATTAATCCTTTGGCCAGACTTCAGCCTCAGTGATATCATTCAGCCAAATGCTTGCTCCGAGGAATTTATCATACAGCCAGAAAAAGCCATTTGATAACCCTCGGAACAATTCCGCAAGTAAACGAAGAATCCAAATGAACGGAACCGCAACTTGCGCGAAGATGTACATTATTCGCACCAACTGGCTTTCTTTTCGCCAAAGTATGCACGAGCGTGACCATTTTTAATCAATAGTTCAGAAAGTTTCTGACCATCAATAATCACGTCACCCAACACACGACCGCCAAACTTGTCATGCTCTTTCAATTCAATTTGAATCTTTTTAGCATTAGCGACAAGATTTTTGGTAAATGCGCTTGCCTTTTCAGCGGCAGCGGCTTCCGATGGGCATCCAGCACGTGCACCTTTTTCTGGAGTGTCAACACCAAGAACGCGCAAACTGAGTTGCGGTTTGAGTGGTGCTGGCATAAATGGTGCTTCGAACACCACTGTATCGCCATCGGCTACTTTGATGATTTTCCAATCGTAAGGATTGGCGTTTGCTACACTTGAGAACGCTAGAAGTGTGGATGCAATAAAGTAACGCATTACTCTGCTTTCTTCTTTGGTGCGCGTGGCTTACGAGCCTTCTTAGCCTTTTCAACCACTTCAGTTACCGCTTCTTCTGTCTTTGCGACAACGGCAACGGCTTCTTCCTTGGCTTCAGCGGCGACTTCCTTGACAGCAGCAACCACGTCCTTGGAATCGAATGCGCCATCGTTATTGAGATCAGGCTTCTTCCATAGTTTCCAGACAACCCAAGCAGCAACAGCAACCAATACTACAACAAGTAATGTACCCATTTTAAACTCCTAATATATTATTTTTTAGCAAATTTCTCTGCAACAGTAGTACCCAAACCAGCAATAACAATCATCATCATAGAATCGTACATATTCTTATCTACAGTCAATCCAAAAAACATATTTAACAAAAACGCTAGGGCAACTAGAAAGGTTGCCAATGCAGTAATAACACGCTTGGATGAAACGGAACCGTCACACCCGTCAGCGACCATTGATCGTAGACCTGCTAATAAACTCATAGTTGTCTCCTGGGAAAGCCAATAAATCAACTATCCATTACAGAGACATTATCTTCTTTTATTTAGGTTTTCAATTGGCTAAAGGATTGTCCAGAGCCTTCTGAATCTTCTCATCGACCTTCTTTTCCAACGCCTTCAGATTGGCGTCGTTTTCCTTGTCGATGGAGCGAATTGACGTCAGAACCTCTCTTTCGAGTTCTCTGTTTCGACGGTCTGCTAGGTCTACGGTCGCTTGAATATCTCGGATATCGTTCTTTAGATCGGTGCGGATTTCACCGACGTAATCGTTGGTCTCGGCGACTAGCGTTTCGGTATTCTCGATTCTTGTTTCGAGTTCGGTCAGGCGTTCTTGAATGCCAGATAGGTCTGGGGCGACGTATTCTTGAATCTGCTGTTTCATGTCCATGTAGTCTTTGTAAAACTCAAAAATGCCGTAAAGACCACCCAAGACAGATGAAACGATACCAGCGGCGATCGTGAGTTTGGCTGGAGTGAAACTGTAACCGCCAATACTAATGACCGTGTTCGGATCAACAGCGGCTTCTAACTCATCTACTTTTTCGTCTAGGTTTTTTGCCATTTTAGTTCTCAAACTTTAGATTTTTTAGCCTTTCAACTTCTTGTCTCAATTTGAAAACTTCCAATCGTTTCTTTTCTAATTCCAACTCATAAAGAATATTACAATTTAATCGCTGCTTTGGTGCGCCGATGGGAATGGTAATTCTTGCGTACACACCGACGTCTTTTACTAACTGGCTCGACATATTCGGATTCACGATCACATTGTTTGATAGATTATCATATGGACTTCCATTATTGATAATTCCAACAACGCCGAATTCAACGTTGGTCGCCGAACCAATTGCAGCATCACATTCAAGTTCACCAGCACGAATTCGATCGGACTGAAAGTTTTGCGGAGCGTTAGGGATTGCCAAATTTAATGAACTTGTTTGCGCAAATCCAACGCTGCAAATAACGAACATGATGAGAAATAAAATCACATTTTTCATCAAACATCCTCATTTTACCTTCGAACATATTCTCGAAGATATTACCGTAATCTGATCCCCAACGGGACTGAGTTTAGATTTGGAGCAAATATAAACAATTTTATCTTTGTCTTTAGCACGAACGTAAATTTCAATGTTCTTGCGTTGTAAATATCCAACTTCAATTATTTTGTCTGTAGTTGCGAATGGCATCGGATTCCAATTTCCATCAAACACGGATAATTCGTAGAACGTCACGTCGTTTCTACTGTTGAACAACTCCATTTTAGCAACGAGTATATCATCTATATAGGATACTTCGAGTTTAGGGTATGCAGGGGTGAACTGGTGTCCCTCTGCCTGCATACCCATAAACCCGAACAATAAAAATAACAAATATTTCATATAATTACTTAGCGATGCACTCTGCGTTGATCACAGCGCGATATGTTCCAGATGGAAGTGCCTTATCATAACCGTATTCAGCAGTTGAACTTGCCTTGAACCAGGTGGTTCCTGCAACGGTTAGATCAAACTCAGTCACGTTATCGAATACAACCTTGTTTGTATCATAGGCTGACATCAATGGATCAGAAACACGAGCAGTAGAAACGCTTCCTGTCCAGTTTACAACGTCTGATAACGCTGGGCTGGATGAGAATGTTCTTGGTGTTGAGATTACAGCCTTGAAAAAATTAGCCTGTAATACATCAAAACGTACAACTGGTTGCACGCCACCATCTGCCGCTGCTGTGCTGAGTTTATCTGGGGTTGGGTTTCCATAAACACCTGAGGTGTCTGAAACGATCACGCACTTCGCAGCAACATTACCAACAATAGGAACTTCTACAGCAGAAGCCCTTGTAACCATAGACAAAGCAATTACAAATCCTATTGCTAGTGATTTCTTGAACATTAAATTACTCCTATTCGGTTTCTAGATTAGCATACTGAAGGTCAACCATTTGCTCATGAAGTAACTGTTGCGCCAAGTTGTTACGAAGTGCTCTGGTGTTATCAGGCAACTTTGCATCAACTAGACGAATTGCGTCTTTATATTCTCCACCTGGAATTGTAATTTCATAACTACTTGGAATTTCAGCAAGAGTAAAAAAGTTTTGTGCAGCGACTGCGGCGTCAGCGGTAAGTAAAGCAGTATTCACAGCACTCAATGCTGCTTCCATACGATTCTGTCTTCGCTCGGCATTCGCCGCTGCTCTTGCGCGTTGCTTTTCCTTTTCATCTTCTTCATCTAAAGAGGCTTTACGCTCAAACTCTTTACGAATGTATTCATCGTTCAGTGGATCGTCAATTTCAGTGGTCTCAACATTATATTCTGGATTCTTGTATCCAGGACATGCTGGGCTGCTTTGCGGATCAAAGCAAGGATCATATTGAAAAGTGTAAATGACAGAAGCGTCTAGAACTCTACCGTTTCCTTCAACGTCGATAGATCCATCGCCCCAGTTATCGGCAAAAACAATAGGAACTGGAACGGACTTCTGAATCGTGTTTCCTGGCAATTTAGACCAGTTGTCAGTATTGCGAAAGATATAGCCATCGCCTTTCGCGTTTAAATTTGAAATGTGAACGAGCATATCGTCTTCAGGCTTCTTCTCAGCCGTGTAACGATACACCACGCCATTGATTTGCAATCCTGCCACTTGAGGCAGAATATTCTTCATTACCCAATTATATCCAGCAGACGCTGCGTTCTGCGTCTGACCGAATACTAGATCTTCAGAGTAAGAGTAAGAGGAGCAAACTAGCGACGCCGCCAGTGCCCAATAATGTTTTAGTTTCATCCGACATGCCTCCACGCTTCTTCTGATTTACACCAGGCTGCATTTGAGGATTATCATTCCATGCAGCCTTCGCATCTTTACCAATCATTCCATCATATGGACATGGAGTGCCCGCATTCATCATTGCATCGAACACTCTTCTATCTTGACACATAACGGAGACTGCTGCGACTTTCATTCCCATATCATATAGCGTCTTGGCATTCTTCAACATTTCGCAATTCATATCCCGAACTTGAGTCCCTGTTGAGAGACCCAAAATTTGAGTTTGGACAGCACCCGCAACGCCAAATGTACATAAGTCGCTGTTAGAGGTGTTGATGGTAGGGGAAATTGCAGATGGTGGCGGTGATTTTAGCGTCGTTTCCGACGTAGAGTTCGTTGTTACCGTACTCGTCGTCGTAGATTCCGTCACAATAGGCACTGGATCAGTCGTATTCGTAGTGGTCGTCTGAGCCTGTGCTATTGATAGCGAAGAAACTAAAATCACCATCAAGCAAATCAATTTCCCTAATTTCATTGTAACACCCTAAAAAATAATTACAGTTCTCATATTTAGGTATTGAAAGGTGCACGTCAAAGAAGCGACGGTTTTACGTCGCCCCTCAATATACATGCTAAAACTGTACCGATTAGGTGATTTCTTGCCAATCAATAGCAGCGCAAGCAGACATAGTCGCGGTGCTTCCGATTGCTGCGAGGACGAACACTGAAGGCGTAGAAGTAAATGAATTACGCTCTAATTGGAAAGTGAAAATGTCAGCAACAGGGTTCAAAACGCCTGTGCCTTGGTTAGTGGTCGAAAGGAAGGCAGAGGATAATTCTGTTCCACCTGTGAACGAAGTTCCTGTTATGTTATATTCTATGTTCGAATCTGAGCCATAATCAACCCAAGTTCCGCCTGAGACAGTTACATCTTTCATAATTTTTATTTTATAGTTTCCATTCGAAAGTCCCAAGAATGAGAATGTTCTTGGAGTTACAATACAGTCTGACGTAGCGGCTTTTAGTCGCATTGCTACGATTGGGTATGCAGTTCCTGCAGTAGCCATGCTATATGGTGCGTTTATTTCTTGACCGACTGATCTTGGTCTGCCTGTAATTTGATAACCGCCCTCTGAAATCACGGTAGAGCAGATTTGATTCAACGTAGAACTACCAGAAGTTCCTGCAGTGTTCTCAATCTCATAACGGATTGGTAGACATGCAGTTGTCATGTACGTGCTTGCAAGAATATTGGCGTGTTCAAACGTGTGACACAAACAGTATTCGCCGTCAATGACAAATCCCGTTCGAACGGAACCCACTCCAAGCCATTCAATGTCTATGAAGAAAATCTGCGCTTTTGTAATATCAAGTGTTTTTCCAGAAGGACCATTACCGTCAAGTTTATCGTAATTCCAGTCATTGCGAGCAATTGGATTATCAGTTGGCGTTGACGTAATATTTGTTCTTTTCACAATATTGAGAGTTGTCCCGTCCAATTCAAAAAATATTCCGTTTTGTGATCCGAAATAACCCACTCTTTGACGAAGTCCAGTTTTTGCAGAATTCATCACAAATGTGTTTAGAATCAAAAGTGATTTACCAGGCTGATAAGCAAAAACTCTTTTTGATTCTCTGTAAACGTAATTTCCGCTAGTAGTATTGACGTTCATCGAAATCATGCTGGTGTTTGCATTGAAACTTGTGCTTGAACCAGTGGCGCTGTTGGCTGTGTGAAATTTGTCATTCACGATGTAACGATTGAAACTGTCAAATAGAGTGACTGGATTTGAAACGCGCAAACGCCCGAATGCGTCCTTTCTCTGATAGATAAAATCAACTTCTCTATTGTATAAATGTGACATTATATGACTCTCCAGCCGTCGCGGTAAATAAACTTCAATCCGCCGTTGTTAATATTTAAACGAACATAACTCTTATTATCTATTTTATCTGGCGCTGTTGGATAAATGTCGATATAGCGATAAGGATATCCCGCTGTCCCAGATTCATCCTTGACGTAAAATTCTCTTCCAGTGTATATATCAGAAGATGGTGGCAATGTAACAACTACGTTTGATGCAACGTTGACGCCAATATAATAATCATCGTTTGTTATCTGGTAAGTATTTGAAGTTAGATAAACTGTATTTGCTACAATTTCATTTGGATTGATATAATCTAATTGAAAGTAACCATTACGCCACGTTACAAATTGTTTTGGGTCTTGTATTGTCGATCTTGCAAAATCGTCAGCATCATAAATGCGAACAATACCAGTACCACCGCCACCCCAAGAAAGAGTGGAAATCTTCTGCATCATCTCAGCAAGAGTTTTACGAATGCCTTCGATCTCTTTGTCTCTATAGAAGTTATTGGCAGTATTTGCTTTTGGACCAAGAACATTAACGACTTGCTGCACCAATTCTTCTTTTGGAGGTTGTAAATTAGTTTCGGCTGGTTTAGCTGGCTGCGGCGGAAGTTCGTCAAGTGGAGCGATCTCTGTTAAAACTTGAGGTTCTTCAAAAATAGGTTTGCGATTTAAAAAAGTTGTCCCTTCTTCGTAGGCAACTATCTTCTTTTCTTCTTTAAATAATAATTTTGTGAGTTCTTCTTCGCGACGAATGGACTCGACGAGCGCAGGGTCAACTGGCTGACCGAATGCTCTTGCCATTTTCACTAGGAGTTTTTTCTCCTCCAATGTTTTCATAATATCACACTACGAAGCCAGGTTTATAGACTGTTTTTCCGTTGACTGTCACTGCTGTCAAAATTTGTTTGCGATTCTTTCCTTCAGAATAGGAAGCATGCACCCATCCGCTATTTGGTCCTTCTTTCGGATCATAGAACTCTAGGATGATTTGATCAAAGTCACAATTTTCGCTGACCCACTTTGCAAGGTCTGGATTTGGGAGTCCGTCGATTTCGAAGTCCACTGCCTCCCCATTACAATGTTGAGACTTACTAGAACCACCAACAGCAGCATTAAGGGCAGCACCACGGTAGCCACTATTAATACGGACAGGCTTATTATAATGCGCGCGAACAGGTTCAAGTATTTTTTCGCAGACTTTTTTAAGATTTGCAGCATGGGCAGGTCCAGGAGTGTTATCTATGCGCTTACGAATTGCAGTTTCGGACTTCGTAAACTCATTCAATTTGAAATGTGTAGATAACTGCATATCTGGCGTTACGGTGAGTGCCTCGGCGACTGGTCTTGCAACGACGTTCGCTACTGGCGCTGGTGTTGCTGATGTTGCCCAGCCAATGTATTTCTTCGTCTTATCCGAGCGATCTTGTAAGCCGTGTGTGCCACCATTAATTTTCTTAGTAAGGGATAAAATCGCAGCATCGGTTACTCCTTGATCGCAGATTGCCCAAAGTTTATTGCGCTCGAAGAAAAACATTGCTGACTCGAAAGCCAATTCAGTTGCAACGATGTCTGGATTGCTCATGACGTCTGGACGCTTGCAATAATCAGCGAAGGCTTTATAGTTATCCTTGCCAGTTAGTTGAAGCGCACCACGACCACGATATCTCCAACCATCGCCACTCGCTTCAGGACCGTTGCCCATGCGCGATGCATAAACTCGATTAGCAATTTTTTCTGGTTTGCGTTCATATTGTGCTGCGATTGCATCTGTTGGAAAATATTTTCCAAAAATTCCACGAAGACCCTTTGCCGAATAATTCAGATTCTCAGCGAATGCTTTGAATCCGCCAGTCTCATGAGCCGTTTGAGCAAAGAAATGTGCAGCGCGAACAGGCGATAGTTTGTAAAAATCCATCGCTGCTTTGAAAGTTCCTGGACCCCAAGAACCGTCGGCTGTAATTCCAATTTTCTTTTGTAGTGCTGCTAGACTCATGATTCAACCTCAGGCGATATGATCATCGACCTCATCAACAACGTCTTTCATTGGCTCTGGAGCAAGAACTTCTGGTTCTTCCTTCTTTGGCTCTTCCTTTTTATCTTCTGACTTGCCAAGCATAATGCCTGATAGAATACCAGTTAGGAACGTAGCAATTGGTGTGATGAGTTCAAAGAACTTGGCATCATTTGGAGACTGAGTCATTGGCTGTGTCACAAAGATAAGTGAGTACAGAACAACAAAAACAATTCCAGTGAGCGTGAATGCGAGTGATAGACCGACAGTAAACTTCAATCGAGCCATCAATTCAGTTTCAGTATAACGTGGACCCTTAAACATAATCATTCTCCTTTCTGTTCGCAATTACAATCTGCAGCAGGTGCTGCTGGTGTTTCTTCAACTTGTTCAACCTGTGTTTCTGATTGCTCTGGTGGCAATCCATTCAATGTATCGTAGCAATATCCATCAGCCTCGCAAGCAGGACGATTGCATTCTTCTTTGTCCTTATTTTCTGGATCCTGACAAGGATATCTATAACCACCTTCACAACCTACCAATAACAAAGCAGCAAGAATTAGTGATACTGCTTTCATTGTTTACCTCTTTCCGTGTTTTAAGTAATACATCGCTCCAGTTATTTCATCTTGGACAATTATTGGAGAATTTGGATTTTGTCGAGCATACTCTTTGATCTCCTGTCCAACTTCATCCCTACCAACATAACTGGAGTAATGCTTTCTGTGTTTCTTTCCGTGCAATGCCTTGTTAAAGGCTTCAGAATTCACTTTGAATACTGGCTTTCCACCAAAAACATCATGAGGCTTTCTACGCAATATTTTCTTTGCGAGGATTGTGTCATATCCCGCAATCGGTTGTCCTTGAGCAGAACCCAATCCTTGCATTCCAGCGCCAACTGAATTTGCTGGCGCTTCTTCGCTCAGAAATTCTTTGAATGTTTTCATTACTTTTTCTTTTTATTTCCAGAACGATATCCTGGGAGTTTAGTTGTTGCAGCAAGACCTTTCATTGGTCCACTTATACCTTTAACAGCATGCGTCAAAACATTTACTGTTTTTCCAGTTTCTTTGTGTACGCCTTTAATAGTAACAGATATTCCGCTACCTTGTTTATCCATTTTTAATTCTGAAAATTGAGACAAATGAGTATCAATATCTTTTGATGGCTCATCGATATGATGCGTCACACTTGATCCTGCCTCATTGTGAGAAGTGCGAGCATGCATTCTATAAACTGGACTTTTAGTTTTTGCTGCTACGACTCCACGAACATAGTCTTTCAATTCATCAGAAGATTTTTGAGAAAGTGCTTTGTGCATATCTTTAGCCATTGCTCGAGTTGTTTGAAGTTTACTTTCATTTGCTGCTTTACCGCGAGTTGATGTTTTCTCTTTTTTCCATTGCTCGTGATTCTTTTCTCCACTACCAGTATAGCCTAAAGCAGAAAGTTTCTTTTTATGGCTTGCAAATCTACTTAATAAAGTCTTGGCTCCAGTCATGGACTGGAGGCTTTCTAAACCTGGATTGCGAATATTTGGCTCTTTTTGAGAACCATATTTTAATCCAACGCCAACATGTTTTGTAGCACCAGTTTTTGGATGCTTAAATCTATACATAACGTCTGAATCGTTATTTGGATCGTCTTTACCTGTAAATTTGGCAACGTCTTTAGCGCCATTGCTAGTCCAAGCAACATGAGTAATATGCTTAGGATTGTGACCTTGTTCGGTTAAATGCGCAGTCATATGTTCAGCAGAAGACTTAGCATGAGAATCAATTGTTTTATATTCTGCTGGTGTAATTCTTGCTTTAATAGCGTTATGAGTTTCTTCTGGAGACTTACCAGAGATCTCATCACGATAATGAGTTGGAAATGTTTTCTCTGGGTGCATATGTCTGGCATGCAAGAGTTCAAATAATTTACCCTTGTCGTCATTGGATACTGCTTCTACAAGAATATTCGAGTAGGCTTCTTCAATATATTGCTTAAACTTAAACATTTAAAAACTCCAAGAGTTTGACTTTTAATTGACTTTATGATACAATAACTATGTCTGGCATAATGAATGATTCTAAAGTTTTCTCAATATATCTACAAGTTTATTATCTAAACTAATATCACTTGAGATAATGTTCTGCCCTCTAATACCCTTTACAATATTTGGCATAGCAGAAGTGTAGACTAGAAAGGTTTTCAATGCGCTATAGTCTTTAGGATCTATGCGAAAGAATAACATTCTTGTACTTGCTTCAATACCAAATACATTCTGTGTCACAACCAAATGGTTTAATAACAATCGTTCTTTTATGTCACCAGTCACTCTATATCTATAGAGTAGCCTTTTTATATATCGAATTCTTTTATAATCTTCATCGAATTCGCTTTCTACGCAGTTAGGTTTATCATAACACTTCACTGCATACATTGCTATATTTTGTTCAGTCAAATTTTCAAACATAAATTAGACGTATTCGTTACTATTTCCGCTATCGTCGTCTCTTCTTGCTGGTAGATATCTTGGCTTCATTGGTGCTTCATCTTCATCACCCAATAAATCCTCTGTGCTCATGTTCTTTAGATCAGCCAATTCATCCTGACTGACAACCTGAGCATAACCATCAACATATCCACTATCATTAGTATTGTACACGATATAGATGTAGAAACCAGGGTTTTGAGGAAGAGCATAGGTTATCTCAGCATCTAGATTTAGGAATTGATCCGTCATCGTTGCTGGAAGCAATACCCCATAACGCTCAAATGTGCCTCTGAGTTGCGCTAAGAATATTGGTGCATTCTGATATGGTTTATCAGTTAATACTTCTAATTCAGAATTCAGAGTATCAACGTTCTGATCGCTCAACTTGAATGGAACGTCAATAGACTCTTCTTTTAAAAAATCTAAAAATGTTTTCATTTTATGTTTGCATCCATTTCAGGTTTGGTGTTAATTTTAGTTGCAGGCTTGTTAGGGTTTAGTTGTTTATTGCCACGAGCATTTTTTGCTGCTTCTACCACTCGATTGACTGCTTTTGTTATTTTAGTATTAACGGTTTCTTCGCCCATACGTTTCATTTCGCGTTCCATTGCACGTTGTATAGCGCGTTGCGCAGCAAGAGTTCCAGCCTGTGCTGGCTTTTCGACTTTTGAAAGTTTGTCAGATTCAGCCTGAGCCTTACGAACTGCAGGTGACATCTTGTATCCTGCTTCGCGTTCGGCTTCAGTTACCTGCTCGACTTCTTCTTTTTGATATTTGTGAAGATTGGCTGCCCACTTTTGCCCAGTTTTAGATTTCAAAAAATTATGCAGTTGATTATGGGGATTATCACCATAATTTCTAATATTAGGCAAATCTTTTCCGTGCAGTTTTCCGTTCGTTCCACCAAAATAGGTGTCATGCGTTAAAGTTCCAACACGTTTATCATTATGATGCACATCGTAATGGTGCATCTTTGCCTCTGAATCAAATTCCATTGGCATTTTGCGGCTCTTTGTTTTTGTGACTTCGTATTTGTTACTTGCTGCATCAATCTGCTCGGCTTCTTCTTTGATCACCTTAGACTTGACAACTGAGGCTTCTTTGATCATAAAGCCAAGAGCGCGTTGCTGATTTGCAGCACGATTCAAGGCTTCTTGTTCGCTTTTAGCCTCTACTAGACGAGTAACTGTATCAACACGACGACGTAATGAAACGTGCTCATGAGCAGGGTTTGTATATTTGATTTGTACTTGATACTTCATTTTATTAACCTTCTATTGCTTTTTTAGCGGCAGATCTGATACGGGCTTTAATCACGTCGCCATAAGTAATTTTGTTAGGGTTGCCATGATATTTAGCGAGAGATTTTTCGCTAGGTGTCACAGCAATTTTACCTTCTTCTGAGATTTCAGACTCTTCATTCATCTCGCCTTGCATATAATTTGCAGTAGTCGAGATGTAATCTTCGGCTAGAGTAATCTTGCTCTGCACCCATTCTGGAAGGTTGGTATTATCTTCTAGCATATCATGCATGCGCTTGGCGTTATGCATAATGCTGCGAAGTTGAGACTTTGCCATATCACCTTCGTAGTCATACTCGCCTGCATCTGCAGCGTCTTTTGGTTCTTCGTTCATTATATCTTCCCTGGCTAAAACTTCGCGACCAGAGCGCAATGGTGAATGTCCTCTGTCGAATGGCACCTTGCCTTTGATTGCTGCTTCGACGCCCTTAGCACGAACCCAATTGTCTTTTTTCTTTTTATTTTCTAAATTACGTTCATCAACCTGCTCGGCTTCTTCTTTTTTGAGTCCAGCCTTCATTGCTCTTCTAGCAAGATTACGGACATAGCGATGACCCGCTGGTTGTTTTCCTGGTGGCATAGTTGGCTTCTCCTTGACTGGACCACCGAGCGCTGCCTCGGCTTCCTGTTTAGTAACTTCATCAATCTGCTCGACTTCTTCAAAATAAGCCTTCATGTGCGCTTCGGTGTCTTTCTTGGTTTGATTTGGACCAAGACCGCCAAGTTTTGTCATGCGGCGAATATATTTTTTTGTAGCAGCAGCCGCGCGACGATTTTTATTGCGATTTAAGAAGTTTTTTACATCAGATGATTTTGGGCGAGCGGCTGCTTCATAATCGAAGCGCATGTTGGCTTCGTCAATCTGCTCGACTTCTTCTTTCTTCAACTCTTTCGCACGACGTTCTGATGCTGGCATTTCTTGATCTTGTTTTCTTTGCAACTCTGCAGCACGAACATCGGATGCTGGAACTTGACCCGTTGCACCAATGTCCTGTAGACGCTGAGCCAATGCTGGACGTTCAGCGGCAAGTTGAGCAACTGACTTTGTTGTATCAGTGTGTGCTTTTGCTCCCATTGAAGCCAATGACATTGCACCAACTGCGAGTGCCTTTGCAATTTTGCCTTCTTCGAGTTCTACTTCTTCTTTTTTAAGTTTTGCTGTCGCGAGTTTTATACCCGATGCTCTGTTTTTTATCTTTTGCGGGTTTACTGTTTGATATTCTTTACCTCTCAAATCTTTTGCCATAGACTCAATTTCATTCTGAGCCTTTGACTTGTATGATTGCAGAGTTTTCTTTTTTAATTCATCAATCTGTTCGACTTCTTCTTTTACTTTTTTATATTGTTTTTGCAATATTTTCAATGCACCTGATTTAACTTTATCGCGTTTAACTGGATTCGCTTTTTTTCCTAATGCTAATCCTTCAGCACCACGACTTGAAGATGGTTGAGATTTATCCATTTCATCGAGTTCGACTTCTTCATCCATCGATGATCTGGTCACCTTGGAATGTAGGCTGTCATGGACATCGCGCAAGTCATCGTGTTGACGCTGTAGAGTTGGAACATCAAAACTTTTTGCTTTTTTGGCAACCGACTTCTCAGCAGCAGCCTTGATTGCTGCCATTCTCATTTGTGCAGGAGTGAGTTGAACTGGCTCAGTTCCGCGTTGTTTGTTCAATGCAGCAACTTCATCTGGCGACCAAACTCTGCCCTTGTCGGCTTTCTGAGAAACTCCAGCACCACCATGTTCTCCGCCAACGGCAAGACCCTTCGTAGCACCATAGGCAGTTGCGCTTGCTGCTGCAAGTTGCTTTGCTCTTACAGTTGGCTTGACTTCTTTGGATGCTTGCTTGACGCTTTCTCCAGCCCCATGACCGCTTGACTTGAGCCATGATTGAAATGCTGGATTCTTAGCATGAACTTTCTTTAGTCTGTCTTGCATTACTTTTGAACCAGAAGTAAATGCTTTATCCCATGCTTTTGTTGGATCTGCCATGTTAATACTCGCTAATCTGTAGTTTTAAATCCGTTGTTCCGCGCTTTATTCTATGGAAGGTATATGACGGAATCACATACTCTTTCCCAACTATCAAAGGCTCTGGAAGGTCATCTTCGAACTGAATTTCCCAGCCTTCTCCTTCCAAAACAGTCACAATTCTATTATTTTTATCGCGATGCCATACTAATTCTTCGTTCAAAACGTCCTTCGAGAATGTTCTGAAGAACGTTTTATTATTTAGTTTTTCGTCGGTATATGCTGACACCATTACCACCAAGTCTTCCCAGAGTTGCTAAAGAATCTTGGCCATCTGCAAGCCCAGTACGAAGCCGAGGTCTTATCCTTGTTGGTCAAGCAGCGATGACGAGCGACGAAAGAACGAACTCTGGCTGGATCATTAAATTTCTTAGCCATTCCAGATTGACTGAAGCGAACCTTCTTTACGCCACCATCGCCTGTACGGACATAAACCGCACCGCCGCCGCCTTCGCGCCATGGCTTGCCGATACCTTTACCATCTGTTGGGTCGGATTCTTCTTTCATAGGAACCGAATACTCTCTATACGGATCAAACTCATCATCGTCAGATCTGTGTTCTTTACCGCCCATTCGATTTACAATTCTATTGTAGAGTTTAGATCTCGATGGCTCATCGCTGCTGCCAGCAAATACCATTGTTTTTAAACCGTGTTTTTTCGCGTGTTTTTGTGCAATAGACTTAACTGTTGAGATGATTGAAGAAGCCTTTCCACCACCTTCGCCAGTAATTTCATGTTCCCCTGCTTCAAAATATTTTCTGTCTCCATGTTTACCTACTGGGACAAAATCTGCAGGTTTTTTTCCGTGATACCCGAACGATAAACTGCCCTTTTTACCTTGAAAGCGATTAATTGAGACAGAATAAGTATGTTGTAGATTTCCTTTTCCTGGGATTCGGAATGTGTACAGGTGTTCAGGTCCATTTTCGCTTTTAGGGTCTTCTGGGCGTAAAGTCCCGTGATATGTGTGTGGATAAACTGTGTTGAACACCTCATCAATTTGTTCCATATCTTCTTCGAATGGATAGTCAAGAATCACTTCCCGACCTTCGTAGATTGCCGTTTCACCGATGTCTGAATTGAGCATATCGGCTTCCCATTCATCAGCAGGAGTATATTGTCCTTCTGCATATAGACGCTTGGCTTCGTTTATCATCTCAAAGAACATATCTGATCCTGGACGGAAGACGTTTTCAGTGAACGAAATCTTATTCTCGAGATGGTACTCAACGGCTTCTCTAAGTTTTTCTTCTCTCGTAAAAACAGAAGTGATTGGCAATCCATCCACTGTCATGTTTAATCTGTCTGGAGAAGGTGGCTTAGATTTTGTTTTTTTTGGTTTTAGCGTCGGAGTGACATCTACTCCATCAACAGTTTCTTTTCTTAAACTTCTAAAATCTTTTTTGGCATAAGCAGCAGTTTCATTACACTGACAATCGCCGCCGCATCCGCAATCTGTTTCTAATGGAGTTTCAATTTCTTGCTCTTGACCAGGAGTCATAGCAATAGCATGTTTTTTATACTCATCAGTTCCTACTAATTGCATTTCAGAAATATTGTTTTCTCTTGCTGCCAATACTTTTGTTCTATTACCCTTTCTAGGTAGTCTGCGAAGTTTTTTTGGTAGTTCTTCTTGAAGTTCTTCTTCCTCTTTTACTGGAACGCAATTAGGAACTTTTTTCCCATTCTTAGTTTTCATGCCGATTGCGGTATAACCCTTCCAGCATGCATTTTTTAGATCGCCAGTAGCCTTTTTAATTTCAGTTAGCGATTTTGGTCTAGGTTCATCTTTTTTTTCAATTTCTTTCATTTCTAAACCTAGAGAGATAACTCTTTCTAGGAGTTTCTGAATTTCGCTAGCAAAGAAAACTTTCTCCATTTCTGAAGATTCGTTTAGATTGATTGAGTTATTGAATACATGTGCCTCAACAAACGCAGCAAGTTTTTCTGTCTTTAGGAATTTATCAATACGCTTGTTTTCTTGAATAGGATTCTCGCGTTGTTCATTGCGTAGACGTGAGACTTTATTGGTAACAGAAACGTAAACGAAATCGTAGGTGTATCCGTGCTCATGCAACATGTCTTGAATCTTAGCAATTCGCGATTCATCTAATGCGCCATTAATGACGAGATTAGTTTTGCTCTCATACAATTCATTTGCTGATTGATTTAGAATTTGATCAGCCTGTACCTCTGTGAGATCAAAGCGTGAAAAGATGTTATTCAAAACATAGTCTTTTCCGCTACCAGGTGCACCAAGTAAGAAGATTCCAATAGGATTGATTGATTCCATTTGCATTCCCGCTTTTACTGTGTCGTGTATTTGTTTGCCAAGTTTTTTATCACTGTAGTGTGAGACGAACTCATCTTTCTTTCCAGCAGCAACTAGACCGCGAAGTTTAGATGCTGACATTCCTTCTGCGCCTTCGGCATCTGGATCGCGATGTCCTGCTGACTTAACTTCCACTTTTTTAATTCCAGGAAATTCTTTTTTACGATATTTCGTTAGCAATCCCTGAAACTCAGCAACGCGATCAGAACCAACAATCATTGTCACATGAGTATGACCTTTTGATTCTAGGTGTTTCATCGCATCAATTGCTGTTCTAACTTTTTCGTGAGAAATAACATTTGCCTCAGGAAACAATTTGCGCATAGCGCCCACTTTTTCCTCATGCGACATTGGATTTTTCTTAGGATCTTGCGTACGAGTAGGAAAAATATAATGAGTTCCACCAGTTGATTCGGCGTGATCCTGAACTGCCTTTACCAGTTTACCATGACCCTGTTCGGTAGGAGGATTGAACCTGCCAAAGGTAAATGTTGCTTTACTCATATTTTTGCTCTTAATAGTGCGCTTCTTGCACGATTTGCTTTACTAAATTCTAAGCGATTTACAAGTTTAATTCCCTTAGAAACAAACCCTTCGCCGCCTGATTCTTTTCCTGCGATTTCAGTTTTGACACCGCCATGCGCAGTTTTATTTAGAGCATCTGCAAGAGCGTTAGTTGCTTGCTGAACGTGGTGATGAATTTCAAATGAGCGATTGAAGGCTTCTTTGTTATTATCAATGTGAGCCATGTGAGCATCGCGCTGCGCTGCTTTTTGATTCTTAGCCTTCTCAGTTTTTACTTTGTCGATTTCTTTTTGTAATCTTCCGCCGAGGTGTTTCTTATAACCTTCGACGCTTGGCTTTTCGCCAGTATCAAGAGTTGAGTTTATATAAGTTCTTAAGTGTGTTTCATGACCTGCTAAATGACCATAGTCATGGTTTTTCATTAGAGACTGAGCAGCAGAAATATGTTCTAGGACTTTCTTTTTTGCTGCAGCAGGAATTTTTTGTTGTTCTTTTGAAACTGAGTGATCAACCAAATGCACATCTGGGTGAGAACGGAATTCTGACTGATCAATAACAGGCGTCGCCTTACGCTTTGGTCCTTTGAGTTCAGTATGAAGTGCTATACTGACTCTAGATTTAGCAAGTTTTTTGCCTTCTGAAGAATCTTTAGGGACTGAATATGAGACTGTATTAGGTGTGTGTCCAATACGACCACCCTTTTCTTCACGAGTTTCAGGTGTGGACATAAACCCACCCTGCCATTCTCCAGATCTATTAGGAAGAATTTTATGAGCGTGTGCAAGAATAGTCTTTAATGGACTTGCTAGATAAGGCTTGTGTCCATGCTGACGTTCAATGTCATCATTAGAATAATTATAACTTGAACCAGCGCCTTTATACTTTACTCCGACTTTGCCTGTGTCATCTCTTTTGATTTGAAATGACATTCTGTCGTCAATTTTACGAGTGGCTGGGGTACGACCCATCGCAACACCCCTGAGTGTAGTCAGAGCATGTTGCGCGGGTTTCGGACCATCAAACGTCAGATCGGAAGGGTGCTCTATGTGCTGAATGCCAACTGCTTCTTTGGCTTCTGATAGAAATGATTCTACGAATAGTCGAAATCGTTGCATTGCCCTTCCACGCTGTGGGAGAATATTATCTATTTAGTATAGATTAGGTTTCATTGTACTCACAGCATTTACAAGAGCATCACGAACATCTGACATTGCGTCATATGCTGGAATGGTGCAAGTAGAACGACCTGCCGCCGTTGCAGCGCGGAATTCGTCTGGCGTAAACCACTGAGGCTGGATACCCATAATCTCAGCGAGTTCATGCATGTTCACAGAACCCTTGTTGACTAGGTTATAATACCCATCTGGAGCCTCATCCAACATCAAATCGCAGGCTACATTGACCGCTTCATCAAGATCTGTCAAAGAATTTTGACCTGCATCGATCAATTTTGCGTTTTTGGCGTAGTTGTAGACCTTGTATAGGTAGTTTTTTGGCTCAACCTTACCCGTAAATGGCATACGAATACGATAGACCTGAGCCTTATCGCCCAAGTATACGTCTGAAACGCCCTTTGCAACTGAATAGGTGCTGCCAAAGAAGTTTGGTGGGGCATCTACGGTTTGAATATCGCCTGTATAGATACAACCGCTTGAAAAATGCGACATTCTGACGCCATTTTCCTCAGCAGCGGCATACAAAAGTCCTGGATAAATTGCGTTCCCGTAAACTGTATTCTGCTTATCCAATTCACAAGCATCCACGTTTGGAGTTCCAGTTACGCCAGCGCAATTTACCACCCAATCATAACGGTTTTTGTGTAAAGCACTGATTGCAGAATTGTGGGATGCCATTGTTACGACAAATCCACGCTCCACCAAATTGTCGAATACCTTTTTACCTGTCCAACCACGACCAACTACTAGAAAATGCATAATCATAATTAAACCCTCATTGTCAAAATTTTGTTTAGATACTTACCATAATCCGACTTCTTATACTTATTCGCCGCATATTCAAGATCCCATGCAGAAATCCATTCATTACGATATGCAATTTCTTCAGGGCAAGCAATCATCGTTCCAGTTCTACGCTGGACTGAACCGACGAACGTTGACGCCTCAGCCAATGATTCAAACGTACCTGTATCAATCCAAGCAATACCACGGTTTAGATACTCAACGTTGACCTGATTCTGTTCTAGATACATTCGATTCAGATCAGTAATTTCCAACTCACCACGAGCAGATGGCTTGAGTTGTTTTGCATACTCAACAACCTTGTTGTCATAGAAATACAATCCAGTAACGGCATAGTTACTTGGAGCAACTTCTGGCTTTTCAATAATGTCTACGGGGTCGCCATTCTCATCAAGTTTCAAAACCCCGAATCGTTCTGGATCATGTACATGATAGGCAAACAATGTACAGCCAGGATTACTCTGTGCGAAATTGAAACGATTGATTAGATCATTTCCATAAAAAATGTTATCGCCAAGAATCAAAGCAACGTCGCTCTTCCCAATCCACTTTTCAGCAATTAGAAAACACTCAGCAATACCATTAGGTTGTAACTGAGTTTCGTAAGATATTTGTAAACCCCACTGATTTCCATTACCGATTAGATTCTCGAATGGTGCTCTATCAGCAGGTGAAGTGATAATCATAATATCACGAATGCCAGCAAGCATCAGCGTCGACAATGGATAATATACCAGCGGCTTGTCATAAACTGGCAATAGTTGCTTGGATACAACTTTCGTGCATGGATAGAGACGAGTTCCCAACCCACCACTCAATATAATTCCCTTTCTCATAAGTACCACTCCACTGTCTTTTCAAGACCATGTATAATATTAGTTTTCGCTTTCCATCCAAGTTCATTGTAAATCTTTTCAGCATTCATAGCATAACGCATATCGTGACCCTTTCTGTCTGTCACGAAATTTAACCAATCAGTATAACGATTGACATCCTTACCCATAATCTCAAGAATCAATTTGATCATTTGAATGTTTGTCAATTCAACTCCACCACCGATATTGTATCGCTCGCCAGATTTGAAATTCTGACCGATCGTCAACAAAGCCTCGCAGTGATCTTCGACAAACAACCAATCGCGAACGTTGATGCCCTGCCCATAAACAGGGATTGGTGTATTGTTTTTGATGTGGCGAATAATCGTTGGAATAAACTTTTCGTTGTGCTGACGAGGACCGTAGTTATTCGAACAATTAGTCACAACCGCGTCAATCTTATGTGTGTTTACATAAGCACGAACCAAATGGTCGCTGGCTGCTTTGGTTGCTGAGTATGGATTGCGAGGATCATATGGAGTTGTTTCACTAAACTCAGGATCATTAGGACCAAGACTTCCATAGACCTCATCAGTCGAAACATGGACTAACTTGCCGCCATACTTGCGAATGCACTTTAGAATGTTGTGAGTGCCATTAATATTAGTGCTGAGGAAATCATCGTCACCACGAATAGAATTGTCAACGTGAGACTCAGCAGCAAAATGAAACGTAATGTCTGGTTCATAGGTGTGATAGATCCCATCCAGTGAATCTAGATTGCGAATGTCGACTTTCTTGACGGTAAGTCGCCAATCGTCGTAGTATCCGTTTAGATTTGATCCGTTAGCAGCGTATGACTGATTGTCAAGAACGACAATCTCATCGCTAGGATATTTTTTCAGGTGAGAGATTACAAAATTAGAACCAATAAATCCCAAACCGCCAGTCACAAATGTCGTCATAAATTATTTTTATAAACCTTCTTCAAAAATTTATTCCAAATTTTAGGGTCCTGTTTACGAAAAGTTTGGCGATACATAAAGATCGCCTCACACTCGCGCCAACTGATCTTATGCGCTTTTCGTAATTTATTTATATTCAGTTTCTCAGCCTGTGTTTCGTATGCATGAGCATCCAGTTCGTCGGGATTGCCATAGTACATAGCCTTCAACTTGTTCTGCTTCGGCTTCGGCTTGTATTCTTTTTGCAAAAGCAATGGACGACCTTTTTGCTGATACTTGTGCCGATACTCATGATGAATGGCTCGAATGATCTTCACAGCCAGATTCACCGCACCCTTCTCAGTTATAATTGCCTTCTTAGAGTCTTTCGGGAAACTCAACTTGATGAAGATGTGCTCAGGAATAAAGTCTGAAATACGATTGCAATAATGACCGCTGACAATAATATTATGATCCTTATAATACTCAGAGTCAAATCTATCAGAGCCAAAAGTAACAATGTTTCGATTGAATGTTCGATTCAAACTACGAATGATAGAAGGTACGCTCTTTTCACCAACCCAATCTTCGGCAAGAGCATAGACCTTCTTCTCAATTCGCTGAAGTTGCATTACACTTTGAGATTCTTGAATTTATCTGTGCTGCTGCGACCGCGATCGAACACAGGCTTTGATTCCGCTTCCTTCATGACTGCATCTTGCGCTTTTTGTTCAAGATCATAGAGTTTCATTTTACCGCGATCTACTCCAATAGTAAACCTTTTATGCAAATTCGGATCATTGTAACGATTCTTCAACTGCTTCACGAGCAACTGATTCAACTGCTGCAGTTCTTCTGTGCTCACCAATGCAAACATAAAATCAGCAGTAGCAGGCAAACCAAAAGACTCTGAAGTATCTTCCAGACCAGGATCTGAGTTCGAAAAGCCCGAACGTGTCGTTTGAGTTGCGGAGACAATCGGCACGTTGTTTTCAACGGCAAGTCCGCGCAGTTCTTCGGCGATCGCTTTGATGTAAGTGTAGGAATTGACATTCGCGCCAGCCTTGATTCGTGCGGATGCGCAAATATTTAGGTAGTCGATGAAAATAATATCTGGACGGAAGTTCTTTTTCAACGCAAGTTCATTGATCAATGCACGGAAGTGTGCTGGATTTGCCGAAGCGGTCGGATATTCTTTGATGATGAGTTTACCCTTTACACGCTCCTTCAGTTTGCCCATGCGCTTTTCATACATGTCTTTCGGCATGTTCATTAGATCATCAAGGGATACGTTTAGAAGATTCGCGTCAATACGTTCAGCGATCTTCTCTTCAGCCATTTCTAGCGTGATGTATAGAACATTATAATTTTGCGTCAGGCAAGAAGCAGCCACATGACACATGAAAAGAGACTTACCGACGCCAGTACCTGCAAGAGCAATATTAAGGGTCTTTTGCGGAAGTCCTCCTTTAGTGATCTTGTTGAAGTATTCAAGATCAAACGGGATTCTTTTTTCGATGCGATGATAGAAATCGTACCGATCAGCGTAATTATCCAAAAAGTCGTGACCAATATTAGGATCGAAACTAACGCCCAAAGCATCAGAAAGCAAAGTAGGAATGCTTCCTTTGCCGCGATTTTGATCTTTTCCGTCCAGGATCTGAATGGAATCCATGATAGCATTGTAGATAGCCTTTTCTTGACAAAACTTTTCGGTCGTGTCAAGAAGCCATTCGAGTTTTTGTTCGGATTTGTCAACTGCAACTTCCTTTAGTAACTCAAGCGATTTAGTGACTTCGGTCTCAGTAAGTTTTGTAGATTCCTTGAGACTAATCTCCAGTGCTGCTATCGGCGGCGGACTGTTGTACTTGAGAATGAACTGCTTTATTTCTTCGAACAGTTTTCTTTCGTGGCTTTCGCTCAGGTACTCGCTTTTCAGAAACGGCAACGACTTCCTCATGAATTGTTCGTTCCGAATCAGATTCGACAAGATCAGTGTTTCCGTTTTCATTCTTTTCCCTTTTCGCTGTTTCGATAGAGTTAGTAATTATATTACGCATAATGTTAGAAGTAAATCGGTTGAATGCCTTTGACTTTACATCACAATTGTTCACATTTGAAATAACATCAATGTCAAAAGTTAATAGATTATTTTCACCAACACGAATATTTGAATACTCGACAATCACACCATCATATTTTCTGAGAAGTTTGACTGCGAACGTACCAGGTTCACCAGCAAGATCAAAGAAAAACGTGTAGTGCTTGTCGAGTTTGATTCGCTTGACTGCGTACCAAAATTCAATTTTAGCAATGAGATCTAAAATTTTATTCTTCATCGTCACTATCTACGCTTACTGCATTGCCAGCAATCGCTGAACTGAACTGGTAATTATCGCGAACCCACTGCTTGAAACTTTCGCTGGAAAGAATGCTATCCCAGAATTCAGCGCACTCAGTATCAGCCATGCGCCACTTCTTGCTATCAACTTCACCAGTGGTAGTGTTTACCTTGGCATACCAGCCAACGTTTGGCTTCGTTACATGACCAGATTCAAGAGCCATATCAAGTAAGCCACTGTAACGAGAAATGCCACCATCGAAACGTACAGTAACAGGAATCTTGGCTTTTTCTCTGACATAACGCGACTTCTCAACATTGATAATAAAGTTGTAACCGATTAGTTCTGCACCATCCTTTTCTTGTTGACGTCCAAGAATGTAGATGTTATCGGCTGAGTAATAGGAACCTGTTCCGCCACCGACAATATCCTTGGGAAACATACCGATCTCTTTATAGGTATGATTTACAACAACCATAGGAATGTCCTTCAGGGTGAGGTGAGGCGTCACCATACGGAACAGGGATTTTATTTGCTTGGCGCGAGTCATGTCACCGACTGACTTTTGCTCAAGGGCATCTTCAACTTCCTTCTTTGACGCAAGATTGCCGATTGAGTCAACGACGATCATAATACGATCACCACGCTCAATATTGCTCAATTGCGACATAATATCAAATTTTAATTGTTCAACGTCTGTGATTGGCGTATGAACAACGCGATCTGTATCAATTCCGAATGACGTGAAATAGTTTTGCGGAGTACCAAACTCCGAGTCATAGAACAAAACTACTGAATCAGGGTACTTGTCTTGATAGGCTTTCGCCATCAAAAGACTAAATGCGGTCTTGAAGTGCTTCGACGGACCAGCCCACATCGTAAGACCAGGAGTGAAACCGCCGTCAAGATCACCAGAGAACGCAACATTCACTACAGGGATGCTGGTCTGAATCATATCCTTGGCGGCAAAGAACTTGGACTTCGCAAGAATAGCGGTGTCCTTGATCGTAGAATTTTTCTTGAGTTTTTCGAGTAGGCTCATATTTGTATCTCCGTTTGGCGATGTATATATTGTATATTATTTTATGAAAAAAAGCAATCAAGTGTTTCGACTTGGTGTGAAGTCCAATTGATAGGATTGAGAATGATCTCTAGTGGCTCCAAGAATGTCTTCTCGAACTGCAAATCATAATCTATGTACTGTTCTGCGTCAAATTGTTTAGGTAAAACAGAAAGAAACGCAAGAGTGTTATTGTTGAAGATATTTGGTTGCTTTAAATACACATATTTAATTTTTTCACCTTCTTTGATCAATTGGTATCTCTTTGTTAATTTTAATTCTCGCAAGAAATGATTGTATACAAGAGCACCTTTGGTGTGAATTGGTGTTTTGAACTTAAAGATGTTTGCAACATCAGCGTATTGTACAAGACCATTGACGCTTCTTGGAAATGAGATATCTTCTACAGGCAACTTTTTAAATTCTTCTCGGAACTCTTCAATAAACTTGTGAAGTGTGCTCTCATCTTTTGTGATGATGATATTGATTGCTTCTTTGATCTTCGCTCTGCAAATAGCAGGAGTTGAAGAACGAATAGCGGAAATACCCATCATCTTGAGTTTGGGTTTTGCGTATGCAACACCTTCGCTGTTGTACACGTTCAGCACATAGTTCTTTTTCGCGACCCATATAGCCTTGTCAGCCAAAGACTCACGTTTCATTTCCATGCGCTGTTGATAACAATTCAAATATTCAGCAAGTTCACCATAAGACTTGTCAATGAATGGCTGAATCTTCTGATCGCAAACCTTATCCATGAAGTCAATGACTTTCTTCGTTTCAGAAACATTTGGATAGAGTTTCTTGACCAGCGGACCCATGTTCAGATAGATCGAGTCAGTATCAGAAGCGATGACATAGTCTCCATCTTGCGTCTTGAGAAGAGTGTTCATATACTCATTGATCTTCTTCTCAATCCAACGAATCGACAACTGACCTGCTGTAGTAATCCCCTCAGCCATCCGAGTATCGAAGAAACGGAAGTATTGGTTACCCATCGCACCGTAAGCAGAATTCAGCGTAACCTTTTTCGCCAACTGCAGATTATTATATCGTGCAATTTGTTTCTCCAAGTATTCTACTTGATTCTTATCCTCAAGAACAGTTTCAATTTTCTTTTTGGCTTCAATAGCCAACTTCTTATAGCGTGTACGATCTTTGTACATGCTATCCATAATCTCAGGCATGACACCCTGAAACTTGTTCGTAAACAATTGCCCATTTGGCGTTGCGCTTACGTTCAGTTCTTTTAAAATGCTCGTATCAATAGTTTGATTGAGTAGGTTTTCGACATTGATTTCATTGTTCGAAATAAACCCACGCATGTTATCATTATATTTTGCTGGCTCAATGAGAGTTTCCATCGAAATATTGTATTGCATAATCAAATGCGGATACAGACTGTTCAAGTCAAACGAAGCAACCCACTCATGCATTCCCATAATTGGATCTTTTACATATGCGCCTTCATATGCAGATTCTTTAGATGATTTCTTCATCTGTGGGATTACAATATTTTTTTTCTTTAGGTGATTATAGACAATTGAATCCCACATGCGCACTTGCGTGAAGACGTCATCATAATTTACTTTGTTATCATACGCAAGAGTCAATGCCAACTCAAGAAGTTTCATCTTGTCTTCAAGTTTCTCGACAAGTTCTACGTCCTTGACGTTATACTCAATAAACTTTTGATAATCTTGCTTGTACAACTCATGTAGATTTTCATACTCAGAATAATCTAACTTCTTTTCGCCAAGTTCAATATTTGCAATGTGATCTAGGCGATATGACTCTTGCTGCGAATATGTAAACTTCTTGTACAATTCCAGATAGTCTAGAGTTGCAACACCATCAATCTCGAAGATCTGATGTTCACGACCCATGAACGTGACGTTGCGTTCTGAAATACGATTCCAAGGAGACAACTTCTTGGCTTCTGCTTCACCAAAGATCTTGACGATTCGATTTACAAGATATGGAATATCGAATGTCTTGATGTTCCATCCGCTTACAATATCGGGGTGGAATCTTGCCCACAGGTCAAGGAATCTTCGTATAAGGTCTGATTCATCTCGACACTTTGCATAGTGCACGTCGTCACGGTGCTTGCTATAATCGCCGACACCAAACACAAAATAATTACCTTTGATCTTGAGAGTGATTGCTGTGATTGATTCGTTAGCGTCTCTGGGTTCTGGGAATCCATTTTCAGATCCGACTTCGATGTCAACATAGGCAATGCAAATTTTACTAATATCCCAAAGGATATCGTCAGGATACTCGTCAGCAATATAAGAATACTCAAAACGATTATTCCCGTAAACAGGAAAATTGTCGACACTTTTGTACCTCTCCAAGAATTCGCGGCACTCAGGAATGGTTCCTGGTTCAATGGGCTTTACATACTCTCCAGCAAGAGTTGTATATTCAGACTTCTCCTGGCTGGAAAGAAAAAAGGTCGGACGGAATTCGACCTTCCGTCTGACCCTCTTATCATTTTCAACGCCTCTGAGAAGAATATACTTACCAGAAACGCTGACGTTGGTGTAAAAGTCTGCCAAGAATTACCCCGTAATCAATTGCTGTGGAGGAACTACAAGTCCTGCTCCAAAGATTTGATTATACCCGTTTTTCACTTCTTGGGCAACTTCTGCAACGATAACAACACAAGAATTCTTGATCGACAAGTCACCGTCTGCTGCTTGCATCCAAGGAATAAATCCAAGAACTGGACCCTTCTCGCTGCGCTGCATCATGCATGCAACTGCGTTCTTAACGACTAGATATTCATCTGTCTGCTCTACTACTTCTACAACTAATTCCTCGCCACTTCCTAGTTTTAGTGCTTTGATGTTCGACATTTTGTTTCATCCTCTCGTATGATTTAAATAGATTTTTATCTTTCATGTTTTGGACAATTCCATTCTTATAATATTCACCACTTGTCATTGTCCATACATCCTTACCAACTTTTAAACTCCAACCATTGAACTCTTTAATATGAATTTCTTTTGAAACTAAGAATTCTTTTAATTCAGATAGACTATTCATCTAAACAACTCCTAGCGTATATTGCAGAACCTATTACTCCTGCACTGTTTCCATATTTTGCTTTATAAATTTTACTCGGAGAAATTAAATACTTATGCCATTGATCCCAAGCGTCGCTTATTCCTCCACCAATTACAATATTATCTGGCCAAAAGCATTTATTGATTTCTTCTAGATACAAATTAACTCTTTCAGCGTATTCTTCCCAAGTTAAATTCATCTTTTCTATCAAAAGTGCTGATGCAATTAGTTCGGCATTATCTATTCCGTTAGGTAATGCCATTCTTCCGAATTCAGTGTTTAACAATAGTGAATTATTGTGATAGATTGCAGTTCCTATCCCAGTTCCAAAAGTTAAAAATACCGTAACTCCTGGAAGATTTTTAATAGCACCAAATTTTATTTCAGCCATCGCGGCAGCATCAGCATCATTTAACACTTCGCAGTTAACACCAAAATATTCTGTTGCTAACTGCTTGATGTTTAATCCATACCATTCTTTACCAATATTAGGTGCAGTTTTCGTGATACCTTCTTTGACTATGCAAGGTATCCCGAAACCTATTACGTCATATTGATCTGATATTTGTTCTTTTATGCTTTTAAACAAAACATCAGGATGTTCGTTTTTGGGCGTTTTAATTTTAAAGATCGTTTCACATTCACCAGTTGAAGTATCAACTAATCCTATTTTAGTGAATGTACCACCAACATCTACTCCAAGAACATTATTCAGTTGCTTCGCTTGCATCTCTATTTTCAGTGTTGCGCTTGAGTTTATGTCTCACATGGCTGGCATGGGCATCAATAAAAAGTTTTTTGACCTTACCATACTCATGAGAGTCTTTGACCCAGCCATTCGCTTGTTCCATAGCGAGCATGCGCTTGAATCCGCGTGGCAACTTTGCACCAAAAAAATCTGATCTATTAGCCATTCAATAATTCCTCACATTTATTCCAAAAACGTTCTTGCTGACCAGGTTGGAAAATTTGCCAGCAATGCCAAAACAAAGGTTTATCACCTTCTCCATAAGTTGTACCAATACCAAAATTAGGCATTCCATCAGCCAAAGACCAATATGGTGGTAGGTTTTGTGGTTCCCATGCCATTCTTAAAGGAGGAGCATCGTAACTTAATGGCATTAGAAGATGTACGTCTATATTATTCTCTCTAGCCAAATAAGTCAACTCTTCTGCAACGTCGCCTCTAGGAGTTGGCTCAAATGATGGCTTACCGATTCTTGAGTACAAATCCATAGTGAATCCAACATTATGAGCGCCACAGAAAACATGCTGATTATTGTCAATATGATTGGTTCTTTGCGCGTCACCGATCAGTTTACCGTTATATACGTTTTCAAACATAAAGTCAATAGCAGAATCATCAACTGGAACGCAGTCAACGTCTAAAAATAATACTGCATCATGACCCATTTGCTCTAACATAGGCATCAATAGAGTCATAGTGGCGCCATGAGTCCCGCCAGTTATAACTTGATGAAAGGTAATGTTTGATTTATTGAATTTATCTACTACTGCTTTCTGTAGAGTAGTAGTCTTTTGATCAATATTTTGCATGTATACTGAAATGATACAAGGATTTCTGTTCATTAATTTGCCTCTCTATATTTTATTGGAAAGTCTGTGCATATACCAAAACATGATTTAATTTCTTGCTCTGGGAATTTTTCAGGCATAACTGCGATACTATTTTTTATTGGCTGCTTGCCTACATATGCCCAAATGTAGCCATTACTGGTTAGAGTAATCGTATCTGATTCGTGCCAAAAGTAATTGTAGTTATACAAAGTATTTAGTTCTTGTAGTTCCACTACTGCATCAACATTTTTACAGTGAATCCATAATTGTTTGCTATGTTTTTGCAAAAAATCTACGGAGACTTCATTGATAGGATCATCATGACCTAGAAAAAATTTGCCATCTATAAACCATAAATCTATTTCAACATCAAAACCAAGACTGACTGCCAATTCTATACTAGAAATTGAGTTTTCAGAAACAGGATCTGGTCCTTGAACATTTCCTCGATGTGATATTATTCTCATAGTTTTTTAGTTACGAATGCAATACCCCAATCATCATTGTTTGTGCAGTGATAGTCTACGTTCCACATTTCTCTGTTGAGTGCTGCGCAAAACTCTCTTGGTCCTGGGTGATAATTGGTGTCATGAAAAACAACTACACCATGATCTGACAATAGATTAGTATATTCCCAATCTCTAATAACTTGCATAATACTGTGCCAACCATCAATAAACAGTAAATCTATAATTTCAACTCCGTGACTTTTCAAAACAGAAACATTGGTATTGTAATTAGAAGAATCATTATGAATGATGTGAACGTTGTTGCTGATATCATTCAAATATGTTTTATCAATCACATCAATACCAAAGTATTTTGTCTTTTTGCGCTTCAATTCCAACATAATTGAACTAAAACTTTCACCTTCTTTAGTGCTGCCGCCATCTTTTTCTATTCTGTTAACACCTATTTCAAGAATAGCATCAGTTGATTTAACTCTAGAAGAAAATAGTTTTCTGAAAGCATCTAAATTGCAGTCAGAAATTTCTTTAGCAATTAAAGGACCTGAGTATATTGCGCTATCCTGATCCACGTGCACTTGACTATTAACGGTAATATCTTTGATTAGATCATATTTCCATTTTACATGTTTATTGTTTTCGTAATATGTGCTCATGGCATTCTCCGATGAAAATTAAAATTCTAAAACCCACTCAGGCAAACTTCCACCGTCGGTCTTGTACCCCCACTTTTCAATAGCAACACGAAACTCTGGTCCTGGTGTCTTGTCAATAGCCTGACGCATAGCAAGAGCACCTGCTAGTGTACCACCTGGGTGTCCGTGAATGGCACCACCGCAGTTAGCAAGAAAATCTGTACCAAACTTCTCAGCAGTTGGATTTACAATTCCAGGATGCATACCGCAACTCAATGCTGGCAAAGTGTTGCGCTTGTGTAGCACTTCCATCGTATTTCGCAGTTCCTCAATATCATCGCTGAGATAACCACCCCACATTCCAGCATGGATTGTATCCACGCCACATAGTCCTGCGAGATCGCAGAGCACAGCCCAATCAATACCAAAAGGATTGCGCTTGTCAGTAAGAATCTTATCGCCACTCTTTTGATAGTGTACAAACAAAGGCAAGTCTAGTTTGCGAACTGAGTTGTATACACCCAAGCCACTCCAGAAGTTGATGTGGATGCCATTACCACCGTTGGCTGCTACAAACTTAGCGCGATCCAAAATAGTGTGATGATCACCGTTGATACAGAAGCAGTAGATTACACCACGACCGCAATTGTTTACGATATTGCTGATTAGTTCAACTCTATCTTCCAAACGGCAGAACGAGGGATTGGAAAGGATTTCATCTTCCTTGATAAAATCAACACCACCATCCAGTAGTTCTTTAACCATGTCTGCCAAAGTAGCAGGACTAATACCTGTCTTGGGTTTGACAATGCCGCCTGACAAAGGCTTGTCATAACGATTTACAAACTTTCTAATACCTGTGATACCACGCTTTGGTCCAAGGAAGTAGGCTTCTACATCTGGTGGGAATTCAATCTTCTTCAAGCGACAGGCTTTGAATACATCGATGTCCATCTGTCCGCCCATCAACTGGCACATGAGATGGCTGATACCGTCGCCTTCCCAGTCTGAATTTACTTTGGGGAATCCAATCTGCACTACGCCAGAATGTTTACCAACCAATTCACTTTCATCATGATAGATTACACAACTAGCAAGTTCAAACAGCGCATCACTTTCCCAACGGTTTCTGACTTTGGGATTACCCACACTCTGTCCGATAGCAAGGTTCCATGCGGCATCTCTAAGATCGCCAATTTCGCTATAGGTTTCAATGTAGTATGTTACTACAACACAACGATCTCGTTCTGCTGGAGTTAATTCTCTAAAAAACTTCATACTTATCACCCTTCACGCTAGGAGTTTTAACGCACAATACTTTACAATCTTCTAAAAATTCTGGATTGGCAATTTCATTTGGCTCTAACACAAAAACATCACCAGATTCAATTACTTCTCCACAAATACGCATCTTACCTGACAGCAGCACATTATATTCAGTTGCAACTGCATGATAATGTTTTGGCCAAACTTCGCCTTTCAAATGAGTCAACACACCAACCTCAAATTCTGAGGTCTTTAATATGCTTGGTTCAAAATTTCCAATGAACCATCCACGCCAAAATTCATTAATGTTTCGCTTTATCATATCTTAAAAATCTATCCAAGTCAACTGGAACACCAACTGCATGATGTTGTTCGTTTGGTATATGATGAATCCCAACTTTTAAGCCACGCTTAATCATATAATTGTATGAAGGAGCGATATAGAATTCGCCGTTAGGTGCTCTATCTTGAGCGACAATCATATCCCTTGCACTTTCGACGAAGTATTTACCCTTCCTCCAATAATGAATACCATTAAGGCTGATATTACTTATAACTTCTTTTTCACGAATCTCGCAAACATAACCATTACTATCTAGTTTAGCGTAACTATTTTTATCAGTATCTGAGTAATATGTTACAACTAGCCCATCATAAATTTCGCAGCGAGCATTGTGCAAAAATTGAAAAGAATTCCATTCCATTATTTGATCGCAGTTAGCAACAATAAGTTCTTCATCATTGTTGATGTAATCTTCAAACAAAAGAGCAGAAATGGCTGGTCCCTCAGTCACATAATCTATTGCAATTATAACGCAGCCAGGTTTAGTTGATTTTAATACCTTTTCTATTTCATGCTGATACTCGTCTTTACGAATCAAAAAAAAGTAATTACATTGAGGTATGCCAAGAGAATTAATTGCTCTTACAACCATCGGAGTCCCATTAACATCTATCAGCGGCTTTGGTGTTGAGTATTCTTTTTGGAATCTAACGCCCCTGCCAGCCATTGGAATTATAACATTCATGATATTAATTAAATCTTGTTAGAAGACCTGCTTTAAATACTGGAAAATCTCTAGAATGATCTTCTATTTGAATTCCATGTTTTGCAAAAACTTCTTGTGCTATTTTCCAATCTTCGATAATTTTTTGATGCGCCTCGTGAACCTTCTCAGTTGTAACGCGCATTACAGTCATAACTACCCAATTGTATAGCCAAAAATTTGTTCTGCCGTTCATTTCTTGATTTTTATGGAACCAAACATCACCAAAATGCTGCACTAGTTCTTCAGGGATAGGCTTATAATTATTTTTATGCACAAACATACAGCAGCCATATCCATCTATAGTCTCGTGGCAGGGAACCATTTCAAGTTTTTGAATTAGTTCTATATTTTCTTCCATTCTATTAAAAAATGCTGGATGTGGGTAGATCATACCCACTGACTCTCTGGGAAATTGTTCAGATTTATATGCGTCAGCCAAAGAACTAAAAATTGCAGGATCAAAAATAACATCGTCATTTAACAAACAAATTAATTCAAACTTAGAATTTTCTACTCCAACATTCAAACTTTTATTGAAAAATAAATTCTTACCGAAATCTAGAATTTTAACTTTTTCATTTGTTAAATTCTCATCTGTCGGTCTATCTTTAGAATTGTTATCAATAATGATTATTTCGCCGACTGCATCGTTACCGACCATAAACTTCAACATCTGAAGAAAATAGTCATTAGCCATCCACATTGTTGGAACTATCACAGAAAATTTCATCATTCCCTCCAAGGTAACTTATCATTATACATTTTATTCATCTTGGCATTTCCTTCCAAGAAAAATTCTTTGTTTACAGATCCCTCATTTCCGCCCAATCTATAGCACATGGTGTACTTTTTACTGCATTCAAATTTGTTAAAGTAATTCATAAGAGTATAGAAAAACTTTCTATCTGCTCCCCATTTTCCATACCAAGAATGTCCAACTTGAACTGCGACTTCAGTTTTTACTGCAAAACATGAGGTATCTATGTGATGAACTCTGTGATCAAACCAAGTTGGCCACTTGCCTAAATTTTCGCAATTATCTTCACAAATAAAATTCTCATCTTTATCGTAAATTTTGCGAAGGCTATATGCCCAAGAAAGATTATTTTTATCTACTAATTCTACTAGGCTCTCAACATGATTAGGTTCTATCCAGTTATCTTGGTCTAGATAAATGATCAAATCGGCATTTACAATGAAAGAACAAGCAGCATATACTCGATGACCATACCAGCCTTTGCCGACGTTATCTTCTAACTGAACAGTTTTAATTGTTCGCTTGCCTGCTGCATCATAAAGCATCGGATGAATTTTATCATAGTGTTCTTGTCCATCCAAAAACACGTAATGAGTTAGATTTTCATATGTTTGTTCTTGTACGCTAGACAAACACTTTTTAAGATCAGGCGATCCTATTGTTGGAGTAACTACTGCAACTTTCATTATAATCCACTTCTTTTTTTACAAAATTCAATAACTTCTGAATCGCCTTTTTGTTTTTGGTTTGGAACAAACAAGGCGCGATTTCTATCTTCAGCCATGTTAGAAATATCACTTACATAGTATGTAGCCAAACTGCAACGCGAAACATTTTCAGGACAAGTCAGTTGCTCGGGCAGACCATGCCAGGAATTCTGTGTGGTGTCAAAAAGAATTGCTCGGTTGAATTTGTTTTCAACTTTTGTAATGCATTCTTTCGGCAAGTTAGTTTCTTCGTCGTGGCTCCAAAGTTCTAGTCCACCACCCCATGAAGAATCCCAATCAGGCGTCATGTAAATAATGAGATTGTAATTTCTCATCAGACCAAGTTTAGGATGTATTGAGTAATCCTTATGGACGTTCAGCAATCCACCATTGCAGTGTGAATGCATTCCGCCGCCATGTAAACCGTAGTCTGCATACACCACATCATTACCAGTAATCCTATTGATCTTTTCTACAAAGGCATTACTGCAAAGATAAAATATTGCATTATAAATGGACTTTGGGAACCTATCCCAATGAGAACAGGCTTTTTTCTTTTCTACTGGATTGTCATAGGAAACAGTCCAGACGGGATCTTCATGCGAAGGGAATTCGTTTTTGATCGCCTCCGCAACTTCTAATTCGAAGAAGTCATCAATGACAACGTGATCAAATGGTTTTGCTGAGTTGAATTGCTCTCGCAAACCAACAAGATCTAGGTTTCTTATCATTATTAGTCCCAGAGATTTTCAAAATATTTTCCAAACAAACGAAAGGCATTCTTTTTGCGCTCGTGATATGCTTTCTGCTTTTCGATGTCATAAACACCTTCGCGAATGGTAACCATTTCAGCCCAGTCCTTACCTTCTACCTTTCGCCATTCGAATTTTGGTTTGACAATGCAAAAGTCAGGATCACGATCTTTGGCAAGTTCGTTGAATGCCCAAATCATTTCGCCAAGGATCCAGTTCCAACGCTTGAAGTGAAATTCATCGGTGTCCCATTCGTTCTTCTTTGGCTTGGCTGCAGTAGAACGAAGATGCTCAGGAACATCTTCATCTTCGGTGTAGGGTGCGCCCATTTGCGTTTTCTTCAACTGCTTGAGCATCGGATGAATGATGTCAGCAAGGGTATGCGCCATGTTCCAAGTATCCCATGGGTCAATCTGAATAGACTTCTTTTGAGTCTTTTTCGGATCTTTGGGATAATTGCCAATACTAATCTTCACTGTTCTAAATCCTTTAGTCGTCGCATCAAGTCATAGCGTTCGCGGTTCTGCAATTCAAACATGCGGAACAATTTGTCGAACTTTGTATTATATAGTGCTTCTAGACCAATCAGCATGTTAGCAACGGTGTCCTTGTACTCAGGCAAACTTGAATCGGTTTCCATAACGTATTCAGACACGGCTTCAAGATCATTGGTCACGCGCCAGCATTCCATAATCTGTTGTTCAAAATCAAACTGATCATAGGAACTCTTGACAAAACCATACTTGTCATCAATATCATCAAATTCGTTGTTCATACAAATTTCTCCAAGATATAAAGAGCAACGCCAAAGGGTATTATAAGTGAATTAATAGCAAAAGTCAAGGTCATCCAAAGGTATGTCCAAGTGAACGAATAAAGGATAAACTGATCCTTGCGATAGACGAACAGGTAAACGGATGATATCGCTGTCAATGCGATTGTCGCAAGAACAAATGTTTCTATAAGTGTCATTCTTTCACTTCCTCAAAGTCAAACCAATGACAAATCTGATTTAATACTGCTTCTTGAATATGTTTGTGGATATAATACGGCTCTGGGGTTTCGGTGTGTTCATGTGCCCGATTCCAGCCAACCATTACGCCAGTCTCAACACACTGAGCAATTAGATTATATTCTTTTGCTTTCATTTCCCAAGCATCTCCTTTCGTTCCTTCCACCAACGAATCGCTTCCTTGATTTCAGCCATTTGTTGTAATCGAATGTCATCCATGATGCCCATTCCAAGAAACTCAGATTCCATGTTTCGTTTCGTCATTTCCCAAAGTTTGTCATGATGCTTTTGCAGCACATCAAGAACAACATCGTATTCTTCTTCACTCATAATCTGGATCCTTCATCATTGCTGGCTTTCGCTGAAAGAATCGCGTCAACTTCCAAGTCCATCCAGTATAATAACTTCGAATGCCAATAGTAATTCTGAGATAAGGCACGTGTGCTCCGACATAAACTTCATTAAAAGAGATTTCAGCATCTACGCCAAAAGAGAAATTCTCCAACGACCAAACATGAAAGAACAACCAATGAGTGCTGAATTTGTTAGCATTATACTCATCGCCTTCCCAATAATGAAACCTTGGAACTAACGGACAGAGATCATTGCACCACCACTTGTGTAGCGGATAGTGTTCCCACCATTCTTTTTCACGACATGCTTTTACTTCACTCATCTATCTTCTCCATAATACTTCAACACAGTCTTGAATGCATCAATGTGTCGCTGAATCTCAGCAATGTCTTTCTTTTTATTTTTATCAAAGATTGCCATGCCAATTCCAGCCTTGCGTTTTTCGAGATCGTCTTCAAGACTCTCAACAAGACTTTTCATCGAACAAGTTGTAATCTTGTCAATTGTATCCCAATCAAGTTCAACTGTAATCTTCTTGTTCATTTGTCCATCTCCCACTTTGGTGTTGTATGCCAAACGATTTTCGAATTTGTTTTTTCGTATTGTTCAACCAATTGCTGTAATGTCCACACATCATCAGTCTCAATAGTATCCAGCCAGTTACTGAATTTGTTAAAATCTTCTTGCTTCATCATGGGCAAACCAATTTCTTCTGGGTAACTCCAATCACCGCCGTGCATGTCAATTCGACCGCCAGCCCAATCACTGCCGTTCTTTTCTATCCAATCCATATTGATTGGTCCCATCCAGTTGGTGCTGTAACGAATAGGCATCACTCAACTCCATAATGATGTTCATGCCCACAGTGCGGGCAAAAAAGTTTCTTCGGTTGCCAATCATCAGATGCTGCAATGCTCCACCAATTCTTACATTGGTCGCAGGTGAAATGCCAAATTATTTCTTTTGAAAATCTAATTTTTTAACTCCAAAAATATCGAATCATGATTGGTCCGATGCGAATATCACGATAAGGATTGCCATTGTTGAATCGTACAGTTGATCCAAAAGACCATTGCTTCACCCACGATACATTAAACTTTCTCATCACGGCTGCTTCTGTTCGCCTCTTGCCCGAATCGCGGCGGCGCATCGTATGGCTGTGTAACTGTCTGGAAAGCGGGTTTCCTCGCACACCTTCGCACACGCCTCCCGCTCGGTTGTTACGGCAATAGCGTAGAAGCGTTCAAGCGATGCCATTACGTCCCTTTCTACGTCGCGCCGTACTTGCTCACTCATGCCACCAACGAACCCACGCTCGTAGTCGTGGTTTGGCTCTGCCAGCGCGGCGCGGAGGGCAGTGATGTTGGCACCAAGCCCACACGAACACGGTTTGCGTTGCGGAGGCAATGATGTCAGCAGCACAAGATAATCACAGTTTGGAGCGTGGCTACCATGAGCCTGTAACGCCTCCAACGCCTGCTGTGCGGCTTCTCGTAAAGTTGTCATTTCGGTTGCTCCTGTTTCGATACTACTTCAAGTTTCTTATTGGGAGGCTCAACAAACAAACCGACATTTTGGTTTTTGGCGTCAATAGTCAACACCTCGCGCAACGCCTCACCAATCGGTTGATCCTGTGATTGCGACTTGTATTCATCAAAAACGAATTCACCATTCACAACAGTAATTTTCACTAGCGCACTATCAGCATTACCACTGGTTCGCAAATAATCACGACCACCATCAATCATGTATTGTCCTTTGACAACACAATCATGACGATAGCGACTGACAATCACCTCACCATCATCAGTCAATAAACCAGTGATCGGTTCGCTGAATGCACTTGCAGCATCAGTGATCATTACTTGTCCTTTGTAGGGACGAAACATTCCAAAGTAGTTTGAATGACCTTTGCTCGCATCGGCATTCGGTTGATAGAAAACATCAACAGGTGTGTCTGACCAACCAGACTTCCGTAGGATTGCCCAGTATCCCATGTACTTGGCGCCATATTGTTTCTCAATAATAGCAATTCCATCACTGCTAAAATGAAAACCATCTTCAGGAGTCTTGATAAACATATTCATATCATCTTTTCCAAATTTTACCTTGTGTATCCAGATCAAAACTCCACAACATTAACTTACAGTAAAGAGGATAAGCATAACCTCTTGTAATTGTAAGAAACTTGCTGACAAAGTGACCCAAATAATACAACACATGCGCAAGAATATTTTTCACATCAACCTCGACGCATCCGTGAAATATCTTTCATCTGCTCTTCGTCAATCACAGGAACAGCGTTGCTCTTATGCATTGTGGCAATACCCTTGACCAACGTGCCAGTGTATTTGAGACTTTCGCGTTTCTCAGTGTATGATGCTTCTGTCTTGAGAGAAGAAATGCTGCGAGCAGAATCAGCACCAGCACGAGGACCGTAGGAAAGCGAAGGCAGTTTCTCAACGCCAAGAATTGCGCTAGAAGTGCGATACTTCTGCGCAATCACACCCTTGGGCTTGCGCTTCTTCTTGGGCTTGAAGCGCGAGGCACAATATACAAGCATTAGACCTTCTCTACAAGTTTAGAAAGAGTGTAGTCAGCAATTTTTGCGCGGATCATCGAAGGAATATCACCATATGGATCTTCAAGATAATATGCGCAACCATTCTTCCAGTTATTATACTTGACAAACCGAGCAAAATCAAGCATGTGCTTGTTATTGCTAGGATCAAAAGTTACTCGCGGCTTCGGCGCAAGAACTGAACTGCGATAGGTGACTGTCATTTTAGACCCTCGGAAGACGAATCGTAATCAGAACGCCAAGCACAAGACCCATGAGAAAACCAAGAGCAAAAGCAATAAGTGGATCAGTCATAATTATAACCCTCTTAAAGAACAAAAATTAAAAACAACAAAATGGGAATCGACCAAACCCAAAGAAACGAAATAATATCAACAACAAGATGAATAATTGCAAATACTACAATTAGAAAAATGAAAAACCCAAAAAGAAAAAGTTCCATATGAATTAAACTCCAAACTCAATAAAAACAAACCACAGGACAGAAGCAAAAACAAATCCCGCAGCAAACCAAACAACAGCATCGTATGCGTCACGCATTAGTAGTGTGCTCCATCAAAATGCATTTGATGAGGCTCATGCGGATGTTCAGTTGCCAAAGCGTCAATCACATCCCAGCCAATTTCGATTAGACGATCTTCAACATGATCAGGCTCCGCACCACGCAATTCTTCAGGCGTGAAAGCAACAACAGCAAAACCAAGATCGCGAAGTGCCTTCAGGTGATATACAACTTCATTATTCATAATCTTCAGGCTCCGAGGGTTCAAATGAGAGATCGTCGTAACTGACGATCTCATCGGACTCATCATAATCCATCTCTCGGCGCTCATACGCTGAGAGAACCTCGTGAATCTGTGTCAACGAAAGACCAGTGACCTTTGCGATCTCAACTTCGCGTAGACCATCTTCCTTGTACATTTGAATGACATCAAATTCTAAATTTTTATAGTACCCCATTAGAACGGTACTCCTTCAGGCATGGAAATTTTGTTCAACTCATCTTGATGCTTGCGATCACCAATCACCAGTAGAAGATTTCGTGCACGCTCAAGACGTTCCGCGAAATCGTAACAATTTTTAGAGTTAAGTTGAAAATGTGTCTGCGTATTACAAAGAACATGATCAACGCCACTCACAAGATCAATTGCTTCAGAAAGAATCGTTTCGGTATGCTTTTTCATTCTACCATCCCTCATCAAGAAACTGCTGTTACACCAATCTTCACGATTATCGCCCTCTTGGCATTATCGAGTGTTTCCTTGCTTCGTTTTACAAAAGAAAGTCCAGGAACCCAACGACCAAATCGCTTGTCGCGCTCTTCGTTCTCGAGTTCTTTTTTATATTCTTTGTCGGCGTTTTCAATTGCATTTGTCAAAGCAACTTGCGCCTCCGCTTCAGTATTGAAGATGCCGCTCGCTCTTGGTATGTTCTTTTCGAATTGAACTTGCTCCCACACAATCTTAAGATACCCAACGCTCGGACACAATACTGCGTAGCAGGAATTGCCGATTTCGTTTAGATTTACTGCAATCTTCTTGGGCATTTATGTTACTCCGAATAGACGCGAACTTGCCATTCGCCTGAGCCGTTAAGCCAAAGCACACTGTTGGGAATGTTGCGCTCGGACATATACTGCTCGGCAGACCGACGGCGAAAAGTAGAATACAGAACGGTGTAATTCATTACGCAACCTCCGCAAAAAGAGCAAAGTAAACTGCCTCGCGAACTGCGGTATCAGACGCTTCGCTGTAGATTTCGATTTTGCTAAGATCGTTCAACATTCGCTGAACCTGATTCCAAGGAATTTCGTGGAGCCGAGCAATTTCGACAACCTCATGAACCGCAGCATTGCCGCCGTCAGAGAACATTTCGTAATATGGGGTGTTTTCGATTTTCATAAGAATATTATAGCCTACAGAGCGAAAAAACTCAATAGTAAAAAACCGTTAAGAATCAATAACTTACGCAACCACCTGAATGCGAGGGTCGCGAATATTTTCTTCCAGATCATCCAGAAGATGATTGCCAGGAAGCGGAGCAACGAAGAAGTCATTGTAGATTTTCTTATAATCTACCTCACCGCGCCACACACGCTTGATGGTCTTGGCGCGGAACGTACCGTCCATCTTGCTGACGCCCACAACGAGACCGACATAGTAGCAGTCATTGATACCAACGAAGTCCAGGGACTTGACCACGTCACCAATTTTCACAGCGTTTTCATATTTCATAAGACAATTATAGCCTATAGAACGAAAAAACACAATAGTAAAAACTCTAATAGAATCAATAACTTGCACAAAGTGTGTAAAACCTCCTGCAATCGGTTTGCAGCGGGTCGGTTTTCGGGTAGGGATAGGGTATAGGGTTTGGGGTAGAGAAGCCCAATATGGCTCTATTGGAACTTCGGTCCTTCGAACCAAGCAACTAGGCTATATCTTGTTCCTTTGGTCACAGGTTCTAGTTGGTGATTTATAAATGACGGGAAGGTGATTGCTGTTCCGATTTTTCTCATATTTGCATAATCTTGTTCTGTAGGAAGTGATCCAGTTAACTGATGAAATTTTAGATCGCCTCCAACATAACTCGATTCATCTGTTAGCTGAATTATAGTTGATAGTTTGCGGTGCCTATTAGTATTTGTTAACCAAAATACGTCCTGATGCATTTTATATTCACCTTTATAATTTTCATCATATTCAGTAAATTGCATAGGCGGTAGAGTTGTTATATTAAAGTGAAACCAGTCTCTATTGGTTCTATTTGTCACATTCCAAATTTTATCATACACCCAATCAAACTCAGGATTTGTTGTATTATCAATCCATCTTACAATACTTTTCCTATATGCATCAGTCAATTTTTGTAGATCTTGCGGTATCTGCGAATTTATTCCTATAGTTGCCAACTGTTCTGGTAGATTTTTACAAAGTTCTATAATTTGATTACATTCTTCTACAGTAAACGCATAGTTCCAATAACACCATTCACCTTTCATATATCACCTATGGTTCTAACGGCATGTTTACATCATAATAACGTATCTTAACTCCTGCCTCGCGGAGCATGGTTTCGGCGTGGTCGATCGAGTAATGCTTACCTGCACCAGCCCCAGTAAACTTTCGGTTTGGTCCGATGACTTCCTTGATGCCAGCCTGAATCAATGCGCGTGTGCAATCAGCGCAGGGTTTCGGTTCCCAGTTTAGATATGCGCGGGAGTTGTTGAGAGAAACTCCAACGCGAGCGGCATTGAAGATTGCGTTACGTTCAGCGTGCTCTACCCAGTGATACTTTTCTGGGCGCTTCCAGCGATCTTTCCAATCTTCTTCGATGCCACGAGGAAAGCCATTAAAACCCGTCGACAAGATGACGTTATCATCATTGACGATTACACACCCCACCTTTGTCGACGGATCCTTGCTTTTCTGAGAAATCAGAGCAGCCTGTAAGATAAACAATTCATCCCACGAGAGTTCATCATAATTCATAATATAGTTTACTCAGTTATTCCTTTGCTGTAATTAGCGCAGGCTTTTGAATTGAAATCTTACGAGGTTTCTGTTCTTCAGGAATGACGTTCTCTAATTGAATAGAAAGAATGCCATCAGCAAGTTCAGCACCACGAACGACTACTGTATCAGAAAGAACAAACTGGCGTGAGAATGAACGACCAGCAATACCCTTTACAAGATATTGACGATCATCGGTTTCTGTTTTCTTACCAGACACTTTGAGTGAGTTCTTTTCTGCAGTAATGTCAATTTCATCTAGTTTGTATCCAGCAACTGCAAGTTCAACCACAAAATTATATTCGTCTTTCTTGACGACGTTCACAGGTGGAAAAGCAGAAGCGCCAGACGTTAGTAGATGAGAGGCGTTATCGAGTGCGGCGAATGCGCTTTCGAATCCGAGAAGGGATGGAAGATAACGCTCATAATTTACAGATGATAGTGCGTTTAGATTTGTCATTTTGTTTACTCCTTAAATAAGCAAGTTTATAGTTATGGAACCCCAATCGGGCATTCCACTTCTATTTATATCAGACAGAGACACCAGTGGAGCCAAATCCACCTTCTCTTTCGGAATATTTCTCTGGAGCAACTCCAAACTCTACAAACTCAAATGGCTCATTGCAAACCACTTCAGCCTGAGCAATTCGATCGCCTTTCTTCAACACTGTTCCCATGGACGAAATGTTTGTGAGAATGACAAAAATCTGTTCTTGATAGTCAACGTCAACCACGCCTTCAGAATTGGCTAGAACCAATCCCTTCTTGAGAGCAAGCCCAGAGCGCGCATGCAAGCGAATGCTATAGTGCTTCAAAGGAACATCATGCCTAGAAATATCAGAATACGTCTCAATGGTCATGTTTCGTAGAACCTTGAGAATAATTCCAGTCGGGATCAAAAGGCGATCGCCAGGATAAATGGAAATCTCACCATGACCATTGACGTATTGTGAAATCGGATTATTATGTTGATCGTAGCCCTTGACCGTTGCATCTAGTGGGAAAAAACTCAAATCAAAACAAGTTGACATTGAAGTTCCATAACTCGGAACAATCACATCATCACTCATTCGATACATACCCAATTGAATCATAAATTATGCCTCTTTCTTTTTCTTCCCGATTGTATACTTGGACACCAACTGCCAATCAGCCTTTTCCTTGAACGGAAGGATCTTGATCTGGCTCAATGGCGCAACATTGTCCTTGGTCTTTTCTGGATTCACCAACGTCACCAATCCCCACTCAGCCATTAGATTGGCGATGGTATTTCGGCGCTGGACGTCGTTGTCTGACATATTGCTTGGCTTACCATCCAGTTCAAAGAGTTCCTTGAAGTGGACGATATAATACTTTCCTTGTTTATGGAGGATATGGCAAGACTGGTAAAGAATGTTTTCGTTTTTGGCTGCGACGCCGATACGAGTGAGCGTCTCGCGGACTTTAAGGAAGTCATCCTGCTTGGATAATGTAACTTCTACTAATTTATCAATCATCTCAATCACCCTTGTATAATTGTTTTTTTATCTCGGTGATTTGAGTATCAGATAGAATTTTTAATGCTTCCTCGGCTTTCGCATCGGAGTAGCCATAATATTCCTTGACAGCAATCAAATCACTGCTAGAAGCCTTTTTGTGCCATTTACTGTATGGACGCTTAGAGGCTCTTACAATATTTATAAGAAAGTCATACTTGAGTTTATTGTCAAGGGTCGAGTATCGGTTCATTTCATTAGCCAAAAGGACCGTATCGCGGTGATACGATAAAGCACGATTGACCATAAACGCTGAATATGACTTCTCGTCCTGTTCGGTCAGGAGAGCATATTCTTTCGTCTGCAGGATAGACGGAATGATCTCTTTGAATAGGTCAGCCATTGAACTTGCACTCAACCATCATTTCGGTCAAACATGCGGTGAGATTCAGTTCCTGATCGGCAACAAATGCAGCCTGGTATTGATACTTTGCTAGAATAACGACTGCGTTTGGAATCGTAGACTTATCCATGATATCATACAGACTATCATAGATCTTACGATAGATCTTTGCAGGATCATCACCACCAAAGTCCGCAACCCACTTGCGCATCGCACTGAAGTTTTGATCCTTGAGTGAAGTCACTAGATCATTGAGTGAAACATCAGCAATGGTTGTAAGAATACCAGCATCAATCTTACCGCTGACCGAATAACGCTGCAGTTCATTCAGTACTCGGCGATAGTCAGGAAAGTGTTTCTTGACAACTTCAACGAGCACTGCCTTGTCATAAGGAATCTTTTCATTCGCTAGAATTTCAGCAGCACGACGCATGAACGCTGCAGCCATCTTCGGACGATCTTCTTTGCGAAGTTTGAATTCAATCACAGCGCATCGTGAATGCAGCGGCTCAATGATACGATTCTTGTAATTACAAGTCATGATGAACGTACAGTTATGAGCAAACTCTTCCATCGCTGCACGCATTGCAGGCTGCGTACTATTTGGATTTAGATAATCTGCCTCATCAATAATAATAACTTTCTTACCACCACCAAGAGACATTGCGCTTGCATAGTTCTTGATCTTGACGCGGAACGTATCAATACCACTCTCATCCGAACCGTTGATCATCAGATAGTCGCAACCAATTTCATCACACAGCGCACGAGCGACTGTGGTTTTGCCAGTTCCTGGACCACCGCAGAGAAGGAGATGAGGAATCTCCTTGCGATCCACGTATGACTGGAATGTGGTCTTGTATTCTTCAGGAAGGATGCAGTCGGCAATAGTATGCGGACGATATTTTTCGACCCAGAGCACTTCATTCATAATATAACTCCTTATTCAAAACTATTGATCAAAATATCAGCAGCAACTTTATTAGATTCTTCCTCCTGAAAATATTTTTGTAACTCATAATTAGTTAAGAATTTATTGTAAATTCTGTAGTTTTTTGCTTTTTGATTCCAGACATCTACATGATATTTTCTGATATATGCTTCTTTAAAAAGGTAATCTGGTAACTCTTGTAAACCAGATTGTACATAACATTGAGCCTTTGATATCCACTTCTTTACTAATCGATCATTAATATCATCGTTTTCAAAACACCAGGCATGAATAACATCTACGCCTGTAGTACCATATATTGTGTTACAAACAGCATGTGGCGTTTTTTTGTAAGTAATCTCAGTATTCATAATATAATTCTCAATAAATTAAACAATATTCTTTTTACTCTCCATAACAGAGTAAAACGCCGCCACCAACACCAACATAACTGCGGGTGCTGACTGCGGAAGCCAAAAGAAATATGCGTTCGCGATTGTAAACGCAAAGAATATGATCATACAGATCAATAGTCTCAATTCATCATTCATAACAAACCTTTAAACCTTTTTGCCGTCAAAGAACAATTTCTAATTGTTGTAACTAAAGACTCAATTATCTGAGATCTTCGCATAATTTCATGCATTTTATCTGGAGATGACTCAGTAGTCAATTCAAGTATTTTTATTTGAGTCAATATGACTAAGCAGTCTTGTAGTTTTTCGTTTAATTCTTCTATTTTTTGTTCAGTTTCATTCATAACAAAACCTCAAAAGAAGATGGGGTGGAGAAGGTGAACTCCCACGGCGAGCAGTCTGGCGGATTGTGCCGTCTCTATGAAAGAGCACCCCAATAGACTTATTTAGCCACCGTTTCGTAAACTTCGACAAAATCGTTCTGTTGAGCGACTTCTTCGTCAAAATTACGCTTGTGGTAAGTCTTTGCCAACTTGCGTGACAACTTCTTAGGGATCTCATGCTCATCTTGCATCTTCTGTAGAATGTCCTTGATTAGATCGCGTTCTGACTCGATGCGAGTGAGTGAGTTTGAGATTTCTTGGAGACAGCCGAGAACCTTTGCCTTGTCGATCTTCATAATTATTCTCCAACTTCGCCGAAGGTTGAACTAGCGGCTTCGATAGCGATAAAGTAGGTGATGTCAATTTCCTTATGCTTGAACTTGGCAAGACCTTTCTTCGCAATCTCAACATCATACGAACCATCCATCAACTTGAAATTCTCAACCTTCATTACAACCTTGAAAGTTGTCTTTTCATCACCAGCACCAATTTCGATGGTCGACTGGTCAGCCGAATCATCCTTTACATCAGTTGCGGTGAATTTGATGGTTGTTCCATCGCTCTCAAAAACGAAATTGGGTGAACCAGAAATGCCAGCCGACTTCTTCATCCACTCAAGATCTTCTTGTGATAGAGAGAATGAGCAATCAGCATCACCAAGCGCAATAGCCTTCTCAGGCGGAGTCTTGATCACCTTTGAAGAACAATACTTGATATTGTCAGACTTCTTCTTGCCAGAATCAATGATTCCGATGCGATCATCTTCAAAAGAAAGATCAGCATCCTTGTACAGAGAAATCTTAGCAAGCAACTTGTTCAGATCATAAAGAGCGAACTCCTTGGGGAATGACTCAGAAACAGTTGCCTCAACAAAGATAGTGCTCAATGGGGAAATGGTGCGGAGTTTATTGCCCTGCTTGAACAAGAGGCTCTGGTTGATGCCAGAAAAGTTTTTCAAGACTTGCACAGTATTATCAGAAAGTTTCATAATTTACAACCTCATTTGCTTCAACACGATTATTATATAACGAATCCAACACAGAATCAACTCTAATTTTTAGAGTATCTAAATCACAATTATTGTCTAGCACTACGTCATAGTGTGAACCGATCCAAGCCCACTCGCTCATATGAACGTGTGGATACTTTTGCTCCATGAGTTCTTCTGAATCTTGAAGCATCCATAGATCATTTTCATCAGTAGTGTTTTGAGTAAATGCGCAAGAATACCACTCAGGATCAGGTCCACGCTTGACGCGAATGATTTTGCCACCAGAGTCTCGAATTGCTTGAATTTCATTTGGGAAACGAACATCAGCAATGACATAATTATTCTGAGGCGCTCGATCGCAACGACGCATTACTGTATGAACCCAGAGATCAGGGTGAAATACTCCACGACCTGCCTCTGTGCCCATTAATTGTAATGCCAGTCTTGGTGAGAACGGACGACCAAGTTTTCTAGACCACCATGGATCATCTTGCTCGCGCCAAGATCTAGAACCCGCTGTATCGCCTTCAAGCATACTGCGATTCCAACCGAAGATCGCAGCGCAGGCATCCTTCACACTGTTGGCAAAACTTTCTTTAATGAAAGAATGGCGATCAACAAGAATGTCTGCAACTGTACCTTTACCGTTTCCGATATTACCGACAAGTCCAATAATCATAACAAAATCTCAG